ATACTTACCCAAATAGCAAATAATATATGCTTTAATGAATTCTCAAAGAGAGAGAAAAAATATTTTATGTCAAAAGTAATTCAAACTTCAACTTTTTGAAAAATGATTTATGGATGCATGTTGGATGGAAAGTTGTGAAAAAACGAATATTTTTTGAATCGAACAAATAACTATCAACAGACTATAAGATGGCAGATAATCAAAAATGCATTGCTATTAAATCATCCGATGGATTGAGATGCTCAAGACGCGGAACAGTAGAAGGCCGTTGTGGAGCACATCATAAAATTGTAACAGATGAAGGACCTAATCGTGTTGAACTCATGGAAGTAAAATTTTCATTCAAGCGACAGAGAAAGGCTTTAATTAAACATTTTCATGAATTGATTGAAGCATTAGGTCCTCAACCTTGGGTAAATAACCGAGATGATTACATAGAAATCAATAGAACCTATAACGAAAGATTTCGATTACTTGATACTGAAGAACGGCAAGAATATAATGCTGTTCACCAAAGACAACAAGCTGATATTGCTAGAACTGGAATTAATCCAGATGCAGCTCAAGACGCAAGACGTGAAGCTGAAAGACAACAAAGGTTAGCTCAAATAAGAAACTTACATGAACTAGATCAGAGAAGAAGAGCACTTGATGGCCAAATAGATGAACAACGAGAAGAACGACTTAACAGAAGACAAAGAGAAATCGAAGCAAGGAATGCACGAAGACAAGCAGATGACAGACCTCTTGCTAATTTTGCAGTAGACAGACAGAATGTTCATACAACTATTGCAGTTAAGCAAACATTGGATACAATCAAAGAAATTCTAAAGATTGAAGTTCCAGTGGAGTATCGTTGGAACATGTCATGTGTTTCAAAAACTATGAGTGAAATTATTTCAGAATGCAATTTGACACCTTCTTCTGCATGGCAGATGGTAGCAAAGTATTGTTCAGATGATCAAATTTATGATTTGCAACAAGGAATCTATGGAAAGGTTCTCGATTGTGTATGGCAGTATATTAAAACTTCACCAGATAAGGAAGACTTAAAAAAGATTTTGAAATCTGAATTGATAGACAATATTGGTATGTGCGCGCAAGGAAACTTGAGCCGACTTACAAATATTCTGTCAGGATACATTGAACTTCCAGTTATAGAAGAATCAATTGCAGATAAGTTAGGACGTTTACTTCCTCCACTTATGGAAGTTAACGATATCCCTCGAAGACTTAATTATGCTGCTCGTATCTTTAAAGAAGTAGGACTTCCCAATGATCAATGGTATGATTGGGCTAGTGGATTATTATCTGATCAAGAAGAAGATGATTACCGTGAAATGTATATCCATGATGGAATGATTGAATTTATTGCATTCAAATAGATAATGGTATAAAACTGTTTTTTATTGTAGGAGGAATGATATCTGATGTAGCAAACAATCTGAAAACAAATGTAATAGATGGAAAGAAAAATAATGGTGTAACAATCGGAAGAAACAATCCAATTGCTCCTCCAAGCATAGCAGAACCAACTACATAAGGTCCCATTCTATAAGATGCAGCTACACTAAGAATTACTGCAAAAATCATAAGAAAGTATCCTAATGCAGATACAACGCTACCAAGTAATGTTACTCCATATTGTTTAGGTGTTTTGTTATCGATACCTTCTGCTGGAGGAGCTGATACTGAAAACTTTTTACCATCTGGTATTACTTCTGTATTTGATGCACCGTTGAGAGTATACGTTACTTTCAAGTTCTTTTGCTTGGAAGGGTTTGGATCAGGTATACCTGCACTTTTTGGACTAATATCAATGTTTATAGACCCATTTGAAATTTGATCTTGAATTGCATCAGTTACATCTGTATAGTTTCCTTCATAACCATATTCTGCTTTTGTAATTAGAAGACCTGTGGCACTTCTAGCTGCAGGAGCTGCTATAAAAATTGTATTACCGTCCTTTACACTCATAGTATTTGTAGACCCATTGTTAACTGTATAAGTTACATTTAGCACCTTTGGTTGACCAGGTGACGGGTCTGTTACATTCAATGAATCAACAGATACTAGCATATTGAGAGTTCCTTCATGAATGTGAGCTGATACGGTTTTAGAAACATCTACAGTTGATGATCCCGCTCCGTATGTTGCACTTATAATAGAAATACCAGTACTCATCCTTATTATGAAGAAAACACTACATTTGCGATTCCTCCCATAACTCGCAAAAAGTTATAAGATTCGATATAAGCTCTTACATTGTATGTATATTGTAGTGTTTGAGCATCTGATTTTCTTACGATACGAACTACACTTTCGGGACTATACAGTGGCATATTTGTATCTGGATCTATTGCATTTGGATTTAATATAACTGTTGGATTTGCAGAATTTGCTGTTGATTTCAATACACAAACAGTTGTAGAAGCGGAAGGAGGTGATGCAGTTAGTGGTGGTTGAACATATGTATTTCGTAATATTGTTTTGTTAAACATAGAACCATTTATATGACCACATGGTTGATTTGTATGGTTATCTATTGCAAAAGAGTACATATAGATTCCTGGTAGTTCTACGATGCCTTTTCCTGTGTGATGACGATAGGCTTGAAGATTTGAAAAGAAACCAACTTGTTTTGCAGAGAAGCGTTCTTTGCCATCAAGAATGATAGAAGATTCAATCAATATATCTCGGGTTGATACATTTGTAGTTTGAGCATTGCCTGATGAGAAATATGGAGTTAAAAACATTAAATTAGAAGAATTCAGAGGTGGTTGATAAGGATCAACCCAATTTGTATAATTATCATAATCATTCATTAATGCTCTGTCACTTCTTTGACCAACCCATACAACACGAGTGCATAAATTTCGTAATGCAAGTTCGATATCATTACTAGAACCATATTGACCATCTGCAGATTTCAAGTCAATCTGATGAATGATAAATGAATGTTCATTTTTTGCAATATGTACAAGTTCTCCATCACCAACGAAAATATAATTTGCTTCAATAAATGGATTTAAGTTCCAATAAAATAAATCTCGATTTGTTGGAATAGTTGAATTATTAAATGTTGGAGGAGATAAGAAATGATTCATAGCAAATAGATTTGAACTTACATCAGGTGGAATGCGTACTCCACAGTTTGGTGTATTATCGCGAACATCTAACACTGTAAAAAGTTCATTCATGTTTCGTAATTCTACAACTATTTCAACTTCCGAATGTTGTAATGCAATAAGTGGTAATGCAGCTCCAACTGATTCACAAAACCAGAAATGCAATGGAATTAGAAGAGTTCTGCCTGGAATAGATGGTTGACATGTTGAACCTACAGATGGAATAGCATGAGGATATTGGTTCATACGATCATATGCATTTGCAGGATCATAAACTTCAGGTACATTTCCAATCATAACATTCAAATTATCTTTTTTATTTCCATCGAATTTAAGAGTTGAATATAATTTCATCCATTCACCTGTATGTCTTACAACTTCTTGACCGTTTATTAAAATTGCAACATACTTGATCATATTATAACCAACATTTCTCACCCATTGAAATTCATAGCCAATTGCATTTGCATTATTATTCAATGCATCATTCACACCTGCAGTGACCGGAACAACTGGTGAATATATATCTGGTAAATCAACACTTAAATAGCAATCATGTAGGAGTTGTGCATATCGTTCAACTTTTGCTCTCAAAGTTAAAGAACCACTTTGAGGTATGTTTGTGTTGGTCGTTTTAAAGTATAATCTAAAATGTTCCATTGCAAATTCGGTATGACGTTTATAGACAGACCTAAAATGTGTAAATGATGGGTTCCCTGTTACTAAATGATCTTGTGCACCTTTGCCTACTAATTGCATTAAACCTCCAGGCATTCTGTTATATAATTTGTAGAATTGAATATGTAAAGTTTATCAATAATTATCTTGGTATTTCAAATGCTATTTCATTTCCATTCCAGTATAATTTATTAGCAGCATCAATTGTAAATGTACCAATTCCTCCAGTTACTGAATCTTGAATATTAAGACCGCCAGCACAAAGTATTTTAAATGTTCCAGTTGTTACTTTTGCTTTATATGTTCCAAAATCCACATCAGAAGTTGCGATATATGTAGACCATGTAGATAAATTAACACCTGAAGCTTGAGGTCCAGTTGCACCTATAGGACCTATAGGTCCTGTATTGCCTTGATAACCTTGAGAACCTGTAGTTCCTTCAGGTCCTGTAGCTCCAGTAGGTCCGGCGACACCTGCACCCGTGGCTCCTTGAATTCCTTGAGGACCTGTAGCTCCAGTAGGTCCAGCTACACCTGCACCAGTAGCTCCTTGAGAACCAGTAGCTCCTTGAGGACCTGTAGCTCCAGTAGGTCCAGCTACACCTGCACCTGTAGCTCCTTGAGAACCAGTAGCTCCTTGAGGACCTGTAGCTCCAGTAGGTCCAGCTACACCTGCACCAGTAGCTCCTTGAGAACCTTGAGGACCTGTAGCTCCAGTAGGTCCAGCTACACCTGCACCTGTAGCTCCTTGAGAACCTTGAGGACCTGTAGCTCCTATAGGACCTGTATTTCCTTGAACACCTGCACCTGTAGCTCCTTGAGGACCTGTAGCTCCTGTAGGTCCAGTTCCACCTACACCTGTAGCTCCTGTAGCTCCTTGAGGACCTGTAGCTCCTATAGGTCCGCCTGATGGTCCTGTAGCTCCTTGAGGACCGGTTGCACCAATTCCTCCAGTTCCACCTCCAGTTCCAGATGAACTACTTCTTGTAGAACTATATCTTGATGCTAAACTTAATCCAACACTTACAAAGTTAGTGCCTTGAATATCATCGGAATCCCATGTAGTTCCAGTCACACTTGTTAAAATTAAATTATCACCCGACCCAGTTGCAATCCAACGTTCTCCATTCCAAGTAATTGCATTTCCATGTTCAGTGAATTGTGTTCCTTCAACTGCTGTCCACGTTAATCCATCTTCACTTGTAAGAATAGTATCTATTCCACTTCCTACTGCAATTAATCGTTCTCCATTCCAACTAACACCTATACCTGCATTGGTGAATTGTGTTCCTGTAATTGCAGACCACGATGTTCCATTTGTGCTAGTAAGAATTGTATTTCCTCCACCTAATGTAGCGTCACCTCCTACAGCAACCCATCTAGTTCCATTCCAAACAACATCTGACCCTCCGTTCTTAAAAAGCGTTCCTGTTGCAGATACCCATGTTAGACCGTCTGTGCTAGTAAGAATTGTTATTGGATTTTCGTCAGTAGAAGATCCGAATCCAACAGCAACCCAAATTGTTCCATTATATGCAACACGTACACCAGATGAAACAAATCCACCACTTGTAACAGTTGTCCATGTTATTCCATCTGTACTTGTTAAAATTTTATTTGTTCCAGCACCAACTGCAACCCATCTTCCATTTCCATAAGCAACACCAATACCACCAAATGTAAACCCAACGCCTTTTGCAGGAAACCAATAACTTCCATTTGAACTATATAAAATTGTATTTGTACCATAACCTACAGCTACCCACATTGTGCCATTCCATTTAACATCCATTCCCATATTCGAAAATTCAGTACCTTTAGCTGGAAACCATGTTACTCCATTTCTAGTATAAAGAATTGTATCTGTTCCAGTATCACCTCCAACTGCAACTGTAAATGTATCTCCTAAACTAATAACTTGTTCTTTTCCTATTTTTAATCCGTTAGCCGAATCAAACCAAATAGATGATACAGGTGCATCTATATATGATGTTTGAGAAGCTAATAATATCGAATTTGTTGCTAATTGTCCATCTAATGTTAATTTTGATGATGATTGTGGTCCTGCATTAATATCAAACACTAAACTTGAATCCAATGTAATAGCTGTGCTATTCCAAAATAATACAGCTCCAGTTGGTCCAGATATATCAGCACCACTTCCTGCTGGACCAGTTGCACCTTGAGGACCTGTAGCTCCATTTCCTGCTGGTCCAGTTGCACCTTGAGGACCAGTTGCACCTGTAGGACCTGTAATACCAATAGGCCCTGTAGCTCCTGTAGGACCCGTAAGTCCTTGAATTCCTTGAGGACCTGTATCTCCTGTAGGACCTGTAATTCCTTGAGGACCTGTGGCTCCTGTAGGTCCTGTAATACCAATAGGTCCTGTAGCTCCTGTAGGTCCTGTAATTCCTTGAGGACCTGTGGCTCCTGTAGGTCCTGTAATACCAATAGGTCCTGTAGCTCCTGTAGGTCCTGTAATTCCTTGTACTCCTTGAGGACCTGTAACTCCTTGAAGCCCCTGTGGACCAGTTGCACCTGCAAGTCCTTGAGGTCCTTGAACTCCTTGAGGACCTGTAACTCCTTGAATTCCTTGAATACCTTGAATACCTTGAGGTCCTTGAATACCTTCAGGACCAGTTGCACCTGTAACTCCCTGAATACCTTGAGGACCTGTAATTCCCTGAATTCCTTGTGGTCCTGTAATTCCTTGAATACCTTGCGGTCCAGTAGCTCCTGTAGGTCCTGTAATTCCTTGAATTCCTTCAGGACCTGTAACTCCTTGAATACCTTGTGGTCCTGTTATTCCCTGAATTCCTTGAGGACCTGTAACTCCCTGAATACCCTGAGGTCCAGTTGCACCTGCAGGACCAGTGTTACCTTGAAGTCCCTGAGGTCCCGTATTACCTTGAATACCTTGAGGTCCAGTTGCACCTTGAGGTCCTGTATTGCCCTGAATGCCTTGAGGTCCCGTATTACCTTGAATACCTTGCGGTCCAGTAACTCCTTGAACTCCTTGAGGACCTGTATTACCTTGAATTCCTTGTGGACCAGTAACTCCTTGAACTCCTTCAGGTCCTGTATTACCTTGAATTCCTTGAGGACCTGTATTGCCTTCAAGTCCCTGAGGTCCTGTATTGCCTTGAACTCCTTGAGGACCTGTATTACCTACAAGTCCCTGAGGTCCCGTATTTCCCTGAATTCCCTGAGGTCCTGTAACACCTTGAATACCTTGAGGACCAGTTGCACCAGCAGGACCTGTATTACCTTGAATACCTTGTGGTCCTGTATTACCTTGAATTCCTTGAGGACCAGTTGCACCTTGAGGTCCTGTATTGCCTTGTAGTCCCTGAGGACCAGTATTTCCTTGAAGTCCCTGAGGTCCAGTTTCACCAATAGGACCTGTATTACCTTGAACTCCCTGAGGTCCAGTTGCACCTGCTGGACCTGTATTACCTTGAAGTCCCTGAGGCCCGGTATTTCCTTGAATTCCTTGAATTCCTTGAAGTCCCTGAGGCCCGGTATTTCCTTGTAGTCCTTGTGGTCCTGTATTACCTTGTACTCCTTGAGGCCCTGTATTTCCTTGAATACCTTGTGGTCCTGTATTACCTTCAAGTCCCTGTGGTCCAGTTGCACCTGCAGGACCTGTATTACCTTGAAGTCCCTGAGGCCCGGTATTTCCTTGAATACCTTGTGGTCCAGTTGCACCTTGTGGCCCAGTATTGCCTTGAATACCTTGAGGACCAGTATTACCTTGCAATCCTTGAGGACCTGTAACTCCTTGAACTCCTTCAGGACCTGTATTGCCTTGTAATCCTTGAGGACCAGTTGCACCTATAGGTCCTGTAACTCCTTGAATACCTTGAATACCTTGTGGTCCTGTATTGCCTTGAATGCCTTGAGGACCTGTATTACCTTGAATGCCCTGAGGTCCAGTTACGCCTTGAGGTCCCTGTGGTCCTGTATTGCCTTGAATACCTTGAGGACCTGTATTACCTTGAACTCCTTGAGGACCAGTTGCACCTTGAACTCCTTGAATTCCTTGTGGACCAGTAACTCCTTGAACTCCTTGAGGTCCTGTAATACCTTGAACTCCTTGAATTCCTTGAAATCCTTGAACTCCTTGAACTCCTTGAGGACCAGTTGCACCTGCAGGACCAGTATTACCTTGTACTCCTTGTGGTCCTGTATTACCTTGAATACCTTGAGGTCCAGTTGCACCTGTAACTCCTTGAATTCCTTGAGGACCTGTAATTCCTTGAACTCCTTGAATACCTGTTGCACCTACCGGTCCTGTGTTACCTTGAATTCCTTGTGGTCCTGTAACTCCTTGAAATCCTTGAATACCTGTTGCACCTAAAGGACCTGTATTACCTTGAATTCCTTGAGGACCAGTAGCTCCAGCACCAGTAGCGCCTTGAGGTCCTGTAGCTCCTGTTGGTGCTAAACCTGTAACCATCAATGTTGCTGAAAACCATGTTCCTGGTCCAACCGTACTATCGCCATATTTTAAAGTTTGTCCACCAGTTAAACTTGTATATGCAGTAAACTCTACATAATCAGTTGAACCATTTAAATATATTAATCTACTTTCTGAGTGTGAATCTCCGGACGTCGTACTCTGTAAAGGTACTTGTGAAATCATAAACGTACTGCCATTTTTTCTTGCTTGAATATTTTTTTGAATATTAGTTCCAGAACCACTTGCCCACCAAGCAGAATAGAAGATTGAATAATAACCTTCAAGGGAAGGTAAAAATCGAGCAGTTGATGTTCCTGCATTTTTTAACCAACTTTGAGGATCAATATCTACAGCAAATTTAACAATTGTATCGGCTGTTTCAGGAATCGTTTGATCAGCAGTTAGTTTTCCTTGGCAAACATACGGACTTGCATAAAGACCTGTTCCAGCTGGTCCAGTAGAACCAACACTTCCTGTTGCTCCTTGAACTCCAGTGGGTCCCTGAGCTCCTGTTGCACCTGTAACTCCTGCTCCTGTTGCTCCTTGAGGTCCTTGAGGTCCTGTAGCTCCTGTAGGTCCTGTAATTCCTTGAACACCTGCACCTGTAGCTCCTTGAGGACCTGTAGCTCCTGTAGGACCTGTAATTCCTTGAGGACCTGTGGCTCCTGTAGGTCCTGTAATACCAATAGGTCCTGTAGCTCCTGTAGGTCCTGTAAGTCCTTGAATACCTTGAGGTCCTGTAACTCCTTGAACTCCCTGAGGACCTGTAGCACCTTGAACTCCTTGAATACCTTGAAATCCTTGAACTCCTTGAGGTCCTTGAGGTCCCGTATTTCCTTGAATACCCTGAGGTCCAGTTGAACCCTGAGGACCTGTAACTCCTTGAATGCCCTGAGGACCAGTTGCACCTGCAGGTCCTGTAACTCCTTGAAAGCCTTGAATACCAGTTGCACCTAAAGGACCTGTAACTCCTTGAATACCTTGAATACCTTGAGGACCTGTTACGCCTTGAGGACCTGTAATTCCTTGAATACCTTGAGGACCTGTAATTCCTTGAATACCTTGAGGACCTGTAAGTCCTTGCAATCCTTGAGGACCAGTTACACCGTGAGGACCTGTAACTCCTTGAATGCCTTGTACTCCTTGAGGACCAGTATTTCCCTGAATTCCCTGAGGACCAGTATTACCTTGAAATCCTTGTGGTCCAGTTGCACCTTGTGGTCCTGTATTACCTTGTACTCCTTGTGGTCCTGTAACTCCTTGAATGCCCTGAGGACCAGTTGCACCTGCAGGTCCTGTAACTCCTTGAAAGCCTTGAATACCAGTTGCACCTAAAGGACCTGTAACCCCTTGGGGTCCAGTTGCACCTGCAGGACCTGTACTACCTTGAAATCCTTGAATTCCTTGAGGTCCAGTAACTCCTTGAAGTCCTTGAGGACCCGTATTACCTTGAAGTCCTTGAGGACCTGTAACTCCCTGAATACCTTGCGGACCAGTAACACCTTGAATACCTTGAATACCTTGAGGTCCTGTATTGCCTTGAATACCTATTGGTCCTGTATTACCTTGAAACCCTTGCGGACCAGTTGCACCAGCAGGTCCTGTATTACCTTGAACGCCTTGAGGACCTGTAATTCCTTGCAATCCTTGTGGTCCAGTTGCACCTGCAGGTCCCGTAACTCCTTGAAATCCTTGAATACCTGTTGCACCTAAAGGACCTGTAACTCCTTGAATACCTTGAGGACCTAAAGGACCTGTAACGCCTTGAGGACCTGTAATTCCTTGAACACCTTGAGGTCCTGTAATGCCTTGAAATCCTTGAGGTCCTGTAACTCCTTGAATACCTTGAGGACCAGTTGCACCTGCAGGACCCGTACTACCTTGAAATCCTTGCACTCCTTGTGGTCCTGTATTACCTTGAACTCCTTGAGGACCTGTATTACCTTGAACTCCTTGAGGACCAGTTGCACCTTGAGGTCCTGTATTACCTTGAACTCCTTGTGGTCCAGTAACTCCTTGAACTCCTTGAGGACCAGTTGCACCTGCAGGACCTGTAACTCCTTGAAAGCCTTGAGGACCTGTAACTCCTTGAACCCCTTGAGGACCAGTTGCACCTGCAGGCCCTGTATTTCCTTGTACTCCTTGAGGACCTGTATTACCTTGTACTCCTTGAGGACCAGTTGCACCTGCAGGTCCTGTATTTCCTTGGTTACCTTGAGGACCAGTGTTACCTTGAATTCCTTGAGGTCCTGTAACTCCTTGAATACCTTGAACTCCTTGAGGTCCTTGTACTCCCTGAGGTCCTTGAGGTCCTGTATTACCTTGAATACCTTGAGGACCAGTTGAACCTGCAGGACCAGTATTACCTTGAACTCCCTGAGGACCAGTTGCACCAGTTACTCCAGCACCAGTTGCACCTGCAGGACCCGTAACTCCTTGATTACCTTGAGGACCTGTTACACCTGTAGGTCCTGCGACACCTGTAGATCCAGTAGAACCAGTAGGTCCCGACGGACCATTCATAAAAACATAAGGAAGACTTCTCCAAGCAGTTATTCCATCTCCAAATTTTAATCTATTTGTGTCTGTTTCAATACCAGGTTCTCCTAATTTTAAAGTTGGATTAACGTTAAACCATTGAGCAGCCGTACCTCGCCGTAGTTGGAATTTCACCTCGGCGGTGCTCATTTGTAATTTTACTATAGATTTGTATAAGGGTTTCCAGCGTTTAATATAGCAGAATGATTTAATTGACTGTTAATTACATCCATAATTTCCGTCATTGGATCAAGAGCATCTAAAATTAGTGTGAATTCATTAAATGGGAAACCACCATCGTAGATGTATTCGGCACCTGTAAGTGGCGGTTCGACTTCCTTTGCAACAGAAGGGAATGTGCAAATAGAGGTTAACATATATGCTTCGACCGATCCATTCGTAAATCCTGCAGTTATGTTTGATTCTTTTATGCCTCTAGGATTGGTAATGCAATGAGTATGATTCTTAATTATAGCAGTTCGTCTTGCTTTTTCAGTATACATTGAAGCATCTCCATTTTTAGATACAATTGTTCGTTCTTTTCCAGTTGATTGCGGAACTAATAAAGAAGGTAAATCTGGAATAGATTGTTTTTCTTGTTGTGTTGTTTGGACACCAAAATACACAAAAAGCCCTAATAAAAAGGTAATTCCAATCGTATTTAAATTCATTGTGTTTAGCTAAGAACCATTTTCTGGGCAAGATTACACTTCATACATCGACCAATTTTAGTAGTAACAGTTGTTGATACACAATCGCATAAAGTTGTTCGAGTATTTTTAATAGATGTACCATTGATACTAGCTTGCGAAGGCAATACATAATCTGCAGTTTGTGAAGCTATATATTCTGTCCAGCTTGAAGCAGGTCGACGAATCTTACTGATACCATAACCATGCAAAGCTAGTGTTCCTTTGGATGCATTAGGATGGATATTTTTAGGATTTGGTAGAGTAAGAATATCTTCGTTTGTTCGAATTGTAGTCAAGTATGTTCGATTATGTCTCATGCGTTGTAATCTAACCCAGTCACCTGCACTCAATCCACGTGTTCCCATTTGAGCATCTCCCATTGAAGTTCCACCACCTGCATTTGATGTTGTAGCCATTTATGAAACTACAGAGGTAAAAAAGCGAATTTGATTCGGTGGCATAAGTATTCCAATCTTTAATAAACGTTGCGTATCTTCAAAACAAGGTGCATCAAACACTTCATTTGTATCCGGATCCAAGATAATTAACATATTCTTAATCTTTACACGTTGCAGTCTACGAGCCTTACGAACAATATTTCTTAAATAAAGAGTATCCTTTTCATCATTTTTATATAGTGGTTTAAATGCTAAATCCTCACTTGTTGCAGTAGAATCGAATCGCATACATTGGATGATAGGTTTCTCTTTTGAATGAAGTTTTCGATGAAGTTCGCAATCAATTGCTGCTTGTTTTAGCAAAAGTGAAATATTCTTAATAATACGACTCTTTTCGTATGCAACTTCATACAAAAATTCATCACTGCTCATGAAAGCATCTCGAGGTTCATCACCTTCATATCTTTTGAGAACCATGTCATTTCTTCGAATTGGTACGATATTTGGACCTTCACCTGTAGTCATCTGTTCAGGAGTAAATACACTTAAGTACATCTTAACTTCTACGGTTCTCTCATCCATCGGTAAACGAGCATGCGAACAAATACGAATTGCACGACCAATAACCTGATCAATACGTGCTGGATTCCAATATGCTTCCATGATATAAACATTACGTACATTTGCAAGAGTAATACCTTCAGCACCAGCACTTGAAGCCATGAATACGCAAAGACGACGTTCTTTGATGGATGTTTTTAAGTTTTCTGGAAATGTATCGGAATATGATTCATTAAAAATTTGACGAAATAATTCACGTTCTTCGCCTTCTCCACCTAAGAATGATGCATATGCAGGAACACCAGGTTTCATCGATGGGTCTTCTTCCCAAATACCTTGCTTTTTAATTAATTTGTATTCTTGAAATCCATTTGCTTCCAGAACTGCACCAAAAATACCAAGACCTTCAAGAGTACGATATTGTGAATAGATAAATTGATTACGATACTTACCGTCTTCTCCAATACTCTTCTTTATATCGCGAAGCATTTGAAGCATTTTAGGTGAAAAGATAGCAAGACCTTCTTCAGATAAATATCGTTTAGGATCTGCTCGTAATTTTTCTAAAATTTCAGGTTTAAAATCTTTTGTATCTTCACTTTTACGTTCTTCTTTTGTTGGACGGAATTCAGAAGGAACTGCATAATTGCATAGCAAACGAGATGTCATACGATAAGAGCCATAACTTTCATTTGCATTTGTAGCTGTCTTTCCTCGTTTTGAATCACTTTGTATTTCAATCCAACGAACTTCCAAATATTGAGTAAATTGTTGATCAGACATAGGAATTTTTATAAGCGTCTCATCTTCACCAAGTCGTTTAGGAATTAAACGTTCATCTGCACCTTTAAAGTATGAAACTAAACCCTGAATTCGTTTCTGAAACATAAGTGCATTTTTAACTTTCAAACCATCTACAAATGTATTCATAAAATCTTCAAATTTTGTAGGAAGACATTCTAACATTTCAACAACCAACTTATCTTCGTCTGGAAGTTCGGTTCCTGCAAATTCAGTTTCAAAAGGACCTTTTAATTTCATTACCCATTTTTTGATATTAGGATCCTGATCTAAATCTTTGTTATACTTTACTGCAATACGTTCATTCTTTTCAGAATATACTGTTTCAAAATGAGGAGGATTACGAGTTAACATAATAGTTCTCTTAACAGAGTTGTATTCAATTGTATCAATGTCTTTCTGTTTACGAAAAAAACTTGTCATCATTCCTTCATCCCATGAAATTGATGATTTTACAGGAATAGAAACACGTTCAATAGGTCCACGTAATAAATTCATTAAATATGCAATTTCATTTGGACGATTCACAACAGGAGTACCTGACAAACAAACTACTTTACAGTCCTTTGCAGTATAAATCATATCATATAACTTCTTCTTAATTTCACGTTCTTGCAAAACAGCTCCAATTAAGTTATGTGCTTCATCAATAATTACAACACTATTATCAAACATTTGAGGTTGATCAGGTGGTAAAATACTATCTACATTTGTTGATGAAATACCGTTATAGTTAATGAATGTAAAACGCTGTTCTAAAATATCATCAATTTGTTTTGAAATTAATGTTTGATCCTTCTGTGGCAATGTTCGAAAATTTGAAGGACGTCCTGAAATAGTTACATAAAACTTACCATTCTTATCTAAAAATGTTTCTGAAATTCCCATACCTTTTGCTTGTTCTCTTGATTCATCTGACAAATTACGCGACTCCCAAAACTGTTCATATGCATAAATAGGATTACCACATTTACGAATTTCTCCACGGTAGTTATCTTGCAACGAAGCCGGTAATAATACAAATACCTTTTTAGTATCTAAAAGTGATTCTGCAACTGCAATGGAAGAACATGTTTTACCAGACCCAAGACCATGATAAAGCAATAATCCTCGATAAGGTGATTCAAGCAAAAGATAATCACGAACTATTTTTTGGTAATGAAATAGATCTTTTGAACTTTTTGACATGTCGCCTTGTCGCTTGCACAAGTCCTCTTCAGTATCTGCAGTATCTAGAGGGTCGATATCTGCTTCATTATATTTTCTAAAAATACGTACGATTGAATCGGAAAATGCCTTTCTATTTGGCAAGACGTACATCCCTACTTATATTCTATCTTGTTTTTTGATGAAATAAATGTACGTTGATAAAGAATAATGGAGTCTACAATTAGCAAACATCCTCGTCTTTGGATGATAGTTTTTTATTTGTTTATGGTTGCTGGATTTTTGTATGTTAAACCAAGTATTGCATTTGGCAATGAGGGTAGAATCCGTCCTTTTGGAACTCAACAGAAGGATGCTACAGTTTTCCCTGTTTGGTGGTGGATGTTTATTTTTGCAGTAGTTTCATACATGGGTGTAGTTTATATTTTGAATTATAAACTATAGTTTTTAAAGACGAGGATAAACAAGTTTTGAAGCTGGAAGACCTGTTTTATCGTATGTTATTAGATCTGGGTATGCAGCTCCAGTTATAGTAAAATTTCCACCCATAGTGTCACAACCATAAATTAAATCATTTGCAGATCTTCCTGAAAGTGCTGCCCAATTTACATTTCCTTCAGGACTATATTGAACTATATATAAATCGTTACTTCCGCGATTTGTGTTAAATAATTTTGCACCAGCAGTACCATTTGCGTTATAGAATGTAATTGAACCCATAGTAAAATATCCACAAACATTTATGTTATTACTACTACGGTCTACTGAAATAGCCATTGTTGAATTATCATTACTATCTGATCCATCAGCGCTCTCAAATGTAACGAACCATTGTACGAATCCAGTAGAATTATATTTTATTACAAATCCGTTTGCTCGAGAAATGTCACTTTTTTGGATATATGCAAATCCTCCTGTAGAAGTCTGTCCATTTGCAACTGTATTATTAATTGTAAATGATGTTGAAGTTGGTACGGATGCAATAACAGATGAAACATTATGAAGTGCATTTGTAGTTCCTGAAATTGTAATCGATTGGTTCACATTAAGATTGTGTGCAGTTGTTGTATTATATGTAGTTGCTGTTCCAGAAGATGATGCACTTGTAATGGCTAAATACCTGTTTCCATCGGAATTTTCTATATATAAAAATCCTCCAGAATATCTTCCACATGAAATTACGTTTCCTAACGCATCTGTATCAGAGTCTACATAGCTTGCACCTATAGTGATATCATTAGGTCCATTAGTAGACCCTGCAATCATAGTTGCCCAGTTAACATTACCTGTAGACGTATACTGTACAATATATCCATGATTATGAGCATTAATATTATTTATTGTTCTAAACAAAGTTCCAGTACTTCCGTTTCTATTATAAATTGATATTGGACTATTATAAATACCAAAAATTGCATTTACATTACCAGACGAATCACTTGAACAAGCTAATCCATTACCAAATCCGCTATTAGCAGTGATTCTTGCAAACCAATTTACAGTACCTGCAGAAGTATATTGTACTGCAAACATTCCTGATCCTGTACCATAACCTGTCGATGGTGAAAATGCACTTCCATCAGCGTTATATGCAACACAATCTGTTAAATAATAACCTACCTTTGTTACATTTCCATTAGAATCTATACAAATACCATTTGCACCATCGTTATTACCACCACCGTCAACTTTTGTTACCCACTGTACAAATCCCGATGGATTATATTTTACAATATGTGTACCAGAAGAAGAAAATGTAAAATTACTATTGCTTGGAAATAACGTTCCATTTGCATTAGTTATGGTACCTATCCCCCCTTGTGCGTTTGCAACTACATATATATTTCCAGCAGAATCCGTTATAACATCGTTATATGATTTATAATAACCTCCACCTCCATAATAATAAGATATCCATAAGGGAGTTGCGTTTGAATCATATTTAATAATCTGACCACCATATTGACTACCAAATTGAGTAACAGAAGTAGTTAAACGTAGAACACCAGCCCTATCTGTAACTCTAAAATTACTTGAAAGACTATTACCGACAACAATAATATTTCCAGCAGAATCATGTGCTACAGAATATCCATAATCAACATTATCTCCTCCAAACGACATTGCCCAATTTACCATTCCATTACCGCTGTATTGAATAACATAAGCGTCATAATCACCAGCTCCTGGAATCTGAGGTATTGGTTGTTGAATTCTGTTTTGTAATATACGACTGTCGGTTTCTGCACGAAAGTCAGTTGAAGATAAAACAAAATTCCCACCTTTTGCAGCTTGCATAGCCTTCTTTACACTAGTCAGAACTCCATTGGTAGAAACGTAAGTACCTATTGTGTTGATATCACGCACATTAGTGACCTGTGACGCATCACGAAATGCAGGCTTTTTACTTTTATCAAATGGAGCACTTCCTCGTGTTGGGGCAGGTCTGAACGGCATTATTTCTTAGCACTTTTATTCTTTTCTTCTGCTTCCTGTTTTTCTTGCAATTCAATTAATAACTTCTTTTTAAATTCTGCCATTTCAGATACATTTGGTTGACATATATTATTTTGACTTGTATGAATTACCATAATTGTTGTAATCCAAGTGCTTATCATAACTAAATATCCAATTGGCATCGCAGGATTACTTATACCAAATTCATTTATAAACGTAGATGAAAAAGGCGATCTTACAAATTCAAACGAAGATGCAGCAGCATATACAAGTGTTGGAAAAAATGCCCATACTGCTCCTTCTTTTGCACTTTCAGTTAAATCTGTTTTCGAACATTGGAGATAAGCAGATAACCAAGATATAAAGATTCCAACACAGTATAAAATTATAAATACAATCGCAGATCCTTTTGCAGTGGAAGCCCAATCCATTCTATTACTTTCATACACGAGTCTATAATTTTGAAATTATCCGTTCTATTTCTTCTATAACACGTTTTCGTTCTTCGTAATGAGGTCGTATCAGTGTTTTACATTCTTCAAAGGTTTTCCATGCAATTGCAGAAATCTCTTTTTGTTGCATAGGTGTGAACTTTTGTTTTAAATTAATTTGAGAAGAAGATACCAATTTTGCAATGAAATATACGTGTCTGTATTGTGTATTGTTTGTTCCATAGAAAGTTTCAGTTAGACAGTGTGGTGTAACTTCATAGGATGATTCTGGTATGTTTGTTTCTTCTGTAAATTCTCGAATTCCACATTGCAAATCAGTTTCACCCTTCATACGACGACCCTTAGGAATACCCCATTCAGGTTCTTCATATGTTGATCTAGCCTCGTCTATTATTTTTTTACGTGATAGTGAATTGAATTTTTCTCGTGACATTTCAAATTCAATTGAATGACAATCTTTTCCTACACCCCATAAAGCTGTCCATAATGCATCAAACGTTTCTGTTGCAATACGATTTTGTTCTGTAACTGTCATGTTTGACAATAATTTTTTAATGTAAGTTGTGTCCAAAGAGTTATATTTTCCACGAATAAATTCTATATAAGACATACTATCCTTACGTCTAACCATAAGGATACTTGCATTTTTCGGATTTATTGGAAATACCAATGGTTCGTAAATACCGCGTAGTAGAATAATTCCACACGAGATTATAGGGTCTTTACATGTTTTAAATATATGACCTTCTTTACCACAATTATTACAATACATTCTATTATCAATTGAACAGTCCGACTTTTTGTCCGTTTTTTACTAAGGCTTTGATACAAATGGGAGGAACGACTTCTAAACCAGCAGTATCACCACCTGCTTTTGTTCCAGATGTTACTAAAGCAACTTTTAGTGGTGAATACGTTCAAAGTCAACTTGATAAGGCATCACAGATGGCTGCAAAAGCAAGTACAGAAGCTAAACTATTGGGTACTAAAGTTTGGACTTTAAGTACTGGACTATGGACTCTAGGTGTAATCATAGGTCTTGCAGCTCTAGCTTTTGCAATTTATTATATTATTTTCTGGTTTGGAAATGTTAATAATATTGATCCTCTGCATTGGTTTTCTTCACCTTCATCGCCTAGTGTTGGACCAAACAATTTACTAATTCATAGTGCAACCTATGGAACAAAAGATGTAACAAATATACTTGGAACCTATGTAAAGCTAGATACACTTACAGTTGCTAGTCCATTAAACACAACATTAGGAGGTGCTGAAACAGATAGTTTAACATTAACTTATGAATTTTCAGCTAGTCCTGGTCAAAAATACTCTACAACTATCACAGATAATACACATGATCTTGTAATTTCACCTTCAAGTAATCCAGGTAATTTAATTCAAGGATTGCATACAACTAATACTACAAAGCCAACAACTCAACCATCTTGGTTCAGTGGATGGTTTACTGGAACAGGTGGTACAGGTAATCTATTGCCAACTGCACTGGACGCAACAACGTCATCAGTTGTAAAAGCAAAAGATGCACCTCTTTCAGCTGAATCACAAGGAGCCTATGGAATGCAGTGGTGGATGTTTGTACGTGATTGGAACTATGGTTATGGAAAAGATAAAGAAGTTGTAGTTCGTTCAGATCCAACAAATGCGTCAGTTGCAAATCCGCGTATAAGTCTACATCCTACCGATAATACATTGAAAATTTCAATTTCACTATTTCCATCAAGTCCAGATGGATCTTCAAAATCTACACCAGCTCCAGCGGGTCATTCTGGATCTACAGATGATGTATTTATTTGCGAAGTTCCAAACATTCCATTGCAAGATTGGTTCTCTGTTTCAACAACTGTATTTGAACGTAATTTGGATGTATATATTGATGGTAAATTAGTGAAGTCGTGTTTTCTACCAGGAGTTCCAAAACCCGCAGCTGGCGATATTACTCTTGCAGGAAATGGTGGATTTTCTGGTAATATGTGTAACTTTTATCACTATCCTCGTATGTTAACGCCAGGTGATGCACTAACATTCTACGGTGCTGGAACAAGTTGTAAGAGTATTACAGAACCTTCAACTGCAAGTAAAGCAACTGGATATTCTGTGAAATTTGGAGTGTATGATCCAGTTGGAAAGAAAGTTCAAGAATATAGTTTCTAATTACAATACTGAGAAACATCAAAATAAAATTCAGTTGTAGGTGATATACATTGCATACGTTTTCTACCTCTATAAAAAATCAACTTTGAAGTCTCGTCATTGTTGTACAAATAGATTTCATCAATATCATCTACACTCATATAAGTCTCTGCAGTCTTTTTCATATGCTGATAAATATCATGAACTAAATCTTCGTCAATAGCCTGTGTAACTCGTTTTTCTGCTCTTTCAATGACTGTATCTAATTTTGCATATGTCATCGCAAGTGTAATAACGTATCCAGCATCTTTTAATGTTTTCATAAGTTCAACTATATTTTTTTGATCATGACATGTTGCATCTAGAAGTATTGAATATTTTTCTTCTATTGTTCGTTTCACTAAATGTTTCAAAAGAAGACGACCTTTTTCATGACTTCCTGCAAGATAACGAACACGATCAACATTCAAATATACATGAGTTGTTTTTAGTCCAGCATCTTTTAAAAATTGAGATCTATTAGTTGTTTTTCCAGTTCCAGATGCACCACAACTAAAAATAGCTTTCTTATGTTTAGCTGGACGTCTTACATTTCTTGTAATTTTGTAAAATATCTCGTCCTCCATTACATAGTGACAAGAAACTTCGGAAAATCTCTCTTTTTGTAAGTTACAATATTACGGTCTTTCATTTTAGATTCTCTATAGAATGTATGATATCCAGTTATAAAATTTGAATCTTTATATTCATCTGGCATTGCTTGTGGTGGCTCTGTAAATCCAACATCCGGTATTTCTTCAGGAGGATTGTTTAGAAGCCATACAATATGTGATTCTGTTTTATGAATTTTTGAGTATCGGTATTCATATTCTCTGCAAAGATACCATCCTAATTTGCATAACCACCGATAATTTGATAAACTTTCTCTTACCCAACGGCTACAAGGATGATTCATATGAGTCTTCTTGTAGGCATTTTCTGGCAATTTTGTATTTGGAAGCACCCAATGAGCACAGTATAATAGTTGTGCAGTTTCAATAATCATTTTTACTACATGTTTGTCACAGTGATATTCTGCGGCTTGTTGCGGATCTAACGATAGAAAGAATATATTCATTGTTTTTGATCCAACCGAAAATGGCTTATTTTTATCCGTTTTAGAGTACAATGAAGAAGTACATTCTATTCGGAGTACTAGCAGTTGCTGCATTATATATGCTTTTTTCAATTAGAGAGTCGCTTACTTTGGCTGAACCTGGTCAAACAATAATTCAAAGTTCGATATTAGATGGTAAATCTGGTATAGATAGTGATATTGCACTACCAGCATCACTCAATCAGGATAAAGGATTGACATTTTCTTTTTCTTGCTGGGTTCGTATTGATAACTTTGCATATCAACCTGGAAAACCAAAGGTAATTTTTACCAAAGGACCTACTGATTTATCTTCAATGTGTCCAGCACTTTTGATAGATGGTAATACAAACTCATTAATTGTAAAATTAGATACATTTGGAGCAACCGAAGTAATTGCAATTCCAAATATCCCTGCAAAGAAATGGATGCATATAGCAATTGTTGTAGATCAAAAAGCCGTTGATATTTATATGAATGGAATACTATTCACACACCATTCAATTATGCAACTTCCTAGACAGAATTCAGGAACTGTTCATACTGGTATTGATGGAGGATTTGAAGGAAAACTAGCAGGATTGACATATTATAACTATTTTCTAAAACCAACTGATGTTCCTGGATTCATGCGTTCAAAGCCTCAAACAGATAGCGACATCGGAATTTTACCTCCTTATTTTGATATTAGTTGGTGGATTGGTCGCTGAGTTTATGATTTATGAACTGCAGAAATAGCAGCTTTTGCAGCAGCAGCTTGATCTGCTTGAGCAGACATATTAGAATTCATATCATGGAATTCTTTTGCGAGTGCGTCAATTTTTTCGTTTGTCTTTTTAAGCTCCTTTTTTAGAGAATTTGGTGTGTTTGTAAGATGTTCATATATCATAGTTGTTCTGTTAAAAACCACGTAGATAAAGAACATAATCAAAGCAGGCAATAATATTTGCAGGAAAGTCTTTCGTCCCAACATTCTTACTTCTGTATAGATAAATGAGTTCTCAGAACCAAAATTCAGCTACATATTCCGGATATGTATCGGGTAGTACTAAGTTAGGTCCAATTCCTCTCCGCGATTCTTCAGATCTTACACGTCAAATCCGCGAGCAAATAATATATAGGGAAAATAGAGCATCGGGTCCTATTCAACCAGGTGATACTGAACATAAGTGGCTAATGTTTGGAAACCAATTCCGTTTATCATATTTGTATGGCAAACTAAAATGTGGAAATTGCACAGGTGGTACATTTATGCAGAATGGTGCATATAATACAGTTACAAATTCAACTACTTTTGGCGGATCTTAAATTACTTATTTATTTTTTTCATTATTTCAGATGCCGTTAGAACTTCTGCAGTAGGGAAATCTTTTTTAATGCTGTTATTCATTTTATCTACATATTTTTTGAATTCATCAAATGATTTCATATTAACTATATCATTTGACCAAAAATGATTTCTGAATTCATCAAAAGGCTCTTTTTTTAATACCTCTTCAAAATCAGTCTTATATTTGCATAAGAGATTCAAATCTCTTACCAATTTACCCCTATAATATTGTTCATAGTCTTTTCTTATAATGATATATACTACATCAGGTGTGAATGGTAAGTTATCCTTTCCTTGAAGTCCAACAAATACAATATCCTTATGATCAGATAACAGTGCATTAACATCTTTGATTACACCTTTTTGAACGGTATCAATCCTTTTATGTTTTTTCCAATTATTTTCGTAAATATCATCTAAGTCATAACCTTTAACTGATAAACTCTTTAAAAGTGTTGTTTTTCCTGAACCGGAAGCACCAGTTATATAAATTATCATACTATTATATATGCTACTTTAAAATCCGCACGGCTTTAAGAGTCTTACGGACTTGTTTCTTTATTTTATTGCGTTGTGTTTTGTCTAGAGATGTAGGTGTGTAAGTAAAAAAGTATTGTAAGTATTCGGCTGATGTTTTATTTTTTGACAATTTTTGATATAATTCAGTTTTTTCAACACGCATATCAATTAATGATTTCTGTTTTCCTATACAGGTGATTGGAGTCAATAATTTATATCTTCTCTTATGAGATTTCTCATTTGCTAATTCAACCAAATGCTGAGCTGCACATATGAATCTTTCTTCAGGTATATCTTCTAAAAAATGTTCAGGAGCGTACAAAATGGATAGAAAAAACTGTAAAAGCGTGGGAATGCTTGCTACCAACAACCCCTCCCCGGTGGTGTGGTAACTGTGACATGCATCGGTTTCATATAATCGAACAATTAAAAACTTTGTTTTTGAATCTAAAATATCTGTATGAGCAGGTAGCAACTCACCGTAGGGTTCATAATCTTTAACAGTAACAGATCCTTTCTTTGAAAGAATTGACTTAAATTCATTAACTACATCTTCTCTCTTTTCAGGAACTACTAAAACATCCAATGGTAAACGCCATTGTCCAGAATTAGAATTAGATTCTTGCAATTCAAATGCATTAAATCCTAACAAAACAACTTGTTCTTTAATTAATAATTTTTGAATACTAGTCTTACTTTCGTTTGAAAGAAAAACTTCATCTATTTCATCTTTAACTGAAGGACACTTTATAGGATAATGTTTATTTAATAATTGCAAACGAGTATATACCTTCTTCCAACGATCAACATAACCTTTAGGTCTGGATAATTCCAAATAAACTGCCATTCTCAAATAGTTAGGTGGAACATAATGAATACCATTTTTTTCAATACTGTTCTTCCAAAGTGCATCAAAAATAGGAACATCTAAATGAGAAACATCCGCAATACCAATATAATCAGAAAAAACTTTAAATGTACCCAAATGTACACCTGGTTTTACTTCCACACTTAAAAATCCGGCATTCGTTAATTGATCGGCGAGGTCAAGGGCGTGAAGTTGTGGCGTTGCACTAAAAAAATCATAATCAGGAATATCACGTTCTGTATCATAGAACCTATCTTCCGGTGGCAATAAATCGTTAATAGCTGTTCCACCATAACACATTACGCGATTTGACTTAACGAACCTTTCAACAAGATTGATCGCCTTCTTAATCAACGGATCATTTGCATTTTCTTTATCAATTTGTTCTTGAGCCAATTGAGCAACTTTGTCAATCTCCATTATTTTCTTGTATGAAAATTATGTGTACTTTTTCTTTCTACTATGAAGCAAGGAATGGCAAAACGCAAGTCTCGAGAAAACCCTCGTGACAGAAAGTGTTCGGAAGACCTTTCAGATGATTCAAAACCTTTGCCGAAGAAAACAAAGTATGAATTAAGAAGCAAAAAGAACGCAGACACTACATGGATAACAGATGATACACTTGATTCACCAAGTGAAAGTGAATCAGATGAGGCTATTGAATTTAGTATTCGAGTTGTTAATAAAAAAGAATCAGATGATGAAGAAAGACCAAGCACACGAGCAGCTGCAAATAGAAAAAAACAAAAGGCCAAAGAGACTCCAATTAAATTAAATCGTCAGGAAGAAGACTATTATAATTCATTGCCTTCTGCCAAACAAGAGAGTCTCTTTGGTATTATGAAGCGTATATCAACGATATCTTTAGATAACACTATAGTTCCATATAAATTTAAGATATTAGAACTTCCAATAAGTGATTATGTAAAATCAAATGTTATTAAAAAAGTTGCAATTTTAGATGAAATGTCTTCAGATATGGGTGAATCGTATAAACTTCGTAATTGGATTGACGGATTTTTACGAGTACCATTTGGTAAAACTGTACCGCTTCCTATTCAATATAAAACAGATCAAGTTAAGAGTGCAGACTTCATTGTAAATGCACGTAAAGATATGGACAAATCAATCTATGCAATGACACCTGCAAAAACACAAATTCTTCAAATTATTGCTCAGCTGTTAGTTAATCCTGATTCGGTTGGAAATGTAATTGCTTTACAAGGTCCAATGGGTGTTGGTAAAACATCATTTGCAAAGAATGCAATTGCAAAAGTTTTGAATCGTCCATTTGAATTTTTTTCATTAGGCGGTGCATCCGATATTGCTACATTTATTGGTCACTCTTATACTTATGAAGGATCTATGTGGGGGCGTATTGTTGATTCATTAATGAATTCAAAATGCATGAATCCTGTACTCTACTTTGATGAAGTTGATAAAGTTTCTACAACTCCTCATGGAGATGAAATTATTAGTATGTTAATACATTTAACCGATCGTTCTCAAAATAGTCAATTTCATGATCGATATTTTTCTGGAATTGATTTTGATGTATCACAATGTTTATTTGTTTTTTCATTCAATGACATTGATAAAGTTCATCCTATTTTGCGTGATCGCATGACAGTAATTAACTGTGATGGATATACAGAAAAAGATAAAACAGTTATTTTGAAAAATCACATATGGCCTCAAATTACGGATAGACTTAGATTTAATAGTGACGAATTAAAAATTGATGATTCTGCAATTTTATATATGATTTCTGAGTTTTCTACAAATTCAGAAAAAGGTGTTCGTGGATTAATTCGTGTTGTTGAAAGCATGCTTACGAGATTGAATATGCTGCGTGTAGCAAATGATGAGACTATGGAAGATTATGATTTTTATATGAAACTATCATTTCCATTAACAATAACCAAACCGATTGCAGAAAAGTTGTTGTCAAATTTAGATAAAAAAGATAGAGAAGTTTGGAGAACGTTATATACTTAAACGGTCATTGTCTTAAAGAATCCAATTCCAACAAATCCTACAAATAGGTCCTTGTCAGTCTTTTCATCGTATTTATAGACACGCTTGTTCTCTTTGCAAACGAAGTATTTTTCATCCTTGAAATCTACTTCATCTGCCTCGTGTTCACTGTCTACCAGAATCCACATACCATCTTGAGGGCACCAGAAGTTACCGTCGCCCAATGGAACTAGTTTACTAGTCTTAGTCTTTTCTTCAAACTGAGCGTTTGTAAGAGTCTTTTGAAGAGTATGCATCTCACACTTCTTCTTTTCCAATGCCTCCATGGTAGGAGGACTATCAGATCCTGCAAATGGTGATGCAGAAGTTTTTACATGATTTTGTCGAACAAAGTTAGCAATATGATTCTCTAGGGAATCAGATTGAAACGTCTCTGCTGACATATCATCGTTAATATAGGTTTTAAAATCCTTAATAATATTGGCATCAAGATCCTTTTGTGCAAGGTTCTTTAATTCGTTGCCTAATGTTTGTTCAATCTTTTTTGTCATACGAGGAATGTTTGGCTTTTTAGCTTCCACCTTTTCCTTTACTACCTTTTCCTTCTTAGGCTTGTCTTCCTTAATAATAACCTTGACCTCTTCCTTAGGAAGCTGGTTTTCAAGGAATGCAAGAAGTGCTTTAACGTTGGTAATTTGAGTTTGTAGATCAGTCATTTTTGTTGATAAATTTTATATAAAAAGGTTTCAAATCCGTTTTTAAGAATTAATAATTTTTTTTATTTGTAATCTTAATTGTAATCTAAAATGAGGATTATTTCTAGATACTAACAAAGTATTTGCTTTTGCTATTTTTGTACCAACAACCCAATATGATAAAGTATCCCCATAAATGTCATACCAAAAAGGAGTGCATGTTTTAGTAGTTAATTCATCATTGCTATATGAATAATCAACATTCCATGGCATCTTTGTAGTAACAAATACTGTATAATACTAAATCAAAAATTGTTTAATTTTTAATTCTTCTTTGCCTTTGCTTTTGCTTTTGGTTTAGGTTTCTCATCTACTTCTACATCTTTCTCGGCTTCAGCAGCCGCCTTTCTGGCAGCAGCTTTCTCGCGACGAGCAGATTGCATCTTCTCTAGATGTTCCTTTGTTAGCTTAGGCCTAACCTTTTCAGGCTTATCCTCTACAACGATATCATCAAAGTTATCGTTGTTTTCACAGTATTCCTTGACATAGTCTTCAAACTTCTTGTTGTCATAGGCTTCAATTTTATTAATAAACGCCTTAATTGCGTTCTTATGATAGTTCATATATTTTTCACTAGTATCCCGTCCATTATCATCCATGTGCTTTTCTACAAGGCTCATACGGCCTGCATTCATGTTAGTTACGTTTAGCTTAATATCTGTCATTCTGATGCTCAATCATTCTTGTAAAAATATTGCAAATCCGTTTTCATGAATTTGCGTAGTATTTGATAATTTCAAAAGGCAAAGAGTAATAATGGAACCCTGGTATCCCTTTGTTATAGGAACAATTATTTTTGCATATATTCACTCATTTAATCGTTCTGCAAATTTATATTTTGAAAGTGGAAAAACATTAGAGTGGAGAGATTTCTTCACTGTAGTATTTCCGATAGGAAGTCACACACGTACTTTGTTGAACAATATATAAATGAGCTATGTACTTTCATTCAGACGAAAAATACCAAAGTTAGACATTCCTTATTACCTTGGTAAGTATGAAGGAATGCTCTTTCATTCGCATGATAAAAAAAGATGGACAAATGTAATTCCGATACCTGCTGGACCCATTAATTATCTAGAAATTGGAGTATCGTATGGATTACATGCTATTTCAATTGAAAATACATATTGTAAACATCCAGATTCTAAAATTTACTGCGTAGATCCATGGAAAGATTATGATGAATATCCAGATTTTAAAGGTGACCAAGATAATGTATATAACATATTTACTCGAAATATTAACAAACATAAAAATCCTTCTAAATTTATTGTAAACCGAGGATTATCAGAAGATATTGTTCCCACATTTGATAATGAATTTTTTGATATTATTTTTGTAGACGGTAATCATGAAACAAAATATGTTTATGCAGATGGAAAAATTGCATTTGATAAAGTGAAATCTCAAGGATATATTATTTTTGATGATTATGACTGGGTTGAAACTAAAACAGGTATTGATAAGTTCGTCGATGAGTATTCTTCTAAAATCAAAGTAATATATGATAATTCACTATTTCAATTGATTGTTCAAAAATTATAAATTAAAACGCCTTTTGAAATCTGCAACTGATGAATCAAAAGATGGTTTGTTCCATAATACCCAACGACTTAATGCACCTGGAGTGTCTGGTTTATTCCAATGCTCTCCCATTCCAGAATGACGTTTAATATAACGTTGCTTACGTGTTTTATCTTTATGTTTCGTGTAATCACTTGCATGATTTTGTCCAAATGGAATCACTTTCTGAGTTCCATCTGGTTTAATAAAAATCGCATCCCATTTTTTTTCAGGCTTGTGTGATTTCCTTATTGTCTTCAATTTTAGTTTTTTCGGTCTCATACTTCTTATGTATATTTCTAGAAAAATGATTAGTCTTATTCTGCAGGGTATATGTTCCTCCACAAGGACACTCGATCTTAGTAGAACATCTTTTTATAGTATAATCGATTTGACTTTGTCTCATTTTATGTTTTTTAAGGTATTCAGGATGATTTTTTCTGTATTTTTTTTGATCACCTCGTTTACGTTCAAGCATCTCTTCTTTGGTTTCTATTGGTTTTATTGTATTGCACGTTGGGTTTAATTGTTCTATATATTTTCTTTCATTAATACGAAGTTCTATTTTATCAATAGTTTCATATTCTTTTAATATATCAAAGTTAAACTTGTCCCATCCTCCTTTTTCTTTAACATATCCATATAACTTAGGTTGTCTTCCACTTTTTGTTGTACTTGGTCTAGTGTGTTCTCCTTTTCTTAAACAAAAATATTTACCTGTTGTTGATCCAACATAAATACAAAGTTCTACATCTTTTTCTATAATCGCATAAATCCAAGATGGCATTATACATATTACTCTGATTACTTTTTAAATAATTTAACAACATTTATCATGATCATAGTAATGGAAGAGTGGAATAAAAAAGTTCGAGACATTCTTGATGAGAGTGAATCTTCATACCATACTAGACAGTTTATAGAATATATGTTTCAAGATTTAATTCCTAGAAATAAACGTCTTAAGATCAAAAACAAAGAAAAGTTTACTCAACGACTCGGTCCTGAATTTGAATTATGGGCAGAAGAATTAGAAGAAAAGTTCACTAATGTTTTGGTAAGAGAAATACTAAGTGATGATGAATTTTGGAACTTATCTCTTCAAGTTGCAAAAACCGTCTAGTGAAAACGGAAGAATCTAGATACAATGCTTAGTAATAACAAGAATGGGAGATACAATCATCGGTGTTCAATTTGGAATTGCCAATCCCGATGAAATCATTTCCAAAAGCGTAGTTGAAGTAATTAGCGATAAACCACATCAGATGAATCAACCCGTAGCGGGTGGAGTCTTCGATGCAAGATTCGGAGTTATCGAGAACGGTAAGATTTGCCCTACATGCAAACAAACTAACTTGCTATGTCCAGGTCATTTTGGTCATATTCGACTTGCACGACCTGTCTATTTATATCAATTCATTGACCAGGTTCAAAAGATATTGCAAAATGTTTGCTTAAACTGTTCAAACCCATATCTTCCAGACGAAGAATTGGAGATTATTGCAGCTAAGACATTTGGTATTGACCGTTTTGCAGCAGTCCATAAGAAGACAGCAAAGTACAAGGAAAAGCTTGTTAAAGATACTGGTGCATGTACTCATTGCAAAACACCTCTCGTGAAGAAGACTGAGAAAATGGAGAATACAGTTGCAAGTTTACAAGCAATTACATACGATGAAATTGCTGATCCAATTCCCCTTCAATGTGAAATGGTTCTTCGATGTTTTCAACGAATTACTGATAAACATATTGAATTGATTGGATTTAATTCAAAGTTTAGTCGTCCTGAATGGATGATTTGCACTGTTCTACTTGTACCTCCTTTGACAGTCAGACCTTCTGTTATCATGGAAGATAATCAACGCATGGAAGATGATCTAACACATATGTTAATTACAATTGTACGTGATAATCAAAGACTTCGTGATAAAATTGATAAGGGAGATTCAGCAGATATTATCAATAAATATACTGAATTACTTCAATTTGATGTAGCTACATATGTTGACAATGAAATTAAAGGATTACCTCCTGCAGCACAAAGATCTGGACGACCTCTTAAGACACTTAAATCACGACTTGGAGCCAAGAATGGTCGTGTTCGAGGAAACTTGATGGGAAAGCGTGTTGACTTTTCTGCAAGATCAGTTATTACACCAGATGCAAATATTGATCTAGATGAATTGGGTGTCCCGGAAGAAATTGCAATGAACTTGACATTTCCAGAAATTGTTACTCCTTACAATCGTGATCGTTTGTTGTCATACATTCGCAATGGTACATCAAAATATCCTGGAGCGAAATCAATTGTATTCACTAAGAATGAAAAACGATCTGTTAATTTGAAGTTTATTACTGTTGAAACAATTGACATTAATGTTGGAGATATTGTGCATAGACATCTAATCGATGGAGATGTTGTTCTCTTCAACAGACAGCCTTCGCTACATAAAGCTTCTATGGAATGCCATCGTATTCGTGTTTTACCATATTCAACTTTCAGATTAAACGTTTCAGCTACTCGACCATATAATGCAGATTTTGATGGTGATGAAATGAATATGCATGTTCCTCAATCAATCGCTTCTGCAATGGAGTTGAAATATCTAGCACCTGTTCTTCGTCAAATTATTTCTCCAAGATTAAATTCACCGATTATTCAAATCTTTCAAGATACATTAACTGGTGCATATCGAATCTCACAGGATGATGTTCGTGTTCCAGAATACGTTGCAATGAATTTACTTGCTCGCATGAAGAAACCATTCAATGCATATGATCGAAGAAACCGACCTTTGACAGGTAAAGAAATTATTTCAAAAGCATTTCCTCTCATGAATTATGATGGTCCTATTAAGTTAGAAAATGGTGAATTGACTAAAGGATATCTTAAGAAAAGTGCATTTGGAAAAGCTTCTGAAGGTATTATTCATGTGCTATACAATGACTTTGGACCAGACCGTGCAGGTCAGTTCATTAACGATGTTCAAAATATTGTAACAAAATATAATCTTTATACAGGCTTCTCAGTTGGAACAGCCGATTTAATTGCAAATGATGAAACGGCTGACATTATTAAAAAGACACTTGAGGAAGGTCGTAGAAAGGTTACTGATATTATGACATCTGTTCATGCTGGAACATTTATTAATGCATCAGGACGTTCTGATGGAGAACATTTGGAGAATGAAATTATGAATGCATTAAAGGAAGTGAATTCAACAATTGAAAGAGCAGTTTCAAATAGTCTTCCTAAATCGAATCGTATGTTTCAAATGGTAGAATCTGGTTCAAAAGGTTCTAATTTGAATATTACTCAAATGATGGCTCTTTTGGGTCAGCAATTAATTGCAGGTCGCCGTGTTAAATACACATTGCAAGATCGTACATTGCCTCATTTTGGAAAATACGATGATGGTATTGAATCTCGTGGATTTGTAGAAAATAGTTTCATCTCAGGAATTCGTCCAGCTGAATTCTTCTTTCATGCTATGGGTGGACGTGAAGGTCTAATTGATACTGCAGTGAAAACTTCTGATTCAGGTTACATTCAACGTAAACTTGTAAAAATTATGGAAGATCTTCGTGTAGAATATGATGGAACTGTTCGTAATGTAAATGGTTCTATTGTTCAATTTGTTTATGGTGGAGATGGTGCACAAAGTATTTGTGTAGAAGTTCAGCCGATTGATCTTGCAGTCATGTCTATGGAGCAAGTCTATAGAGAGTTTGCTGCATCCGTAGATGATTTTAAGGCTGTTGTAAATGGAGACGTTGGTAGTGCTCCTGATCTAATTGATCAAATATTAAAGGACCGTGAAGTTTTAGTTAAGGATGTCTTTAGGTATGTGAAAAATACTGAAGTATCAGTTCCAGTTCATATCAAACGTATTCTTGCAAAGTATGAAAATAAGTATTCAGTTAAGACAGATTTAACACCTGAATATGTAGTGAACGAATTGAATGCACTAACAAATGAACCAATGTTTAGATCAAATAAACTATTTCATATTCTGCTTCGATACTACTTAGCTCCTAAGAAATCAATTATTAATCTTCGTTTAACTAAGAGTTTATTTGATGATCTTCTAAAAGATATTCGATTCAAATACATGAAATCAAAAGTTCAAGCAGGTGAGATGGTTGGAACACTTGCAGCTCAGTCTGTTGGAGAACCTACTACTCAGTTAACTTTGAATACTTTCCATTCAGCAGGAACTTCTAAAGCAAATGCAACTCAAGGTGTTCCACGTATTGTTGAATTGTTGTCTGTTTCTCATAATCCAAAAACTCCAAGCAATGTAATCTATTTTAATCAGGAAACTGCAATTGTTCAAAATGCTGTATTTTCAAAGATGAAAGAGATTCAAAAGACAACTTTACGAGACATTAGTAAATCTTTAAGAATTTATTATGATCCTGATCCAACTTCAAAGAATACAGTAATTGATGAAGATAGACTAATATTGCAATCATATGAAAAGTTTTCAATCACTCAACAAGCTGCATGCATATCTCCTTGGATTATTCGTCTAGAATTAGATCCTATGGAAATGGCTGCTCGTAATATTGTTGACATGAGTGTAATTCAAGCAAAGATTTCAAATAATAAAGTACTTCGTGTATTTGAATGCATTCATTCAGATACAAATTCATTTGGTAAATTGATTATGCGTATTACATTTCTACCAGACACTGTAAAGAACTCACTTTCATTACGATTTATTGAAGATAAGTTGTTGGATACAGTTCTTACGGGTATTGATGGAATTGGACGTGTATATCCTCGTGAAGTAAAGAAGGAACTTATGTATGATGAATTGGTTGGTGGTTATGTTCCTATTGTACAAACTGTTCTTGATGTGGAAGGTGCAAATTTACTTGAACTTGTTACATTTGATAATGTAGATCCTTACAGATCATTTTCAAATCATATTCATGAAATTGTTTCAGTGTTTGGAATTGAAACTGCTAGAATTGCATTGTTTGAAGAGTTTATGGAAACATTTAGTTCAGAAAGTGTAAATTATCATCACATGATTACATTGATTGATACTATGACATTTCCAGGTTATCTAGTTTCTGTAGATCGATTTGGAATGAATAAAAGTGATAATGGTGTTCTTGCTAAATCATCATTTGAAAAGACATCACAAATTCTGTTTGATGCTGCAATTTCAGCCGACTTTGATAATATGAAGGGTGTATCTGCAAATATCATGTTTGGTCAGAAGCCTCCATGTGGAACTGGAATTGTAAATATTCTAATTGATGAAACTCGATTACCAGAAGGACCTGAAGAAGATGATACTGCATTTAAAACAGATCTTGATGCTGCAAATATTCTCGTTGAACAAGAAGAGAAGAAAGCAGCTGCAGAAGGTGCATGTAAAATGGAGGACATTCTAATGGAATGGTAAAGTGATGTAAAAATCATAATAAAAAAGAAATAGTAATTTACTAACTCTTTTTTATTTAAATTATGTTATTTTTGGATAAGATGAAAATATCTTCAGACAGGTCTAAATTCTGGGTAAAGTTTATAACCTTCTTCTAGTTTTTCTTTAATTTTTTCAAATATCTGTTTCAAAGTGTCTACTTTTGAACGAATATATGGATTATATATTTTTTTACCGTCTCGTTTAAATTCGACACAAAACCCATGTCCATGCGCTCCACGTGCTTTTACATAATATATATTTTTAGGAATATCGTTTGGGTTAATACCACAATCTTCAGGTAGAATAATAATTCTAGATTTCTTTTTTTGATTGAAGTTTTGTTCTGTCTGAGTTGCAAGTCGTAAATTTTGTTTGCGATTATTTAGTCCATTTCGATCAATATGATCAATTGATTCCTTAGAACCCTTGCCTGGAAAATTTAGTTTATTCATAACAAAGTTGTGAAGATATAGTGTTTTTATAATTCCATTTATTCTAATATTTGCACCTATATATTTACCATTAGTAATAGCATGCCAGTTACGAGTTTTTACTAACTCTAAATCTTCTTTATCGATTAAGAATTTTATAGGGTTTCCATTGTAGGAAATTGTACATTCTACACAATCTTCTAGTTCGTTATAAACTATAGGATTGGGTTTTCTTCCTGTTGGTAACTTAGTTTCGCCTTCAATTAATAGTGTCATTTTGTTATACTTATTATATGGCTGGTTTATTTAAATCCATTTCACTAAATTAAATTAATTACTGTAGGATAATCCGGCCATACCACTCATGATACGGAGAATGTTGTAGTTTGTTGCATACACACGAACATCCCAAGTGTTATCAGTGCTTTCATCAATGGCTATACCACCACTCATCTGCATAGAAATTGTTGCAGTATCAATACGGGAGAAGTTGCAGGTTCCAGATGGTTGGTGTTCTTCTGGTTTCAATGCAAATGAATACATGTAGATACCAGGTTGAGGGGTGGAAATTGTAGATCCGGCAACCGCAGTTGTAACAAGACTGGCAGTTGCAGTTGCAGTTGTTACAGGACCAGTACTAACTGTAACAGTAGGTACAGATGTATATCCTGAACCACCATTTGTAACTACAATATCAAAAAGAGCACCAGTTATATTAGACCAACCAGCAGCAACAAATACAGCTTGAGCCTGAGCTCCACTTCCACCACCTCCAGTAATAGTAACTGAAGGAGCACTTAGATATCCTGCTCCAGGATTTGTAACAGTGATTGTACTTACAGAGCTAGTTGATACTGGTGTAGTATGTATATTAGAAGCTGATCCAGTATGGTGCTGAAAAGGTTGAACCTTGTTATAATAATCACCGAAACGAGCTTCTGCACGATCCTGTCCATTGATTTGTAAATGCTGTGTAAACACTGTATTTACATCATATGTAAACGGCTTTAGACGTGTAGAATTAAATTGAAATCCAGGCATCGTGCTAGCTGCAAGTTTACAATTATTATAAGCAGTAGGCTGTACAACCCAAACAAGTTCCTTAACAGGGTGATTAAATGTTAAGTCAACACGATTGTTGTAAGAACTAATTCCTTTTTCTTCATTGTATTGCACCTGCTCGATAAGATACTCATGACTTTCTTGAGCCATGCGACGACGCTCCTCAACATCTAGGTAGATATAATCAATATAAATTGCTGAACTTGAAATTTTGGGAATCAAAGATGCACTGGCAAAAGATCCTGCAACATGTTGTGCATCGTTCCATAAAATATTGATCTTTACCTCATGATACTGCAGAGCAATTAGTGGAAGAGCAGCACCTGGGTTTCGTGCATAGAAAAACGATAATGGAACATAAAATACATTAGGAACAGCAGGCTTTCCGTTTCCAGCATTACATGAAACAACAGCTGGTAACTGCACAGATCCAGGTAGTAATCCGCCACCTACCATTGAATGACGAGATAGTGATTCTTCTGTACTACTTGTCAATGTATCCCATAGATACATCCATTCATTATATAGACGATCAATTAGTTGACCACCGATTTCTATTTCTGCATATTTTATTAAGTTATATCCTAGACGACCTTGATCATTGTTCCAACTAAATGGATTACCATCTGTTCCATTTTGGGGTAAAACAACTTCTAGATAAGTTGTGTAAAGTAGATCAGCGTGTCTTCCGATTACAGCGCTTTGTTTATTACCCCACGCAGATGAGCCGGTAAAATTCACACGAAAAGCCTCCATTGCAAAGTTTGTGTGTCGCTTGAATAGACCTTTCCAGAACGTAATTTGAGGATTTCCACTAAGGTATGCATCTTGAGCGCCATAGGCAACGAGTTGTAATAAACCACCACCCATTTGTCTTTATATGTTAGACATACTGAATTTTTTAATTACGACGCCGACGAGTCTTCTTTGCAGTTGATCCTTTGCTATAGGTCTTCTTAGCTTCCATAATAACCTTTTTGAGTCCGTCGCCCTTCTTGTAAGTACCCTTTGACTTCATCTGTTTCATCGTCTTTTTAACATGAGAGAGCCAAGCGTTTGCCATTTTGTATAGTAGTTTCGAGATTTTATATTACAACGTTATAGATTGGAGTTGTTTTTTGCATAGGCTGAAAAGAAACCGCGGGGTCTGGCATAGTTGGCTTTTTGTATTTTTTAGGTTTAAGAGCTCTAAGTGCAACGGGTTTAAGAACAAGGCTATTTTCTTGAAATTCACCTATGTATAATTCCATCATACTATCGATAGATCCATAATTCATCATAACCCATTGACATCCGTATGTAAACAATATTTGTGGATTATAATTCGTTAAATCATTACCAATATCTGGAACAACCATTGTGATTGCATTTCTGTTATGATTAATTAATTCTTCATGATCATATGTTTGTGATGCCTGTGTATATGTTAATCTACGCAAGTTAGAAGTATCCCATGAAAGGTTTACAAGTTCTTCCATTAACGTTCCCTTTATGCCTCCACCACTGACAATTAGTAATTTACTTTGAAGATTGCAAACTGGTTCAACTGATATATTTTTGCGTTGATAACTGTACGTAGAATCTAAAAGATGTGATCTACATGTGGTTTTTAGTATTTCGGCACATGCATTATATACAATTGTTTTATCTGTATGAAACACCAAGCTCAAAATAAAAGGATCAGATGATACTGGAGATGTTATACTATTAAAAGCTGTATTAATTATACTTACACAACATGCTTCAAATGAAACTGTATTATATGCATAATCTGTACCTAATTTTTGATTTTTAAGACCAACTACAGGTTTATTATTTTCATCTGCATAAATATCTAATTCAATCAATCGTGGACCTGATTTAACAACTAAAGGAATAATTGAATCAGATACATAATCATAAATTTTAGCTCCTGGAAAAATTGAATAAGATGAAGATGCAATATAATAATCACATAATCTCATATTAGCAGGGGTTGTTGGACATCCTAATGGTGCCAATTTAGTAACCGTTTCATATGATTTGAAAATAGGAATAGCAGATGCTAAAGCCTTTTCACGTGATGGTTGAACTGCAGAGTATATACTAGAGGTTGCCCATACAATAAGTAAAATAATTGCAGCATAAAGTACATACCATAAATTGGACCCTTCTTCCGGCATTTGAATATCCATTACTTCTTACCAACACGAAATAACATGCCTCGCATACCTCTAACAACGGTATCTGGAATACGTTGTTCCATTGAAATTCCTGCTAGACAGCAATAATGAAAGTATAAACAATACATTCCACATTCTGAATCTTCATATTGATGCTTTGTTTTATTATAAGTCATATGCATCGGAGAAGAATGAATACCTGTTGAATCCCATTGTTTTTTCCATCGTTTCATTAATTTTTGAATTTGAGGTTCTGGTTCTTGTGCATATGAATCAAAATATGTAATACGTGGAAACTCTAATTCAGGACTAATATCGCAAAATAAAGCTATCCAATGTTGTCCTGGACCTGAACTAACATCCGTATTAAAAACAATTCCAATTTGTGTATAACCTGAATCGTATAATGATTTAATATTCATAGAACAAAGTGAACTAACTAAACAGGCTCCTGTTTTAGATCGTTTATCAAAATCAATTGGAAAACTTCCAACATAATGATACTTTGAAAAAACTTTCATATATTGATTTTCTATACTATCTATATCATCAGAAGATAGCCATTCTTCCGGATTGACTGTCCATGAGTTCGGTGCTTTTGGTCTTGACAACATAGATGCAAAAATACATTCTGCTTTTCCAGTTTTACATTCTTTGTGAAATCTATTTTTTAATGAATTCCAAACATCGCTAGTCTCTCCTTCAGGGATTGGCTGTTGATTTGAATGTTCACTATTATAGACCTTTCTTAAGTTTTCTATTTCGTCCTTATCAAACGACATCCTTACTTTGAAAATGGATTATCTTTGACCGAATTAACAAACATAAAAAATGCAAGATAGTGCTAATCAACTTCGAGAACTAACAAAGGAGTACCGTAAGTATGATGATGAATTACGATCATTAAATTCTAGAGTTTATGAACTTCGCGAGGGTCGTAAAAATGTAGAAGTATTGATGATTGATATTTTAAAGAAGGAAGAATTCAAAAGTTTTAATAAACTTAAAATTAATGAAGATGGTTCAACCATTAAAATTCAACGTCCTCAAACCTGGTCAAAACCTTGGAATATTTCACAAAAAGATTTAAAAGGTCTCATGGATGCATACTTTGAAACTGCAATAAATCCTAACTCAAATGATTGCTATAACTTTATTTTAGGGCATAAAAAGTCATCATTAATAGCAGATGAATTTGCTATTACTCGAACTGTAGCAAATGAAAATGAATAATATATAATAAATGGCATCAAGCATTCTTGGAACGATTACAAATAGTTTGCAGTCTCAAATTCCTAAATTAGTTGAAAAAACAGAACCTCAATTAGAAGCAACTCTTATTCAAACAATTAAAGATTTGAGAACAAATAACCCTGAAGAAGCTAAGTTATTTTTTGATAACTGGAATAAATTAAACAGTGCAGTACAAACTGCTTTTTCTCCTTCAGGTGGTCGTAGAAAACGAACTCACCGAAAACATAAAAGTAGGAAACACTAAAGATGCTGTACAACCCTTACAATGTAAAGAATCAGTTGTTTGCAAAACGAGATATTGAATCTATTCTTTCAAAACACAACACCAAGTTTAGTGTTCATAATGAATCATTATTTCAAACTGCAATGGTTCATTCGTCATATGTAAAAAGAAACAAGTATACGACTCCAACTGGAGAAGATACTGAGTTAGCTATTTGTCCAACAAATTGCATAGATTTATTTGATGAATCATATGAACGTCTTGAACATTTGGGTGATACGATTTTAGGGGCAGCTGTGTCGACATACTTGTTTACACGATTTCCTCAAGAGAATGAAGGATTCCTAACTGACTTGAAGAAGGAGATTGTTTGTAATGAGATGTTAGGTAAGTTAAGCCAAACAGTTGGTCTTGATAAATTCTACATCATTTCAAGACATAACGAAGACAATTGCAAAGGAAGAGTTAATACAAGCAAATTGAGTGATATATTCGAAGCATTTCTTGGGGCTCTGTGGTTGGACTCCAAGAAAAACTTTCAAATTGTATACTCATTTGTAGTTGCAGTTATCGAGATGTATATTGATATTCCTGAACTACTTAGAAATAATCGAAACTTTAAAGAACAGTTGCAAAAGGCATATCAGTCAAAGTTTCACCATACACCTACATATACAGTTCTATCATCTACTCCAAATTCATATACAGTTGCTGCTCTTGATAAACAAAACTGTCATATTGGAGTTGGAACTGCACAGACTAAGAAACAAGCTGAACAAATTGCAGCAAAAGATGCGCTTTCACGTTTGAACTAAAAATTTACAACATTTCTTACTTTAGGAACACGACGTACAAGTAATTCTCTCTGCGTTCCACCAACTGACATATCATCTCCTTCAGAAATACCTTCAATTGCACGTAATGCTTCAGCAACACGCTGAGGCTGATCTGCAAATTGCAATAATAGTTGAGTACGTATAGCTGTACGTTTCAATGGAGGACGTGACGTTCTAACAGAGCGACTAATATTGCCCAATCCATTACCTTCAAGTGTAAATGTATCTACTGCGTTATCTCGCATGAAAGAAAGAATACTAGCAGAATGTTCTTTCTTTTTTTGATTAATTTCACGAATTTGTTGTTTTAAAGTACGTTCCTGATCATCGAGTCCAATCCATTCCTTTAAAACTTCGCGGACTTTGTTCGCCGTGTCCTCTTCCATTTATATATCTTATGTCTGCGAGTTGAAAACCGTTTTCCGGCCCTTTTATCGGGAATATATTTTGCAAAAGATCCAATGATAGGAGTATTAAGAAGTTCAACCTTTCGTTCAGATGCATTATCAATTAATTTTTCTGCTTCAGATAACGCTCTTTGCGAAGGAATACCAACAAATGGAACTCCTAATAGCAAACTATGGACTGCCGCACCAAGATTATCTTCACCTATATGAGCAGCAGTTTGTGTAGCAGATGCAAGTAAAACTGGTATTGCTACAGCAGCGCTACCAAGTGGTCCAGCTACGTCTGATGCAACCACATCTGTTGTAACAATAGCTGTACTAGTTGCACTATGAAACGCAGAAAGACCTACATCTAAAAATGGTCCTACGAACGGTGATTTCTTTAACCATTTGAGAACAGTTGCATAACTATAAATATTATTTGTAAGATTTTGTAAAGGTTCTGGAAGATATGTTTGTAAGTAACTAATTGTTGACCTTACTGCTTGATCTGTTAGTTGATGTTCTTTTCCACCTTTCTGTTTCAATCTAGCATAGATTTCCTTTGCAGTTTTTTTATCAAACACAGGGCGCGTTTTTTCTGTATCGTAAAATACTGAATTTTGTAAATCTTCTGCACTTTCAAATTTATGACTATATAGAAATTTACGAAGACTTAATACTTTAGTAGCCTTTTCTGCAACTGTTTTGTTTTTTGTTTTTTGTTCGATAAATCGACGAACTTCTAGCTCGTCTTTTTTGTATAGTGGACTTTCGTATATCCAGTACATTATTTAATAAACAAAGTAATATTTCAAATGACTTAATAAATATAAATGGGAAACGGCGAAAGTGAAAGTCAGGAAGTTTCGACGAACATCCATTGGACAAACCGGCTTGAGGAATACTTTGCTCAAACCGGTGAAAAAGCAAGTGGATTGGCATGGGTCCATAAGCGTTCTGAAGATATATACACTGGTAAAAAGACTTATCTTGATCTTCCAGTGATCATATTATCGAGTGTTACTGGTTTTGCATCAGTTGGTGCACCAAGTTTATTTGTAGGAAATCAGGGTCTTGCATCGACTATTATTGGAGTTGCATCATTAACTGTTTCAATTCTTAATACAGTCGGTTCGTATTTTAACTGGGCAAAACGAGCTGAAGGGCATAGAATTTCATCTCTTCATTATGCGCGTTTGTATAGATTTATTATGATTGAAATGGCTTTACCTCGCGATGAACGAATGAGCCCACACGATCTTTTGAAATATGTTAAGGACCAGTATGATAGATTAGCAGAGATTAGTCCAATGGTTCCATCTGAGATCATTGAGGAGTTCAAAACAAAGTTTTCAAAGTACACAGATGTTTCAAAGCCGGAAGAAGCAAATGGATTATCAAAAATCCATGTTTATGTAGATGAGATAACTCAATCATCACCTTTTAGCTTGTCAACTCCTCCTCAAATGAGTATTAGAACTCCTCAAATGACATCAACTAAAGTTGAAACTAAAGTAGTTTAGAATTTCCAGTGCTTATCGCATTCCAAGCATGTAACGAATGTAGTCATAGGTTCATCTGCAGAACGTGTCTGAGCTTGATAATAATCACACTTTGACTTCTTTTTGCAACTAGAACACCACATAAAGATTGAAGCGCTGTCATTCTTTGCATACATCTTCTTTTCAGTTTCTATAATCTTTTCAATTGCAGATTTCCATCGTGCAGGACAGAGATCAACTGCATTAAGGTCTACAAATTGTTTTGGATTAATTTCTTTAGACTTGAGTTTTTCCAACCAAGCTTCTTTATTTTCAACATAACTGTCGGGACCTTTTAAATTTTCATAGAATGAAATTGCTCGGCTTCTGTACATGTTCCAGAAAATACGATTACCCCAATCAATTTCAACCTTAAATCTAACACTTTCATTGCATACGAGATGCAGAATAGATTCTTCAAGTTGTTTTGATAGTTCTTCGTCTTTAATAAGTTCTATAAAGTTTTCAATTACTTTATCACGAATAGCACTGTCTACAAATACATTTTTTGATTGAAGTTGAATCGGTTGAACTACATATCCTTGTTTTTGTGTAGCAGGTTCTTCTTCATTATAAACTTCTTCTTCATTATCGATATGTGTGTCATCTTCATCTTTTTCAGAATAATCTGAATCATTATCTTCTTTTCCAAAATCAAATTCAGAATAAATTGCTTCATATTCTTGAGAACGAAGATCTACGTATTCAGTTGCATTTGTTTTATAATTTTCAATACCATCATCTTCTCCTAAAAGAACAACAATTGAACCAACATATTCCTCTTCATCAAAAGGTGTTGGAAGTATGTGTTGATTAATTTCATCATCTTCACTTGCAATACAAGCAAATATATAAAGTTGAACAGTATCTTTAGAAGGGTGATCTAATTTTCCTTGAAATTGTATATTACTTCTCTTATATTTCTTTCGAATCCATTCTAAAACATCGGTTGTTTTTGCAGGTATTTGAACATCGCCAATACTACCATCTGTTGTAATGACAGTTGCATACACCATTCCTTGCTAACTATAACTTATATGGCCTTTATTCCGTTTTCATTTTACTTAAAAATGGATTCCAAATAATGATTGTTTTAAAATGCAGTAATCAAAATGTCGAATAATAAGTTTGTTCCGAAGTGGAAGAGAGATAAGGAGGCAGCAGAGTTAGAGAAGCAAAAGCTTGAGAGGGATGCTATAAAGGGAATGGAATTTACTGAAAATAATTTTCCAGAATTACCTAAAAATCCTGCACAAGTAACTAGAAAGGTTTTCTGGGAAAAGTCATTTGTAAATCTTGCATCTGATTGGAAACTCGAAAGCGAGAAACGTAGTAAGGAAGAAGACATTCAAAGTGAATTTAAAAGATCACAGTCATCGATTGATAATACTATAATCTTCCCGCAGTTTGCAAATAATCATACCTTTGTTGAAGAAGACGAAGAGGATGAAGAAGAAGATATGAAACCCGAAGACTCAGAATGGACTTTGGTTTCAAGACAAAAGAACCGTCGCAAGAAGACGTTCGAAGAAATTGTTAATCGCCCACCTACACCAACAGATGATGAAGATGGAGCATGGAAAGATGAACCTGCAGAACACGAAACGTGTTGGGATGTACGTCCTTAAACTACTGAAGGTCTTTCAAATAAACTAAACATTTTTGTTTTGAGATAAACAGCTGCTCTTTGTGCAATTAATACTGGACTTACTAGGTAATCTTTATTTCGTTCACCATATCCTAAATAAATTGCAAGTCCAACTGCAACGATAAAAAGAACAAGATCTAAAATTCCAATTACACCATTATTATTGATCATATCATTGGTAAACTTAATAATATCAGAAAAGAATCCCTTTTTTTTGTTATTATATTCATCTTTAACACCTGCAGTTTTTACAGGTTTAACATCATCACCTTTCTTACCCAATCGTTTGCACCTCATATACGTTTTATTATCATGAGGAATGGGACCACCTGGAAGCTGTTCTATATCGTTGAAGTAAACATCACGATCACCCAATGATTGCAATGGGCGAGATCCTGGTTGATTTGTTCTAACTAAATTTGCAAAATCATTTGGATCAATATTAATCATTGATTTGAAAACAACCCATTTTGTAGGCATACAATTAGGTACAACCATAGTTCCATCATATACATAATAAGAACCTGCTCTTGGAACCATCATATGAACACCCCAATTTTCACCCAAATTTACAGTTGTATAGGGTTTGCTTGCATCTGCATAACTTACAAATGAATTAAAAAAGTGTGTTGATTCTGTTTGAGCTGGATTTACTCGTACAAGTGAACTTACACATAGATACTTTCCAGTTGGATTTGTAAAAATGGCAATAACTTCGGCATCGGCTTGAATATTTTCAATTGTATGGTGACTAGGGTGGTTAACAAGTACTTTGGTGCAAGTATACCCTTCACCATTAAATTTACAAGAACCTAGTCCAGCCTCACTATCAACTATAAGTCCTTCATCACTGACAACAACATTTGCCTGAGGGACCATAACATCATCCATGGTAAGTTCACATAGCAAATCGCAGGGTTTAGCAAATGATTGTGATAGATTGATAGGACTTTGGTTTGGACTAGAACATTGTGGATCCCACGAAGTCGAAGAGCTGTAAATACTCATTTGTAATCTAGCAGTATTTTGTATCTGAGAAATAAGTAATAGTATGGATTTATGGGATATAATTGGTCCAATGCTTTTAATTGGTATAGTGGTTGGTGGTGTAGGTGCATATGCTAGTCAAAAAATTCCTGATTTGGTTGGATATATAAATATTCTTGTATTGTATATTCCGATTTCACTTTTATTTGCAGGATTTATTCCTGATATAATTTCTCAAAGTTTTAAATATTCAGTCATAAGCATTTCAGGATTAATTTCTGTACTTTTGAATCGTATTGCAAGTTCTTTGGCAATATCCTATCTAGGAGAACCACCTAATCTGACAGCATCATTAGCAAAATTCCCAACAGATCCAACTAAATTGATGCCATATAATACTTTTATTCAACAATATCGTCATACATATTCAGGATGTTCGGTCCCTGGCTTTGAGTTTTTCGAAAGCGCATTAGCACCACAATCTCTAGTTCTACTCTGTAGTATGTATGCATTCTTAATGCTTGATATTCTAGTAAATGATCCAAAGAAAGCTGTCTCTGGATTATCTGCGGCTTTTGCCATAATACTTGGAATTCAAACATTCTTCAACTTCAAAAATGGTTGCTTTGATAGTGGATTTTTTATCTTTGGACAAACTCCCTATATTCGCGTTTTAGGTATGTTTGCATCTCTCTTTTTCTTTTCCATGGTTGGAGCTGGAATAGGTTACGGAATAAAGACTAGCATACCAACACCTGATGGACAACCTATTGGTGGCAACGGCATACTTAAAGGAGGTCTAAAAATGCCCGATCTCATTGCTACTAAAGATGTTGGAATTAGCGATCAAGACCAGTTTGTTTGCGATGCATACAAAAATGGTGAATTAATTACATCAACTATTGTAGAATAAGTTACTGAGTGCACAAAGCAAGACCTGCTCGTACAACTCTAAAATATCCAGAAACATCTAATCCACTATGTCTTCCAGCAACAACTTCAGTTCCATCTTCATTTCTAACAACTACAACCATGGTAGGAATAACCGTTACCTGATATTGAGTTTTATAATTATTTGTATCTTGTAATGTATTTACTGATACCCATGTAACATCATTACCATATTCTTCTGATAGCAAAGACATGACAGGTTTAACACTTGCACATGGTCTGCATTCTGGGCTCCAAAAGTTATATACGAATACAGTCTTCATTCCTCGCTTGTTTGTATATTCTTCTCTACTATTAAATGGGTTTTCGGTACTAATCGATACTGACATGATTTATGCAATCTCTGTTTCACGATATCAAATCCGTTTTTATTTACTGTCTTTGTTAATGCACTGACCAAAGCTACGTTTAGTGCCTTTTCATCTATTTTATCTAAATTTTTCTTACACCATTCTCCAATTGTTTTTTCAGTAACTGGAGGTCCCATAAGTTCTAATGGTAATCCATTAATCGGTGTTTCTTTATTTGATTGAACAACTATTACTTGCTTAGTTGGATTCAAAACTTCAACTGCCATTTTATCAACAATATCATTATTGATACTCAAATCATCCTGCTTTCCGGTATGAGCTTGTACATGTGTAAATTTATGAGACTTGAATTTAACAAGCAGATTTGATGTTTCTTCAATTAAATCTCGATGAGAAACATTAGCGTTTGATGATGTTTTCCATCCTTTTGCAATCCATCCCGGTAACCAAACCGTTAGACAATTGATAGAATACATTGAATCTGAATAAATTTCTAATTCAATTTCAGATGGTGTTAAATTAACACTACAAGATTTTACAGCTTCTGCAATTGCAAGAAGTTCGCCTCTATTATTTGTTTGTTGCTGATCTTCTGGAACAAGAGCTGCATTTGAAAGTTCTTTATTTTCTGGAAACCAAAATGCATACGAAGCTCGTGCACCTTTTTTACCATTTCCTTCACATGCACCATCTGTAAATACACGGATCTTCATAATTGTTTTATGGTCGGTTCGTGAAAGTAAGTTGGAATTCGTTTTAGAATACAGCGACTCTGAATTGCAGGTTGTATCACTGTTGGGTCTTCAACATGAAACCATACTCTTGAACGAAATGATCTTTGTTCTAACGATCTACGAATCATTTGTTGACATGTATGTGTTAAAAACTCAGAATGAAAAATTAGCAAAATACGATAACGTGATGATTGTCTTGTTGGAATTTGGTTAATCCAATTTTCAAACCAGCTAGAGAATGTATCAACTGAATTCATTTCAGTTGCATCAATTTCATAAAATTCACAAGTTGCTTCATGATCTAACTTGTACTTATTCCAAATCTTTTGTGTTTCAATATCATTTAATGGTTCAAATAATAAATAATGTGGAGGTGGATAGTCCATTAGTTTATTCTGATTTTTTAGTTGTAGATAGGATTTTGTTGATAGGAATCTCATTTGAGACAATATAAATGCTATTTTCAGTCATAACAATATAGCAATTATCACTCTTAAAAACTGTCTGAATATTTGATGTGTATTCGTTATCAGAACGAATTAAAAATTTACTTGAATCCTCTTCCTTTACACCAATACAGCATTTCTTATCTAGGCTGTCTTGATAGTAATCATAATAGACCGGCTTATCCTCGTCAATTGACAATTTGCAAGCTCGTACAAGAACAGATGCAGGGGGTAGACGATCAGAAGACATTTATTCTATCTTTGAGTTTGTTGTTTTTATTATTGAACGCATTTAACGATATCTTCAATTTTAAATTTAGATCGCATGTTCAAACATTGCAACTCAGCTTTTGGAGTTTCAAGAATTTTGTTCAATGAATCTTTAATAAGATTTCGAATTAAACTTGAATCTTTAGGAAGAAGTTTTACACTCTCGGATAGAAATTCAACAAATTGTGTTACATTTTCTTCCATTTGAGGAGTTTTTACCATTCTTGCACATTCGTCAAGCTCTGAAATTACTTGTTTCAAAGATGTTATGACAATTTCTTCTGGAATCAGCTTTTGAGTAAATAGATAAATCATGAACTTAGCATAGCCTCTGCGTTTATCTTTTTGGCTTGACCATTCGATAACTTTTTGATCAAAGTTTTCGTCTGTATTTTTTGGAAATACAACTGTCTCTGTCATATTGTATAATTTTGGAAACATCAATACTTGCGTTTTAAGATCATCTGCAATTTCTGGAATTGCTGCATGCAAATTTTTAGCAAACAAAGACATCACATTTGCATATGTATGTTGTGTAATTGCTTTATCAAATAGCAATGCCATGATACGAAGTCTGAATTGTTCATCTCTTTTTTGAATAGATGTAAGTGCATCTACTGATAATTTTTCTAGATTACTTGTATTTAATTTATTTAAAATAGTAAATAGTTCTGCATACTCGGGGTCATCTCTTTCTTTAACACGTCTGACAACATCGATAAGAATATTTTCACGCCAATTTTCTGGTTGTGAAGGCTTACGAAATGTATTGTGTTTTATATGATTACTTCTAATTGGTTTATAAACAGTTGGTACAATCCTCAATTTTGCAATATTATCTTGAACTGCACGAGGCAGTGGAAGCTTTTGACTGAATCTTACAGAATAAATTTCTGCGACAGTTAAAGCCATTTTGTTAATTATTAATTTTAATTATAGAAAACGAATCCATTTTCAACAAATCTAACTTATATCACAAAGAAATGGGATCAACTATTGAAACCACAAGACTCCAATATTCTTGGATTTTGTGGTATCATGATCCTGACAATAAGGACTATTCATTAGCGAGTTATATAAAAATTGTAGATATATCAACACCACAACAGTTTTGGACAGTAATTGATTCTATTTCAAAAGAAGCCTGGGAATCAGGTATGTTCTTCTTTATGCGTCAAGGATTCAAACCACTTTGGGATGTTCCAGAAAATGAAGCAGGTGGTGCATGGTCTAAGAAGGTCGAATCGTCAGAAGTACATAATTCATTTATTGATTTGATGATTCACTGTATAACTAATGAACTATTAATAAACCGCAAAGAAACACTAGTTGGAGTTGCAGTATCGCCTAAAGGGCCATTCTCAATTATTAAAATTTGGAATACAACTACAACTGTTTCAGAGAACTCATACTTAAACAATAAAATGACACACATGAAGATTGGAGATGACGTTACGTATACAGCTCATAAAGCAAGACCTAAGTAATTATAAATGAGAATTGTTGTAGATTTAAATAAAGAATATATTATTGAAAAATTACACTTTTTTACTAAACATGCATTTTCTTTTTTATATAGGTGGATAACTACCGATGGAGAAGTAGTTGGTTATATTCTTGGATTTATGCATGTATTTACTGCAATTCTTGTATTAGTTTGCCTTATTGTCTCGCATACTTTTTATCCTGTATTTTGGTTTCAGTGTATAGTTTATTCTTGGATTTTAGCTATATGGCTTCAACATGTTGCATTAAATGTTTGCGTTGTAACACTAGTTGAAAAGGATTTTACTCAAAAGGATTCACCATTTTATTTGCTGTTAGATGATATTTTAAAGTTACTTAATATTGATATTTATCAAGTTTTAAATTATATTGTTGTTGCAGAAACAGTTGCAGTCGCATGTTTTGGACTTGAAATTGTTTCTATACTTTCTTTGTATTTTCAAAAATGTTTATGATACTTATCTATATTCAATTTGAAATTTACGAAATAAATCTAAATCGCGAATAGTCCATCGTATTCCTTTACTTCTTGGATTTAATGGATTTTTCCACATATATCCTACATCTTCATCATAAGGATGTATTTGTGCCAATATTCTGAGAGCAGATATAAGTTCTTCTTTTTTCATTACAAGTTAAAATGAATATAAATTTAACTAGATGAACAAGGCATCAAACAAAGCTTAATATCTCCTAAATTTGCAACTACGTAACGAATCATGAGGAACCAATCGTTCTTCATGTGAATTTCCAAATTATTGCAAAGGTTGGTGCATTTAGTGAACAAAACAAGATGGGGTAATGAAAAACTACCCGATACAATTTCATTTCCTTCTTTCTTTTGAATACTAAATTCATTTTCTCCATCACCCATTACAGTTGTACGAGATGCAAAATGACCCTTGCATGCAAATGTAAGCGATGATCCTACATTTTTAATTTCAACTGTTTTAGCTCCTAGAAGAGTCATGTCACGACACATCTTTTGGAAATCAATAGATGGCATAGTAATATGAGTAGTAAACTCTGTGTCTGGTAATTGCATATCAGGTTCATCACGATCGAGTAAATTTAACTTGTAACGTGTAACTTGCTTGCGTTCTCCATCTTCTAGAAGAATTCCAAGCGTATTCGGATCATCTTGTTCAATATAAAAAGTAATTGTATCATCGTTCGTTGCAGTTCGAACAATTCGATACAAGTGGTCAGTATTCACACCAATTAAAAGTTTAGGAACCGTGTGATTATAATTGTATTTCTCGAACTTGTCAGCATACAAACGGAGATGAACAAGAACTGTTCGTGTATTATCCATTGCTATCATTCGAATACCATCCTTATCAAAAAGTAAGCTCATTTCAACCAAAATGCATTTAAGAGCTTCTTTCAAAGTTCGTACAGCTCCCGTTTGAACAGTCTTGGCCTCGACAATATAATCCGGCATTTACTATTCTATACTTCGTTCATGTAAAATGCTTTAAACTAAATTAACATATGCGAATATTTAAAGATAAGTTAATTAGTTTTATAAGTATGGACCAAGTTCGACAGAAACATTCTACCATTATTTTTGAAAAAACAATTCCTTCAGCTGCTAAAAATGTAGGGCAAACACCAAATTCAATTCGAATGGATGCAGTAATTCATTATGTTACAACACTTCCAGTAATTAGAAATTTGTTATGTGTTTCACAACATGACTATTTGCCAAATGAATTTGAACCAATTGAAATAGATTCAGATATTTATTTTGAACTTAAAGAATTGAAACATACGGATGGACAAGTTGAATCAATTAAGTTTCAAATTTTTTCATATGATCATGAAGTTCAATATCTTCAATCATTTATCGACCGATGCAATAGTGATTATGAACGCCGCATTGCAAATAAGTTAGGCACTGATCTTTATTATTTTGATATGGTAACACAATCGAAATCAAAAAAGAGTATGCAAAATACGCTTCCCAATACACATATTTTATACACTAAACATAAATTTCATACAACACGTTCATTTGATAACGTATTTTTTGAACAACGCGATAAAGTAAAAAATCATGTACAGTTTTTTCTAACTCGCAAAGATTGGTATGAGAAGAAAGGTATTCCTTACACATTAGGGTTTATGTTTCACGGAGGACCAGGTTGTGGTAAAACATCTACAATTAAAGCAATTTCAAATACTGCAAGAAGACATATTTTAAATATTCATTTATCAGAAATAAAATCAAAAGCACAATTACGACACTTGTTTTTTAATGACGAAATACATGTTTATAATGGAACTACTACAGAAAGATTTACAATTCCAATTCATGAACGTCTTTATGTAATTGAAGATATTGATGCAATGGGAGATGCAGTTCTTAAACGTGAATGGAAAAAACCTGTAGAAGAAAAGCCAAAAGTTAAATCAGGAGATCCATGGCTTGATAAAGAAACGGATGAAGATGCAAAAGAGCCTATTGATCTTTCATTTCTTCTAAATTTATTAGATGGTACATTAGAAGCTTCTGGACGTATTCTTGCAATTTCTTCTAATTTTCCAGAACGTATTGATCGTGCATTAATTCGTCCAGGTCGTATTGATATGATTATCCATTTCAAGAAGTGTAATCGTCAAATTCTTCAAGAAATGGTAACTAGTTTTTACGATATTACTACAGATGATTGGACTACTGAAGATCTTGATTATAAATGGAGTCCTGCTGAAATTAATCAAATTTTATTTAGAAATTTTGGAAGTTATGAAGATGCAATTGATGAAATAAAAACACTCAACCCTACAGATTTGTACGGGTTTACATCTCAGTAATAGTTCTTGCAAGTTTAAAAATATTTTGAATATACTTCCAAACACTTTCTTTTGAACTAGGTGACATGTTTTTCATATACTTCTTTAATTTCGAAAAGAGGTTCATATCTTCAGCTTCCTTTTGAAATTCTGCAAATGAATACTCCATAAAAAATTCTTCATTCTTTGATAAAATCTTATCTTCAAAGGCTTTGGTATTGTCATAAATATTTTTTACTATAAGAGACGGATTGCTCATCTTAAGCATTCGAATAGTAGATGAAAACAAGGGGAAATCTGGATCATCTGGGTACATTGCAATTAGTTCATTCGTAAATGAAAATAACTGATCAAAAAGTGCAGTTGTCAAAACAGACTTCGAAGCCATCTATATATTTATTTACGCTCAGTTGCTGAAAATTCACTTTTACGCTCGGCCTCCATTGCCTTCATTCTTGCTGCTACATCGCTATTTGAGCCGGCCTTATCTTTTGAAATTGTATTTTGAGATACAGGTTCAGCAGGTGCACCGGTTGACTGCGACGGTCCTCCTAAAAACGTGAACATGCTGCCTCCTTCGCTCGTAAAACTTGTTGGACTATCCCACATAGAGTAAGAATCGGTTAGTTTACCAGCTCCTTCAAATCCCCATGAGCTTAGAGAACCTATCGAATTTTGTGCAGCTGAGGCTTCTTCTTTTGTTGGAAGTTCTTTTCGTGAATTTGTAGGTTTCGAAATATATCCATAAATATCCTTTCCAACTACAACTTCTTTAGATTCTGGATTATAGAGTGTCGGGACCTTAGTCAGAAAACTTGGAATTTGGTTCCGTTGCAAGGATTCGACTAGAACAAACTTGTATAAAGAAGTTTTATTCAGGGCTTTGAGGGTTTCAATGATCTGCTTTGAATTTGCACATCTCTCACTATAAAATAGATATGGCTGAGACATTATTGTTTTAGTTCTTCAGGAAAAAACGATTCAACAATAACGAGGTTGAATATCTAATCTGATGGCTTATATTTTGCAATAAATGTATAAATATCTTCGCGAACATATACTTGTTTAGTATCTGGATCATATACTGTTGGAATTTTAGTTATATATTTTGGAACTTGGTTTGGATGCAATGAATCCATTGAGATGAATTTATAAAGAAAAATTCGATTAACTCCTTTTAATGAATCTATGATCTGATTTGAAAGCGGGCATTTTTCACTATAAAAGAAATATGGTTGACTCATTGTCGTTATTTACCTTTAGGAAAAAAACGGATAAAACTATAACGAAGAGATGTCTGGAATAGAAATGGCATCTATTGAGAATTTGAAAACGTCGAACAAAGGATTTGAACTGTCTTGCGAATATAAGAATTTTCCTCTTACATTTGTGAATGCAATTCGTCGTATTTTATTGTCAAGTATTCCAACTGTAGTTGTTAATGATGTTGAAATTTTAAAGAATACATCACAATTACCGCATGAAATGTTAAAGCATCGTGTAAAAATGTTACCTATTAATGTGTCACCTTCTGAATCATCTGTTATTAAGGATACAAAGATTGAAATACGTGTATTTCCAGATACAGCTGAAGAGATACGAACTATAACAACAGATGATTTTGCAATTGAATCTAGTAGACAAGGAATAATTTTAAAAGATCGTGATCTTGATACTCCTTTGCTATTTCTTCGTCTTAGACAAAATGAAGAACTTCATATAAAAGCAAATTTAACTCTAGCAACAGAAGGCGTTTCGCAATTATGCAATGTAAGTACATCTTGGCATGTAGACCCAGAGCGTATGAAAAATGATCGTAAGGTTTGGATTGAAAAGGGATTAGATGCACGTGAATTTGATAACTTTGAATATCAAAAGTCATATGCAGTTAATGAAAAGAATGAACCATATTGGTTCGATATGTCAATTGAAAGTAAGGGAGTTATGAAAACATCTGATGTTTTAAGAATGGCTTTAGTTATTCTTCGAAAGAATGTAACTGACTTTATGAAAGAAGCTTTGGATAACATTCGCCGTAGTGAAGATAAGGATACATATGTAATTTCTGTTACATCTGGAGGTCACACAATTGGAGGTTTGTTTCAAGAAATTTTATACAGTGATATGAATGTCAAGTATGTAGGATACGATATTCGTCATCCTTTAAAGAGTGACATGGATATTCCACTTGTAACAGATAAGAGTCCGGAGTCAGTTCTAAAATCTGCAAAGGAATTAATTGAGGAATATTGTAAGATAGTAGAAAAGGCTCTATAATAATAATGGCAGATATACTATCGTTTGATCCAGGTATCGAATTTGAAATATTGGATACGTTTGACTTTGAAGAAGAAATACAAAGACCTGAAAATTTAAGATTTTTTACTCTTGAGGAACAGTTGTTTGATTATTTTGAAAAACGGCTACCAAAGGGGAAAATTGAAAAAGCTGCAATTAAAAGACTTTCGAAAGAAATTGATAGGTTTCGTGAGGTATATACGAAAACAATAACTGTAACCGATAGTGATTATAAGTTTGATTCGACTAGAACGAAACTTAATATTCCATGGATAGATGAAATTTATGAAAAATTTGAATTAAGCCCTTACTCGTTTAAAACAAATTGGAGTCCATTATTTGAAAGATCTGCACAAACGATTCCAAATGCGTATCCTCGTATGGTAACCGCATTGCCTAAGCCATACAAAACAGTAGAATCAGATGGTACATTGGTAGACGAAAAAATGGTATTGGTAGATGAAGAAGGTAAGAATCCAATTGTTGCATTAGGAAACTTTGAACGTTCAAAAACAGTGATTCATGAAGATGGCACATTAGATGTAATTAGTGTTCCAATTGGCAATACAAGTGATGATATTCGTGTTAAAGGTTATTATATACATAATCGCAATATTGATATACCAAATCCACTTGCAGAACATCCATTCCTTTCTTCAGTTGGAGAATCAAGTATTATTACAGAAGAGAAATTACTAGATATTTTTCCAAGTATAGAAACCATTCTAACACACGCAGTTCCAACTACAACCGATCCATATTCAAGTGGTATGAAGTATCTAAAAATTTATGATGTTAATTTAGATCAAATTCCATGGGACTCTTGGAAACAACGTTTTCCTCCTGTTCAAACAATTACAGTAACTCCTAATGTGCAATCATTAACATTTCCTTCAGAGTTACAAGATTCAACTCCTTCAGAGTATCTAACAAGTGCTTATACAAAAGATTGGGTATCTGGAATTGCATCTCGTGCTTGGCTTTTATCGCAAGAAGATGGTGGACTTTTTATGAGTAAAATGTTACTTTCGAAGGCTAGTGAAGGAGGTCTTTTACCTGTTACTGTAATCGGCGAACAACCAACCGTACAAATGCCTGTATCAACACCTGAAGAATGTTTAATTACGGATACATTTGAGAACTTTGTTGCAAGTGGAATTTATAGATCACCAGATTCGAAACAAATTGATCAAGGAAAATGTGTACCTGTTGGATTTTATGAACACGAGAAGTTCATTAATTCAAATAAACGTATTCCTTGGAAAGAAGATACAGAACAATCAATTTTGCAAGAACATAGAAAATTACTTAAAAAATTTCAATATAAACCAATACCTTTAATTAGTGAACGATTTGAAAAAAATGAACACAGAGAAGAATCTGAAATGCGAAGCCATGTTGTTTCTATTTTAAATGATGAAACAAGAGCTGAAATAGATAAAGTAAATGCAATTGATTTAATTATTCAACCTCTTCAGCTTGTTAATCGTGTTTTTCTAGATAATAAATCGTCGTTTGTAATTTGTCAACATAGCCTTTCAATTTTACGTGGAGATTTATCAGATGATCGTTTAATGTTTTATAATGAATGGACTACAATACAAGATGGTTATCGTGTTTGCAAATATTGCAGTGAACAAATCAATGATGATGTATTTTTAGCTCAACAAGAATATGATAGCGATGGTCATCTTATTGTAAGTTCTGATGTAATTGTCTCTGAGGGAATTATTAGTGAAACTGCAAGTTTACTACAAGAACTTAGAAAGTTATTTATTCTTGAAAATGTTGGAGAACAACTTATGTATTTATTGATTTCAATGTTACAAGTTTTTCCTGAAGGAAATCAACTTATTCCTATATTGCAAACAGTACGTAGTCTTACACAATCTTTGAGAAAGAATGCAAAAATTTCAAATGAAACAAAAAATAGAATTGAAGGTATTGTAGGAATTGCAGGAACTGTTATTCTAATGCAAACACATAGTCCATTTCTGATATCTCGTCGTTCATTTGGTTCTAAAATACTAAAAATGTCAGGTTACCCAAGAGACAGTGATAATGCAATGGAATCACCGATTATCAATACCTTTTTATTTATTCTAAAAACAACGTTTGATGCATTTCCTGGTACATTTAAAGGTCCTATTTCACAAATAATTAATAGTTTAACTGTAAATTCTAAGAAGGTAAAAGAAGAACTTGTTACATACATGAATCCATTTATTGCAAAATTTAAACCACAATTAGAAGAAGCTAAGCAACGATATATGGAAGTTATTCCTGAACAAACTATAGAAAAACAAAGAATTGAGTTTCCATTAATTCATCTAGAAAAGGTAACTTATGAATTAAATGAAAGATTAAGTAAAGCTGAAGTTATATCAAACTGTAAAAATTTACCACTGAGTGTAGTGTTAGAAGGTTCTGCACTTCCAAGTGTTTCGCAAATGCCAATAGAGTTGCCTCCTAAAACTGAAACATCAAATCGTTCAATCATAATTGAAACTGAAAAGGAAGAAATTATTACAAGTTCAATTACTGAAAAGGATATTCGTAAAAGCTTAAGTATTGGATTACCAAAAGTATTTTCAAAGATTGAAAAGATAAAAAGTTTTTTAACAAAAAATAAAGATCCAAATGCAGTATTGAAAATTCTTGATCGTTGTTTAGATGCTCTATCAGATGAATCATATGACAAAAAGAAACTTATTGAATATAGAAATTTATCTATCTATTTAAAATCAGATAAATCACTAAGAAAAGATATTGCACTTGGATTATTATATGAAGTGTTAAGTGAAGTTTCAGAAAGTCCTAAATATTTAAGAAGAATTGAAAGTACTCTTAAGAAAGATCCTATTATTGCAATGATTATTATACAAAAAGAAGAAGCTGAAACAGAATATCAAAATTTGAGAACACAGGAACGTGAAACATTGAAGAAACGTCTTCGAAGCATGAATGATACTGAACGTGAAATTACAAAAACGTTGTTAGAAATTGGTATTTCAAGTTATATTATAACTAACGTAGATCGTGAACTATTTGCAAGAGAATACAAACCATTAGAACCAGAAAATGAAAAAGAACCCGACGAGTTAGTACCTGAAGAAGGTTATAACGATACACGCGATTATGTAGAAAATGGTGATGTTCCTTTAGGAGAAGATGGTCAGCAAATGGAAGTTGATTATGGAGATTATGGTGATCGTGCTATTCGAGATTATGATGATTATGGAACTACAGGAGTAATGGATGATGGAGAAGGTTATGGTAATTAAATAACAACATGTTTCCAAAATTTACGTGACTGTATTCGATGTATATGAGTCTTACTTATCGAATATATTTCACTTAATTCCAATGGCGATATAAAATCTTTAAGAATGCAAATTTCTCTTACTTCTTTTTCAGATATTTTTGATTTTAAATTATTTTCACCTAATAGTTTTTTTCTTTCAATGTTTTTTAACTTTAAAGATAACGATAATCCTTTTGATTGACGTCCTGCATTAACCATATCTTTCATGTTATCATTATGAGTTCCGGTTTTTAGATGATTTGGATTATAACATGATGGATTATGACACATGTGTCTAACTTCTAGATTTTTATCAATTGGTTCATTATTAAATAGTTCCAACGAGTATCTATGAGTTAAATAACGCTTACCGTTTACACTTGTCATTCCATAACCATTTTTAATTTTTCCACCTAACCAATTCCAACAACCTGTTTCAGTTATATTTTTTTGATTATAAAACCATATTTTTAATTCATCATTATTCATATTTGGTCTACGCGGCATTTTTTAATATTAAATAAAAATATATACTCATCCGTTTTCATTAAATTTGCATTTTAGTAACTTTATAGTTTCTCTTATTGTATAACTGTAAACGTTCTTGGAATTGTCTTCTAAATGCATTATCTACAATATCAATAATTAATGGATCTATTTTTCGAATTCTCTTATCCACTCTTAAAATACGTCCAACAATTTGATCAACATCAGGCCTTGGTGTTGACATGATTAGTGTATTTAATGTACTTAAATCAAACCCTTCCTTAACCATTGCATAAGTTGCAAGTAGAATCCTTTTTGTAGAACACCATTCTGCTCTTGTTTCTGCTTTGACATTTCTTCCAAGAATACAAGCTCTTTCTTGAAGGTCGGTAGGCAATAATTCGAATAATGTTTTTGTATGATCAACACGATCGGATAGAACAAGTAATTGACGGTCAGATTCTTGATAAACATCTGTAATTAATTCAACTAGAAATTTATTACGAGGTTCATATTCCGCAACCTTATTGACCATTAAAGATGTAAACATAACTCCAGAATTGTTATAAATTACTTCATTATATTTATCATCTTTTGGATCGTATTCAAATACTTCTACTTTAACATTTTCATCTACTTTATCAGCAGTGTTTGACTTATAAAGTAGCGGTCCGAGAAACCAATGAATTACATGCATCAACTTATCTTTGCGCTCAAGAGTTGCAGAAAGACCTAACATATATTTTGAAGTTAATTTAGTCATGGTATGTGAGAATGATTCTGTTGCAATATGATGACATTCATCAACAATTACAAGACCGATTCGTTTATAAGTATAATCTCTTTGTGATACAGTTTGAAGCATTGCAACAATTATATCTGCATTTTCAATATCAAGAGTATCTCCTTGAACAAATCCTATTCTTGCTTTTGGAAGAAATGATTTAATTCGTTCAACCCATTGATCACGTAGAAATGTATTGTGAACTAAAACAATTGTAGGTAATTTCAGTTGAGATGCAATATAAAGTGCACATACAGTTTTACCACCTCCTGTTTGAAGCGATATAACACCATCATGTGGTTCTGGAAGTAAATATGAATTTACAACTTCTATTTGATTATCACGAATTGTTCCAGTAAATTCCCAAAATTTAGAATCAGTTTGAGAAACTTCACGAGTTGTACTTTTCAAAGGACCAAACGTTTCAATTCCATATTGTTTCGGCACATATAGATTGGTTTCATCTTCTGAATAGACCTTATATCGTTGAACAAATTGAGGTTTGACAAACACCGATGGTATATAGGGTTTTACTGTCAGTGTTCCTTTAATATGATCTAATTTATCAATTGATTTTTTTGCAATTTGATATCCACTTGTTGTTAGAGCCATTTCACTTCCTTTCTATTTTCATCGTTTAATCCATTTTTAGTTAATGGATCAAGATGTGGCTACGGCCATAGCAATAGCTACGATCATATTTATAGTGACAATTATAGTTGCACTTTATCGGTTTTTTACTACTCATCTGTATAATGAATCTTCTTTAATTTCAGACGAATTCGAAGTTTAGTATCTTTTGGAATAGACAATTCAGCAATTCTTCCATATTCTTTAAAGATTATTTCACCTTCCCATGGTTCTCCAGTTTTTATATGATCAGATAGTCTTTTTGATAGTTCTTTTACAGGAGCATACTCTCTATCAAATCCTAACCCATAAATTTGATTCATAATATCTATAGATTCATTAATCCGACTCATTTAGCTTAATATTGTATTTATCACAGGGTGTAAACGTAGAGCTTCTTTATAAAATCGGCTATCTTTTACAGTTGTGTAAATACGATCACATAATGCAAGAGTAAAGAAGTCTGTTAATAAATCTACTGTCATAATATCTTTTGAGAATTTGAGTGAATCTTTTCCTAAATTATGATTTCCTTTAATAGAATCTTGTTGAATAGACAACTCACTTGCAATAAATGCATCTGGATAATAATTTCTAAAAATTTGTAAATTTTCTTTATCATCTGAAACAACTGTCATTTTTACTCCATTTAATGCACCTTGACATGTAACTAGAGAACATAATGATTGTACACTCATGCTTCTATAACCTCGTTTTACACGATCAGTTCCTCGAATATGAATACCCCAAGATTGAGCTATAGGATATCTTGCCTTTCTTTCACGTATTTTTTGTAAAATTCTTTGATCATTAACACGAAATACATTTGCAAAAAATGTAGAATCAGCAAATAATGTTCTCATACCACAACCTAGAACAACAACATCTGCACCAAAATCTTTAATTAAATGACCTGCATCAATCTGTTTACCATTTGTCATTAATTCATGAGAATAAGGAGTTTTTATGTTACCTTTCCAAAATTCTGGATAATAAGTTGCATCTTCAGGTATTTCATCTAATGATGCAATTTGATCTATATTGATTAGTTTAAAATATGTATAAAAGTTTTCAGTTCCATGTGTCCACATTTCATCTGACCAATCTACATATACTTTTAACTTATGTTGTTGAGCAAATGCAATTCCCATTTTTAAAGATTCCAAACGATCACCAAATCCAAGCCATCCTTTAATAACTAAATACTTCATTCTTATAATTATAATTTTATTTAGAAAACGAAAATCAATACACATCTAAAATTAATCGTTCAACAAATGGATATGATATGTAGAATGGATGAATATGATGACGAACAACGAGATGCACATGTAAATACAATTAAAACTGCAATTTCAGTATATGAAAAGAATGGTCAATTGACTGAAGATTTAATGGAAGAATGTAGAGATTTGATACTATCATATAACGTAAATGTATTTGATATTGAAACAGTCAAACGGAATTCATCTTCCAAATACTTAAAATTGTATATGGAAACAAATGTAATTGTAGACTTTATTAGATCTCTTGATCGTAACAATGTCGAATTTAAATATTATTATTTATTCTGCAAGAATCTTGAACTCATGCGGTGTATACTAAAAGATCCAGTGGATGAACTTTCTAGTATGATGTCTGCAATATCATTAAAAACGAACTCAAGAAAACTCAGACAATAAAATAACAAATGGAAATTAGCGACGCCGAAAAATCATATAATATGGATCTTGTGGAAGATGCAATTTGTGTGTATGAAAAAAGAAAGGAATCATTAGATGTTCCAATCGAAGAACATATAAAGCTCGTTATGAAATTTAGTAACTATGTTGATATGATGAATGATACAACTGGTATTGTTAATGTTAACAAATATAAATTACTATTTATAGAAACTGTAAAAATTACAAAACAGTTATCAACTACTTATAGCAAATATGGTGAATTTAATTTTACTGATTATTATGTATTTTGCAAAATAGTTCAACAAATGATGGAAATTATATCTTCTGATGAAGATGACGATCTTTCTGAAATGTTTTCAAAGATGAATTTCTAATACTTAATTTTTTCCGTTAGATTAATGAGGCGTCGTCAAGTTTCCAGAACTCAAACGACTAGCTTAGCAAGGCGATTTGCAAATTCAGGACCAGTACTTCCATTTAACCCAGCTTCTTCAATTCCAGGATGTCAACTTTGGTTGGATGCAGCGGATACTTCAACTGTTCTAGCAGATGGTTCATCAAATGTATCACTTTGGATTGATAAAAGTAATACTGGAACTATAGCTACTCCTACCAGAGGAGCAAGTGCTAATCAAATTACATATGCTACAGTAGATGGTTATCCTGGAGTGTACATTAATAATAACGGTTCTGCACAGTATAATTCTAGCACGTATTCACAGTTAACCATTCAATCCAATTTCCAAAATACGGCCGATTATAGTATTTTTGCAGTGGTTAATCTTTCAAACGTTGCCAATGGTCCTGAATATCAAACTATTTATGGAAATGCTAGAGGAACCTCTGGAGAAACACGGACACCAAATTTTGGTGCTGGAATGACACTTGAATTCAATTCAGATACTACAAATCGTATGATAAATTCATCGTTTATAGGATCAGGAAGATTACAAACAGCACTTATTTCTTCTAGTTCAGCTTTGACTGCTTATACTAATACCACTGCATATGGTTCTGCTACAAATGGATTTACGAAAGTTTCGACTGATGCAGGATCACTTCCGAGTATTGGAGGACCTGGATCATTTAACGACAATCGGTTTGCAACAGGATATTTCCATGAAATCCTCATTTACAATTCAGTCCTCACAACTATACAGCGTCAAAAAGTAGAAGGCTATCTTGCACATAAATGGGGATTGACTGGAAATTATAATTCTTCAACTCCATTGACGATTTCTGGTTGTCAACTTTGGTTCGATGGAGCGGATCCAGCTGGAACTGGAACACCTCCTGCAAATGGAACCACTATTTCATCGTGGGCTGATAAGAGTGGAAACGGAAGAAATGCAACTCCTACAGGAACAGGTCCAACTTATACTACTAACATTTTTAATGGATATTCGGCACCTGTATTCAATGGAACAACTATGGTAACACCTTCCTATTTGATAACTACAGATTCAAAGCTATCTATCTTCATTTTATGTAAGAAAACTGGATTAAGACAAGCTGGAGGAAACAGTGATATATTAAGTATTGCAGCAGGTTATCAATATTTTGATTTATATATTAGAACTTCACAAACGAATTATCTAGATCTAATTTATGCAAATACGCCAATTTCACTTACAACCTATGAAATCAGTAATGGAACTAATTTACTTGTGACAATTTTAACTAATGGACTCTCCACTAGTGGTTACTTAAATGAAACATCTGTATTTAATACTACAGCAGGAAGTGGTGGGTATCCAATGAATAATCTAACAAGTCGATGGAACATTTCCGAAGCGCAATTTGTAGGTCCTATTTGTGAAATCATCATATTCAACTCTACTTTCACCACCACTCAACGCCAAACCATCGAAACCTATCTTGCAAATAAATGGGGACTACGATCATCTCTTCCAACAAATCATCCATATAAATCTGCAGCACCCAAGTATGAAGAACCTATTTTTCTTCCGTCTTTGATTACTGGAAATCAATTGTGGTTGGATGCTGCAGATATTTCAACGATTACATATGGTACTGGATCATCCGTCGCATCTTGGAGAGATAAGATCAATGGTTATGCAGTTGCAAACTCTTCGCCTGCATATCAGCCAGTTTATTCACAAGGAACGATACGGTTTAATGGAACTATAAGCCCATCTTATCTTGATATTCCTACTCTTACAATTGGTTCATCTACGTTTTCTATCTTCTTTGTGATTCAAAATACAGGTCCCGCTTCAGGAAATGCATATGCGCCGCATTTCTTCTGGCCACTTTCAGGAAATGGTTCAGGTGCACTTTCTATCACTAGTTGGATTAATACAAATATACAAGGAGTAAATGCTAATATTAGTTCTACTCTTCTAAAAAATCAATATTATGTTATTTCATATACATTTGGAGTAACTACAAATTTTGAACAACTGTATGCAAATGGAATAAGTATAGGAACCTATCAGAATTCCTCTGCATATACAGCAAGTCTGTATCGTTTAGGAACAATTGATAGTTCACAGAGTGTTACTTTATTTGATGGAAATATTGGAGAAATGTTGGTCTATAATGCAGCTGTAACACTCTCTCAACGTCAAAAAATTGAAGGTTATCTTGCACATAAATGGAAGATTCAATCTTCTCTTCCAGCAAATCATCCCTTTAAAAGTACAGCACCTACAACAATACCTAAGTCACTCACTATTCAATCATTAAGTGCACTGTTTAGCCCTTCAAGTAAAGCTTTAAGTATTCCTTCAAAATCCTCATTTACACTTGGAACAAATAATCACACGATTGAGTTTTGGTTCTATCAGACGAATCGTACTACTTATGATGTTACATTTTCATATGGAGATAATCCACCTGTGTGGACTGGCACGTCTACCTATATATTTCAAGCAGGAAACCCGCATTCTACATGTATTCTTGGTAATGGTGCAGGTGGTTGGGCAGTGGAATTATTTAAAGGTGGAAATTCATATGCATTGAATACTTGGCATCATTTTGCAATTGTGCGTAATGGAACTACTTTTACTCTTTATATTAATGGAACAAGTCATAGTACAGCAACTTCTTCTGTCAATATTGGACCCTCATTTGGTTCAATGGTCATTGGTTCATTGACATCCACTGGACATGTTGATGGATTTACAGGATATATCTCAAACTTTAGGTTTGTGAATGGAACTGCAGTCTATACTTCAAACTTCACTCCACCAACTTCACCCTTGACAGCAATTCCAAATACACAAGTGTTAATTCAAGGATTAGTAGACAGAAGTCCAAACGCATATGCAGTGACAAATAATGGTAATGTTAGTTTGTCTTTACTATCGCCATTTTTATAATTATTTTTGAATAGATTAATGAGGCGTCGTCAAGTTTCCAGAACTCAAACGACTAGCTTAGCAAGACGGTTTGCAACTGTCACTAGCAAAAAATATTTCCTTCCAACCTCAATTGCAGGATGTCAGCTGTGGTTAGATGCTTCAGATTCTTCTTCAATTGTTAAGAGTGGAACGAACGTGACTACCTGGAAAGATAAGTCTGGAAATGGGTATCATATGAATACACTACCAGTATCCGCAAGTTGGACGGGTACTGCTGCATATCCAACAATTGGAACTTCAATTAATGGACTTCAAACTCTAAACTTTCTTGCTCAATCAGGTCTAAAGCAGACTGTTACATTAGATGGAGTTAAGAATCTATTTTGGGTTGGACGTATTGCGGCTCCAATAGGAACTCTTATCGGAGGAGGAAATTCTTGTTATTTTCTTCTAGGACATGATAATCACTATGACTGGCATGCACCAATTTATGGTGGTAGATTTGTAGATGGGAATGCACAAGGAGGTATTACTAGTGCAACTGCTTCTCTCTTTACATCCGATGCAGCTGCAGTGACAAATGCTACATTTTCAAGTGTGAATATGCCATCTCCTCCAAATGTATCGTTGCTATCTGTCACAGGTATCAGTGGAACTACGCGTTATCAAGGTATTTGTTATGATAGAGATTGTCATATTGGTTGGTGTGGTGATTTAGCAGAAGTGATCACGTTTAGTACTGCACTTACTACCGCTCAACGACAAGCTGTAGAAGGCTATCTTGCACATAAATGGGGATTAACCAAGTATTATAGTCCTTCATTTCCTTTGTCCATTTCCGGATGTCAACTTTGGTTGGATGCTGCGGATGCAACAACTGTTAGTGCAGCAACATATGTTTCACAATGGCGCGATAAATCTGGAAATAACCGTCATTTTGGCGTAAGAGCAGATGGAACTACTTATTCTTCAAATGCAATTAAATTGAATGGTTCATGTATGTTTGTAGATAGTCCAGTAGACTTAACTAAAGTTACAGTTTTTATACTTGCAAAAACAATAAGTGGTGGCAATCAAACCGTTTTAACTACAAGATCTAACACAGGTACAAGTTACAATAGCACAGATGGTTTTGGATTTTATATGGATGGAACAACATCTATGCGTTTTTTTGGAACGTATCCTGCAGGATCAAGCTTTGCTGTAGATACTTCAACGCCTAAATTGTTTTCATTTCAATCAAGTGGAACTTCAATTTCTGCATGGTACAACGGAGTTTCACAGGTAGGGTCAACTCTGGCTTCTCCTAGAACTTCAACAGCAAGAGGATTTGGTATAGGAGGAGAATGGACTAATGAAAATGGAGGTGGATATCAAAACTTTTATGTAAACGCTTCAATCTATGAAATCATTGTTTTTAATTCCGATCTAAAGACTACTGACCGTGAAAATATTGAAAAATATCTTATGCAAAAATGGGGATTAGGAATAATACCTTCCACTCATCCATACGTTAACTTTATACCAAGTCCGTTAGTTGAATTCATACCAACAAGTCTTTCAGGATGCCAATTGTGGTTGGATGGTGCAGATCCAGATGGAACAGGAATTGTACCTTCTGCAGGGGCTAAATCTTCATGGGTTGATAAGTCTGCAAATCGCTGGAATGCATCTCAATCAACTTCTGCAAGACAACCTTCTTTAGTTTTGAACTCTTTGAATAGGCGTCCTGGTTTTAGTTTTACAAGTCTGAATAACCAAAGTTTTATAACCGATTTACAACCAAATTTGAACACTATATCTGGTCTTACAGTGTTTGCTGTTTTATTACCTACATGGTCGGTTGGTCAGGATGTGAGAAATCCTGCTTTTTTTGGAATGAGAAAAACTGTTGCAAGTGTTCTTAGTACAAAGATAAACTATTACTTACACAACGATTACAGTCGAACTGATATATTTAATGGTTCTGGCGTGAGTTATCATTTTGTATCAGGCCTTGCTCAAAATACTCCGTTTATGTATTCAGGAACCAATAATAATGGAACGGACTTATTGTATCCAAATGGCAGTCTAACATCCGATTCTGCAGGAGCTAGCTTTGGTTCAGGTACAAGTCTTCCAATCATAGTTGGAGGTAATAATGAAGACTTTGAAAACTGGCAAGGTTATATATATGAAGTTGTCTTTTTCAATTCAGTCCTTACAACTGCACAACGCCAACAAGTAGAAGGATATCTTGCATTGAAATGGGGACTTACGGGATCTCTTCCATCGGGACATCCATATAAGTCATTCTCGCCCTTTCCTATTATTTCACTTAATTTCCTTCCAACATTGATTTCTGGATGTGGATTATGGTTGGATGGGGCAGATACTTCATCAGCATCAATGAGTTTAACTGGAAGTACTCTAAATACATGGAAAGATAAATCAGGAAATGGTTATAATTTTACAAAGGCATTTTCATCATCACCAACTATTTCAAATCTAGGAACAGGAACGGCTCCATATTTTGATGCTAATCAAGCACTCTATAATACAACAATTCCATTCCCTAAAACCTATACTATTTTTTCAGTAGCAAATTTGACTGGTTTACCTCCATATCATTGCTATATTATGCACGCACCCTACAACGCGGATCACATTATATTCTTTGGAGCATATGTTCGTGATTTTGCCACATTTGCTGGTCCTGTAGGATCATGGAATGACATAAATGCAAATTCACCCACTTCAACTATCGCAAGTACTTCTACAACAGCTTCACTGCTTTGTTGTACAAACGATGGAACAACATTAACACCGTATTTTAATGGAACTACTTTGAACACAAAAGTTGGAACAAATGCTTCTGCAACAGGAATGTTTATAGGAGATACATATTTACCTGGACAGCATTGGCGTGGAGCTATTGCTGAATTTATTGTTTACAATAAAGTTCTAACCACAACTGAACGTCAACAAGTAGAAAGCTATCTTGCATGGAAATGGGGTCTTCAGGCGTCTTTGCCATCAGATCATACCTATAAAATTGCACCACCTTCCGTATAATCATTTAAAACATCTCCACTATTGATAATAATGCAGCCCTTTGACTATCAAGGATCGATTGTAAATCGGAGCCAACCTACAAAGGTTCTGAGAAAACTTACCAAAACTATTACAATTGATTCAGTCGACCGTGATCCAAATATATTTCTCAGAACTGTTGGAGGTGCGACCTCATCAGATGCAGGTGATTTTGTGGTTTATCTTCCTCGTGTTTACGAGAATATAACGAAGATAAAACTCAAGAATGCAATTATTCAAGCTCCAGTAATACTATCTACTGCAGCAACAACAATAGGATTTAACCCAGCCGATACATATATTTTACTAGGAATTGAAGGAATGAATCGAAAAGATGAAACAGCACCAGGCGCTGATCGTTCTGGCTTTGTCGATTCTTGGTTTGCAAAGATTCCAAACGATTATGGTGTTGCGCTCAGTGGTACAACACTAACAAGTGGTACACAAAGTGCAAGTGTATCAATTTTATACGTTACAGCAACTTCACATGGGTTTTATGTAGGTCAAACTATTTGTATTACTGGTACAGACAATGCAAGTCATAATCTTGCATTTGTTCAAGTTGCAACTGTTCCAAGCGCAACAAGTTTTACAGTTAACGCTAGTACATCTGCTAATACAAGTTCTGGAGGAGGAACAGCTTTTATTCCAGGTATTTTGTACTACAATGATAGTACGTATGATGAACAAAGTGTAGAGTTTTCTCCTCCAATTGGACGTCTTCAAAGAATGCACCTTACTTTAAGACGTCATATGCCACCATCAAATATTAGTATTTCAAATCCAGTTGGTGCGCCAATTGTATTTGGTGCAGCTCAGGCTAATTTCACTTTTGAAATTGAGTATTTGGATAATGGATTTAATGAGTTTTCGTCATTTGAAACTCGTTTAGGACCTTCATCGCAATCGGCGACCTAAGTTTACAAATGTATCTAACGTATACAAAAAGAAGATTCCAGTAAAAATATATAACATCATATCTTGAGAAGAAGCTGCTTCATATCCAGTTCTATTCTGCTCTATCATTCGCAAAATACGATCAAGTTTTAAATCATATGCTTCTCCTTGAAAACTTGGTGGTGCATACGGAAAATCCAACCCTTCATCGTGAGGATAGTATGGATTTGATATTTTTGTTTTTGATGAAGAAAAGTGTTCCCTTGTTGATGGAATACGGGCAGGACCATAATTTACATCTCCTTCGTCATCGGACATAACAATAGGCAAAGATTTTGAAAGATCATCGATGCTCTTCTTATGTTTTGCAACAGTTGCGGCTGTTCTATGTATTGGTGTTGGGAATACACGACCCTCCTTTTCAGCGTCACGTTTTTGGTGAGTTGCATCATTTTTTGATGTCATATCATAGTGTTTTTTTGGAAATGCCGATCCCCATACTTCTTCTAAACTAGCCATTCCACTTGTTCACTGATACATAGAAAAATATTAACAGTATCTTCAAACAAATGAAGATTGCACAAACTGAACTATTGATTGTGGGTTGTATAATTGTATATGTAGCTTTCTTTGCTCACCCTCCGCCTGCATTTGTTAAGCTTTTGTTATCGAGTCCGGTAGGGCATGCTGTTCTTCTAGCTGGAATTTTGTATGTTGTTCTTTATCAGAGTGTTATCGTTGCCATTTTCCTTGGAATTGCATATGTAGTTAGTACGACTGGTGTTGTTGAATATTTAGATGAAAAGGAACAGACAGAGAAGAAAGAACCACCTAAGGCTAGTGGAATTCCATCTCCTGCTGTAACTGGAATGTTAAACAAATTAATGAAAAAAGGAGATACTCGATTGCCTCAAACTCAAGGAAAATCAGTTACAACAAAACCATCAGCAGTCGTTCCTCCAAAACCAAAGCCATCTCCCAAGATTGAAAACTTTATGAACTTTTGAATAAGAAGATGATTCATAAAGTAGCAACTGATATTGCATCGTCGCCATTTGTGCTTGGAATAATGATGTTAATTACAAATATTGGCAGTCGATACATCACACATGAATTCAGTGACAATGATGATGAATATCAACAAAATATTATTTTGAGAAGATTGGCTGTTTTTGCAGTATGTTTTGTTGGAACACGTGATTTAGTTATATCATTGCTTCTCACAGCTGGATTTATCATTTTGTCTGCAGGAGTATTCCGGGGTAAGTCCGTATATGCACGTGAAGGATTAGAAAATCCTGATCTTGCAATGAGAGCTGCTGCTGGACTAGCGGGGTCTATTGATGCTCCTGCGTATGATAAAGATGTAAAAGCTTTACCCAAATTATAATAATGGGTCATACAAGTTCGAAAGATATGGCAATATGTTTAGTTATATTTAATCCAACAGGCTCGAAGAGAATTATAATGAATTACTTGTATACTCTAAACCAATTTAAGCTGCAAAAGTTACCTGTTTTTACACTAGAAATGGTTTTTAAAAACAGAGAACCTGAAATACCAGATGCATTTCATGTTCATTGTGAATCATTCATGTTCCATAAAGAACGCATGTGTCGTATGCTTGAAACTATGATACCAAGAAAATATAAAAAATTAGCATTCATAGATGCAGATCTTCTATTTGCAAATAAAGATTGGTATTATGAAACTTCAAAATTGTTAAATACTCATGATGTTGTTCAGCCATTTGAAAAGTGTAATTGGCTTGACTTAACATATACTAATATTACACAATCTCGTCCATCTGCATTATTTATGGAAGGTCCAACATTAGATTGGAAATACCATCCTGGGTTTGCATGGGCATTCAGACGAGAATGGTATAGAGAAGTTGGATTCTTTGATTGGTCTATAAGTGGAAGTGGAGATACTCTTTCAGTTGCTGCATGGATGCGAAAGGAATTTCCTCCAGGATTTAAGTCTCTTCCTGTATGTCAAATTCCTGCATTTAAAGAATTTTTGAAGCTTCCTGCTCCTAGAATTACGTATACACCTGGTGAAATTAATCACTTATATCATGGATCGAAGGTAAATCGACAGTATGTTGAAAGACATGCATTGATTAATACGCCCCATGATATTCGTAAAATAATTAAAATCAATTGGGATGGAATGTATGAATGGGTAAATCCTCAAATTTGGAATCCAATATTGCTATCATATTTTATAAATCGTCACGATGATGATTTAAGTGAAGATTTAAAGCTTGATGGTAACCGAGTTCTTACCAGTTGAACCACCTGGTTTCTTCATTGCACTTGTTGAAACCTTCTTAGTTTCAACTCCAGAGTTCACTCGCTTTAGAAGATCATCAATGTTAACTTCAGGAGCCTTCATTTCTCTTACAGGCTGAGGTGTTGCTGCAATAGGAGGCTGTGGATTAGGTCTTTGAGGAAGCTTTACAGGTGATTTAATTGAGGTAGGTGGTGGACGAATATTAGTCTGTTGTGGTGGTGGAGGAGGAACCATTCCACTCATAAAACTAGCAAGACCAGCTAGAGGATTTGCTTGTGGTTGTGCAGGCATTCCTTGGCTCTTCATAGTTTGTGTTTGTTGTTGCATAGCTGCAGTTGCAAGTTGACGAGCGATATCTGGGTTTGTACGCAAAACATCATCAATATTTGGAATTGGTGCCTTGCGAGTCATTTGGTTTGTCAAATGAACCATATAGACCATCATACATGTACGAATAGGAATACGTACAAGTGGATGCATCTTAATGTTTTCACCATACATATCATACAATTCTTCAAAATCTTCTTCCATATCCACTACATTCATCTGTGCAGATTCAGAAAGACCATCTAATTGCAATCCAAATGCTTTCATTAGTGGTACATTTTTTGAACTCCATTCCATAGCAGACATTCCGGTAATAAACCAGTCTGAAAATTGCTTAATCATTGCATCTGCATCCTTTTCCTTCTTAATAAAGTCATATTCCATCTTCATTTCTTCAAGAGGTGACTCCAATGTAAAATTCTTACGCATTGGAATACCTGAAATTTGAAATCGCTTAAATTTTCTAAGCATTTCATATTTTTCTCGAAGTAGATGCTCATCAGACATACGCTTAGGAGGTGACTGTGAAGGAAAAAATGACTCTGCATTTAAGTTATCGACACCTTCAGAAGATCTAATAGGACCTCCTTCACCAAAGTTCGGAACTAATTTGGGCGCAGTATCATTCAAATCAACTGTAGGAATATCAAACGTTATTGCTTCAGTTGGCAAATCAAATGTTACTGCCTGATTTGTTAAAAAATCAGCACCGAGGATTTCACTCATTTATTCAATTAGACGAGTCCGTTCTGAAAACTATAACGCAACGCATTCCTCCATTCATTAGAAATAGTACGATATGTCCAATAATTCATAACAGTGTCATACTGTATTTTTGCATATTTTTTTACTAGTTCTGGATCCTCTTTTAACTTCTCAATAATTTCAGCAGCTTCTTCTAAAGTTGAAAATTTAGGTCCTGGTATTTTTGAGAAGTTTCCTATACTTGTTCCAATAACTAAAACACCACTTACAATTGCTTCAAATGCAGGAAGTGGTCCTGTTTCAACCCATTTCTCTGGACCTGAAGTAATAAGTAAAAGATCAATTGTATGATACCATTCTTTCATTTCAGAAAATGGTAAAGAACATGCAGTATTTAATGGAATCCCAACATGATTGCTAATATCCACTGCAAGAGTGTAATTTTTACTAACAATTTTAACCTCTCCACACCAGCCAAATGTATTTATTTGTCCATTGCGTTCTGCATATCTAAAATGATCTGGTTCTACACCATTTCTCATAAGATAAACTGGATTACCTTTAGGAAAAAAGTGTGCTATTTCATAACTTGTCATTCCATAAGTTAAAATTTCTTTTGGAAGAACAAGATTTTTAAATTCACATCCTCCATGAGAAACAAATAAACACTTCTTCCAATCAACTTTTACGTTATTATTTTTAAAAAAGTCAATAGATGCAATTTGTGTTAAACATACATCATGACTTGCTAAGACAGAATCAAATGTAGTAAAATCTGTTTTACGCCAATCATAATAAGTAAATTTAAACTCATCTTTTAAATATTTTTCAACATCTAAATGAACTCGTTCAACAGACCATCCTATTGGACCATAAACTAATACAGTTATCATTTAATTATTAAGATCCGATTGATGTAAAGTATTTTCAATAACTTTATTGAAAGCAGTTCTCCAGTAATCTGAAACAACTTTATAGTTCCATTTTTTCACAACACATTCATATTGTTCATTTGCAATTTCTTTTACCTTTTCTGGATTACTTTTTAAATAATTAATAATATTAACCGCTTCTTCGATTGTAGAAAATTTAGGTCCAGGAACTTTTGCAAAATTACCAACAGGCGTTCCAATCACAACAACACCAGCTGCTATAGCTTCAAATGCAGGAAGTGGTCCTGTTTCTGAACTACCGTTTGGTATTGATGTTATAATTAATATATCTAAACTGGAATACCATTCTACAAGTTCTTTGAATGGTAGTGCATACCAATCTTTTAGATCTACAAATGGAGTTTTACAACTAACATGTAATTCCATATTTACCTGTCTTGCTATTTCTTCCGCCCAATCATATTGCTTAAACCATACTCTAGGACATCCACACCATCCAAGTTTATTTATATTTCCAGAATGTTCCTTACGATTAAAATGATCTAATTCTACACAGTTTGGAGTAAGTAATGGTGTAATATTAGAAGGAAATAAATGTTCAATTGATCTGCTTGTCATTGCATGTGTAGCGATTGGATTCATGTCAACACAAAACTCTTCAAACCCATGAGAAACAAACAAACATTTGCGTATATTTATGTTAGGCCACCATGGGAATATATACTTATAACCTATTAATAATGTCATAAATATATCACATGTTTCAACATCATTTATCTTATTTTCTATTTCAGTTTTACTGCCCCAATCAATATAAATAAATTCAAATTCATCAGATAGATACTTTTCTAGATCATGATGAATTCGTCCAATAGCCCATGCATTTTCTGCAAAAATACAAACTTTTTTCATCTGTTATTTTCTAATACCCACAATCCTTGTAAAAAGGAATCCGCAAGATCATCTTTCTTGGGATGTTTCATCATAAATGTTTTGAGTTCTTCAGTAGGAACAAGTTCTTTTGCATGAAGAATTCCTGTACTCTTTCGTCCTTTGTATGTTTTAGTTGAATCTTGAACTGTAATTATATTTGTTAACTTATGTGTAGCAGATACTCCTTTGCATTTATATCCTTGACAAACAAACCACATATGTAACATAGCTTGTACACATAACATACGTTTATCAGGTTGCTGTTCAAAACAAATTAAATCAGAACCTTCCCATAATTCACGTCTAGAATCTAAACATTTTGCAATTGGATCGGCTAAATCAACTACCGATATTTGTTTTGCAGATTTAACACAACGTTTCCAAACATTTGCACAATAAAAGTTATACAATTTTTCAACCATTTCCTTTTTTGTTGTTCCAGTTAGTGAATGTTGTGTTCCTTCAGCTTTTAGTTCATCAAGTGTTTTCTTATTTAACGAAGCCTTAGTTGGTGGTTTACCGGCTCCTTTAGGTCTATGTGTTTTACAACAATAAGCAGATCCATCATGTTTTACCCAATTAGCTGGTTTTTTACATTTGAAGCATTTTGCAGCATCATGACCTGCAGATTCAGCCATTACATCGATTAAATCCCATTCTACAATACTTACATCTGTTCTATTCGTACCTTCAAGTACACAAAAAGCTAAATTGCGTAATCCCACATCAAATGAAACTAACTTCATTACTTATTAAAACGAATTCTATTTAAGCATTTATAATTGAATAAAAATGACAGAACCTATGTTTATTGAAAGCGACGATTTGAGTGAATATTTTAAACGCGGTTATGAATACGCAGAAAAGGATTTGGAATATTTAGGATATTATAAGTCTGATGAACATGTTATACAAGGATCTTTGAGACTCGCATATTTATTATGGCCTGCAGATGTAGATACATTTAAGCCACATATTAGAATGTTTGTTCAAGTTTTCAGAGACGGATATAGAGCTCACAAAAACTTAAAAATTTCAAATAAAATTTTAATTGAAGATCTTATGAAACTATCAGTAGATACTGCAAAAGTATTTAACTCATTAGCTCATGAATTTCAAGAGCCAGAAGAATATTCTTAAAAACGGATTTAGTAATGTTTTTACTTTTATATTTCAAAAAAATGACAATCTATAGTGGTTCTACATTAGAGTACGATGTTCTGTTCTATAAGAATGGAGTATTTACTGATTTGCAATATATTGATAAAGAAGTTACTACTGAACTCAAATATTTAATGGAGGAAAAGCTTCGTTCTGGTGATTTTGATACAATGACATTCGTTGTTAGAGTATCTATTAAAAATAGATTGGGAAAGCTATTCATTGATGCTGAACAAGGTGATGATCTTAATAGATTTCAAGATACATGGACATTTCCATACATGAAGAAATTATCTGATGTATGGGACGTTATAATCAATATGACTCATAGAACAGATTATGATGAAGATGGTAACGAAATACCTATGTAATTTATAAAAACGAATAAATTTTTTTAACTTTTTCTTACAGATAGACGAAATGGCTAAGTTTCTCACAAGAATCTACAATTTTGAAGTTCTTATAAGCGACAGTTTAAAAAATGGCAGTCGTACAGTTACAGAAATTTATGATAAAAAAGCACTTGGTAGTGCAATTGAACGTGAAATTTATGAAGAATTTGAAGGTGATATTGTAAAAGTTAACGTAGATATGAATAAGCGATTTATTCAATTGCTTATGTACGATAACTCTTTATTATACGATACATGGACCGAATTTGGATTTCGACCTAAAGGTATCTCAATTACTGATGCATTTCACATTCGATTGATTGATACAATGTAAAGAGCCACTAAAAGAGTCATAGCTGCATCTGATGAAGGATCATGAGCTTGACCTAATGGTAAAATGTCGCGGAGACGTTTTTTCTTTCCATAAGTATCTGGAATCTCGTTTATAATACAATCAAATGTACCTTCTAATTTTGCTGTCCCACATTTTTTGTGACTCTGTTTGTTCCATTCTGCTATGTCAACTATTGCAATAGGAGGTTTATATTCAATTTTATGAAACCTACATGCATTTTCTAATGCTTCTATATCACTTCTACCTTTTACAACAATCAATGATTGAGAATACATATCAATAAATTTCTTAAGCCAAGATTTTGGTTTGTGATGTTTTTTGATATTAGCATCGTTTAGATAAACATCAATTCCTTCCTCAAGAATAGAATGTTGAACTTCGGGTAAAGTATTTTTATATGCAGAACTCCATGGCATCACCAATGATGCTTGAATAATATCTAATTTATCTGCTGTTTTTTGTGAAACAGTTGCAAATTGAGATGATATAAATGAAACATCTAAATCTGGAGGAGAAAGTGTAACAAAAAATGGTTTGTGATATGTCCAATCATCTTTATTTTTTGTAAGTAAAAATCCACCTACTTCTCGTGGCATAAAGAACTCATCCGAATTTGGAATGCCTTTATATTCTTTATTACCGTAAACTCTCCAAAATTCACAATCAAACACTAAAACAGATGAATGACCAGCTGCTAATATGTCTAAAAATTTATTTTGAATCTTCATTATTCTTAAGCAGTAGCTTTTAGTAGTTGAAGAAGAACCGGCTTAGCATCTCGTTTTCCAAATGGAATACCCTTCTGTGTAAGAAGCTCCTGAAGCTGCTTAACTGTTTTATCTTGCAAATCATCAATGTCAACCTTTGCAGGTGGACCTTCAACAACATCTACGTCATCCTCTTCCTCGACAGAAACACGGTCATCTTCAACGGGTGGTTCTTCTTCCTTTACAGGTTCTTCAATAGTTTCAACAGGTGGGGGCGTTAAATGCGTTGAAATAACAATTGCAAGAGATTGTACATGTTGAAGAAGTCGGTTCTGTTGCCAATACAGATATCCCATCATACCTGACAGAACAAAAATCATAGACGCCAACACAATAATTGTTGCATTCGTAAAGTCCATTTATCAATTATAACGAAGAAACCTTCTCTGTTTAAACGTAAAGAATGCCCACGCCAGATGCATCCGCATTCACAACTCAGAATAAGATGAGAGCCGTATCAGCACAAGTAAGAACTGATAACCAAAAAGTAATGACTCGTCTTTATCAGTATGTACCTACTGCAGCTAATATAACTGATTTTCTACCATCGTTTACCAATAAACGTACGCGTCCTTTGACTGGTCCATTTATTAGATATGGAATGGGAAATAGTGTTGCATATAATGGTTACAGACGTAATGGACTTCCTCCTAAAACTATAAACTAAAAGTCTTCATCGCAACGAATTTCCATATCATGTGCATTCATACCAACTCCTGGTTTAGAATATTCGGAAACTTTCTTTTCGAAGAAGTTTGTCTTACCTTCAAGTGAAATCAAATCCATAAAATCAAACGGATTCGATGCCTTATAAATTTTAGGGCATCCAAGCTGGACAGCCAACCTATCTGCTACAAATTCAATATATTGTGTCATATCGCGTGCATTCATGCCAATCAATGAACAAGGAAGTGCTTCTGTAATAAATTCAGTTTCAGATACAACTGCATCTTTTATAATAGTACTAATTTGATCAGAAGTAAGTTTATTTACAAGCTTACTATACATTGCAACTGCAAATTCAGTATGAAGACCTTCATCTCTTGAGATAAGTTCATTTGAGAATGTTAATCCTGGAAGAAGGCCTCTCTTCTTTAGCCAATAAATAGCACAGAACGAGCCACTAAAGAATATACCTTCTACACATGCAAATCCAACAAGACGACTTGCATAATCGGATGGTGATTCAATCCATTTAATTGCCCATTGTGCCTTCTTGCGAATTGCAGGAATACCATCGATAGCTCTGAAGTATTTCATTTGTTCATCTTTATCTTTCACATATTGATCAATGAGAAGTGAATATGTTTCTGAATGGACTCCTTCCATAGCATTTTGAAATCCATAAAACAATCTTGCAACTGGAGACTGAACTTCTTTTTGAAATCGAGTTGCTAAGTTTTCCTGAACAACGCCATCGGATCCTGCAAAGAAAGCAAGAATATGTTTAATAAAGTGTTGCTCGTTTTCTGTTAATTTATCCCAATCCTCCTTATCTTTGCTGAAATCAATTTCTTCAGTTGTCCAGAAAGATGCTACTGCCTTCTTGTAAAGTTTATACAAATCTTGTTCATCGGAAGAAATAGGGAACAAAGTATAACGTTCTCCTAATGTCACGGAAGAAGAGTTGAATAGCGGCTCCATACTAGTAGGGGAAGAAAAGGAATTAAATGCATTCATGATAATAAGAGGAAATGAGTTTAATAGGTAATGATCCGTTTTCAGGGAGCACTGTACGAAATGTTCTCAGACATTTCTTTTCACCAAAAATTTTAAATGGAGATGGAATGGCTGCTAATGTAGTCAAAACAGATATAATTAATGTTGATAACATTTATTATTCTGGAAATTTAGTAGCAAATGGTGTTATTATAAAAGATAAGGAAGAAATTGGAATAGGAACCAATGCTGGTGCTAATAATCAAGGTGCAAAATCAGTAGCTATAGGCATGAATGCTGGACAAAATAACCAAGGAGCAAATGCTGTATCTGTAGGTTATCTTTCAGGTATTAATTCTCAAGGTAATAATTCGGTTGCACTTGGTGCAAGCTGTGGAAATACAAATCAATCAACGAATGCAATTGCAATCGGAAATAGTGCAGGTAATCTAACACAAGGTCAAAATGGAATCGCAATTGGTTATTCTGCAGCATATACTTCACAAAGTCAAAATGCAATAGCTATTGGAAATAATGCAGGAAATGGAACTCAAGGACAAGATTCTATTGCGCTTGGAAATCTTGCAGGAAATGGGTCGCAAGGTCAAAGTTCAATAGCTATTGGGGCCGAAGCAGGAAGAAGCATACAAGGAACTCAGTCTATTGCAATAGGATTAGGCGCAGGTTATCTTAATCAAGGAGCAAATTCAATTGCAATTGGATTGTCCACGGGAAGAATTAATCAAGGTAGTAATTCAATTGCACTTGGTAACTTGGCAGGACAAACGCTTCAACATAACAATACTATATTATTGAATGCAAGTGGTCTAAATTTACCAAGTCCTGGAATAAATACATTTACTGTAAAACCAGTTCGTGGTGATACAACTAGCAATTTAACTTCTGCAGGATTTAAAAATTTATATTATAATCCAACTACAGGAGAAATTGCATATACAACTAGTTAAGTTTTATAACAAGTTTATAAATAGAAATTGCAGATACACCAGATGCTTCAGATATTGGTTTAACGTCTGCTTTTGTTTTTAATCCTAAAATATGAGCAACTACTCCAGCTACAATTGTTTTAGGAGTATGTTCAAATTCATTTTCTGGTTTGATAGAAATCATATACAACATATCCATAATTTTTGAACGTTTATTATCATTTATTTGAAGCGTTGCACAAATTCGTTCTGCAATACCTAATTGGGTTTCTAGAACGGTATTTTCAGTTTGACTAAACCTAGTAATTGCTTTACAAAGGCTACGTATATTAACTTGAAACAAATCTGCAATTTCTTCATGAGAACGTGATGCTTGATGATTACGACATGCAACAAATAATGAACCGCCCATTAAAGATCGTCTTACAATTCCACGAACTTTTTGAGCTTCTTCAACATTTTTATAAAGAAAACATGCATCCATCAATATTGCTTTAGGAAGTCCAGCTTGAGTTCCTCGAGTATTAATCGTATCAAATATAGTTATCCAAGAACGTTCGCTATTGGATGAAAGTGACCAAGAAGATAATTTCTGAATCGCTTTCATCTGAGTATTTGTAGATGAAATGCCTCTGTACGATATAAGTGATCCATATGATGATTCTGGAAGAAGTTCAGAAGTTGTAAATCCTGAACGAGATTGATCTTCACCTTTACTGTCTTCATAATTTCTCCATTCTGCACCTTCGTTAATTACTTTATCAAATATTGTTCCACACATCATACATACTTCTTGCCCTTCATCAATTACCAGCGAATGCTTACAATCCATGGTAATCCTTATCATCATCTTTTTTCTTATCCGTTTTACGCGGCCCATATTTTAGTGAAAAATCTAAAATAGAACCTTCATTAGGTAAGAGCCAATCAAAATGTGTTCCAACATATGTTTCATATAAAAATGTAAGTTTATTTGATAAATCATTCAAAAACAGGAATATAGTATACATAAAGAATAGTCCAGTAGTATATGAATCAATAAATGGTGATAATTCACTACGAACAGGTATAATGTAAGTTGTTGTATTAACTGTGTAGGTTGTCCAAAATGAAGCTAAAGAAATAAGTGCAATTTCAACACAAACATCATACAATTGATACCATCCAGAATAAGTTCCCCATTTTGTTTTTACAGGATCTTTGTCAGTTGGTTCATATTCATCAAAGAAATAATAAAATACAAACGACACAAAGGCTCCTAAAAATGCATAAAAAATTGCAAGAATTACTATATTGCCAGACATTGAAAGTATATCACTCCACGTATGAATATTGTCTGCATATAACGATGTTGTGTATCCCCTCATTGTTACTCATGCGGTAAAAAAGAAATAGGATCGTATACCTGTGGACGATAATTTGTTGTTAAAATTGGTTTACCTAAATCACGTGTTTTAACAGGTTTTAACCATGAAATAAATAAAGAATTATTTTCAATCATCCAAACCCAATACCCTGCCTTTGAAAATTCAGTTGTCAAATGTTCTAATGCCTCCTTGATAGAAAAAAGAGGATATCCAAAAACATAAGTTGGCACTGGAAAAACTATATAGGGTGCATTCGGGTTATGAATAGCTTGTTGTCGTATTTTAGATTGAATTGTTGAAATAACGGGTACCATAGCAGCCATTCTATTAGTCTTGCGTTCTTGTTGTTCTTCCCATACGTCACGAGCTTTCAGCATTCTATTCTTACTTATATAAAATGCAGAAGGGTTTTACTCGAATAGCGCTTGGTGGAGGGGGTATGAAGGGGCTATTACATGTAGGTGCATTAATTGAACTTTCAAAACATCAACCACTTGAATTCAATAATGGAGTGTACGGCTGTTCGATAGGTTCAATTATCGGAACTTATATTGCATTTGGTCTCCCAATTGATAATTTATTTAAATTATATAAAAAGCATTTTTCGTCAACAAATACGTTTGTTCCGTCAATTGGGTTATATGATTTATCAACCTGTTTATCTTCAAAAGGATTGTTTTCAATGAACCATTTTGAAAAGAATTTAATTGCATTCTTTGATGAAAGTGGTATTGATATTCGAAACAAAGTACTGGCTGATGCAAAAATGCCACTCTATATTATAGCATCAAATGTTACAAAAGCTAGACCAACTATACTATCCAAAAATGTAACAGTTGTAGATGCGATTAAATGCTCATGCTGTGTACCAGGAATATTTAAACCGCAAACTTTGTATAACCAAGTTTATGTTGATGGTGATTTCTTTAGTCCCAATATATCAGGTGTTATTCCTTTATCGCAAGATACACTTATATTAACATTGCCAAGACCAAAATCATGCAAAGTTACGCCTGATAATTTAACGTCTATTTCATCATTTGACTTTGCATTTGATTTATTTTCAATGGCTACGCGACGAGTTAATATTAAAGAATACGATAAAGCAACTCTTCCATTAATTTATCCATCATTAAGAGCTACAACTGATTTAAGTACTCTTGATATAGATGATATTATGAAATTTGCATCTTTAAAGCTGCGAAACTTCCTCCTTACCAAGCGCATTAACTAAAAATTTACGGAATTCATCAGAACTTGGTCTTCCTTTGTATTCATAAATTGTATCATTTGTTTGCAATTTATAAGTCGGATATGCATCTACTTGATAGAGTGCTGCCTTTCCCTTATCGTTTTCTGCATTGATTTCTTCAAATGATATAGTGTAACCTCCAAATGTTTTAGGATTTGTTTTTAAACTTTCTTTAAAAGATGCCCATGCAGGTTGAGCTTTTTTGCACCAAGGACACCAAGATGTGTAAAAGAACATAAAAGTTGCTTGATGGGGGTCTAATCCTCCTGGCGAAACAGACTTTACTCCCTTATACGTTGGTACTCCAGGAACCAATCCTCTTACACTATAATAGATAACAATAACCAGAGCAGATATCAGCAATCCAATTAATGCATAAAACAATATTTCAGGCCACTCCATTACGAAACGACGGATATAAAACTTTTACTTCTTTTCTTTCTTTTTCATACCACCTACTGTAGGCAGTTTCACTCGTAAGACCTGGGCTACGGACGAGTGACCATGCGATTTCGTATGTTTGTCTTTCAGGTTCGTACGCTTTGGGGGTAATTTTGTACCACTCTCCTTTGTACCGAATAAGTTTGATACGATCGATTTCCATATTGTTGGTCGTTTTTCGGGGGGTGGTTTGCTTTGTAAACACCATTCTGTGAAAGTGTATTGACTTCCCATAGATAAATTGCATCTTGAACAGATTGGAACAAGATTTGAAATGTCTGTTTTTCCTTTTTTACTTTCTGGAACATTATGACCGCATTGGAAATCAAATACAGTCATATTATTGTTACACCAAGATGTCAAACATTTTCTTTCAAAAACCCTTCCAGCATGGACAATCCAAACTTGTTCTCTCAATGCTTTAGGTATTTTTTGTTTAATCATTGTTGTATTTAAAGTTTATGTTGAGAAAACCACTTATGGGAATCCAACCAAATGTGCTCCAATTCCAAAGCCAGATCCAGTTCGTGCAGATGCTCCTACGCTGGGTGCATACACGTCAAGAATTGCAAAAGTTGCAACTGCAACGAGTGCGATCATTCCGATCTCTGAAATCTTCATAACTTTTCCGGGCAACATGAATGCTGCAACCGCGACTGCGAGACCCTCGAGAAGATATTTTACAACACGTGTTAGAAGATCTCCCATATCAACACCCATTCCTTGAGCTTGTTTTTGTTCTGGCATTTTTATAGAATTTATGAGAGAATAAAGTAGAGGGATGATAAAGAAAGTTCGAATAGTTGTTGATGAAGATGTTAAGAAAAAGTATTTTATTCGTGTTCCTACGCTTATAACGTTTGCTATTTTAGTTTACCTAAATGATCCCGACGGTTGGGTTTCTAAAGGATATACATTTGTAGATGTTTCTGAAAATGAAGATATTTTAATACGTTTAGTTTCCCCTAGATCAATCGTAAAAAATTGTGGTATTCCCGACAATCTTTCATGTGCAGTAATGAATGGACATAATATATATCTAAATGCAGATCGATGGTTTCATGGATCACATAGAAGTAAGTTAGGTATCGAAGATTATAGGCAATATATGGTAACGCATGAAGTAGGTCATATTCTTGGTCATGAACATGAAAAATGCCCATGTAAAGGATGTAAGGCACCTGTAATGATGCAACAAACTAAGGGAATAGGAAAGTGCGTTCCCAATATAAAATTAGTCAATAAATACAAATGAATAATATTCAAACCGCAGTAACAGTTGGAGCAATATTATTTACAGTTGGCGGATATCTTCTGTCTATGTATGGCATATATCTAGGTCAGTCGTCGGGGTCTGATACTATTGATGTTGAATATATTGCAGGACCGACTGCATTAAATGGAGTTGTGGTAATATACCTTTTGTATTATTTGCTATACGTTCGTGGTGATAAGCATACTACAGCATATAAGCTTATTGGAACAACCTTATTAGTTCTTGGCCTTGTTCTCGATATATATCTCAATTTTAGTGATAAGGACTTAAGACCAACTAAAGCTGCAACAGGACTTTTGTATGGATTTACTTCAATTAACTTTGTTATCCGTCTGTTCTTTATTATTCAATTTCACTGCACTGATTATTTTGGACGCAAAGTAAAGGCAGAGCCACAGCAACGAGCGCCGAGACAACAGCAACAACAAACAATTCCTCCGATCGGAGGTCGCCGTTAAAAAGTAATTTTCAGATTTGAAGAACTAATATAAACAAATGCCACAGGAAACTTTACCTAAGACCGAAGATGATGGATCTGTTATTGATTATCTCGATGAGGATCCTGAGATCCCTACGCAAAGATACTGTGTTATTTCGTTTCTCAGCCCAGAGAAGATTATCAAGCAGAAGAATGAATTTATTAATGAGAAGTTTGTTGAGTGGATGGATTATGAATGGAAAGTGAAGGGAATGGAGCATTTGATGTTGTTTCTTGCAAAGAAGTACAGTTTGAAGGTCGAAGATCTTTTTAAGGATATGGAAGAGTTTGCAAGTGTGCACAAGGAAGAGGTCAAGAAGACCGATGTTCATGAGCAATATCAGGTTTTCTTGCTAAAGAAGGAGAAGGATCTGGAAACAGAGTTTAGCGAGAAGGTTGATTTCCGTACTAATGTTCGTGGTGTAAAGGTTCGACGAACGTTTGCAAATCTCGAGGAGTGTCAGGCATATGCAAAGGTTCTACAGCGTCGTTACCCGAAGGACAGCTTGTATGTTGGAAAAGTTGGTTGCTGGTTACCTTGGGATCCTTCTGAACATTTGATGCCTGAAGTTGAATATGCAGAGAAGGAGCTCAATGAGATGATGCGCAAGTACAAGGAGAACGAGGTGAATCGTGAAATCTTCTTCGAGGAGGAGAAGACAGCAAAGATTGAAAAGCAGAAGAAGGAGAATGAGGACCGTCGCAAGAAAGCACTTGAAGATGCAAAACGTGAAGCTGGATTAGTCGATTCTTCTGAGCTTGCAGAGAGCATTGAGCGACCAGTGCATCCTGCAGAAGGTGGAGCTCCTCGTGATCTATAAACTATAATATAATGGCATGTCCTTATGCTTTTATTTTTGGAAAGCCCAATGAAGGAGCTCATAGTACTCGATTTGCAGGTTATGCAGTTGTAGATAGTATTGCAACTATTTTATTAGCAATAGTGATAACTTATATTTGGCGTGTTTCACTTTGGAAATCTATAATTGGTCTTTTTATTCTAGGTGAAATTATGCATTATTTATTTGGTGTACAAACTGCGTTCTTAACTACAATAGGTGTTACCGTTCAGTGTTAGCTAGTCTTTTTAACATGAACCCATGGTCCTGAATTCTTTTTCTTCATCGCTTCTGGATTATATTCATCATTTGCTAACATAGTGCTTGAGAATGGCTTATTGTCACGCCATAACGTATCATCGCATAATTTAAAAGATGGGTGATCACTTGCTTTATACCAAAAAACTTGATCTTCAAGGCGGTTCGACTGAACTCCGTTGCAGATTACAAGACCTTCAAAGTTTTCAGTACATTGATCCATAAATTGGCAGAACATTTCAAAAGTATGAAACATTCCTGCATAATTCTCATAAATACGACGACGGTTTCCAACAATACTTTCACGTAGAATGAAAACAAAGTCAATATTAGTACGTAAGTTAGGTGTGATTCCCAATGGATATTGCATAGTTATGATTGTCATTAAATCAATATGACGACCGTTCATAAATACATAACGAGTCGACTCTTCCTTAATCCAACTTGAATCATACAAACAATCATCTAATATTAAAAATGCTCGAGGATCAACAGAAGAGTTTCCACCTCCACTAGCCTTATCTTTGTTACGTTGTGTTTTAACAGAAAGCTGACGTTTAATCATATTAGTAACGATTTCTGGTCTATATTTATCATGAATTAACTTGGAAGGAACCATGTGTTGAAAAAATTCATTTGCAACCTCAGTTCCAGAAATAACAGTCCCGATTGGAAATGCAGCTTGAGTGTGATAAAGGATATCTCTAACTAAAAAAGACTTTCCAGTATCCTTTTTTCCAATAATTACAATCATTGGGGATTTTCTTGAATCCATCTCACACCTATCCACTAACATCTGAATGTTAAATTTCTTAATATTGAAGTTCATATTAACTATATCGCGTGAAGTTTTTGCTTTTGAATTGTACATAGTTTAATAAGATGTCAAAAAGAAGACAGTCGGAACTAAAAACAGTTCCGTTGAATTTATCAGTGCATAGATGGAAAGATATATCGACCATACAAAGCCAATCGGAATCAAAATGGAAGATTCATTCGATTCAACCTTTTTTTCCAACTTTGCAAATGTTGTTCAAAACAAACGATCTTGAACTCGTTAGAGAATATGGGCTAAGACTCGACGATGAACTAACTTCAATTTTAGAAAGTAATTTAATAAAAACTTCTTTGAAGCCAGAACAGCCTGTTCATCTAAAAACTAGTATGTTATTGAGTCCATTCAAATGGATGGAAGGCGAATATGGTACTCATGTTGGATTACCAACAACTCAAGAGCAATCGCAAATTATATCATCAAAACTTCAAAATTATCATAATAGTTCTTATGTTGGAAGTTTAATTGCATGTGTATTATCTCAATCAAAATGTGAACATTTTCCAAATGTATTTGGTGTATTTACTGGAGTTTCTAAAGAACATACAATTAATATTTCAGACGATTATGATGATTTAAGTGATAGAAGTTGGTTTGTTAAAAATATTGGAAAAACATTTCAATTAAAACTTTCAGATGCAATAAAAAGTGAAAGCGACTTTAATCACACACGCAGATCAAAATATCATTTGACATTAGGAGAATCTACTAATTTAGGCGATATAAGTGAATTAGAAACTCCTCATATTGAAGAATCTATTGGAAATCTTCAAAAGGTTTTAGATATTGAAGAAGATACAGTAATAGAGGATACAATTAGTGATTCATCATCTGTTTCTACATCTTATATTTTTGAAATTGAATCAGTTGAAGATTATGAGGATGAGGAAGAAATGGACTTAGATGACTTGAGTGCATATGAAGAAGATAGTGAAGAAGAGTTTGCATGGGCAACTTTTACAAATGTACCTGTTCAAGTAACTGTTATGGAAAAATGCGAAGATACGATATTCAAATTACTTATGTCAGATCCTGATACAAATAAACATCATGCATGGATATCTCAAGTAATTTTTGCATTAGCTTATGCACAACGTAATTTTGGTTTTATTCATAATGATCTTCACTCGAACAATGTTATGTATGTAAAAACAGATAAAGAGTTTCTACACTATAATTGTAATGGTACTTTCTATAAGTTACCTACTTATGGTTATTTAATTAAAATTATTGATTTTGAAAGAGGATTAATGTCTATTAGGCTGAATGGAATGAAAGAATCAAAGTTTTTAATGAGTGACCATTTTGCAATTTCAGAAGAAGCTGGTGGTCAATATAACTATGGACCTTTCTATAATCCAAAATATCCGGAAATTAAGCCATGCCCCTCGTTTGATTTAGTTAGACTTGCTACATCAATTTTCTGGGATTTATTTCCAGAAGGCCCATATCACGAAGAATATAAGACAAATGCATTATTTTGTATGCTTATTCGATGGTTAACAATGGACGATGGATCTTCCATTATGTTTGGAAAGAAAGATCCTCGTAATGATCGTTATGAAGGATTTATGGTTTATAAAGCAATTGCTCGTTATTGCAGAGATTCTGCAGTACCGCGAAAAGAAATTGAAAGTTTGAAACAATTCTATAGCGTTGAGTCATTGCCAATTGGATCGAAATGGTTAAATATTGATTAAAAATTAGGTGTTCCTACAAACATTTCTTGAATAGCAGTTGTTATCTCGCTTGTCGGTATAGATTCCTTTACAACTTCAGATGTTGATGCAAAAACAACACCTGCAGTTAATAATCCGCCAAATAATGAAAGCTTACCTGCATCAAGCCATTCGATTTGTTCGGACTTTGATCTCCTTTCGAGTGCATAAAGAATAAAAACAACTAAAGCAACAGCTATTGAACTAATAGCTATCATCATTTATTCGAATTTACAGTGAAAAGTTTAGATGTTTATAACGAGCGTTTCTCCAATTTTTGATTCTATTTCTGCAATTGGGTCTATCTCTTCTTTAACAGGTTCTTCAACTTTCTTATCTAAATCTTCTATCTCAATTGTTTGCGTTTCATTTGAAACTTTCAGTGCAGGTAACTCCTCTTCCTCTTCTTCGGATGAACTATCGTCGTCATCATTATCAACAATATCTTCAAAGCTAACAACCTTCGACGCCGGCGCATCTTGTTTTGGAACATCATCTGGAATTTCAACAAAATACTTCTTTGCAATTTGTTCCCACGGTAGAAAGCTATGAACAACCTGATCCATGCAACTTGCAATTACTTTATGAATATCTTGACGATTGCGAGCTTGTTGTTCATCTGGCACATTTGCTGTTTTAAACAAATAGGCTACTTGCCAAAATTTACGAGCAGAATGCTTATAAAGTTCGTGTACAAACTTTGCAAAGTTAGGACGTTCAAATTCAATCTTAATTTGTGAAGATGAACCTCTGTATTGAAGAGATGCAAATGCCTTCATATATGCAATAAATACACCCATAAGAAGATCATCAATATAATTACACTTACTTACAGTTGTAATTCGTTCAACTTCTGTAGAAAGTGTTGTATCAGACCATTCTGGAATTCTAGAAATCATATTTTGAAATGTTTTAATAACTTCAGATGGTTGATTTGTACGCTCACATGCATCCTTTGCTGCAGTATGAATACTCCAAAATCCATCAGAAATAGGACCAATTAAAATACTGGACAAGTGTTCGCGAAGATGGTTTTTTGCAAATTCCGTTTCACTCATTTGTTTTTGAACACGTTTTCATTGTAAATATCATACCGCAAAAACGGATTTTTTTAAGTCAAACTTAATGTATGTCGTGGAGTAGTTAGAGAGAATATTAAAGAATGACGCAGAATTTCTGTAAAAATTGCAACTGTGTATGTGAAGTAGTTGCCGATGATTATCCCGAGTCCGATTGGCTTGGTGAAATGATCGTATTTTATAACTGTACTGTGTGTGCATCGTTTGTTCGTGGCACAATATTAACAGCTACTAGTTTCGGATGGTCCGAAAGATTATGGAGATGGAGTTAAGGGGATTATAAGCACTAATTAGTGCACACCCGACTCTTTTTTCTGTAAACACATGTCCAACGTTGGCATTGAAACATTAGTTGTTTTAGATCTTTTAAGACGAAGATGTTCGGAAGCTTTTTCCATTGCATCGGAAGATAGGGATACATACTTTTTCAAATCTCGTAATGGTCCTTGTACACTCATTGATGGAAACACTAAACGAATTGGTGGAAGATCACACAATACAATTTCATTGCTACCACTTATATATTCACGAAATTGTTGAATATCTAAAGGGCCACCAAACATTCGAAGAATTGAACGTGATGGTGCAGGGGATAATTCTTTGTCTCCATAGATATCACGATACAAATATCGTAACAATGCATGACGGTTCCATTTTACTGAATCAGATAGTTTGTTATCAGAATATAGATGTGCCAATGCACATTCGCCTGAACAAAAATATCCTTCGCAAAAGAATTGATTCTTGTAGAGGTCATATGTCAATGGTAAATGTGATGGTGTCCAATTAAATCTATGACAGCACCAAAAACATGCAGTATGTTCTGAATAACTATCAACAACAACTTTTTCTAAGATTGATTTTAGAATTGATGTATTGAATCTTTCAGAAATTTTAGATTCTTCTACGCTCATTAGAATGTCTGAATAGGATACAACTTCTCCTACTGGAGCAATATCATTCTCCGTTTCTTCATTTACTTTTAATCTAAATATAACCGGTGTTTCTTGAACAACGGTTTCTTTTACTGCTTTTTTTCCCTTAGGGGGCATTTGTAAATTCTATGCTCATAATGTCAAAATCAAAAGTAGTTTTACAGACAAATGAGAATCGTGTGTATGACAAACGATGCTCAGTTACCTATGATGAAAAATATGTTGAATTCTGCACTAAAAGCCGGAATTCCCATGAATCTTTTTCATTGTTATGTTTTAGATAATCAGCGAGAAGCCGCTTTTTATGGAAGTAGTCAATTCAACTCAATAACAGTGAAAAAACTTGAAATCATAAAAATGAATATGGCTCTTGATCGTGAAATTGTATGGGTCGATAATGATATTGTATTTTTTGAAAATTGTTTAAATGATCTTCTATCAAAAAAGGGAAATTTTGTAATGCAAGATGATTTATGGGGTGCATGTACTGGATTCTTTCTTGCTAGGACTAATTATTTTTCATTGTCGGTTATGCAAAAATCAATTGATTGGTTAACTAGAAGTCCAAATAAAACTGTTAATGATCAACATGCATTTAATCGAATTTATCCACAAGTTGTTGGTATTGTGGTAAATAAATTACCAACTGATGAATATCCAAATGGTGAAATCTATTTCAATCGTAAAATAACTTCAAAAGCAAAAATGGTGCACTGTAATTATTTAACTAAAACAGAAGAAAAGATTGAGCGTTTTAAAAATCATGGATTATGGGATGATTCAAATGCAGCATATTTATTGACAAATCGTTATTTAGTATAATTTTTATGTGTTCTTCGTCTTTTACTTCTAATACTACGACGTGTTTTACCTCCTCTTGCAACCCTCTTTGACATTATTCTATCACGAACAGTTTTTGAATTAGAATTTAGAGTATATTTTAAGTTTGTAATAGGTGCCCAATGATGACTAAAGATTTCTCCTTCGTCACTATTATTCCTTTTTGTTAATTCTGTACTAATTGCATCTCTCTGTTTTTCTGTTACATTAACTGTAAAAACAGGATTTACTCTTGGATCTTTATTTGTACTGAAATATTCTACGTCACGAAAAGAACTATATGGCAACACTAATCCAGTTTCCTCATGAAGTTCGCGTCGAGCAGCAATTAGACCATCTTCATTTTTTTCAATTGAACCTTTTACAAAACCATATTTATTGTTTGGTATCATATACTGTGGTTGATTTTCACGTTTTTTATGTATTTTAATTAGTTCTTTGTTATCTCCAATTTTAAAATCTATAACAGGTCTATTATTTGGTACATCACTCCATGTATTCCCTTGTACTATAAGATAGTATCCATCAGGATCTTTTATTACAATTATAGCAGTACGCTTATATTTTATTTTATCATATTCATCCTTTTCTATCAGCCACTTACCCTCGCCTAATAACTCTACTATTTCTGCATCAAGTTCGTTGCTATACCAGACAGTTTTACCGCTTGTGGCTTGTTTAACTAAATCATTAAATCTCTGCTTTTCGCTGGGATAGTTTTCTAGATTTTTTAAAATAAAATCACGACGAATCTTTTTTATTTCTGCTTCTTTTTTAACTGGATCTTCAACAATTTGATCCATATTATTATATTTAAAACGAATTTAAATAGATTTATTGCCAATAAATGATACACGAAATGGCTGATCTTTCTAAACAATACCGCAAACATACTCATCGAGAACACATTCTTTCATTACCGGATACATATATCGGTAGTATTGAAAATTCAACTGATGAATTCTTTGTAGTAAAAGATGAAAGTTTTCAACTTGAAAGTATTTCAAACTTTAATCCTGGATTTTATAAACTATTCGATGAGCTTCTTGTGAATGCACACGATCATGTAGTAAGACTTCGTCAAAAGAAGTCAGATAATCCTGTAAAAAATATTGAGATTTCAATTGAAAATAATGCAACTATTAAAATTCGTAATGACGGTGAATCGATTGATATTGAAAAACATCCAGACTATGGTGTTTACATTCCACAAATGATTTTCGGAGAACTATTGACTTCTACAAATTATGATAAAGAAGAAAAGAAACTTGTTGGTGGCAAGAATGGATATGGGGTTAAACTTGTAAACATATTTGCAAAAGAATTGAAGCTTACGATTGTTGATAATAATCGCCAGCTTAAATACACACAAGTATTCGAGAATAACATGTCAAAAATTAATGAACCTGAAATTAAAGCGTCAAAAATTAAACCTTATGTGCAAATTGAATGGACTCCAGATTTTACAAGATTTGGATGGAAAACAAACGAAATTCCCGAAGGCCTACTCAAGGTCATTGAGAGACGTGTGTTTGATCTTGCAATGACAGTTGGAAAGGACGTTAAAATTACATGGTGCGGCGCACCAGTTAAGTTTCGAGACCTTACAATGTACGCTTCCTGGTATTTGTCGAACGATGCAACCATCGTCACAGATACTCCTCAGGTGGGCTGGCAAATTGCAGTTGCGGATTGTCCCTTCGACAAATCGTTCAATGTTTCGTTCGTTAACGGTATTTGGACTCGTTCGGGTAAGCACGTAGATGAAATTACTAACCAAGTTGTATCTCATGTCGTGAATTATCTGGAGACAAAGAAGAAAATTAAGGTTAAACCTGCACTCGTTCGAGACTCACTTGCAATATTTATTCATTGCTTTGTTGAGAATCCTTCGTTTAGCAGTCAAACTAAAGAAGTTCTAACTTCAAAGGTTTCATGCAAATTGAGCGATGAATTTCTCAAAAAAGTAGTTACAAAACTAAATATTGTCAACAAAGTTCTTGAACAACAGAACATAAAGGATAATAAAGAAAATTCAAAGACAGATGGAAAGAAACAAACTAAAATTACTGGAATTCCAAAATTGGATGATGCAGTACATGCAGGGACTACAAAAAGTCACGATTGTACTCTCATTCTAACAGAAGGAGATTCAGCTAAAGCTATGGCATTAAGTGGCTTATCTCAAGAACAGCGAAAACTCTACGGAGTGTTTCCTTTGAGAGGTAAGCTATTGAATGTAAAAGATTCAAGCGTACGAAAAGTTGAACAAACTGAAGAAGTCGCTAATCTAAAGAAGATTCTTGGTCTTGAATCTGGAAGAAAATATAAAGACATTAAATCACTTCGTTATGGTAAAATTTTAATCATGACAGATCAAGATTACGACGGATCGCATATCCGCGGATTACTTATCAATATGTTTCATGAGCTATGGCATGAACTTATTCAAATTCCTGATTTTATTACATACATGGCAACACCTATTGTGAAAGCACATAAAGGTGCAAATAACAAATCATTCTATACACAGTATGATTATGAAGAATGGAGAAAAACAGATGCTTCCAGAGGATGGAAGATTAAATATTACAAAGGACTTGGAACATCTACACGCGATGAAGCAAAAGATTATTTTAAAACTATGAATATTGTACCCTATTCTTATACAAATGAGAACAGTGACAAGTCAATTGAGCTTGCTTTTAACAAGAGCATGGCAGACGATCGTAAGGATTGGCTCAAGACCTATTCACGCAGTGAAATCATCAATGCAAACCCTGGCCAAAAAGTTCCATACGAGGACTTTGTACACAAGGATTTGATTCACTTCTCGAACTACAATTTGGAACGATCAATTCCAAATATCATGGATGGACTTAAAACATCCCAACGCAAAATTCTATATTCTGCGTTTAAGCGTAACTTGAAAAATGAAATTCGAGTTGCACAATTTGCAGGATATGTATCCGAACATTCTGGCTATCATCACGGCGAAGCGTCTCTAACAGAGACTATCGTTGGAATGGCTCAAGATTTTGTTGGATCAAATAATATTCCTTGGTTTGTACCTGAAGGTCAATTCGGAACTCGTCTACAAGGCGGTAAAGATTCTGCATCTCCTCGTTACATTCACACATTCCTGCAACCCTATATCCAAAACTTAGTACCATCTGAGGATTTGGATTGTCTCGTATATAGAGACGACGATGGTACTCTTGTAGAACCAGAATGGTATGCACCTGTTTTACCAATGCTTCTCGTGAATGGATCACGCGGTATTGGTACAGGATACAGTACAAATATTCCATCATTCAATCCTGCAGAATTAAAAGCTGCTATCATTGAATGGCTTGGAAAAGGCACTGGCCTTGATCGTGACTTTGTTCCATACTATAAGGGATTCAAAGGAACAATCGAAAAAGATGGAAAAAATGACTATCTAGTCAAAGGTGTTTGGAAGACAGAAAAGGATGTAATGACTATTACAGAACTTCCTGTTGGAACATGGACATCTGATTTCAGAGAAACTCTAGACAAATTAGTAACTGACGGAACTATTAAAGATTTCACAGATACTTCAACCGATATGGATATTCTAATTAAGGTTAAACTTGGGGCTGATACAACAGTCCTCGAGAAAGAGTTAACAAACAAAATTAAACTAACCAATATGCATGGTTTCAATTCTAAATGCATAATTCATAAATATGATAGCCCGAACGAGATTCTGAGCGAATTTGTACACGTACGACTCGAACTATACGAGAAACGACGTACTCATATTTTGAAAACACTAAACGATAAATTGCCTTACCATGAAAATGTTGTAAGATTTATTCGACAACAATGCCAAGACAAACCTGTACCTGAGCTCCGTAAGAAGACACGCGAAGATTGCGACACTCTTCTTAAGAAGGATAAGTTCGAGATGATTAAGGATAGCTACGATTATTTGATGAATCTACCGATTGCATCTCTAACTCTAACACATGCTACTAAACACGAAAAAGAACTTGTAGATCTAAAAACTCAAATTGCAGAAATGGAGAAAACAACTCCAAAAAATATGTGGTTATCTGATTTGAATAAACTAAAGATTTAATAATAATATGACAACAATATTGTATGTTTCATCAGATGTAACTCAGTCTGGTCAATATACATCTGGAGGCAATGGATTTACTACAAATGTTGGCGGAAGTAACATTACGTATGGAATAACTAATAATATAGTAACAAATGTAAGTATTAATTTTTTTTGTAACACTACTGGTGTTACTGGTTATAATGATCTTGTAATCGGAATTACAAGTTATAATATTTACAGTCCATCCAATGCATCAACTCCATCGTTTACTTCTAGTGGTCCAACTTCAAGCGCAACAAATATTGCAATATCAGGTGGAACAATACGAATAACTGGAAATGGCGAATGGCACTCGCAAAGTAATCCTGCAGCTTCAAGTACTGTTACATTTGATGTTAATTTTAATTTATATACTATATCTGCATCTACTGATTTTGTTTTTGTTGTTACATCTGGTCCAATAGCCAATCCTCCTACAAAGATTCTTTTTCTTCCTCCTCTTTTTGAATCGAGCACTTCAAATTCTAAATTATTATTTATTAAAGATAAAATAGGATATGCATCTGCAAATAATATAATAGTTTTAGCTAACGAAGGAGTATCTATAGATAATAAAAATGCCCCATATGTAATAAAAGATGATTACGGTTGTTTAACATTATTTAATAATGGAATTTATTACTTTATTGCAAATTACTACCCTAGTAATGGTCAACCAATTATGCCATATACTATATCATCTATTGTACCTACAATATACGCAAATAACAATACGGTAACAGTCTTTGAAACAACATCAAATAATGGTAGAAATACTGGTACAAATAGCATATATCTTCGTAATCCTAATAATAGTCCTGGAATTTCTATAATTAAATATGTCGGAAGCGCAGATGGAATTTCAAGAACATCGGCAAATCCACTTTTAATTGTACCTGATGCTTGTTCAATTGATAATAATGGTGGAGGAGATGATTTTTTGTTATATGTTGATGATCCTGTTAAGAGTTGTGGTGCAGTTTTTATAACAGATGGAACCAATTGGTATGTAGCTGGTTACTATAATTCTACAAATTGGAACTGGACATCATACTCTCCTCTATCAGGGTCAGAAATACAACTATCACAAGCTAGTCAGTTAGATATAAACACAAAAGGTCCTACTAGTAAAATGAACCCAGCATTTACTCTACCACAAACTGTATCAGCATATCCTTATTTATGTATTATAAAGAAACAAGGAATGCCTCTAGGATCTAATACTAATTATTTTAGTTATGCACTAGGAACTCCTACATCTGGAAAATTTAATTTTAATAATAATAATATCGTATATACACAGCCACAAAATAATACTTGCTTATGGTTGGTAGCAACTTCGGATGGTTCTGGATCTTTTACTTATGATCCAGTAATTGGTTATACTGCTTAAACAGTTTGAACTTGAAATACAAATGATGTTCCATTAGTTCCTGGAGGTCCTGTAATTCCTTGCACACCTTGAGGTCCAGTTGCACCTATAGGACCAGTTGCACCTATAGGACCAGTTGCACCATTAGCTCCATTAGTACCTGCACTTCCAGGAAGTCCAGATGGACCTGTATTGCCACCTGGCCCAGTAGGACCTCCGGGACCTGTATTTCCGGCAGGACCAGATTGTGGAGCAAATGTTGTAGTTACTTGACTTACAGAATCTCCAGCTGTCCAAAATTCAATCGTTGTATTCGCTGAACCTGAAATAGAACTCACCCAAAACTCAACAAAAAGTACATCAGTTGATAGTAAACTAACTGCAGTTGGAATACTTATTGGAATTACATATGGATTATCACTTAATCCGCTTATAGCAACTGCTCTATCTGGATCAAATGACCCAATATAGTTTGCAGGTGAATCTGAATTTTTATATGCACGTGCATAAACTTGACACGTAACAGCTGTAGTTGGATCAGGCCAAGGTGGTGATCCTACAGGCGACTGAAATGAATAAATATTAACTAAACATTGCCATGTACCTGCAGGTATTACAGTTACACCTGAAGGAGCTGTTCCTGAAAAACTTGCAATGCGTTGGGCTGATGCAAGTGGTAACGAACCGGATGCAATATTTCTGTAATAGTAATATCCGTTGTATGTTGTTGTGTAGTTTGGATTAATGCCAGCAGGAGGTGGAGGCGTTACAAGCATTTGGGAACCGGTTACTGTATTTGCTGCAGGTTGAGGGCTATTGATTTGAAAATAATAAAGTAATCCTGTTGAAAACCCAGAAGGACCTGTAGCTCCACCAGGACCAGTAGCTCCACCGGGACCTGTAGGACCACCAGGACCAGTAGCTCCACCGGGACCAGTAGGACCACTTGATCCAGTAGGTCCAGGACACGTTACAAGTTTACTATTTTGCAAATATTGACTTGCCGATAACATCTTTGCTTTATGTACGAATAATTACTTTCACAAATTTACATGATTCATACTAATGGAAGATACAATTTCATATCATCAATTGTTGGCAGAACAGTATGAAGAGAATGCAAGAAATTTACTTGTATTTCAAAAAGAGTACGAAGATGATGAAGATGTAGAAGAACATACTACTCATAAATATGAAAATCAAGAAGTAGAAAATCCAGAAGAATTTAAAAAGTTTGGAGGAAATCGCGGACACGAAGATATATTAATAAAACCACAGGACTTCACAGATCATACTAAAGGAAGCATTCGATATGATAAAGATGTAAATACTCATATTATTGATATTGACAGTCGTTTTCGTGCATATTCGAAACCACAATCTAGTGCTACATTGAATACAAACGATCTATTGTTTGGATCAAGTACACCTGCTCATTTATCAAAAGTATATTATCCAGTTTCTAATCCATCAGACTTTATTTTTCAACTTCCTCAAGTTATTAAAAATGTAATTTCGGTAAAAATTACATCGATTTCATTTCCAAATATTTTTTATACATTTTCAAAAAATCGTGAAAATATAACTTTTAAAATTACAGAGTATCCTACTGGTCAAACTGCTACAGTTAAAATTAAAGAAGGAAATTATCCAGATGTTTCTGATTTAGTAACAGAAATTCAAACAAAACTTACTGCAGCTGTTACGACGGCATCATTTACTAACGCTGCAGACTATAAGATAACGTTTGATGCAATTACAAATAAAATTACAATAAAAAACATAAACGCAACTGCTACTTATTTTTCACTTGATTTTACGCCTGCAACTATCAAAGAACCTTTTAATAATGGCTTAGGGTATAATCTAGGATTTGAACATTTAACATATCCATATCCTGCAAGTAATAGTACAGTTAATCAAGCACCATCTACTTCATACGAAGGAGAAACATTTCCTGATTTATATGGTGATTCTTATGTATATCTTGCAATTAATGACTATAACGTAATTGAACATCAAAATTTTAACAACACATACTTTCCTGTTTTTGCAAAGATAATGTTACCAGAGAAAAGTAAAAATAAATTGGTTACAGATATTGATTTACTAAATTTAGTTCAACGAGAATATAACTTTCTGCAACCTGTTAACATAAGTCGTCTTCGAATTACATTATATGATGCATATGGTAATGTAATTGACTTAAAAGGTGCTAATTTCTCGTTTACTTTAGAATTGAAAGAAGTTATTAATATGCATCTATATGAAAAGATGAGAGAGATATAAATCTTTCGTTTAATCAAGTATAATGGAGAAGTCTGTGCTCGAAAAAATTGAAGATCCAGTGGTTCAGAACCGATATAATATGACATCAACATCTGCACAATATACCCAAGAGCATAATGGACGTGTACCCAATATTAATGATCCTTCATTAGCTGGGGTTTCTGCTAGACCTTATAAAATGTATTGCGAACAAGGATCTTCTCTTTATGGAAGTACTCCTCGTCAGGAACTCGTAGGTCACATACATAAAGAAACCCCATTAAATGCTGTATTTTTTAGTGCAGACAACATTAATCATATTCAAAAGGGTATCTATGAGCAAGTTTTGCTTATGAGTGGTAATAAGTATCATATTGATCGTCAAAATGACGACGAAGTTAAAATAGTAATGCGAAGTTATTACCTTATGTTTGCAGAGAATAACCCTGCTAAAGTAGCTGTTGAACTTGAAGAACTAAATAAACGTGTAATCGGCTATTGTGCTGCAAAAGTTTATTCAGAAGTAGATTTTCACATGTTTTATCGCAAGGATATCGAGGATTTTGCACCTCCTATTGCTAATCCTACAAATGTTAAGGTTTATGGAACGCGTACAGGTGAACTGAAATCATTTTTTTAATGTAATTAATGGAACTTCGAACATTCTATAATAGAATTTATGGAAAATACGATAAACAATTGTATGTGTTTGAACCCTTGTGGGATTCATTCCGGCCAATAGAAAGAGTTGGATGGAATGGAAAACAGTTTTCAATTGTAGATTCAAAATACAAGCAGGATATTTTTAGTAGAACGTATGGATTTGAAGGTTTAGAACAGAAAAATTTATGCAAAAGGTTATTAGATGAAACAGAATTAGAACATTCGGTTGAAATTATAGATCCGGTAACTTTTTGGAAATGGTGTGGAGAAACAGAAGCAAAACTTTTCAAAGATAGACCATGTGTATTTGCAAATTCATGTGTAGAAAAAGACTGGAAGAAGTATTTAAAGTATCTTGAAGTAAAACCACGAACACTTCGAAATTTTAATTTAGGCCGAACAACTAAGCGTTTACTACGAAGAAATGGTTCTTTAAATAAATGAGAGTAAACATTATCGGAAGTTTTCAATCAAATACAGGACTTACTCTCGATTCTAATATTTTGAGAGGTATTCTATTTGCTGTATTTGGTAAAGATACTGAAATTGCATGTGTACCGCATGTTTATCCACAATGTGCAGAAGCAGATGCAAATATATTTTTAGAAGTAATTAATCCATGTCTATTTTCATATGCACGTAAGAATATTTGGATTCCTAATCAGGAGTGGACTTATCGATCATGGATTCCTTACATTGAAATGGTTGATGAAATTTGGGTAAAAACAACAGAAGCACGTAAATGTTTTAATGATGTTTCTAATTGCAGTTCAAAGATTAAATATATTGGCTGGACAACAGTTGACAAAGGTTGGAATCCTGACAATTGGAAAAAGAATTATTCAAAAGCAATTGTTCCTGTAGGAAAAAATATATTCCGTCACCCAAAACCTATATTTCAAGCCTATATGAGACTTAAGGAAGCATCACCTGATATTTATGCAAAGCTTCCAGTCTTACATGTAGTATACTCACCGACTCATATTGCAATAACAGTGCCTTCAGAGATTGAAGATAAAGTAATTGTAAAAGCTGAAGTTCTCAAAGCAGATGATTATGACGAATTATTAAAGGAATGCGGAGTAGCTATCTGTATGTCTGCAGCAGAAGGATTTGGACATGCAGTTGTTGAAGCAATGACAGTTGGATGCAATTTGATTCTTTCTCCAATTTCTCCATTTGTCAAGGATATTATTGGTGAGGTTCAATCGGGTGTTTATTATGGTGAACCAAATGAAACTGTTAATCAAACAGAATGCATTGGTGTTCTTGTTGAGACAAGTGTATCTTCTATTATGACTGCATTAACAGAATATGTGGAAACTCCTTATCAGCATAAACGAAATGGTTCAAAAACAGTTCGTTCTTTGTATGAACACAACCATAAAGCATGGGTTGAAAGTATGAAAAAGTTTTTACCAGAATCACTTGATGTAAATTTGCCACCATACACTCTAAAGGATGTATTTCCAAAGGAAGAAGACTTGCCAGATATTTCTATTTTAACTATAACTCGCGATCGTAGAGTATTTATGCCACTTGCAAAATATTCTTACATGATTCAATCATATCCTGAAGATAAACTCGAATGGGTTATTGTAGATGATGGTGATGATCCAATTGAAGATACTCTCATTGGTGTTCCAAATGTAAAATATGTAAAATGCGCTCCTGGTCTAACAATTTCACAAAAGCGTAATCTTGCAGTTGAAAATGCAATGTATGATATTATGGTTACTATGGATGATGATGATGTCTATCCAAATAATAGTGTTCTTCAACGTGTAGCTATGATGTTAAAGGCGCCTGCAAAAGAGTGTGCATTTTGTACGACAATTCCATGCTATGATATTACTAAATTTTCATCTTTTATGAATGTTCCACCATATACCTTACCTATGAGTCAACGTGTTTCAGAAGCAACCTTGGCATTTACTCGTAAATTCTGGAGTGAAGGAAAATTTGATGATTCAGTGCATATTGGAGAAGGTAACGCATTTATTCTCGGTCGAGAGCAAATGTGCCGTGAGTTATCACCTCAAGATGTTATTGTAAGTTTAATCCATCCAAAAAATACTTCATCTCGTAAGACTCCTACATTTAACGAACCAAACGGATGTCATTATGGCTTTAATGAAAATTTATTTATGCTAGTTACTGAAATTGGTCAAAAGCTTGCACCTAGTACTTTAGACCAAAAAGAGAGCGACGGCGGCGGTGCGTCTTCTTAGTGTGGCGTCTGCGTCGGCCACCAGTAGCGACAGGTGCAGATGTTTCATTCTCAGGAACACCTGAATCAGATCCACCACCGCGCATCTTTAGACCAGCCTTAGCTAGCATGCGTCGGACAGTCTTCTTCTTGACAAGGCGAAGCTTCTTGTGAGAACGACGCTTTCCACCTGATACAGGTGCAGAGTTACCAGCAGTTCCATTAGCGACAGTATAACCTTCAACACTAGACATTTTATACTTATCTTAAGAGAAATTCTTTAGGCGCTGCATGAGAGACAAGTGGGATCGACCGTAAATTTTTGTGCAGATGACACAGCTTTTGTACGCAAGTAATAACAACCTGTCTTTAGTCCTTGCTTCCAGGCAAACATATGCATTGATGTAATCTTAGCATATGTGGGTTCGGCAAGAAATAGATTAAGTGATTGAGATTGACAGATAAATGGGGCTCGATCACGAGACATTTGAATAATTGTTTTTTGTGGAATTTCCCATACAGTTTTATATAGCATACGTATGTCTTCTGGAATTTCCTTAATATCTGCAATACTACCATTATTTGCCATAATTTGAGTACGAATATCTGTTTTCCATAAGTTCAACTTAATCAAATCTTCAACTAGATATTTATTTATGATAATAAAGTCACCACTTAGCACACGTCTAGTATATAAGTTAGATGTGAATGGTTCAAAGCATTCATTATTTCCTAAAATTTGAGAAGTTGATGCAGTTGGCATAGGAGCAACAAGTAATGAATTTCTAACTCCATTCATGCAACGTTTACGCAAATTGTTCCAATCAAGATATGTTGTAATAGGAGTTTCATTCCATAAATCAAATTGCATTTTCCCTTGACTCATTGGTGAACCTTCAAAGGTTAAATATGATTTATTATCATTTAATGGAAGTCCATGCCATTCATCATTTGTTGCACCTAACATACTGGCAGTTGCAGCTGCAAAATAAATGTTCTCAAATATTTCACGATTTAACTTTGAAGCTTCAGGTGAAGTCCATGGTAGACGCATTATAGCAAATACATCTGCTAAACCTTGAACTCCAATTCCAATAGGACGATGACGTTTATTAGAGTTTTCACATTTGAGTGTAGGATAGAAGTTCTTATCAATTACAATATCAAGATTGTTAGCTAGAATTGAAGTATAATTTCTCAACTTTTCAAAGTTAAACTTTCCATTCTCTACAAACTTAGGAAGTGCAAGTGATCCAAGATTGCAAACTGCAGTTTCATCAGGAGATGAAAACTCCATGATTTCTGTGCATAAATTTGAACTCTTAATTGTTCCTAAATTCTTTTGATTGCTTTTTGAATTAGCAGCATCCTTATAGCAAAGATAAGGTGTACCTGTTTGAATTTGAGCGTCTAATACCATTTGCCATAGCTTTTGTGCAGGCATTGTTTTGCGACCTTTTCCAGCTGCCTCATATGATGTATAAAGCTTTTCAAACTCTTCACTATGAACATCATCTAGACCAGGACATTCGCGAGGACACATAAGGGTCCAATTTTCATTCTTTTCTACACGCTTCATGAATAGATCTGGAATCCAAAGGCCATAGAATAGATCACGTGCACGATCTTCTTCTGCACCTTGATTCAACTTAAGACGTAGAAAGTCTTCAATATCTGCATGCCATGGTTCTAGATAAATAGCAAATGATCCATTACGTTTGCCTCCTTGATTAACATACTTTGCAGTATCGTTATAAACTTTCAGCATAGGAACAATTCCAGTTGATTCACCATTTGTTCCGTTAATCTTAGAACCTCTTGCTCGAACATTGTGAATTGAAAGTCCAATACCACCAGCCCATTTTGAAATTTGAGCACATTCTCCAAGTGTTTCATAAATTCCCTTAATAGAATCTTCACTCATATTCGCTAGAAAGCAAGATGAAAGTTGTGGGTGATTTGTACCAGAATTGAAGAGTGTAGGAGTTGCATGAATGAAATATCCTTCTGAAAGTGCATCATATGTTTCCTTTACCTTTGCAATGTTACTACCATGAAGTTGAATAGCTACACGCATCCACATGTGTTGTGGACGTTCAACTACCTTTCCATCAATTCGAAGAAGATATCCTTTCTCAAGAGTCTTGAATCCAAAGTAATCAAACATGAAATCACGCGAATAATCAATAAATTTATCAAGTTCATGTCCAAGTACAAACGCTACATCATAATAAGCTTGGGATACTAGACTAGCTTCATTTAGACGATGAGCCAAAGTTGCCATATCACTAGGTGTATTCTTTTGATGATTATCGATTACAATACGAGCAGCAAGCTTACCGTAGTTAGGATGGTTTCGAGCTACCATCATAGCAGCAGTTTCTGCAGCAAACTCATCTAATTTAGAAGTAGCCATATCATTTTGCAATTGGCTACAAACCTTTAAAGCTACATCATCTGGGTTTACATGCTCTAATCCATCTGATAGTTTACGTAAGCGTTGTAGAATTTCATCGAATGAAACAGGAACACGGTTACCATTTCGTTTAATTACATAAATGTGCTCCATTGTATTAAGTGCCATCCTATACATTAAGAACTCGAAAATCCGTTCTCAACTAAGAACTTAGTTAGATGCAAGCTTAACAGAAATATGCATAGATTGTAGTTCCTGTATGAAAAGACGTAAGGAATATGGAACAGTTAATTCTGTCGTTTCAACATCTTCATCTGCATCTAGAAGACCAGTTTCGGGTTGAAATAAGAATTTAGATTTATCTGAACGTTCCATTAAAGATTCATTTAAAAATTTTGATAATCCATGTGATAAAATTCCGTCACGTTCCATTTCACCAATACGTAATCCACCATCACTTGCACGACCTTCTAATGGTTGATGTGTTAATAACTTTTTAGGTCCAGTAGATCTGTAATTAATTTTATCATCAACCATCAATTTGCTTCGAATGTAATAAGTTGGAGCCATAAAAACTTCAGATGCCATCATTTGACCAGTTTCACCGTTATAAAGAACTTCATGACCATATTTATGAAATCCAGCTTTAGTCAATAAATCACTCATTTCTTGAACACGATTTTGTGTTGTAAAAGGAGTTGCATCAATAACACATCCCATATCTAATCCTAATTTAGAAGACATCATTTCAATAAACATTCCAATTGTCATTCGACTTGGAAATGCATGTGGATTTACAACCATATCAGGTCTCATTCCATTCTTTGTATAAGGCATATTCTCTTCAGGTACAATCATGCCACATGTTCCTTTTTGTCCGTGACGAGCTGAAAACTTATCACCAAACACTGGAATACGAGACTCAACAATTCGTATTTTTACACCACGTAATCCTTGATCTGTTACATATCGATAAACACAATCTATAATTCCATGCTGGCCACGTTTAGGTTTATAAGATGAATCAATATATCCAGTTGTTTCTCCAGAAGCTGATCTAACAGGAGTAACCATTCCTACTAAAATTGTGTTATCCTTGATTACAGATCCTTCTTTAATAATACCTTCTGCATCTAACATTGAATAATCATATTTAGGATTTAAAACAACTTTATCACGAAAGTTTGAATTGGTTATAGTATTTACAAATTCTGTATGAGGAAGACTTTTAGGATCTATATCTTTAGTCATCATTACAAACGTTGTCATCTTTTCTTGAACATCATATGAATGGTAATAAGATGTATGGAACATACCACGTTTTAACGATGCTTCATTTAGCAAAATAGAATCTTCTTGATTATATCCAGAATACACACATAAAGCTACAGTTGCATTTTCTCCGTAAGGCATGCAACCATTTCCTCCTAGAACAGGATTATATGTCCAAGTTTGTGAAATTGGTCTTTGTCCATAATTTAACCAAGTTGAAATAGTATCAAATCGTTTGTTAAATGCAGTATTGTACCAAGAACATGCTTGTTTTACTTGTTGACAGCTAAACATGTTACGAGGAGCTTGATTAAAATCAGAAAATGGAAGAACACTTGCAGATGGTGAAAAGATTGTAATTCCGTGAATTTCTGAGTGAAATTTTGAAGAGAATGGTTCCATTGAAATACGTAAACACTCTGTCTCTTGTGCATCTATAAAATCCATATGTTTATTGAGCATATCAATCCATGTTTTTGTTGATTTTATAGTTGTTCCTGTAACACCTTCTCGATAAATTGGTCTAGATGGTCTTCCTGCATCTGTAAAGATAATATACTCATTTGCAATACGACTCCAACATAATGAAACAAACTTTTGTAATTCTTGCTTTCTACGAAGTTCTAATAATTTTTTATGAATTTGTTCAGTTTTTCCATCAATAACGCCAACCAAATCAGAATTAATAAAAACTTTTGTCCATGTAGGATTCCAAGTAGATGGATGGATTTCTGCAATTAATGTAAATTCAGATTCTCTTTTAAGAATATCTAAAACAGTAGAAGAAGGTACTGCAGTTGATAACGAACATAGAGTTGTAAGAGATTTAATCATTCCAATGTTGTGACCATCTGGGTTATCTGATGGACACATAAGTCCCCAACCACTTGAATGTATTCTTCTTGGCTCTACTATTTTTGTACCCTTATCCATCTGCAAATTTACACGTCTCATATGTGCAATAGTTCCTAGATATGAAAAACGAGATAACTCTTGTGAAATACCATCTTTACCACTCCATTTTCCCTTAAAAGATTTCTCAAATTCTTCTATAAACATACGCGATATCCAATATTTGTTTATATCCTCTGCTTTAACCAAGTCTACAATATTTTTACCAGCATACGTTTGACGCTCATACTCAATTCTTCTATCAAGATTAGTTAACATTTCTTTTGAAACAATTTCATAAATTCTAGCAAATTCGTTGAAACATAGATCACCACCTGCAAGAAGACGCTTAAATCTAAAATGATCTCTATCAGATGGTTCTGAAATACGCAATGCAACATCCATTGCTAGACGTAACATATGACCTAACAAATAAGCTTTGCGACGATAGAAAGAAGCATTTGATTCATTCTCATGCAATTCACAATGAGGAAACATCATTTCGTAAAGTGCAACAAATATGCCTCCATTGCTACGTGTTCTAGTTTGACGTCTTAAGAATAGAAAATTAGGATCTTGATCTTGTTCTGCTTCTTTTGCCATTTCTTGACGAAGATAGACTTCATGAGAAAGTACAAGTTCCATAAATATTTCAGAATAAATCTCTCTTTCCTTTTTAGGAATTCCATAAAAAGTAATATCATAAATATCTTGATGAGTTGTAATTCCAAGTGCATAAAAAACACTTAATAAAGGAACTGGTTCATTAAATCCAGGCAATGTAATCGTTGCCATTCGTCGAGTATAAAAGTCAGAATAATCATTCGTCTTTTTAATTTCAGCAGGATCATTAGGTTTTACATTTCTAGGAGGTATAAGCAAAAAGTGAGAATAAGGACCTTTTGTTCCATCTTCTGATTGTGAACGAACACCGCTAAAGTATTCAAAATCTTCATCAGCGCTTCCTTCAAGTTGACTTGAAATTTCTTTTTCAATCAAACTTCTTGGAGGATCTTGGTCCTTTATTATTTTACGTTTTGATGCATAAAACATATTATTTCCTAACATCTCTTGGGTCAGAAGAACCTTTTCAGATCCTCCAATAACGAAATAACCTCCTAATTCAAATTTGCATTCTCCTACATTATAAAGCTCATCGGATGACATAGAGGATAAATAGCAAAGGTGACTCTTCAGCATAAGAGGAATTTTCCCAATAAATACATTATCAAACTGTTTGTTAATTGTTTCAGTTCCAATTACATATTCAATTTCAATATCAGCAAAAACATCAAGTGCATATGTTTTGTTTTCAAGTCGACATTGGTGTGGAAAAATCATGTTATCAAATTCATCTACAGGTGGTAAATACCTAATCTTATCATTAGTCTTACCTCCAATATAAATACTAATACTACGATTATCTGCTAATACCAACTTTCTAGGATTTTTTCCTTTAATGAAGTTGGGTAATTTTATGCTTAGAAAATCTACAAACGAGTCTAAATGATGACGAACAAACGGATTTGGAGTTTGTGAAAAATATGTATCAAACACGTGTCTGGCAACTTCCATTCCTCTCTTGTAGATAAGTAAGAATGGAGATTTCAGCTGTTATCCTCACTCTAGTGTTCACTGCAATTTTTACAGTTATTATCATTTTTATATCTAGGACATTCATGTACAACTACATGGAGACGCCTCCAGTAAAAATGTCAAAATGCCCTACACGATGGAATTTTAATTCAAGTACAAATATGTGTGAACCTTCTTATGAAACAGTATGTTTACCATTTAATCCTGACGTTGATACATTAAAAACAGTGGCGCAAAAATGTGCGTTGGCAAATCATTGTGCAACTGATTGGTCTGGGGTTTGTAATTAAAAAAGTCTACTATTACTTCTCTTGAAATGTTATGTAGTGACTATGATATGCAAAAATTTCATCAGCTTGACCAAGATTCAATGACTTTAACATTTCTGCACGTGAATCAAAGAACCCGATTGATGTGCCGAGAATAAAGAATTCAAACTTTTGGTTAGAAGAAATCTGTTCGCTCTTAGTTTTCTTTACCTTTTTTACTGTATCCATTTTTTTAAATATATTTAACACTTTATATATAAATGTGTTTTCAGAGTTATTTCTAATATATAGCAATGTACTCTGAAGTTTATAGACCTACATTTTTGAGAGAGATTATTGGACATGCAGATGCTAAAAAGAGTTTAGAAACTTATCTCACTTCAAATACATTTAAAAAATGCATCTTTTTAACAGGACCTCCTGGAATTGGTAAAACAACAATGGTATTAAGTGCCGCTAGAACTTTTAATTTTGAACCTCTCGAAATTAATGCAAGCAAATCAATTCGTAGCTTTGATGATGTTGAAAAAATTAAAGATGCATGTAGATCTTCTATTTCAATAAATTCTTTGTTGTGTGGTGAAAAATCTAAACGTAAATGTGTAATTTTAGATGAAATTGATGGAAGTGATCCGCATGCTCAATCCAAGATTGTTGCATGGATAAAGGATTCAAGTCGATGTGTTCCAATTTTATGTACAGGAAATGATATTCCAACTGTATTTAAAAGAAATATAGAACATATTGAAATTATAAGATGTTTTCCTCCAAGAGCAATAGATTTGCAATGTTTGTTTCCAGATATTGATATTACCACTGCATTAAAGGAATGTCAACATGATGTTCGTAGATTATGTAACTTTGTTCAATATGGTAAATCAGATGCACTTCCAAAGTTTAATGTTCCACCAACTGGATTACCTATTGAGAAGATGTTTGTGTTGAGGCAGGAGATGTTCCGTCTTCCTGACCCGTTTCGCGAATATCATGCCTGCAAACGGGACAACGTACGCTCGATTGAAACCAAGTAGTTAAACATGTTCGATGATATACATGTCTGCAATGACGTAAACGTGCCATTTCTCCAGTAATTGTTTCTTGACAAATTGCACAATCGTTACCTGATCCTGATACAGTTTCATAACTAACTGCATTAATAATGTGAGTAGATGATGGAAGTACAGGAACTGGATCTGTAAACCCAGTTAAGTTTGGATTTGATACAGTAATAAATGCAGTCATTGTCTGATTTCTGTTATAAGATGAATGTATTCTAGTCAACAAACTAATGTATGCATACTCATTCATCAACATGCCATTAAGAACAATTGTTCTATCACGATGAGGTACCATATTTAAAGTTCGTTGAAAAAGATCATTACGTCCATCCATTAAATCAGCAAGAAGATCTGGTGTTGGATCAATATCATTTATAGTACTAATTTCGTCGTCCATTAAATAAATAATGCAATATCTTTGAAAATAGGTGTTAGTGTCTGGTTATAAACATATCTAATGGTCCTCTTTTATGTTTCTTCAAATACTGTGCACCCATGAATAGAATATCATTCAGTTCCTTTTCTTTATAATCCAATATCTTCAAAGTTGATTCTTCTTCTGTCATTGTTTCCATATATTCTGCCATCCATTGCTTATAATTATTTTTAGGCCTATAACCATCCAATTGCTCAATTGCCAACGCAAATAGTTGAGCTACTGGTTTTTGTACCTGATTTGTGATATAAAACTCAGTATCAGGAGCAAGATTCTTCTCTTTTACGTAATCAATTTGTTCAATTCTTTCACCTTGTTTCTTTGCATCTCGTTTCTCTTTTATATAAACGTAAGCCAATCGATCACCTACTTGTGGTTTATTACCAGCATCACGTTCTTCCATTCGATCAGCCAGAACACGATGTGCTATTTGTCCAGGATTTTTGTAATCATCACGAAGCTGTTTGGTAATTATAAATTTCTCAAGTGGAATCTTATTTTGCAAAATGTTAACCAACATTTCTTTTACAAACTCTTGTGCTTTACGAATATCTCTGTGTTCCATTAGAATATCTAAAGCTCCACCAAATACATCCTTTACAATTGGTGCATTATCTCGTCTCTTAAGTGCTACACCCATAGTCATACGCTTACACTTATGAACATCGTCTTCATATTTCATTCCTACGTAACGTTTACGACAGAATAGAATGAATGGATAGAGTGTTTTTTCATATTCAATTTTATGAGGTCGTCTGCATAATGATGTAATTTTTTCAGCAGCAGACTTTCCTAACTCAATTGATTCGGCTAAATCTTTTGTAGGAAACTGAATAAATATAGAATCTGTATTATGTACAATCATCTTGCCAATACCTGCTTGAAAATGATGATTTGAAGTTGTTAGATCATATACATACCCATCATAAACAATTTCATGCATTTTCTTGATAGCGCTTGAGTTTTTACGATGAGAATTTTTAGTACATGTTATTCTGAATATGTTAGGTTTATCTTTACGTGTATTTATTGAAATATTAAATCCAATAGAACTTGCAATGAATGCAAGTTGCGCAGTTGTTGTTTGATGTTTTTGATCAATACGAACATATCCATTCATATCTTTATCCCCATCTGCATCGTAAAATCCATCCCAAAATGATTGGCGTATTTCCAAGCTTCCGTTCATAATCCAATCTGGAATATTTTTACGATTATCTGTATAATACATATCTCGATAGTCTACTATAAACTTTTTAAGGTCTCCATATTTTTTTGATTTTGGAACTAGTTTATAAACATTAGATGAAACTAAGGTATTATTAATAACCCAATCAAATTCAGGATAGACGGTTTGACATCGTTCTAAATATTCAATTAACAGATTTATATTCGAATTATTTAGAGCCCATGATGATTTATCTCCTGATGGACAATTGTAAAATCCACAACTTCCATCACCTACAAAGAAACCTGCAATTCGCGCTTTGGTAATATCAGTAGTTTCAGTTATACTAACACTAGGAAATGCAGTATGCAGTAGATTATCGCCAATTTTTAAATTTTTAGGTGAAACTTCAATACTATCTGAATTTAACAACGAATGATCATCTGTTACGTCTACCAATCCTGTATGTGTGAGTACACGAATCATTTTCTTATGAGGAGCTAGTTTATGACGTATAACACGTTCAAGTCGTGTCCATCCTGTTTCAGTCCAGCTCTCAATATTGTTAATTTCTGCACATTCCTTATCTCCATAAGTCTGCCAATTATTTGTAATTTCATCAATTTGAACAATTTTAATAATATCATCTTGACGAATGATAACGGGTGTATATGATGCAACACTGTCTCCATAAATAACAGTTGCTCCAAATTCAGATTCTACGATAGTTTTTGCTTCGTAAATTTTTGAACGGCCAACTGCAGTTGTACATGCTGCAACTTCTATTTTTCGAATAGGTGATGTTTTACTACCCGCTTGACCATATACTGAGTTAGCAACAACTTTATAGGCTAACTGCAGACCATTCAATACTGCTTTTTGTGCTTCATCTTCTGTTTTTTCCATAATTTTTCGAGTTTCCTTTCGTTTCTTGAGAAGAATATCAAGAGTTAATGGAAGTAATCCAATTGTTTTAGGATCAATTGTAGGTTGCACAAATCCACATGTAATACGTCCAGTTGATTCACCTTCATCGTTATGAACATCGTAACTAATTTCATCAATTTTATATCCATTGTTTCGAAACTCTTCACCATCAGTTCCTTCCTGACGAATCTTTTTACCGTTTATGTTAAACTCTTTTACATAGACCAACGTATCTGGAGAAAGATTAAATGCAATCATGTTGGACGGATATAGAGAGTTGAAATCTAAAACAGAAATTGGTTGATCTAGATACATTCCAATTTTAGGAGGCAGAACAATAGCACCTTCGTATGAAGTATCTCCTTCAAATCCTTCCTGTGTTAGAATAATTTGGTTACGCTTTGATGCATTGTAAACAACTGCAGAATAGATTTTAATTCCTTGGCCACGCAGAAAGATATATGTAATTGGAACACGACATACATCAGCCATTCCTCTTGCGTTAATCAATGTATCCAACTTAGCCATCACTGTAAGAACAAGATCACAATCCTGAACGCAATACTTTGCAATTAAAGCTCGTTGATCTGGTGTTCCATGATGAGATGCAAATATATCTTTTGCCGTTACATCGTCCTTACCGAAACACCATTCCAAATTCTTCATGTCAATATCTTCGAAAGTGCACATAGAATTATGCTCTTCCAGTTCCACGATAAACTTTTTAGGAAACACTTCTACTACTTTGAACTTCATACCATCTGCATATGGATTAATAGTGTTTCCAACAATATCAAATCGTACAAGGTTTCCTACAAATAGTCCTCGTGTATTTTTTGTATGAATCTCAAATTGACGAGTCTTTCCACCACTAATAATTACAATATTTGATACCTTGTCTCGCAAGAATGTTGATGCTACATTGTCAAGTTTGTATGAATCTAAATTTTGTTCACGCCGAATACTCAATAACAAATCAATTGTCATACGACCAGGCATCTGAATGTATCTCACTGCAAATTTACCACTAGCAAGTTCAAATGTTTTCTTTTCTGTTTTAACTCTTTCTCGTGAATCTCCCCATTGATTTACTTCCACACGACCGAAGTTTAACGTAAGTCTATGAAATTCAGCTCTATCTGCAATATATGCATCATCAAAGCCAAATGTATTATACCCACACAATATATCTGGGTTTTCATCGCGAATACACTTTTCAAACTTAATTAACAGATCTCTCTCATCTTTACATGATATAAATTTTACAGTTGGATCAGCTGATGGTGTGCATTCTCCAATTAGAAATACGAATCGTTCTTCAGAAGTTAACATCATATCACTCCAACGGAAACTAAGGCCAATTTGAATAATTTCATCGGACGCATTTGATGCAACTGGAAACATTCCTGATTCAGAATAAACTTCTAAATCATACGAACACACATAAAGTGGAATTGAAATATTTGTAAAGGGTTTGATTTCTTTATATTGAACTGTATATTCAACATCTACATTTACATCTTCTCCTACTTCAACCTGTTCACCATCAAACTCAAATGGAGATGCAGGATTGATATCAAGTTCGTGAAATAAGCGAAGCAATGGTGGAAGATTTGATTCATAAATTACAAGTTTCAGATCTTTTGCAATTCGACTAATTGATTTATAAATCCACAATGCAGGACACTCAATTTTCCAAACTTTAATTGGAACAAGACCAGAAAATCCAGTCATAGCATCCAATTTGGTTTCTTCAGTAATCTTTACGTTTCCAAAATTTGCAGGTTTACCTGACTTTTTTGATTGTTCTGCTTGAAAGCGAATACGTAGTTCTTTTGCAGTGTCATTTGGTGAAACTTTTACATAAAAGTATGGACAAAATCCGGTAATACGAACTCTTGCAATATCACCGGAATCTGTTCTTCCAAATGCATCAACAACATATTTAAAATTTGAATCAAGTTCAACCCAATCACAAGGTTGAAACTTCATACTGTTATTATTTCATTCTAAATCGTATTGTCTATTCGTTTTTTATGTGCTTAAGTGTTTAAAGGAATGACAAGTAATTCTGGATTACCAATGTTTTATGCAAGTACTACGGGTGGCGATGCAACTCGTCAACCAACATCATTTGGTAGTATGTTTCCATTTATGCCAATGGGTTGTGGCGCAGTTTCTTCAAGTGTTCAATATGCAGGAATGGTTCCTAAAGGAAATTTTGGAAACTCACCTGAGGGAGGATGTGGAATAGACACTCATACAGATTTACTTTGGGGTGCACCAGGCACTGCTCGTACCAAGGGAGACAAACAAACATTTTCTCGTCCGTTTGCAACAACACCCTTCTTAGGTCTTGGAACAATTGATGGCATTGAAGATCAAAATCATGTTATGTTTGGCCACTCGACTGCAAATCGCAAGTCAATTCAGACTGTAACTGACAAACAGTTTCCGGTGTTTCAGCCACTGATAGCTGAGAAGGAAGCTGACATTCCTGAGAATAATTATTTTGTAGAACCGTTTCTTCGCGGTGGAATGGCATCACGTTTGATTCCACGAACTCGGGTGGATTTGACTCAATAGGTTTAAAAGAATACATCCTATCATCATTTTCTTTCATTAACTTTCTAACATTTGCAATTTCAAGTTGTTCTTCGGTAAGATGTTGTTCAACTTTTGGTTTATTAATATATTTATCAGATTTGTTAACCACTTTAACAAGAAGCTTATCCACTGCATCAGTCACATCCTTTGTTTCAGCGTACGCTAATGTTGCTTCTTCTATCGAACAATCTGTAAGATTGCAAATTGTTTGAATCGGGTCGCTCATTTTTTATTGTTTTAAATGTAAATACCATGAAGATATTTTTCATCGAAGCTTTGTGTCCTCCTGCGTTGTTGTATTTGTTGTATACAACGGTCCATATCGCGTTGGATCTTTCATTAGGATTGTATGCAACATCAGCCATTAAACTGATAATGGGACTTGCAGGTGTAGTCGTTTTGGATGCTTTATGTAGCGTAGATCTTGGTGTAGTGTCGTGGGCAATTATTGTTACACCATTTATTATGGTTGCATTGGCCAGTAGTATCTCTCTTGGATTAGGTATTGATAGAATGGCTGCAAAGCTTGTAACTGAAAAATTTAACAATTCTCCTCTAACAGGCGATAATCTAAAGAATCGTGATAAACTTGTCACTCAGCTAAAAAATCAGGATGCGCTCCCACTTTCATCAAGTTTTATTTATTAAATTATAAATGCTATATTTGGCTTATACACAAATATTTAAGCTCAGTCGCTATATACAGGATGTATTCTGTCCAATGAAAAAGTATAAAAAATTTAAAAATACAAATTATCCCTGGCTATGGATTGGAGCAGTATGTGGTGAAAATAACATACAAAGTGTAACTGAATTAATTAACGATGAAGTCTATCCAGGATGCCATGTTGATTATAAATTTTTAGAAAGTGCAACTGGTCTTACACCCACTTCATGGTTATACTTAGATTCAACGTTAAATGAGATTGAATTTCCTAAAGAGGGAATAACAATAGCAGAAGATGATCCCGTCCAATAAAGATGTTCGAAAACGTCTTCAAATTAACAATACTTACTATGTCGTGATGAATAATGAAAATTATTTTGAAGTTGCAGAAGAATTTGTGCGACTTCAAAGTTTATTTATAAAAGATAGCTTAGTAGAGATTATTATGCAATGGTTTGAAATGGTAATCAGTCCACTATTAACATTTTTCATATCTTGGTACACAAGTGAACCACCAAGTATATTTTCATTAATGAGTATTCAAAAGTCAATTGATTTATGGATAAGCTGGTACAAATTTCAAGAATTAGGAAAAACAATACGTGAATGGAGGACAATAGTTCGTTCCATTAACGGACCTTTTATTTCAACAAATAATGCTAAATATCATGTGTTTGTTTATGCAGATGCAATGCAAAGAATAAGAAATAGTTTAAGCGAGAGGAGAAGCACCATCACCAAAGAAAGTACTAAAAGTCTTTAATAATTCTGCACCTTGTTCAATTGCAGGTTTCATTTCGCCTAATGAACCCATGAGTTCCTTTTGAAGCTCTAGCAATTCTTTTGTATCACGTCTCATACCACCAATTTGCTCGGGACTTAAATTACGGTATGCATGTAGAATTGTTGTACCAATATCTACATGTGGATCATCTGTCTTTGGAGGAGCTGGATCGGGATTTTTCTCTTCTTTCTCATCATTTTCAAAGTTTTCATAAGTTCTACGTGTTATCATTGAAATCAAATAGACTCCAACAATTCCTGCAACAAGTGACACTGTATGCGACAAATGGAATCCATATGCACTAACAAGAAATCCAAGTACAACCCACGCAACCATAAACCCTAAACGACGTTGAACAAGATAGATTGCAACTATAATAAATAGAACTCCTGCTACCAGACTGTCGTTATTCATCTTATCTATTTTAAAGAATGAAATTTATTTAGGACCAGCTGTGACAAAACTGGAATATCCTCCGCCTGGCTGCACACCATAATTATTAAAAGAGCCACCTGCTGCAGTACCAGGTTCTCCTCTAGTTGTAACAGGGACATAATCAGCTATGCCTCTGCTACCTGATCCTTGATAGGATGCAGATGAAGTTGAAAATCTAGTACCTGCTCGTTGTTTACGGTGACGACGTTTGGTCTTCTTACTAGTTCGCTTACGACGTCTTGCACCACATTGAACACCTCCGCCTGCAAGAGGAGCTACTTCGGTAGCACGAGACCATTGAGGTGCACCTGTTCCTACTGCTCCAGTAAATCCATAATAACCACCCTTACGTGTCTTTCTTTTCATAGTGTGACGCATTTACTCTAGGTTGGGAATCTTTTCTACTACTACCCAATTATTTTCAACTTGAATACAACTACAATCAAACTCTTCACCCTTTTCGCGCAAATAGAATGACGTTTTTATGTCAGGGACCTTTAAGTAACCTGTAAAAGGTACACTTTCATAACAATCTGGCATATTCATGCGAACAAAATGAATCGTTTCTGAGTTAGTCTTTTCTACATAATATCCTGGCTTTGCTATTTCTTCTTCATAGACTTCATATCCTTTAATTGCAACATCCTTCAAATCTGATTTATGAATTAATTTAATTGTTACGTTATGTACATGAGACGTAAATGTCTTCAAAAATAACTTTAACCAATCATATCGTTGTGAAAAAGTTGAACATGCAAATACACAATTAGAATTATATAACCAAATATCTGCAACTACAAATTCAAGTGGCGATAATCTTTCGACACGTAAAAATGTACCACCGCAAATACGTTCATCTGCAATACATGGGAGTTTTTTACATTCTTGATTTGATATCCAAAAACAGTTAGGAATATTGTTTTCATATGTAAAAACTATCCATCCCGAAGTTCCAGTTGTTTGAGGAACTTCTACGGTTTTAAGCTCCGGGGGGACGGGTTTCTTGAATACCTGGCGGAAGCTCGGGGTCCAGCCGTAAAGATTCTGCAGCTGGTTTACGAGGCTCATATTCTGGAAGTTGTATGTTTTGTGGTGGCTGTGTGAAAACAGGTGGAGGTATTACTGGTGCTTGAGGTTGAATAACAGGCGGGGCTGCGGGAACATGCACATCGCGGTATATAATCTTAGGCTCTGGCGGATAGATCATACGAGTAGCAAAAAATGTACTCATCTGTAAAATAACCATTACGAGTATCGTTGCAACTGCTACATATAATACGTCGAGAACAATCATTCGATTTAACTTAGAGAAAGCTTTCTTGGAAGACAGCAAAGACGCGATGGATGCTATTAAAGAACAAATTGAACAAAAAGTGGAGGATGTTATTATTGACAAGGTAGAAGAGCTAGCTGCACCTGCAGCAGATGCGGCTGATAAGGTTGCTGACTGGGTTGAAACTAAAACCGAGAAAGCTTCGGAAGAAGTTGCTGCGAAAGTTGATGAGGCTCTAAAGCCAGTAACAGATGTAATTGCAAAATTGGAAGAGAATCCTGAAGTAAAGAAGGCAATTGATGCAGTCGTTGCTCAGGTAGATGGTCGAATGTTTACATGTTGGTGCTGCTGTGGGTTTGATCTGACTCTACGTATAAGTCGTCGTGTTCCAAAAACTTCTCTCGCCAAGCAACCGGATTTGCAGAGTGTAGCACTTCCAGTTGTTCAGAGTACTCAACCCGTGGAATCAAGCCCTCCCAAGGTTGAAGTTCCATCTTCAGAACCCCCTGCTGAAGAAAGTAAGACCGTCTCTGTTTAAGTTCTGGTATGTAACACATTCCATCTGAACACCATAAAAATGATACTATTTCGCTTGAATTAAATTTTATTGGTTTAGACTGTGTAACTCGTGTTAGAATCATTTGTCTTTATTGTTTGAATAGTGGGTAAACCCATCTTAACACGCAGTTCATTGCAATTTTGAATAATTTCGGTAAGAATCATGGCATCATATAAAGAATTATGAAGTAAAGTTGATTGTGGTTTTTTATGAAATGTAAATTCATATAATTCAATTAATTTAGGCCATCGATATCCCCATTCACCAGATAGTTTACATAAATCAACAGAAAGTAGCATAGTACATTTTCTTTTATAATAGCTATCATTGATTTTCATACCAAGATCCCAATGATATGCATTCATAAGAACGTTGAAATCAAATTGCATATTATGTGCAACTAAACAGTCATAAGATTCACTTGAAAATGCTCCAATTGCTTCAAGTAACGAAACTCCATGTTCTACTGCAAATTGATGTGTGATACCATGTATTTTTGTTGACTCAGCTGGTATTGACCATTTAGTAGGTTTGATAATAAATGACTTCTTTGATTCAATTTTATTTGTTTCTACATCTAAAATTACCCAAGAAATGGACACAATATGAGGCCAGTTGTTAGGTTCTTTAATTGCTTGTTTATTTCGATTTAATGGAAGTCCTGTAGTTTCTGTATCAAAAATACAAAGCTTCATTTGTTTAAAATAGTATTTCATGTTAAAATGTTTACGACTGCATCAAATAGTAAGTAACAAGACCAAAAACAACGGAATGAACCAATAGACCGTAATTAGTAGGGCATCCTGCTTCTGCAATTTTGAACAACGTAGTGAACTGGGGGACAACCGAGCCGACGACGCCTCCTACAATTTGGTCAACAAATCGGTATGTAAAAGGAGAGCTAACGACATAAAAAAGAAGGGCGGCGACGAGAGATGCTTGAACTTTTCGTGACAACATCATTTTGTATTATCATAATATTTTAAACGAGCTGCTCGTAATTCTTCAGGAGTTTTTACAATTATTTTTTCTGGTTCAATAACATTTCCTTCTAGCTGACACATTGCAGTCCAATCTTCTTTTTTAATGTTTTGAAATGTCTTCAAACAAATTGAAATATCTTTGGGCGTTTTCTTTCCCATATGACGAGTATAATCACAAGTTGTCATAACAATATATTTTTCATATGGCCCGGATCTCATGCATAATGCATAGAATGTTGATAGTTGTTTCCACGTAAGAACATTCTTTTTAACCGATACATGCTTTTTATATTTGCATTGAACTGCAATAAACTTCCCATTGTGCTGACAGATAATATCAATTCCAAAATCTTGTCGTTTCAAGTTAAGTTTATCTAAAATTTCAGACGGAACATCTTCAAGTCTCCAAACTGTATCATATTTCTTTACAAATTTGAGATAGAGTACGCAAAACTCTTCAAAGATATCTCCTCTTATTTTTTTATTATTGCGAGTTCGCATTTCAGTTAAAGTATGTGCTGGTTGTTCATACCATTTTTGACATTCTAAAAGAAATTCATCAAATAAATTGAGTGGAGTTCTCAGCAAAATTTCATTTAAAACTTCTTTCATATTTCAAATTACCAACCATAACTTCTTTTAATTACGTTTTCTATAAAAATAGTCTATGGGCGAAACATTTTCAATACAGAACCAACGTTGTACACAATCAACAAAACACCCAAGGCTGCATATACAAATGTCATTGCATTAGCAGTTCCACTTTGAAGTCTTGGAACTTCATTAACTAGGAGATAGACACCGGCCGCCAAGAAAAAGACTTTTAACATTAATTTCCACCAAAGCATTTTGTTTATATCAATCTAAATTTTTTAACTAAATGTCTTTTTTGTTTGAATGATTGCAAGTATCCATGACGGTATGTTTACAACAATATTTTGCACAATTGTTATATCTTGAGGAACTGGAGAATGTATATCGAGAGTATTCCCTTCGCATAAAAACATTACTGCAGTATTTAAGAAACATAATCGATTTTTCAACAAAGAAGGATTCCACCGCAAACAGTGTAGCTTAAATAATGCATCCATATATGGCTGTAATATTCCAGCTTGAACGGATTTCTTTGAAGCATCTTGAACTGCATCCCATATCATCCAAATAACCATTGTACAATAACTTTCATCAATAAACATATTTGGACGGTGACCGCAAACTAAATGAAGTTTAGTCTGTTTCTTGTACTGACTTGCATATTTCAATATCCATGCAATCCAATACATTGCCCTCGTATAATCTCGTGTTTCGTTTCGTAAACAATAAACAAGTTCATTAAATGGAATATAAATTTCTAATGGATCATCTTCTTTCGTGAGAAGACGACCGTAATTTGCAGATGGTGATTTTAAGTTTTCTGTAATTGTTAATTGAAGAAAATCGTGTTCGGGTTTAATTTTTGGAAATGCTGGAAGTTTATGTTTGCGACACAAAGCAATAGAAGCTGCTGCTTCACAAATTAAAGTTCTTACGTCAGGGTTATTACGTATATCTGTCATAGCCATAAGAGTATACTGACCTTCGTAAGGTGCAAATTTCTCATACATTTTGATCAAATATAAAAATGAATTAGGAGCTGCTCTATTAATATGTTGAGCAGTTGATTCAAATAAAGTTTGCCACATAGAATGCACTAATCCAGAACATAAAAGTTCTAATGCCCAATAACATGCGTAATCAGCATGACCAAGTTTAACATTTTCACTTAAAACTTTATAGACGTGTTGTCGCAGATGTCCAGAAAATGTAAATTTCTGAAAATCTAATACTGTACGTGAGTCAACTACGTTCATTACATTCTACTTATTTTGAAAAATCAACGAAAGTAACTCAACACATTGACGAACAAGTGGTCCATCATATCCAATTTCGTTTGCTTTTTGTAGTGGTTCTTTGCATAATTCCATAAGATTTAAAATATAATTATTCATTGTCTATTAGGTTTGTAATTATTTAATGTAAGTATATATTGCATTGGATGTGTAGTAGGACGACTTGTTGTTTTATAACCCAACCATTTGACAAATTTACTTCGAAATGATTCTATGCAACTCATTACTTTGATCGGACCATAATTCAAAAAAATATTTACCGTAGTTCATCAACATATATTTTTGTTTCTTGTCTTCTGTTTTTATAATTTCAAGCGACACATTCATTATATGAAACCATTTATTATTATGTAATTCATAGAATCGAATCACTCTATTCTCCATCTACTATAAATGCGTCTGTATTCATTAAATTACTACTAACCAATTCACCAGGTAATGTACCAACTTGAATACCGGCTTCTATATCATTTGATGTTAGTTCTCCTTTAAGAATAACATATTGACCTTCATTTACAGCCGGCGTTCTAGTTGTTAACCAATTTTCAAATACTTGTTTATTTTTTACAAATTCAACACCTCCGGATGCCGCAAAATCATATTTTACATCAAAATCATCTAAACTTTTAGGCCATGAATATTGCAATTGTCTTTCGTAAATTCTGATTGGTTTATTAATATTTTCTTCAAGAATTTTAGCAGTTAGAGGTCTGAATCCAAAAAGACTAATAGAATAAAATGGCACCCATTCCTTTCCGTTTTCTGTGTTTTTGACAACCCATCTTTCATTAGAATCTTTTCCAAATTCAATACTTCCTTCATCATATAGGTTTGCTTCTTGTTCTGGTTGATTCATTTATTTAGTAAAATAGGCAAGATACTGGTATTCTTTTCCGCATTGAACTAAATTTACATTTTCTACATGTCTAAATCCACTTGTTTTAAAAATATCAATCATTCGTTCTTTTGAAGGCATTGTCCAATGATGTTTATTTTCACGATATTTTGCACCTTTGTTTTGTGATTTATCATAAAATGTTAATGTTTCATGAAATAGTGTATCGTCTTCATTCTTTGTTTTATTAAAGCGTCCAAGGTATTTGAATTTATCAAAATAAATAGCAGAATCAGTTTGACGTTCATAGGAATACTTTTGCAATGAAAATGCTGCAAAAGGACTAGCTAAGTCAAGTAAAGGATCAAACTTGTCAGGATCTACCAAATGAACTATGAAATATCCACCCGGTTCTAACCATTGATAAGCATTATCTGACAGAATTTTTGGATTTGGAAACATATATGCAGAAAAGTTTAGAAGAAGTGCATGAGTTGCTGATTTTTGAGGAAACAAATGGACTTGAGTAACATCACCTTTTGTAAACTTAGCAGATGGACAATCACTTCTTGCCTTTTTAATCATTGCATCAGAAGTGTCGACACCTGTATAGGATACTCCAAAATTATTAAACCAACAAGCATGAGGAGCTGTTCCGCAACACAAATCTAGAACTTTTACATTTGAAATTGGCCATCCAGCAAGAGATATTTCGCGTATAGAAGTTTGTTCATATTGCAATTTATCTGCACCGTGCCAAAGAGAGTTATAAATTGAAGCATATGTATCATCATATATGTCAGATGAATCTTCATATGATAGACTTTCTGCTCCATCATCAAAATGTTCAACCGATACGTACCATCGTGCAAAACTATACATTAGCAATACAAGCACTGCTAAAAAAAGATATGCTGTTTCCATTATCTTTATGGTGGAAAACGAATTTAATATTGCGAGCACGATAACTATTTTATTTTTTTACCGCCAATTGGAATCATAGGTGTAGGTTGAGGAGTATAAAAATATGATAGAATGACACTACGTTTGCTATAAAGCATGTAAAGTACATTTAATGCAAGTATTCCTATAACTGCATATAATAGATAAATCATATATTCAGACGGTGTTCCAAGAGTAGTGATTCGATTTAGAACATCTTTTTGGCTATCCGAATCTGTCAAATTTTTATTTAGAAAGTTTAATTCTTCCTGGTCTTTACTTTGATAGTTTAACATTCGTGATGCTAATCCAGCAATTGTTTGTTGTTGATCCTTTTCTTCTTTTAATACCGAGTATTTTGTGTTATATTCTGATAACACTGGTTCAATATTTTCTTTTGCAATTCTATTCTTCTCTTTTTGAAGCCATTCTTGACCATTAAGAAGAGTGTAATATGCAATACGAGCTTGCTGATAACGTTCAGGGTCTTCAATTCGAGTAGCCGTTGCTTGATCAAGAGCAGCTTTTAGACCATCTAATTGTTTTTGACGTTGACAATTTGAATCACATGCAGGAGCTACACCACTCATTCTATTGCTTAGACGTCGAGATAATGTACCATAATCCAATAGCAAGGGTAGCAATTGCAATTAGATGAATTATCCATCCAAAAAACCAACCAAAGATATAGAGTCCTGCAACTCCTGAAAGTAACATTAATAATTTTTGAATAATTGGTTGAGTTAAATTTATTTGACTTAATTTTGATTCTATATCACGAATGTTATCTTGAATGTTAGAAACATCTTTTAGAAGAGGTTTCTTTTCAGGTGGAAACAATTTTTTGAAAAATGCAACAATATCTTCAAGTTGTTTATTTACAGTCATAATTCCAGTTTGTTTGTTATATTCTTCACCTATATTGCTTACAATTTTATCACGTTGTTGTTCAATCGGATTTACATTATTCATAATAGTAGAATAATCAGGTTTTTCAACTCTTGTAAAAATATTACCAACTGGTCCAGATGTTGTAGTTGTCATCCAAAGATTAGATGAGTCTGTAGTCAATTGTAGTGGCATATAACCTCCACTGTCTACAGGATGCACTTCTTCGGGTAAAAGACATTCACCTTCACATCTTACAATATTTGAAGAAGTATCAATTCCATAAAGTCCAACTTTATCATTCTGACCAAGAACTGATTTCATTTTTAGTGCTGAAAATCCATTAACTGATGACCACGGAGATTGCATTAATTCATCTGTCTTCATAGCATTACCAGTATTATCGCGACCATATAAAGTAGTCGGACTTGCAGATGTAATTGTGATTGTATCTTCTGGAACAGTGATCCAATTTGACATCATACATGGTTTTGCACATTTTTGTTTAACATTATTTGGATCCTGTGCCCAAATGTATGTTTTTGTTGAAAATATAGAAGTTGGTAAAAATGGTATAAGAACTACATTCCATGATCCTGTATTTGTTACAGGACCCATCAATAAATTTGATTTGCCAGATATCGATGTCATCAAAATATATACATTTGTTTCATCTGTAACTATATCTTGAATAGTTGATACACTGTATTTTGATACATCGACTTGTGTCCAATTCCCGTTACATGGAGCTGCACAAACATAGACACTATTATTTGAATTAAATCCCCACACAAATCCAGCCGTAGAAGCATCTGCCTTTACAAGACTACCTGGTACATTAGCCCATGATAAAGATGAAAAAAGTTGTGTAGTGACGGCGGTGTCGATAGCCGATGTAGCATTTTCATATGCAGTTTCTAAGTCTGCCATCTTCTGTTATTTATTGTACCTTCAAAAAACCGAGAGAATATCCTTTTCCAACAATAAGATTAACACCACTTCCTTCATTACCTCGAGTGTAAAGACTATCTGTGATGTCTTTCTTAGGTAGCTTTGTTGTAACTCCAGCAGTTCTCAAAAACAAACCGCTATTGGCTAACAATGCAGATTGTCTTTTCATTTGTGTGATGACAGATGCATCTGTGCCTGGACCTTTCTGTCTACCATTTTCAAAATTAAACGAATTCTTGCTGAGGGGCATTTATTTATATGTAATAAATTGTAATGGAGTCTAAAAGTTTTAAAGATAGTCGTGATGCAACATTATCCGAGTTTCAAACACGGTATAATGCATTACGTACACAGTATTCATCAGCACTTATGTCTGCTATTCAGGAAAGAGATAGCGATAAACAGCAAGAACTTATTCAAGAAATATTAGCTGTTAATGAAGAGATGACTAATGAGGTTCGTGGTATTCTAGAAGTATTAAACAAGGGAACAAAATCGTTTAATACAACTATTATTGATAACTTAACACAGGACTTAATTAATTATCAGAAACAACATGTTGAAATACGAGAAAGCAAAGATAAGCTTATGACATTAAAAATTATTCAATCTTCATCAAAAGAAAAAATTGAAACTGCAAATCAACTATATATGTTTTATTTGATTGCTTTAATTGGATTGATCTTTGTTGTAGGATATCTTGCAATTCGAACTCCTGGATATTTTACACTACCATCAGTAACACCGACAGTCCTGCCAGTACTCCGATAGGAATATAAAATCCTTCTAGAGAAGGTGATGAAATTGTAGGAACTTCACTTCTTAATTTTGCAGCAGTCAAACTATCATTCTTTGCAACAAGTTGACGTTTAGTATCTAATAATTGTGATTCTAAATCACGAATACTTTCTTCTGGTTTCGATTGATAAAAATTTGTAATATCAGCTTTTTGTGCATTTACTTCATTTTGTAAATTTGTAATAATTGTATCTAGTCCCTGTTGAGCACTTTTATATGCACTTTCATAGGATTTTACACCTGTTAATGCATATTGTATATAGTTATCATGGTAACTTCGAAGAAGAGTCGTAAATTGCCCATCCATTTGTCTTTAGGCATCATAAGGATTTGCTACACATAAATTCCAATGTTTATTTGACCCAGATACTGGACAAAGACCTTCAACTTCAATTACATCACCAGGTCTTGCACCAATTAATTTTGCCATCGGATCTTGACAATCAATTCTTCGAAACTTTGTAACATCCCACCAAGTATATAGACCTTTTAGAACTTGCTTATCATCTTCTGTCAGTAATGTATGACGAGGAACTTTGCGATGCTTTGAAATATTAAATTGCAAATGTGAAAGTTCGAATACCTGAACAAGAATATTAGTTGGAACTGCAAGATGGTCTCGAAGATACAACATAACTGCTTCTGATAGCTTAGTAGGTGTTATAACAATCATAGTCGATGTATAGTTATTTTCATTTGCATAAGCGATGAAGTTTTTAATTTCACTTTCATTAACTCGAGCCTTGTGACTAATAATTACGATAACACCATCAAATGTATACATCGTAGTGTCGTCAAGTGGATTTCCTACTGCATCAAACTCAGTACCCTTAAATCCTCTCGATATAAGAATCTCTTTTAGAGTCTCAAGCGCTTTAGTTTGTGGAGTCTTAAAGTTATCCATCGTATTTGTATTGAAGATACTATGAAAACATCTGTCCGTTTTTCACTTACTTACATTAAATGAACAAGTGGACAATTCTCGGACTTTTATTGGCAGGATTAGCAGTGTTCTATGCAGTATACACTCAAAGAGAGCGGTTTGTTCCTGAGTTCTTAGATCAGGGTAACGTGAAGAAAACGATTGATACCTCTAGATCATCGTATGCACAAGAAACAAACCATTTTAAAATGACACGTCCTCCTCCAGAACCAATTCCTGGAACGGAAACACCATTTCGAGTAAACATGTATAATTCATTTACTCAGTAATCATGTTAACTTAAAAAATGAGATTCCACGTCCTTTCATTGCCACACACAGTAACACGAAAAGATTATTCAGCTTGTGCATTCACCATGAAAGTTTTAAAGTTTTGTAAGATGATGACACGCCGAGGTCATACTGTTTATCATTATGGCCATGCAGATTCTCAAGTGGAATGTACTGAACACATTGCAGTAACAGATAACGATGTATTAGAAAAAGCTTACGGTAATCACGACTGGAGAAAGAACTTTTTTAAGCACGACACAAGTGACTTTGCTCATCAAACATTTAACGAACGTGCAATTAAAGAAGTCGGAAAACGTAAGAAGCCTCTTGACTTTATTTTATGCTTTTGGGGATATGCACATGAACCTATCTTTAGAGCATATCCTGACACAATTCCAGTTGAACCAGGTATTGGATGTACTAATGAGCCTTGTACTCCTCAATCTGTTTTCGAATCGTATGCAGTTATGAATGTTGTTTATGGAATGTATAAACGACCTCCTCATTGGTATGATGCTGTAATTCCAAACTATTTTGATCCTGAAGATTTTGAATTTAATAATACACCAAAGGATTACTTTTTATTCGTTGGTCGTATTACACAATCTAAAGGTCTCGGTATTGCAATTGAAGTTACTCAAAGAATAGGTGCAAAACTTTTGGTTGCTGGACAAGGAGATATTACAGAAATTTGTAATCCTGTTCCTGCTCATGTAACTTTGATTGGATATGTTGAACCAAAACAGCGTAGTGAGCTTATGAGAAATGCAAAGGCGTTATTTGCACCTACACATTACAATGAACCATTTGGTGGAGTTACAGTAGAAGCTTTGTTTTGTGGAACTCCAAATATTACATCAGATTGGGGTGGATTTGCAGAAAATAACTTGCATGGAATTACAGGTTATAGATGCAGAACAATTGAACATTTTGAATGGGCTGCTAAGAATATCGATAAGATTTCAAGAGAAGCATGTCGTGAATGGGCAATGAAAAACTTCAGTCTTGATAGAGTTTCATTGATGTATGAAGAATACTTTTCGACACTTATTAAAGTTTATAACGGAGATGGTGGTTATTACTCACACAACCCTAAACGAACTGAATTAGACTGGTTGAATCGTTATTACCCTACAGTACCAAAGTCGCCTTCTCTTTTGGATGAGGAGGTAGTGATGAAGCAAGACGATGAGATAATATTTGATGCCACACTTCCTGAAATGAACATAAGTTCTTAGGTAGCCATTCAGGATCCAATTTTACTGTTTGAGTTTTATGTTGCAAAAGTTCCCAATAAATAATTCTTTCAAATTCAATTTGTTCTGCTGCTCTCCATTCAGATACAGATCGTGTATCTAGAAAGTGTTTATATTTTACACCATTACCTTCATCGTTTATGGTAAAGAATGATTTGAATTCTGATTTTGAATTTACCCATTCTGTGTAAGTTAATTCCTTAAATTTCATTTCAACAAATTCACATGTATCTAATCCAGCACATTCCATCTGTAGCTGCATTTGGCACATATATTGTGTAGAAATTGGACTATCATCAAGAACACGACTAATTGGACATTTTATCTCAATAAGACTTCCAGTTAAAGGATGATCAGGTGCATCGGGTACAAGAATTCCATCAGGTGAAGCTCCTAAGAATGAATGTTCTGGATGAGGAATGCAAGTAGTATCTACAATTTTAACACCTGGATTTTGATGGCAATATATTTCTTTTGCAACTGGTTCAAATCGTGTTCCCCAAATGAGAGACATTGCACCGCTATTTCCACTTCCAGATCTACCTACTAATTTTGACATTACAATTTCATGTTTAAGAGCTGGTGATGCTTCTACTGTAGCTTTGTAAATTTCTGATGCAGTTAACATTTCACCTCTTTTTGAATACCATGCATCTGTACGTTGATCATTTTTTCCCCATGTTTCAATCAGATACTTTACATGATCATTCATTATGTTATACTATATCATCATAAAGTACTAAAATCGTTTTACATGTATTCTGCAAAACACAGTAATGGATCAACAAATTCAATCACAAGAAGAGTGGGTTTTATACCGTCTTGAAAAATTTTATTCTAATGCAGATAATTTATCACGAATTCAAAATATTATAGAAGGTAATTCAAATATTTCCTTACGTTTGATTGATTGGTTTGTTACAAATTATGCAAAAAAGTTTAATACACGTATTATGACAAAATCTAAAAAACATGTAATTGTGTATTTGTCATATAAATCACACTTGAAAGCGTACAGCAAAAAAATGTTTGATCCTTTTTGCAGATGGAAGCGTATCACATTTAAAAATATAGAAACAACAGTAGGTCAGTTAAATTTTTTTGAATGGGCAATTAATGATGAAATTTTAGATTATATCGAAACACATCATGATGAAATTCATAAAGATATGGATAGCCGTATTCAAATAATGAAACAATCTGATCCACAACAATTAAAGAAACGACATGAAATTTCAAATTCTGCAACAAAATCTCTTAAAATAAATGAAATGCGTGTTAGTGTCAAATTTGATTAACCGTTGCTAAGACAAATGCTTTCTAAGTTAAGACCAACTCTTTGTTATAAAAATTTATCTCCTGATATTAAAACTCATGATCAGGACATAGAAGCAGACGAGTATGATTATAATGGACGTTTATTACTTCGAGGAAATCTAGATCCAAATTATGATTTATCTGTTTATTGGTTGTATGATTCTGATCTAAATTGTGTTGGTCTTTCCGAACATGATCCAAAGAATGAAGATATATTTGAACCTCTTTGGTTTTATAATAATCCATATGCAACTTTATTGCAAGAACCAGAATGGACATCTATAGATAAGACATTATGGAATTTATTATCAGATGAAGCATATCAAGACTGTTTAGAAGATGAATTTACTAATGTGATTGATAGAAGTCTTGGATCAAACATACGGCTTGTTACACCTGATATGATTACAAATATTCCATCTGTTTATGAATGTCAAAAATGCAAAAAGAAGTCGATTTTAGAGATGAACAATTGTTCAACCGTAAAACAACCCTACTTTCAAACAAAAATTGTAATTTTTATCGATTCAGATTATATTTTATACATGCCACCTCAGAATTCTAAAGTGTGGTCATTGCTTAACTTAAAGCCGCCCGGCGCTTCTTCACAGGAGCTTGTGGAGGAGGTTGTTGTTCCTGAACCTGAGGCGGAGTTTGTTGCACCTCCTCTTGAAGAAGAGGCTGAGACTGTGTAGGCTCTTGCTCTTCATCTTCTGGAACGTCATCGCCTTCCTCAGACTTAAATACGTCTGCAGCAGTGAGTTTCATATAAGGAAACACTTGTGCATATGTTAGTCTCCAAGTAACACCAAATCCACCACCTGCAATCACATAAATACTACCGCTCATAATGAGATTTGCAGTAATACCCTTTGGAAAGATTGATACAAGTGACTCAGGAGTTGAGTAGATTGGATTTCCTACGTTGTCAATGATATCGCTCTTAACGCTTCCATCATAAACTGGAACCTTAACTCTGAAACTAGGAGGGTACTTTCCGTTTGGAATATATTCGCCTCCAACTTTGTCGGATGAAACTGATATGATCTTCTTGAAGCTATCACGAATAGCCTCTAAAGAACGCTTCTTACCGAACCACTTTACGCTATTCTCAAATGCTTGCTGTTGAATATGCTCTTCCAATGCTAGTAATAGATTGTAAAGTGCACCATCATCAGAACCATCTGCTGATTTATCTCGTCCATAAGGATCACATCCTTTTAGAGAACCAATCAGTGTATAAGACTTATTCTTAGTTTGTTCATCTTCTCGAACAAGAACGCCTCCAGGAAATAACATTTTAGATGGTAATCTAATTTGAAAGTTTTGACCAGAATACTTCATTGTAATCGGTGGATTGCGTCCTGATTTAGCCTGTCCTACTACGAAGCTTACATTGTTAATCTCGATCTTGTTAGCAGAAAGAATGTTATTGGCCATTTTATTGAGTTGTACTTTATACTAGGTTGAAAACATTTAAATCCGTTTTCATTATATTAGTAATGAAGGCATGTAGTTCTTGTAAGAATAAGACCTCTATGTCAAGATGTTTAAATTCTGCATTAGTCGGTTCTTCTTTTTGTGGATTGCATATACGAACCAAAAATCCACGAATATGGGCAATCGTTAATAACGTAGACCAACGATTAAAATTAATTATAAAAGTATGGAGAGGCTATCATGTAAGAAAAAGATTGAAACTAGCAGGTCCAGGTGTTCTTAAACGATCTATTTGCAAGAATGATGAGGATGTTGGAACACTTGATGAAAAAGAAAAAGTTTGTCCATTTGATTATTTTGGATTTGAAGAAGATTCAAATGTATACTGGGCACATGTGCAAAGTATGATAAGTATTTTAAATTCTAATCGTGTACCATTAAATCCATTTACTAGAAAAGAGATTCCAAATGAAGCTAGACGCAGATTAAGAGAAATTTATAATTATAGAATACGAAATAGTATAAACGTCTCATTTGCAGAAAATATTCCTACAACAGTAGATCAACTTATAAGCAAACGATGGATGCAAATTTCACAAACTATTTATGAAAATTATTTTACAGAAATAAATCCACTTCAATTTGAAGTTTTATCAAGAGATGAATTGGGAGAATTATTAACTTATATTTTAGAAGATACTCATTACTGGGCAATACAACATACTAGCAAAGATTCAAAACGTTATAAGTATTATGCATTTATTAGATATGGAATTACAGAATTTTATAAAATTTTTGATGTTAAACAATACGCATACATTGTATCAACTTTACTTTATTTCATTTTAGCCGATTGCAATGATTCATTTGATTTTTCGTTTATTATTCTCACATCATTCAACAAATTGTGATTTAAACAGGTCATGGTACCTATAAGTATACCAACGCGTTAGAAATGGCCTCTTCAAATACTAATGTTAATTCAAACAAGATGCCCGCCGATAAGAAGTCATCCAAGAAGACCACCGAGCCTACCACCCAAACTGCACCCACCACCGCACCTGCCAAGGTTGCACGAAAGGCATCCGCCAAGGCAGAAGTCACCGTACCTGTTGTAACTAGCCAAGCACCTGTTGAGTCCGCCGCACCAGCTGAGACTGTTGATTCCCGAACTGCAGATGCAATTCTTTCATCCCTCCAAGAGTCATTGAAGACGATCAGCGCTGAGATGACAACTCGCATGCGAGCAGCAGTTGCAAGCGCTCTTGAGGCTAGCAAGGCAGTTAAGCGTGAGCTCCGAAGCAAGGGTAAGCGAAACCGCAAGGATCCTAAGGACATGACACCTGAGGAGTTGAAGGTTTATGAGACTCGCCGTGCAAACAACGCTTTCCTCAAGCTTCGCCCATTGAGCGATGAGCTTTGCACATTCATGGGTCTACCTTCCAAGAGCCAGAAGAGCCAGACTGATGTGACCAAGTTTGTTGCTAACTACGTCAAGACGCACAACTGCTTCGATCCTAACTTCAAGCGTCGCATCTTGCCAGACACCAAGCTTGCCAAGCTTTTGCGTGCAAAGGACAAGGAAGAGATCACATACTTGAACCTCCAGCGATTCCTCAAGGTGCATTTCCTCAAGCCTGCCGCGTAAATAGTTAGATAGCTTATATATTTTTTAAAATAGAGATTCAAATGGATCACCTATTTTAAAAAACGAATAAATTTAATATTCTTTGATTTCCTTTTAGAGAAAATGAGAATGTATGGTGAAAAAATCGAGTCTGAAACATATCAGGTAACAAGCCAGGAAGGAATAATAAAAACTTATAATACAACTCCTGGTTATACAGGATTGTTTAGAGCAAATATAACACATGCAGATGGAAGTCTTATTCTTGATCACAACGGAAAAGAAGTTTATGATAAAGCAGAATACTTTTACGATGATATGTTTACAAATTGGCACATTATTCAAAACGCCATGGACGATGGATTAGAAGACTATATAATTAGATTCACATCTTCAGGTTCAGAAATATCTTATAATATGCAATGTGAATTTGGAGGCGATGGTGCTGATGGAATTATTGATTTCTTTACACCAAGTCCAATTCCTATGCCACCTAAAGTTGCATTTACAATCGATGGTAACAATTATTTAATGACCTGGTATTATGTAGAAGATGACAAATCTGAATCTGTTAATATTAATTCATGAGGAAGTTCAAGATACAAAATAGTACTAAAAAAAGGTGTAATTCTGTGATCTAACACAGTTGCCCTTATTTTTACATTAACTATCAATGTAGTTAGCAATCTATGAAAAAGTCTATCTTTATCTATTTTTTTATCAAGTCTTGTTTTGCAAACATTACCATCCCATCCACACAATGTTCCTTTGCATTTTGATTTGGTAAATTGACCACACGGTGTTCGTATTTTAGATAAGAAAGTAACTGGTTCTTCAACATTCATCATATATGTTTTTTTATTAAACCATTTCTTTAATAACGTTTCTACTTTATTTAAAGTTGGATGATCATTCATTAATTCATTCTTTAAGTCAGAAAATTCATCATCCTTAAACATATCATTTGATAACTCAAATAACAAAAATTCAAATATTTCAGTCGAATAGCTAATATTTGCACGAACTTCTTCTAACTTAGGTAGAGATTCACCAAATACCATTTCAGATTCATCATATTTTCGAATTGTACTTGTTACTTCTTTTGTTTCAACATTTGATTCAATCTTTTCGGCTTTTATTGCAATGGGTAATCCGCTTTCAGTTAAGATTTCAACTCTATTTTTATCATAATCAAATACATCTTCTCTCCACGCATAACCTTTTGCATAACTTTCAGCTATAACAAGATATTTTCTTACTGTTTCATAGTCTGGAAAATCAGATGGATCGATATCACTATATCCGGAAATCTTTGACTGAGCAACAGAAGGTAAAGGCGTACTTTGAAATGGTAAAACTAGTTTATTTTTTATAAAGAAAGCTTGTCCTCTTCCATACGGATCTAATATAATTTCATATGTATCTTCCTTCAAATGAGTTAGCAAGTCTGGCATTGCATTGAGAGCTTCATCGTATGATGGTATTTTTGTTTTGCATGATAAATTTCTCAATCGTTCAACTTCTTCTTGTGTTTCCTTTTTGAATGGCTTTTGATAAATATTTGACAAGTAGATAAAAAAGTTTGCTGATCGACGAACATTAGAAAGAATATCAATATCAGTTTCACTTTGTAAAATAATAATTGCACGATTTCTTGGACGGTTCATGAATGAATGAAACATACATCCCATCTTCTTTGATTCTGTAAATATTCGGAATACATCACATTGCAAAAATAGAGCTGCATATTCTAATTCATGTAACTGAGATAATTCTTTCTTTTCATATGCATCTTGAATTCCAGCAATAAGTTGTGCTACTTTTTTTCTAGAAAGATCTTTTGTTATTTTGTCTTTTAATTCACTTTCAATACGTTCAATATTATTTTCAGATGTGCGTTTCCAAGTTGATAAAAATGAACACTTCAAAACTGTATCAATTGATTCAATTGGAGGACTTATTTTTGTTTTTACATTCAGTAATTCTGGAAGTGTTTCAATTGCATTTCCAAGTCCAACTCTAAAATAACCAGCTAAACCATTTTGTATTCGATTATTGACGTTTTTCAAAATTTCATATGTTTCATTAAGCGATAAACTATTTATTAATGCTTTTGGTAAAAATGCAAATCTGAATGGTTTTATATTTTCTCTGTTTTCTACCAGAATATAATATTTATCATCTTCCTTTTCTTCCTTCTTTAATGCCTTTTTATTTTGAGGTGTTTTGAAACAGCAAGGAAAGTTTCTGGATTGTGATATCTTAAAGCCTGGATATTTATAGAGTTCTTCACGTTTAATTAAAGTATACTCTCGTATATCTTGAGTATTCAATTCTCTAATTTTACCTCCACATTTTGGACATTTTGGTATACCATCTGCACTATCAAGTTCTTGTTCACGTAAGGGTATAACGTCTTTTATGCACCAATATTCTGGACAAATAACATGACCATTTGGATCTGTTAATTCGATAATACTTTCAGATTCTAGATACTTTCTAGGATCATATTCTTTATCGAATTCATTATCTTGAATAATAATTGGTTGTCGTTTTCGTTCACACTCTCTAGGATAGTCTGCAGATGAGAACAGATCTGGATTGAAACTACGTAGTCGTGTATTAAAGTAACTATGCAATGAATCTTTTTGTTTTGTTGGAACTTTAACGTTAGTTACAACCGATTCAGTTTCTTTTTGTTCTGCAATATCTTCCTTTAATTCTGCAAAAAGATCATCATATTCATCAACACCAACCGGTTCAAATACAGGATTTATTAACGATTTAACTTCAATAGTTTCCATTCGCTTAGGACAAATTGTATCAAGAGTAGTTGATTTTGGATTTGAAAGAACATATCGTAACAAATTTGCATATTTCAATGAACGTTCAAAGTTATCGGTGAATGAAAATAGAACCGAATTGGATTCTAAATGCAAAACAGGAAATCCTCGAAATGCTCTATCTGCAAGAGATTGATCTTCATCAATTCGTCGTTCTATATCATCTATTAGTTGTACTGCTTTTTCTTTTGTAACACCAAGTTCATTTTGAACATCTGAAGCACTTAGTAGTGGTGTATCTTTCTTCATTTGTAAAAGTTTTAACTCGATTGCAGATATTCCGTCATTTGAATGATCAGTTCTCAACATTCGAAATGTATTTTGATTATCAATAATTCCAAAGAAAGGTGAAATGCAATTAAATCGTCTCAAATCAATATCTTCTATGTCTTTTTTATATTTCAATAAAAGTTTCATATCATCAACAACCCATCTATGATCTTTCAAATCTGATGGATCTATAAACGCATTTATTGCATCAAATTGAGAAATCCATTCTTGCAATTCTTTTCGTATAGGTTCAATTTCTTTTTTATTTTGACTATCTCTATAAATTGTAACAATGATTTCAGTTGCACTAATTGAAACCTTATCATAATGATTTCTAGATTTTCCTCTATACAAAATAAGTGTTGGTCTATTTCTTTGAGGTTTTGTTTCATTCAGCCATTGTTTCAACATTAAAATATCTAAAACTGGTTTCTTTTCTTTAGAACTTTCTACATAAAATTTATGTCTGTTTGATTCTAATTTGGATGTAAAGAATTGCACATATGGAACTTCTTCGGAAAGAGTTAATCCATAAAAAATTTGTTCAAATCTTGCTCTAACTGCAGAACCAAAGTTTGTTGATACAAATGGAATAATAAATTTTAATCGCATAATAGATACTGTTTCTGGAGTAGGAACATCCATATCCAATAAATCTGTTAACAATTTTGCATTTGTCTGAAGAAGACGAGCACTTTCTTCTGTAATACGAGGAGGAGTGTTTGATTGCAAAAAAGGAAAGTATGAACGAATCATAGGTTCGTCTGTTTCGGTATAAGTTCGAAACATAAATGAGTCAACGGAATCTGCTTTATAAAAATTATAGAAAAGTCGTTTTATTTCTGGAATTGGAAGTTCGCTTGAAGGAATTTGAGAAATTCGTTTATGTTGACCTGAAAGAGGTAAGATATACGATTTTGATTCTTCAACACCCAAAATTCTATATTCCATAAATTCAGAATCAGGTGAGAACAATTTTTGAAGACTTTCTGGAACACTCATCCATTGATCTCGATTATAACTTTCAAATTGAATACCTATATTTGGAAATCGATAATTTGTTTGAAATTCTGCAAATATATCTTTATCTGTCGTGTAACCATTCAACGACAATCTATTAAACAAAGCTTCCCATCTACGAGGATCTTGTTCATAATAGTCCTTAGATAACTTTACCTTTGCAAGAATCAGGAGTCTGTTTGGGTGAATATCTGTTGATATACCAATCTGCTGACGAACTACATCAATAGTATCGTCATCAAAAAATGATACATTAAACTGTTCTTTTGTATCAAATTTTACAACACGACGTTGTATCATCTTATTCATTTATTTGGATAATGTTATATAGGACTATCTGTGATCGTCATTCCACAATACTCCGTAGGAGATCTCGAATAATTTACTGGTGTATAAATTCCAACTGCAACTGCATCTTGAAGAATACGACGGAAATTAGACCAAAACTCTGGAGTATGACCTATAGTTGTTGTCATTAAATGAGCCATCTCATGCAAAATAACAAACATTACAGTATTCTCATCAATCAGTGATTTGTCTGATTTATCACGTAAGCAAACAACTATCTTTTCACCTTTATTTTCAGAATAAGAAGTGCTATCAGATTTTAAATCATTTTCAATCATGTTTGATGGATTAAACCGTTCAATCATTACCTTTACACGAGGATCTGCAAGTAAAGCTGGATCGGATTTATAATGTTCAATTAATTTGTCTAAATTTGATCGTAATTTTGCCATTAGTTCACATGCTTTTTGTTTGTCTGGTAAATTCTGAACATGATATGTGTTTCCATCTCTCATGCTTCGAACTGGTGTGGTATTACTTGGACCACGTGATGAAAGAAGTGCAAGTGCAACACCTGAACTTACTAAAGCAACTGGCCACATTATTATGTATTAAGTTTGAAATTCACTGAGTCTTCTTCCAATTAGGCTTCTAGTCCACGTTTGAATGGATTAGCTTCAATGGTTGTGTTTAGGAATGGTCCAACAGTTACTTGAGGATTGGGTTGCTCAGATCGAATATCCCATGATGCATTTCTATTAGTTTGTGAGACACCTGCGACTGCAGTGTTAGTGTGATAACCTGCATCAAGGAAATTCTGTCCCTTTAGGTCACCCATGCTTGCAGGATTGACAGCTGCCCATGATGCACCTAGTTCTCCCTTAGGAAGGAGTTCAGATGTTGATAAAGTAGTCTCTGAATATGTAGACTGAGATGCAGGATGACGACCCTGAATGCTCTCTACAGGTTGAGCATTGCCTCCTAGAGAATGGGTCTTACTGCTTTGTGGTAGTCCACTAGACAAGGGACCTTGTACACCAAGCTTTTGTCCAAGCGCCTCCATACCCTCGCCGACAACACCCTTACCCGATGAATACGTTGTCATCAAATATGCAAGAACAAGAACACCACCTAATACTAAAGCCAAACGAGTTTGAGAGGATTGAAGGACCTTCATATTATGTTTATATCAAATCAGATAAAAAGATTTTTAAAAGTAAGTTCGAGCAATTGAATTTTTTACAATTAGATAAGAGAATAGAATGATTATATTCGGTATAGTCACATTAGTAGTCGTAATTGCTCACTTCTATTTACTTGGCTCCAGCCAAATTGATTTCCTGAAGAAAAACTGGGTTGAATATCGGTGCAATCCAATCTATATGCCCTTGGCAGGATTTGTAGGCCAGGACGTTGTTAAGAACTTTTATACTTGCAGTTTGAAGGGCTTTCAAGATTACACAGGATTTATTATGGATCCTTTAATGTCTGATTTAGGAACAATCACTGATTCGGTTGAAGAAATCAGTGATTCAATGAATTCGATGAGAGGAATGGCTTCCGATGTTCGTACAGGATTTACTGGAATTCTTGGTACTGTTTTTGGAAAAATACATAATGTTATGTCAGAAACACAATATATAGTTATTCGTATGCGAACTTTAATGATGAGAATTATGGGTGTTTTAATGTCATTCGTATATGTTTTCTATGGTGGTATGGAAACAGGTCAAGCTGTAATTGATGGTCCTATAGGAAAAACTGTCAAAATGTTATAATGATAAGAAATAATGTGGGCTGTTATATTATTGCCTGTTTTTGCATTATCCGTAATTATGGTGTTTCACGCCAGTTATTCACTTGATACCATAAAATCAAATTGGGCTGAATATCGGTGTAATCCATTTTATATGCCATTTGCGGGTTATATGCAGGAAGATGTTTCAACTGCTGAAAACTTTCAATATTGTTTGAATGCAATTGGTGATGAGGCGTTAAAGCTTCCTTTGGATGCAGTTAATGGTGTTGTTGGAAATGTAACCGATTCAATTGCTGAAGTTGTAGGTCCACTTGATTTGTTTCGTCAATTATTTGCTCGTATTCGTAAATTTATGTTAAGTTTTACAGCTACAACTCTGACAAAGGTAACAGGTTCTACAAATGTATTTGTGTTTTATTTGGCAAAGATTCGTGATATTTTAAAACGATTTATTGGTCAAGGGTATATTGCATCGTATCTTGCATATGTTGGTGTGTCATTCATAGAATCGTTTGTAACATTATGCATAACTGTCATTAAGTCATTTATTTATGCGATGTTATGTATTGCAATCATTCTTGCATTGTTTCAACCTGAAATATTGGCCATTGTCATTGTTATAGCTTCTATGTTGGCATCCGCTGGAGCATAAAAATTGTTCTATTTTAATAAGTAAAGAATGATTAGTAAAACAAACTTGGTCATTGCGTTTTTTGTTGCAGCGGTGTTAGCTGGACTTTTTCTCCAGTATGGTCCAGTAGTTCCATCACCTCGTGAAAATTTTATGCAAAAGCCTGTTGGTACTCCTTTGAGTTACGGCGGAATGGGTCCATATGATGGTGTAAGCTCAACGGGTGCTTCGGGATGGATGGCTACAGAACTGGCACCAGTTGGTCCAGTAGGAACCACTGTAGACACTAATAAATTGATGTTACTTGTTGATAATAAAGTGTCACCAGATTGCTGCCCAGCTGCATTTAACACCGATACAGGATGTGTATGCTTAACTGAAAATGACCGTAGCTTGTTTAGTTCTAGAGGAGGCAACCGTGCTTAAAACTTAAAGATAAATAAATATTTACTATACAATGGATGCATCTTCTGTCTTTAAAGATTTTATATCGTATTTGAAGCGTGAATTTCCTAAACATGTTTCAAGTGACGAGTTCGACGTCGAGAAAACAGTCAAACAAATTGAAAAAGAATTCTACCCTCATGCAGTACTTATTTTTCAAAAGTCTGATTCTCTTTTTGATGAAACACGATTTATGTTCGATGCAGATCTTACTGAAATTTGGTGTGCTGATGAGATCACGGACAAACACAAGGATGAAATTTGGAAACATTTACAATCATCATTAGTGGCATCATTTATGCATGGTGATATGAAGGATAAGCTTTCTATTTTGCTAGATATTGTTAAGAATAATTTGGGTGAAGAACATGCAGGTATTTTGAATGTATTGAATGATGAAGGGTCACAAGAAAAAATCAAAAAGATTATCGATTATATCTCAGAAACTAGAACAATTCGAGCTGTATTCAAAATTTTTGAGCAAATCGATTTTTCTGAAATTAATATGAATTTTGAAACACCAGAAGAATTGATGAGAATATTGCAAAATCCCGAACACCCAATCATCAAATCTACTATGGAAAAGATTAGAAATGTGTTTCATGATAAAGTTCAACGTGGAGAGATAAGTCAAGCTGTCATTGTAAAGGAAGTTGAAGAAATCAAAAGTATGGCAATTCTATTATTTGGAGATACTGTTACTGAAATGATGGGTTTACCAAAGAAAGCTAAAGGTAGTCGGCCTGTTGTAAATACTCCTCAAGCTCGTGCTCAATACAGACGAGATCGTTTAAGAATGAAACTTGAGGAAAAATATAAAAATGAGAAAAACTAACAATATAGATAAGATGTCAGAACAGATTTGGTTCAAAGATCCGTCGGTTTTATTTGGTCCAACTACATGGAATAGATTTGTTCCAACGAAAGATATGTCAACTGCAGATGCATTAAATTCAGTGGTTCGGTTTACAACCTATTTTTCAATTTTATTATTTATTTCAACGGGTATTCAGGCATATATCCTAACAATACCGATTGTAATGGTTTTTACGATCTTTTTGTTCTCAGTATTTCCAGATGGTGCAACTATTGAAGGATTTGTAGACAAAGTTGCATCTAAGGTTCAATCGAAAAAATATACAATGCCTACACCATCTAATCCATTTATGAACCCTCTATTAACGGAAATTCAAGATAATCCAAATAGAGAAGAAGCTGCACCAATCATGCGACGTGATGTAAAACAAGCAGTTTATAAATCATTTCAAAAGACGACTGACATGCATATGGATACAACAGATTTATTCGATCAAGCTCAAGCTATGCGAACTTTTCACACAATTCAGGCAAGTACTATTCCTTCTGACCAAGATGGATTTTTAAAGTGGTTGGCAAAAGGTCTCGATGAACCTGATTATTCAAGTACTAAACCAGCGCGACATGCAAAAATACTAAATGAAGGATATGTTCACCAAAAAGGCTCATTGCCTTCTCTTCAATCCTCGACGAGTAAACCTTCTGGAACTGCGCCGACGCCTCCTTCCGCCGCTTAAGGTTTTCTTTAGTTCTTCTTTAGGCATTTCACCTTGATTTGTAGTTTCTTTAGCCTTTCCATTCTTTACAACTACAAATTTGGGAAATGAACCGTATTCACCAGTATCCTTCATTTTTTGAGGAATGTTGGCACTTTCAATTTTTACAAAATCCATAGAAGGCGTTTCTTTTGCAACTTGGTCCCATATAGGCTGCATAGCTTCACAATGGCCACACATATCCCAATAAAAAAAGATAGCGACAGGTGCTTGAGATTTCATAAGTTTCTCAATCTCCTTTTCGTCAGTTATTTCTCTGCTCATTTGCTTTATATTATATAAATGCAAAATCATTGGCAAGGTTATATAACAGCTTTAAGTGCAACACCAATTCCAAGCTCATCACATCCTGCTGTTGGAACATTTAAGCCATCTGACGATCCTACTGGATTTCTAAATTTGAATCCTAAAAATTCTGAAGTTCAAGCACGTTATGATGCTATGAATCCTTCTTGGGAAGGTGTAACTGCTTCAAACGCTGCGGTAAAATCAGGAGTATTTACAACAGAATTTGCACAACTAAAGCCTAGAAAGTAAGAATTGTATCATAACCTGACGATTCAAGAGTATATCCAATCATTATGTACTTGCCAATAATCTCTTTTACCTTTTCAGGATCTGAAAGTTCATTTGATTCGAATTTTATTTTTTTAGGATAATATGAAACACCTTTTTGTTTTAGATAGTTAACAAATTCATCTAAAATAACAATATCATGTCCTTCTGTATCAATTTTTAAAAACTTGCATCCTTCAATTTGATGCATATCATAAAAGGTTCCTAATGAAACAACAGGAACACTTATTTTTTCAACAACATCTGTTAATCCCCATTTAATATGTTGCAAATGATAATTACCAACAGAATTACAACCCTTAAACCATTCTGGTAAGTTTTTATATGCAATTATTTTTTTAGGAATATAGAATACTTCAATTGTTTGATTTGGTTCACATTTTCCACTAATTGCAATGCAGCATGTTTTTACATTTGGTTTATATGGTAAATCATCCAAATATGATTGAATAGGGTCAATTGAAAATCCGATGGTTGTATCATTTGCATTTTCAATTAATGTTTCGAAATTAGATGTTCCAATTTCAATAAAATCAATATTTGGCATTTCTTAATAAACATACAGTATGTTAAAATAATGATTTTATAATTAAGAATAGTTTATTCTAGCATACTAAGTAAATGTCTGCTGAAATTGTTCATTTGATGATGACATTACGAGATCAAGTTAAGTTATATCATTGGCAGACGATAAACTACCCTAGACATATTGCTACCAATGATTTAGTTACAAAATTAGATGCAAATATTGATCAATTTGTAGAAGTTTATATTGGTAAGTATGGACGTCCTAAGTTGAGTGGAAAGACATCTTCAATTTATCTTCGTAATCATTCGGATGAAGAGGCAACCAAAATGATTCAAGAGGCGATTGATTGGATGACTATCGATTTGACTTCTAAATTGAAGAAAACCGATACAGATTTGTTAAATATTCGTGATACAATTGTTGCAGATTTAAATCAAACATTGTATCTTTTTACACTCAATTAATATATTTCCCAAGAAGTGACAACTCCTACTTTAGATTGCTTACATGGTACAGTCCATGTATCCCAACCATAAATAGTTAAAGTTTTATTATCACACATCGTTTGAAATGCAAATCGTGTTTGTTCAGGAGAACAATTATATACAATCCATGGACCGGCATCTTCACAATAAGGAAATCCTCTGATAATATCTAATGACCAATGTTCGTTGACTTCTGTTAGTCTTCCTGAGTCTGTGTAAATAAATTTACGTTTATTAAAATCTTCATGGTGTGTAATATATCCAAGTACGTAATCATTCGGATGAATAATTAATTCTTCTTCGATTCGTTTATCTAATGGATATGGTAGAATTGTATATTTGAGATCTTTATCTTTGCAAATTAATGTAGCCATGTCTTATAATATTTTTATACGACTTGTTTAAACTTAAAATAGATCAACTTGTACTGATAAATCAGAGGTTGTATTGCTTCCACCTGATCCAGTATATATTACACTTACGTGAATTAAGTCTCCAGCAGCAAAGTCCTGTGTTGTGTTGTAATAACTTAAATCTGTTACTGTTCCTGTAAACGTTAATGAATATCCTGTTATAGCTGTAATACTTCCTCCGACTGGTGTACGATAAAGTGCAATTGTAGTTGTATGTGTAGTACTTGGTCCAACACTACAATGAACACTCATACCAGCTAAAATTCCAGGCTGTTGAAATCTAAAATATGCAGCTGGAGTAGTTGTATCTGGAAATAAATTACTTACTGCTTGTGTTCCTGGCCACATATATGCAATTGTATTTTGAGGTGTACCGTCATGTATGTTTCCTCTTAATCCGTAAAAAATCACAGTTGGGTATACGTATGTAGAAAAGGGACTCCCACCTGCACTTTTTGTTATTAAATCTACACCTGGGCCAATTTGAATACCAGGTGATACTAAATATGTTGGATTGGCAATAATAGAAGGATTTGTTTGAAGAATATCGGAAGAAGTATATGTTCTGGATCCAGTAGGTTTAATTGCTCCAATAGCACACGTACGTAATTCTATACTTCCTAAGTTTGATGGATCTGCTGTTTCAACACCAACATATGATCCTGCAAAAGCGGCATTTGTTGTTGATTCCGCTACATATACAGATGATGAACGCAATGATATAATATTTGTACCAGATACAAGAATTCCGCGTTTATTACCACTACCATCTGAAGAAACAATAATAGAGCAACCTGTTACTGTAACGTTTCCATATTGTCCAGGAAGTGTTCCGCCTGTACCGCTAAAATGTATACCGTATACATTACTAGTGCCTCCAGAACCTGCTAGTGCATTGTAGGCAATAATATCACAGTTTGCTATTTTTATACCATCATCTATAGATCCAATAAAGTTGATAACTGTTAATGTATAGTGACCTGTTGAAGAAAGAACTAGTGTAACATTTTCTAAGTAATTACTTTTGTTTAGTGTAATCATATCAGTATTTGCCGATACAGTTAAATTAATAAAACAAGCACTTGAACTTATACCGCTAACAATTACACCATTAGGAATTGTAATAGCACCAGCTAAGTTATAGGTCCCTGGTAAAATATAGACAACCTGACCAGGACTTGCAGCGATAAGAGCTGCTTCTATAGTAGCATAATGACCACCACCCGGTGATGCAGTTGAATTATTTCCATATACAGCATCAACTGTTAGTACATTTCCATTCATTGCTGCACCCGCTGCACCTGTACTTCCTTGAGGACCTGTAGCACCTTGAGGACCTGTAGCACCTGTCGAACTAACTCCTGCAGCACCTGTAGCACCTGTTGCACCAGTTGGACCTGCAGCACCAGTAGGTCCTGTAACACCAATAGCACCAGTTGGACCTACTACACCAGTTGGACCTATGGGACCCATAACGCCAGTAGGACCTCCAGTACCCGTAGGGCCTGTTCCTCCGGTACCTGCTGGACCTGCTGGTCCTGTATTTCCTTGAACTCCTGTTGCACCTGTAGCACCTCCAACACCAGTAGGCCCTGTATTTCCTTGAGCTCCTGTAGGTCCACCCGCAGGACCTGTAGCTCCAACAGGTCCTGTAGAACCAGTAGAACCCGTAGCTCCACCCGGAGTTCCTTGAGGACCTGTAACACCTTGAGGACCAGTTGCACCTATAGCACCAGGTGGCCCTATATTTTTGATTTGAACACCAAGATTACACATACCTTGACCTGGTATGTAACGCTGCATTATTATCATTATGCAGTATTTTTCTATCTATATTTTTCAATCACAATTACAATATGGCATTATTTCAGTGGGAAAACTTTTCAGACTTAGATGTTCAACCTAAATTATCGTTTTTTCAAAATCAAATTTTAGGACCCGGATATGTTCCAACAGGTGCTACAGGTCCTATATCTATTAATGCAGGATCTACTGGACCTACTGGTGCTACTGGACCTACAGGTGCATTAGATGGTGGAATTGGTGGACTTGGATTTGTTGGTGGAATCGGAGGAACTGGTGCACTCGGTCCTACTGTAATCATTAATGGTGCTCCAACTGTTCTGAGAGGACCTACTGGAGCCAGAGGACCTACTGGAGCAACAGGTCCAACTGGACCTATTTTACATTGTCTACCTAATCCTGCATTAATTGATGGAAATAGTAGTTTTTATTACGGAGCATGTCCTGGAATTGATTACGTAATATATAGACCTAGTTCTGCAATAGTTATTTTAAATCCAGCTACCAATTCAATTATATCTTTTAAGGTTATAACATATTATTCAGAAATAGAAGATACAACTAGTCCTTTATATGAAGGTGATGAATCGTCTGGATTTTCTGGTTCCAAATTACTTACTTTTACCATGCCTAATACGCTAGTACATATAATAACTTTAGCGGGTTATACGGATATACTTGCAAAAATTTATCCAAAACCTTTTTGTGATGTCTCACATACGGATGGATCAGTGCTTATTCCACCACTAGCAGGCGGTTGTCTTATTCGTTATTATGAAAATTTTAATCAGACTGGACAAGCATTTGTTATTGTTAATAGTCTAGGCGATATTGCTTATGCACCTACATCAAGTACAGCAGATGTATTTTTGTCTGAAGCAATTGATTCAATCCAATTTGATCCAGAACAATCTTCATACTTTGATCCAACGACAGCGTTTAATAATAATACTATATATCGAAAAGACTCTGAGTATTCTACAGGATTTACATGGGTTATAGCTGGATTATTTGTAGCAACTGCACCTGGTGAATACAAAATAAGAAAAGCACCATCTGCACTTGATGCAAGTGGTTATTACTATTTAACCGATGAAGCCGGTAATAGAATTACAAGAGGAACTACTATTGGAAATTATTTAGTAATAAGTTGGACATCATCAGTAGCATTTCCATTTAGTGTCTCTACAACTAGATCAGCTCTAAATACAAATACAACATATTCAGATACAAGCTATAACGTTATTGGGTTATATCAAGATGTTGCAGATGCTGTTTATCTTTTAAAACAACCAATTATTGGAACTTATACAAATTCTAATTATTTTAATTTAATTGATTATAATTTGAATCTAAAACAAGACCCATATTTAGCTAATCAAGGTCCTATTGCTGTTCAATATAACGGAGCTTTAATTCCTGAATTTCAAGATGCTATTATAGCAATTTCAATTAATGATCCAAATTCAATTTTTACAGTTACTGGATTTTATCAACGATATGCACAGGGAACTTTTTATATTAGACAAGTAAGTTCTACATCAAACATTTATAATATTGTTACATCTACTGGTGCAACTATAAATGATCCTGGAACAAATAATACAACATTGGCTAAAGCAGAATGGAATGGCGATGATCCATTTCCTATAATAAGATATTCAAGTTCAGGGTACAGAGAAATATTGTACAATATAGTTGGATTATATATTTCGTCCTCAGATACAACTTATAAACTTAAACAAACTGTTGGTAATGATAATCTTCCATCAACACTTCATAATTTAATTGATTCTTCTGGAAATGTAGTTGTTGATGATAACCAAACACCTTTACTCGTAGAATTGACAGGTGTAACATTTCCAGCAGCTAGACCAGCTATATCAAATTTAACTACTAGATATTTAGTTACTGGTATCTTTTCTATAGTTCAAAGTACATTTAAAATTTATACATTAATGGATGGAGTTTATAGGCTTATGACGCTTGATTATAAGCCTGTACCTGATCCAGGAACAAACGGAACAACAAATGTAATAATTAATTGGAATGGAACAGATGCATTTCCATTAACACGAATATCTACATCAGGATATTCGTATATAAGATATTACATAAGTGAATTCTATGATCCACATATAGCTCCAGTTTCAACTGGTGCAACAGGGCCTTCATCAGGTAGTACAGAAAATCCAGTTAATAGTGGGGGTATTGGTAGTGATACTACCTATGTAGCACCAACTGATGCAACAGGCCCTACAGGAGGAACAGGTGGTGCATTACCACTAGCAGCTGAACCAGAATCAACAGGACCTACAATGACAAATACAATATCAAGTGAGGCTACTACAATTATTGTTGGTTCAACGGCAATGTATGCACGTACACTTGTGAATGATTTTGCACCTTTATTTCAATCTATTTAATAATATGTCACTCCTTTCAGAGTATACTGAAACAGACATTCAAACATTTAATATTTCTAAACCAACTCCTCCTGTTAAGCCACCAATAGATAATATTCAAACTATAGCATATAACGGTAGTTATTGGATTGCAGGTGGATTTGATACGATGCAGACAAGAAGTATATATTCATTCACTCCATCTGATAATATATTAAATGTTGCAACTAGAGTAGACGCCTACCTGTCGAATTTAAAAGTAATAAGACAAATATTAACAAGTGTAGATCCTACATTATATTCTATTCCAATCAGAAGAATAAGATCTTCAATTACAAATAACAGTGCATATTATAAATCATTGTTAAATTCTGCATCTTCTAAATTTAAGTCTTTAAAAACATTAGGATATACAAGTTCAAATAGAGAATATTGTACTATTCATACATTGATGATAAGTTATGATGGAATAAATTGGCAACTAGTTGAACAAAATCCTTTTCAATTTATGTCAGTAGTAGACAATTCTTATAAATCTAATTTTACAAATTCTCAATACAGGGCATGTGTCAAAGATATAAAATGGAATTCAACCTTATCTTTATGGGTAGCGGTTGGATTTAATCCAACTAGAAGACTATGGAATGGAACTGGTTGGACTAAAACTTTTGGTGTACAAATTGTAGAAGGAAGCAATGTGAGTGATTATAATCCTACAGTTGGTGATTCTACTACTCTTACTTTAGATGGTAATCCAATTCTTAATAATACTAGTGGAACTATTACAGTAAGCCCACGAACTTTAATTGCAACGAGTCCGGATGGGTTGATTTGGACTTCAAGAGGAACTCCTTATGTTGTTCCAGATCCAAATACTACTTTTTTAAATCTCGATGGAATTACCTGTTTTAAAGTTGCTTGTAGTGAGACACTAACAATCGTACTGGGTAATTTTATAACAGCAACTGGAGATCAATACATTGCAACATCCACTGATTGTATTAATTGGTCTATACAACCTAAAGCGTCATCAAATCTTGGAATAATTCCTAAATCTATAGCTTATAATGGCGCACTCTGGGTTATTGTTGGAGATCAATTAGGCACACCTGATGTTGGTGTAAGAATGCAAATCTCAACAACTGGTACATCATGGACAAATAAAGTACCAATAGATTTTAATGAATATCCAAATTTTAAAGATGTTGCATGGAATGGAACTACATGGATGGCAATTGGTCAGGTCACAGATAATAATGTTTCACCACCGGTAAAATATTATGCTATTTATACATCATCAACAGGACTTGTATGGGAACGTATTAATAGAATACTTGATGAACAAAATTATGTAGTGCCTTATATGAGTCTTGTATGGGATGGTAGTTTTTGGTTTATTAATTTTTATCCAGGAAATGTCAATTTTTCTTATAAGACACAAGATGGAATTTCATTATTCCCATTAAATATTGCAACCAGTGCTATTTGCACAAATATTCCTCTTCCAATTTTAGGAGGAAAAATAGATAATCCTGTTATACCTTCTTCATTAATTGTTGGTTATGGTCTTCCAACTAGTGTATTACGTTCTTCAGATGAAACAGATTGGATATCAACTTTGCTTGACATTGAAGGAAGTAATTTTTTAGATAAAACACGAAAAGACCTATTTAGTGTTGTATGGTGTAACTCATTTTGGCTTCTTGTTGGAAATCCATTAAATAACTCTAATGGAAAATCTGTTGTTACTAGTACAGATGGGTTTACTTGGAGTTATCCATCAACGTATTTAAATGGAGTATCTACTAATATAGTTTCAAAAGCAAGAGATGTTGCGTGGACAGGTAGCTTAGCAATTGTAGTTGGAGATGCTATAGCAACTAGCACAGACGGCAATATATGGACAAGATATAATTCTCCGTTTCCTATGATCAATGCAATTGCCTGGAATGGTAAAAGTACTAGATTAACAGTAACTAATTTTGCAGCTTCTTCGAATAAAACACAAGTGGTAACCGTTACAAGTAATTCAGGTATTTCAGTTGGAGAAACTATTAGTATCCGAGATGCAACTGATGTATTAAACAATGGAACATTTTTGATAACTGCTTTAGGTACAAATACTTTTACTTGGGCAAATAGTATAGGTGTTTCAAGATCAGAAAGTTCAACAGTTTATGCATATTCTTCACTTTATGTAGCTGGGGCCGATAACGGTAAAATTGCTATAAGTGTCGATGCAAATAGTTGGTTAACAACAAGACAATTGACTCTTTCAACGGTATATGATATAGCATGGAATGGTTCTATTTGGGTTGCAGTAGGTGTTGGAATTAGTCAATGTATATCCGTTAGTATAGATGGTATAAGATGGTATACTGCAAATACAGATAGAAACCTGTTTACTCAATGTAATGCAGTTGCGTGGAATAGAAATTTGTGGGTAGCAGTTGGTATTGGTAAATCACATACAATAGCTACAAGTGTAGATGGTTATAATTGGGTTGGTCGAGGAAATAATATTTTTAATACATCTGGCGATATGATTGCATTTAATGGAACAAATTGGATTGCAGGTGGAACTGGCTTTTATCAATTAGCTAGTAGTACAGATGGAATTACATGGTCTGGAATCAATGAAAAAATGGTTATTTCTAGATGTTACGCAAATAAAACAACTTCATTACCATATACTGGTACTACAAGTGCAGCAGTTAAAACAGTGGTTGATCAAGGTTTATCAACAATAACTACATTGACAAATAATACACCAGAATTAGTACAAACACTAAATAATCCATTTGTAACAGAGGCAGCTTTAGCAGCTTTAGCAGCTGCAGAAGCGGTGCGTATTGCTAATGCTAATGCAATACGTTTAGCTACCAAGATTTCAGCTACAAAGTATATATGGGAATACATATATTGGAACTATACAGTAAAACAACGTTATGATTATTATTTATCACAAAAGAATTTCGTTACTAGTGACATTGGTGCAACTTATTCAAGTATTACAAATTTTGATTCATTAGTATCTGAAATAGCTAGCTTACCAAACTACTTATCAGGTAATTTGTCTCAAATCCTAGACTTATATAGTACTATATTAAATGATAGCAATGATCAAACAATTCTAGATAAAACCTTACTATCAATTTATACTATACATAGTGAATATAAAAGCAATTTGGTTCAATTTTATGAAAATTTGAGAAACTTTTTTTATGTTTCACTTTATGAAATATATACAAAAGTTAATACATTTACTGTTGATGATACATTATTAGATACTATTGGATATACTGCAAATACAGAAAAAACAAAAAGTTCAGTTTTATCTGGTTGGGATGGGTCTAAGACATTATTAAATTCATCATATACTACAGCACGCAATTTCTTTATAACTCCTATAACAACTATCACATTTACACCACAAGTTACAATTGCAAAATATACTCCTCCTGGTGGAGGTAATATTATTAACTTTAGAGTAATTCGATTTACACAATCAAGTCAGATTACTAGACAGATAATTACTGTAGAATCTTCAACTAGTGGAGTTACTGCTGGTGGTACTATTACTATTGAAAATGCAGAAAACTCAGCTAATAACGGAACATATGCGGTATTTAGTGCAAGTGGAAATTCGATTACATGGGAAAATTATTTAGGCGTAACTACTTCAGCTAGTATATTTGAATCTGGAATTGGTAACACAACTCTATCTTATATTCTTTCAGTAAGTTCATCTAATGCTCCAACTTTTACTACCCAATTTAATAATTTTAATTTCAATGCCGTTAATGGGGTTAGGGCTATATATTTACAACTTCAAAGTATGAAAGATACTAGAATAAATGTAATTGATAAGTATTATAATGATACTAAGGCGGCTGTAATAGAATGGAAAACACTAAATAATTTTGATTTTACAACCGGAACTACTTTTAGTGCACCATCTAATGGAGTTCAAACGATAACTGTTAATCAAATTGAAAATATTCAAGTAAACCGAGTAGTGACAATTACTGGTGCAACAAATTCTACAAATAATGTTAAAGCTGCATTAGTGTTGAGTGTTTCTGGAAATACATTCACAATACAAAATTCAACTGGAGTTGCTGCAAGTAGTCAAACTGCAAAAATAAACTATAGCGACACAGCTATTTCATATACTGGACTTGATGCTGATTTTAATACTCTTAAAACTACAGGTGAAATAGTCGGTACGCAATTTGGACTTATAACAATAAATAAATCCATCACATCAATTAGTGCATTTAGTTCATGGGGAGCATCTCTAATTTCGTTCTATACCCGTAAATCTAAATATTACTATGATAATTATTCTAATGTATATAATTACTCTAATGATTTATATAGATTATCAATAAAATTTAAATATTCATTAAACTTGTTAGAATTTGATAGAAAAGATGCAATTTCCTATGCAGAACAACAATTAAATACTGTAAGAAATGAAGTGAATTATTTTAACTTAACTACGCGACAATCTTATTCGGAAGAACTTTTAACAATGCGCAATCATTACTTAAGATTATTAACTACTGTGGTATATGATTCATCGTTATATGAAAGAGTATTGAAACTTTCAGATATAATTTTTATTGCTTCACGAATATATCCTACGTATAGCACATATTTGCAAAATGTTGATTTATCAATAATACTTGCAGAAGCAGATGGATGTAAGCCTTCCATAAATGGATGGGGTGGAGCATTAAGTGTAAGCAAAATATCAAGAAATCCACAACTAGAAATATTAAATACTACAGGAGTAGCTTCTACTACTACTCAAACAGCTGTTGCAACATTTGTTTTTGTTCCAAAAATAATTGGCTTTGGAACTCCTAAAGTTAACGGATTTCAAGAAGTTTATACATCAAAAATTGATGATCCAGTAGATCGTACTAATATTAATATAGGAACATTTATTTCAATTACAGGTGCATCTAATTCTCTTAATAATGTTACAAATTCAACAATTTGTGGCTTTGATGTTAATACAGGTACAATTCTTATTTATAATTTAAAAGGCGTTGCATCAACAAATCAAAACGCAAAAGGATTTCGTACATGTGTAATTACAAGTTTTAGTCAACCTATTGGTAATATACAAACTCTAGAAATTGATCCAAATAATTCATCGCTGGTAGATGATATTTCATTGCAATATAAATATATTACTATAACAGGTGCTTCAAATAGTGGCAATAATTCAACTATTGTTACTAATACGATTAGTTTTTCCGATTCGTCAAGTGGAACCCAAGTAGTTGAAGTTGAAAGCATTTCAGGTATTCTGGTTAATAATTATATTACTATTCTAGATGCAATTGAATCTGTTAATAATGGAACATACGTGGTAACTGATGTAGGGACAAACACGTTTACCTGGACAAATCCTAATGGTGTTCAAGAATATAGCTCAGCAACTTGCACTATTAGAACTAGAAATTATGTTTCACTCGTTAGAAAGCAAGAAACTACTAGCGTTGCAGTTCCTGGTAAACAACAAGGAAATAATGGTTGGTTATATTTTAATAATGTATATTATGCTTTTCAAGCTAGAGCTGATTTTGAAAACAGTATTGGAAGAAATACAGGTTCTGTAGGTGTACCATATAGTTTGGTTTCTTCGGAAATACAAGCAGGCGATGATGGATCAGTTACTATATCAGGAAATTCAAATACTAACAATAATGGTACATTTAAAATATCTAATACAAATGGTACACATATATTTATTTCAAATTCCACACTTACAGCAAGTGCTGTGTTGATTCCTTTAAAAAGAATATTATTTGGTACATCAAATATACGAACATTTACAACAAACGTTGCTCATAATCTTTCACTAGGTAATCCTGTAAGCCTTCCTCCGTTTTATAATAATACTTATACAGTTTCATCTATTCCATCAGGAACAACATTCACATCGGTAGATAATAATTATTTTAATAGACAGCGTGAATATCTAGCAGATAAATTTAGTGCACCTTCATCAAATGGAATTCAAACAATAACATACGTGACTTATGCTCTTCCATCAAATCGAATACCCCTTATTGCAAATCGATATATAACAATTAGAAACGCAACAAATTCTACAAATAATGTTACAAACGTATTAATATTGAGTGTTTCTGGAAATGATACATTCACAATACAAAATTCAAGTGGAGTTGCTGCTATAAATCAACCTGCATCTATAACTTACGCAGATTATGATGTTGATTATTCTCTATCTAGTTTAAATGCAACTGCTTTTAGTGCACTTTCTAATGGACTACAAACAATAACAGTTACTTCAATTCAAGATATGACACGGTTCAGTTTTGTAACAATTACAGGTGCATCAAATTCTGCAAATAATGTTAGTTGTGCAATGGTAGAAGTTATTTCTGGAAATACATTTTCAATAAGAAATCCAAATGGTGTTGCTGCTACAAATCAAAGTGCAACAATAGAACGCTTTCAGCGCGCTATCTCTCTAGGAGTTACATCAAGTGCAACATATGGTACAGCAACAATTTCAAATCCGATTATAGCATTTAGTGAGCCTAAAGATGGTAAACAACGAATATTTGGAAAATTACAAATCGGTGCTCGTGTAGGTGATAGTATTACAATAACAGGATCATCTTATTCTGTCAATAATGTTACAAATGCAATTATACTTGATATTGTTGGAAATATGATTTCAATATCAAATTCAAATGGTGTTTATGAATATGGAACAAACGCTACTTTTACAACTTCTTATTCAATTTTTGAAATTACTAGTCTTGGTCGTATAGATATATCAAGAAATCTAATAGAAAATAATTCATATAAGCCATTTGAATACAAAAGTATTAGAAATACATATGATGGTAATAAAAAAGCAGTAGAATGGGACATCTTTAAAAACTTTACAGAGACCCAAACAATTGGAAGTTTACAGAGACAAATTACTGATTTTGATACAGAAATTGATGGTCTTAGAGCAGATGATGAGTTTACAGAAGCGTTTATGGATACTAAAAGAGATGATGATATTGATGAAATTGAAAATACATATTTAACATCTGCAACCACATATCTAAACAGTTTAGACGTGAAAATAACATCTAGAATACCTACAGCAACAAGTCTAACTATTACTGCATTCAGTGCATTAACTACAAATCCATTGGTAACAGTTCTAGAAAGAAGTACTTCATCACCATCAGTACTAGTATCTACAACAGGCGAATCAATATTATCACCAGCAACAAGTATAATTGGTGGACAACAAACTAATAGTGTAACATATCAAACATTAACTGTTAATAATGTTGGTACAATTGAACCATATAAAAATAGTATAACCATTACAGGTGCATCAAATTCTGCAAATAATGTTACAAGAGCATTAGTAATTGATGTTGTTGGAAATACAATAAAAATTATTAATCCAAATGGTGTTGCAGCGACTAGTCAAACTGCAACTGGAAAATATGGTGATCTGGTTGATTTTGGAAATAAAACATGGGAAGATTCGGCGTCATTGGAAAGTATGGTAACCACGCTTACTACAGCGTATAATACATTTTTAACAATAAAAAATACACCATTAACAGCTATCACAACTACTAAAACTATTACTTCATTTGGTAGTGTTAATACTAGTTATATTTTTATAGGCGATAATGTATACTACAATACTCAAGTTATAACTGTCAATTCAATAGGAAATATTATAGCTCGTATGACAATAAAAATAACAGGTGCAGCAAATTCTAAAAATAATGGTATATTTAAAGTTCTTCAAGTCAGTGGAAATACATTTAAAATAGAAAATTCAAAAGGAGTTGCAGCTACAAGTACTAATGCAGGCTCTGCATCTTATATTTCATTTGACCATTCAATAACAACTGCAGAGGATACTATAACAACGATTAATGAAATTCAAGAAACTGAAGCCTATATAACTATGGTAAAAGGAATAGAAGTATATCGTAAACGTTATACAAATGCAATTAATTTAGTTCGTAGAGTTGGAAGAAATTTAGCACGTTGGCTTAACATGAAATCAAATGCTTTAAAAGAACCATATTCAGTAGGAGTTTTATCAGATGGACGCGGTAAACCGTTTATTATGAGCATTCCTCCTACAAATACAAATTATTGGACACAACGCCCATATACATCTTTTGTTTTAGTTGGTGAGGAAAGTAGTCGATATGTATCAGAAGTTAATGGTTCTATTGTTACAGTTCCTCCTATTGCAGTTTCCGACGTTAAAAGTTATAGTCAGGATAAAAATTATTCATTAAATGATTATGTATCATACAATGGTAATGTATATTGTTGTATAAAAGATGATACAGACTATACACTTCTTGGTATTAAAGGTGTTGATCCATTAGATATAGCTAGTTGGGAAGAAATTCAATATCCTGATGTTGAAGATGAATTTGGTAATATTTTGGAAGCAACTTCTGAAAATTTTCCAGTAATCATTGCAGCCGATAACGATCCATACACACCAACCATTAAATATAAAAATGGTTCACTTGTCTCTGGATATAACACAGCAGGAGAAATATCAACGTTTTATACGCCTTCAAATGGAACTCAAAAAATTAGAGTTAAAAATTTTGATGGTATTGTCATTGGAGAAACAATTACTATTACAGGTGCGTCTGATCCTCTTAATAATGGAACATTTACTATAGTTTCATATGAAACAGATGCAGTTTCAGGTGTTCCACAAAATAATGTTGTGTTGACAAAAGCTTCGGGGACTTCTGCTGGACTAGGTGGAGGTCTTAATCCAAATCCAATTGCTTTCTATCGTGTTGATACTCTTTTGAGTTTCACGTGTATAAGAGATTTTTTTACAGATAAAACAATTACAAACATCCCTCCTTCAGATAAAAGCTATTACTGGGTTAAAAGAACTTATCCAAATGTTCTTTACAAAGGAGAAAAAGTAGAAGCAAATTTTGCAAATTTTCAATCATTAGCTCAATTAAATAACACTCCTACATACGATAATACTAAAACATACGGAAAGGGAGATACGGTTAAATATAATAATAACTTCTACTATTTTCGAACATACAATGATAGTATATATGTTCAAGGTAAACCTCCAGGAACCACTTTTCCAAGAGAACGATCATGGTATGAACTTCTTGGATATTCTACAACTAGTATTCCTAGTTATAGCATAGATTCATATTATCAACAGGGAAATACTGTAAAATTTAACAATAAAAATTATTTTCTTAAATCGAATCTTGATTGGATGTTGATAAAGAATAGACCACCAGGAACTGCAATTTCACCAATAAGATTTACTTTTAGTTGGGTTGAACAAACAACCCCAGGTTCATTTGTTTATTCCGCTTATAGCGCTAGTGCAGTTTACGAGAATGGTTCACGTGTTAGTTTTCAAACTGAAACAACAAAATACTATTTACTTCGTATAGTTGATACAATAACTAATGAAAATATAACCAATATTGCAGTAAAAAATAGAAATCCAAATTTTGGTTCTTCAGATATAATTAATGCAACATGGATTGAAATTCAAACAACTCCTAGTACATATCTTAGTAATAAAACTGGTGGGTATGCAAATGGAGATACTGTTTTATACAATAATAAATACTACTATTATGAAGCACCTATAGGTTTTAATATTAATGGTATTAATCCAGAAACTTCTTCTATTGCATCGGAAGTTTCATGGCAACAAATTACACATCCAATGGTTTTTACTATAAGTTCTACAAGTCTTGTTAGTGGACAGTTTTTAGAGTGTAATACAGCTGCATTTCCAGCATTAAATTATAATGATTATCCAGCGTATTCGTCAACTACTACATATACAAAAGGAGATATAGTGCGTGTTGGTCAACAGATTTTCGAAGTTAACCTATCAACATTCAACGTTATTGGTATTAATATTATGAATAGAGACTTTTGGAGACCAATTAGAAATCCACGTATAAAGTATAATAATCAATGGATGCAATATTCATCTAATCTTATACCAAAACTTGATGCATCAACTTTTACTCCATACAATCCAGAATTATTTTATCTTGAAGGTAGTGTTGTTTCATATAATGTAGGAACTAATGCAGCACCAAATTTGAAAATTTTTAGATGTATAAATGATAATCCACGATCATTACCTATTAAAGGTAAATTGCCAACATCAACAAATTTTTGGAAGCAGGTAACATATCCTCTTACGATTATTGAAAGTAAACTGATCGAAGCTAATCCTACAAATCCAATATTTAAAAAATTAAATGAATTAGATTATCATGAATATGAAAATAACTGGTTATATAATAAAGGCGATCTTGTATCTTATAATGGTCTTGTTTATGAATGTACAAATGTAAACCCTAATAATATTGCATATACAGATTCAGTTACTGGAAAATCACCCTTAACAACTAGCGGGTTTTGGGAACAATTTTCAACTGGTGAATTAGATTTTATAAATAATAGATATTATAAAACAAATAATATTCTTCCATGGAATCCAGTTACAACTAAAAATTATGCAACAGGAACAACTGTTTTATGGAAAGGTTACTTATATAAATCTCAAAGAGAAATTTCTTACAAAGCAATTATAGATTTAAATTCAACTGATGATAATGAATTACTAAAATCATATGTTCCTTCTATAAATGAAACCATATGGAGAAAAGTAGATACAGATTTGCCTACGAATATACCTAAAGTATATTCAAATACTGCAACATATTATCTTGGTAGTGAAGTTATGATACATGATTTTTCAGATGTTGAAAGTGTAATAACAAGTATTACATCGCCTTTCAGAATAAGAATATTTAAATTAATAGGATTTAATAAATATGAACCACAAAAGTATAAATATCCAGAATTAAGAATTTTAAATGAATTGGATTCAGAAGGATTTTATAAAAGAGCTGTAGTGTCAGGTACTTCTTCACAGAACGGTACGCCTAGATACGGTCTACGAACTATAGATCCATTTCGTTTAGAGAATTTTGCAGGTGATTTAAAACGTAGAGTTACACATAACGTACTTCTTCCATATTTACATGCTCGAAATAATGCTAAAATGATTTTATCAGTTCTTACACTTGAATATTATGCTCCTACAAATACCGATTTTCCTCCTATATACTTGAGTCCTGTATTCATAGATTGGGCTTTTCCACAAGCTTTTAATTTTAAAGACAATGCTATTGCACCTGATTTTGCAGAAACTGTTTCTAATAAATTAAGAGAAACAGCTCAAACATTTATAAATATTTTTAATCTTTCCGAAACAGATCAAACAGCTGTTACAGAACCTACAATTATGCCAGTATCTGCATTTTCAGCTTCTTCGAATGGAATACAAGTAGTTACTGTTCCTACTACAAATGGAAAAGGTCTTCGTATTGGTGACATTGTTACTATTCTAAGTGCATCTAATAATTTAAATAATGGAAGTTATGCCGTAACAGATGTAACATTAACTACATTTACATGGAGAAATCCCGTAGGTGTTTCAGCAACAGAAATACTTACAGACGAACAAAGAGTTAATTCATTTTTTACACGAGATAAATCTATTACTAAAGGTTCGATTCAAACTGTTTTATCTTCAGTATATTTTTATTTAACTAAAAGTTTAATTCAGTACAGACAGAATGTAATAACATATCAAACAAATAAAAATGTTTTAAAAACACGGTATTACAATTCACCTTTTTTCCAAAAAATGCTTACCGATGATCCTTATCCTTATCTGAATGTTGTTGCACTTGCACAAAATCCACCTGTAAGATGCGTTAAAGATTTGGGAGTTGGTGATCCGGAAATAATTGAAAGATTAGAGAAAAGAGGCAAAATACCTGAGGGTTCCTTAGATTCATATTATAAACAAAAAGAAGAACTTGATGGTTACGATGCAAAAATGAATATTGAATTATTTAATATTAAAACATTAATAAACTATAACGTAATATTTCACTATACAGATGGACTAATTGGTGCCGATATTAAACTTCCAATTGACTATTATTATATCGATGGTTATATTTTTGAAACAGGTGGAACTCTACTAGAGGAGCCTTCTATAAGTGTTGGATTTTTTATATTAGGACCAGATGATTGGAATTACAAAAATATGAAATCAATTTTAATAAATGATACTCTTAGTTCAGATGATGAAGAAGGTATTATAGCAGATAATGAACAGATAATAAAGGGTCTCACATATGGTGAAATTGTAAACAGTGCTATGAAAAGTAGCTTAGAGCCTCCTGAATACACATTACCAGGTAGTCAAGCCCAACGAGATATACTTCTTTTAACATGGGAATCTAAAGATCCATATGTTAATGCTTTAGGAAAAGTTGCAAAAGGACTCACAGCATTATGTTCTGCAGCATTTCAAGCAGGTGATATGGCTTCGGGAATTTTTCCTATTATACAATTTATAGGAAATTGGGCAATAAGTGGTAAACCAGATGGTGAAGTTACTGAAGATATGCCCGGAGGCCGTGATTTTATAAAATTTTCGTTGAATACGCAGGGAATGTCGTGGCCGCAATTTAATGAAAGATCTCAAAGTATAAGAAATGTAAAGGAAGAAGTTAAAGCATATAGAAATAGGGTAAAAGCTGCTAAGTTAGAAGTAATGACTGAAGATGATGATGAAAATCTAGGTGATGCTCTTATTACTATTGGGGCTTTAATATTATTATATCAAACTGAACTTGCTGAATTGGAAGAAATAATTGATTTTGAATTAAATATAGAGACTATTATAACACAAAAAACGATAAAATATCCAACATTACTGGATCCTCAAGAGCCAACAAAAATAACAATCGATATACCTCCAAAACCAACAAAAGTACAAATTGCATATGGTGATTTAAATAAAGAACTAAAAAAATTAAAAGTTATGTATCAAATTGCGATAGTACGTAATCAAGAACTTGAATTAATCAAACGCAAAAATTCTTTTATCGATGCACAAAATGGTAAAATAAAGACAATAAACGATGGAATAACACAAAGAAATGCTATCACTCAAGTTGAAAAAGCTACTCTTAATAAAAGAATTAGATATTTGCAATCGGAAATAGATTTAATAGGAAATAATATTATTGATAAAACAAGTGAATTAAACAATCAAGTCTTAGGAGCCGCTAGGGCACAAGCTCTAGCAAACCCACCTAATCGTGCAACAGCTATATTGGGAGACGATGTTGCACGTCAACGCAATATTTCAAAAATCACGGGGCAGAAAGTGTATAATGCAAGAGGAGAAGTAATTGATTTCTTACCGCAAAAAATGAAAACTGTTAAAGAATTAAAATTACAAGAACCAACACAAGCAAATGTACTGGCTGCAGAAGAGAGAAGAAAAGAATTGTTAAGACAACTAAACGAAGCTAAAGAAGAGTTAGCTAAGAAAAAACTTGATACATTTTTAGAGAGTCAGAAAAAATTAGGAATATTTGATAGAGTAGACGTTGAAAATATAAAGAAAAATATCGTTAATGTACTTCAGCAGATTGAAGATATAAAAACACAAAATGCAGCAATTTCTTCTGAACTTTCACAATATTTAGATAATCTTGTTGATGCAGAAGCAAAACAAGCTGCAGCAGATCTAGAATATAACAAGAAAAAAATCGAATATGAACAACAAAAACTTGCTGTAAAAAATGCACAAAATGCTTTTGATAGAGACATTGCATTTGCAGAGTTAGAAGCAAAGCGAGGTAATTTTTTACAGAAAAAAATAATTAAAGATAATGTTGGTGTACAATATACGTTTGCAAAAAGCCAATTTACTGTTAAATATTTAGAAAGTGAAACAATTTCCACTATTATGAAACGCAATATGCCACCTGCAGTAATAGCGCAGTATAATGATATCATAAATAGTGTTTCTACAAATGTTACTACTCCAATTGGAAATGCTTATAAATCGATGATGAATAATCTTAAATCAAATATTGTTGCTAGAACTGTATCTGTACAATATAAAAGGCTTAATACATCAATTAAACCATATGTAAAATCTGCAATTCCATCTAAATATGCAAACCTTTTAAAAATAGGCGGAGGTCCTCTCATGGAATTAGCAGGTATCGCAGTAACTACTTATTCAATGTTGAAAGATGACGATGAAAGACTTGATGGTGATACTACAGATCCATTTGCCGAAATAGCTGGTAGGGCTCTAGAAGGTGTTGCAGATGGAATTTTACAAATAAATCCATACGCAGGTGTTTAAATCTTAGAAATGCCATTGACTATATCTTGGCTTGGAACGCCTCCATCTGACACTTTAAGTGCAGTTGTTGGAATTGTTAATGATTGAGAATCAGAACCACCTTTCTTTCGATACCGACGAATGGTGGCGCGACGACTTTTTCGAGAACGCTTATAAGTTTTCCTTGGCATTTTCTTGCTTTAAACAAAGGAAAGAATGAACGACAGTTTATCAATTATTGTTATTCTTTGTGTGATTGTAATATGGATTACGTTCTCACATAAAGAATTCATGACAAACAGTGATGTTGCTTCTATGTTGCAAGCACATGCACTTCCCGACAAAAAGAAGAAAAAATCTAAAGAAGTTGATGAAGCTCCTATTTACGGTCCACATGTTCCCAAATTGGAAGATAAACCAAGTGGGTCTAAGAATGGAAAATTAGTACCGGCGTCAGGTGTATATCCTGATATTTATGGGCCTGATATTGCAACAATTCCAGGAACTAAACCTAAAAAACCTAAGCATGAATCAGATAATGTTGATGATGAAATTTATGATTTCAACCCTGATCTAAAAAAGGCATTTCCAACAGAAGGTGAGCCGCAACCCTTTTTAACAGATTTTACTAAATTTCAACATTAGATAAAGAGATGTTTGGTCTTCACAACTTTCGAGGAAGTTGTTGGGTAAACGCCTGTCTTCAATCAATCTTTCGTATACCTGAATTGCAAGATCGATATTCAAATAATAAAATTGATACAGATAATTCAACCGATAAATCCTTACATACTATTTGGAAATCAAATGGAAAATCAGGTTTACGAGAATTTTTTGAAGTAGTGAAAAATGAAGCTATGCCGGCGGGGAGTGGTGTTGGTGATACACACGAATTACTAACCCATTTATGCGATAAACTTCCATTCTTAGATAAACTTTGTAGGTTTAAAAATGCACAAACAACCACTTGCAATTCATGTGGAAAAACAGAAACACGTGAAGATACAACAATTGAGTTTTCGTTAGCATCAAATGAACAAAATAAACCTATTAGTCAATGTATTCAAGAGGTTGTAACACCTACAAAAGTAGATGACTGGAAATGTGATAAGTGTAAGAAACTTGGTTGCACGCGTCAATATCTTATCGGATCATTTCCGAATATTATGATTTTTAATATGACATCAAGCACTGGAACAATTAGCTATTCACCTATACTTGTTTTGAATTCAAAAAAATATGCACTTATTTCAATTGTTTGTTACAACGGATCTCATTGGTGGACATTTGGAAGAAATATTCCTCCAGGCTCTTCGTGGTACAAGTTCAATGATACTCATGTTCAAGATTTTGGACCCAAACAATTCCCTCTTTCTTCAAGTATGAGACTATTAATTTATTATCGGCTAGAAGAGTAATGTTGCCTGTTCCAACGATATTAATTGTTGCAATTGCTGGTGTATTTGCGATGTTTGTCATAAGTATGATTGGTGGAAGTCTTATGCCAGCTGTACTAATTCTAATGTTAGCAGGTATCTTATTTTACGTTCTGCATCAGCTTGGAATTTTTAAAATAGAAACAACAGATACTGGAATCGATATTAATTTTCAAGAAACAGCAGCTCCTCCTCCACCCGTTTTAAAAAGTAAGCAAAGTATGACACCTCTTTCAATTGAGAAGAAAGAGGTATTCTACATAAGTGGAAACAATTATACGTATGACGAAGCACCTGCAGTTTGTGCTGCATATGAATCGGAACTTGCATCCTATGATCAAATTATGGAAGCACATTCAAGTGGTGCAGAATGGTGTGGTTATGGTTGGACACAAGGTGGAATGGGATTGTTCCCAACACAACAAGGTACATGGGAATCATTGCAACGTGAAACAGATCAATCAAAACGAACAGCTTGTGGACGTCCTGGAGTAAATGGTGGATATTTTGATACAGATTCTAAATTTGGAGTAAATTGTTATGGTGTAAAACCTGCAAATAAGAATATTACTCTACCAGTTCCATTGCCTGGAACAGATGCAGGTGAGTTTAATAAAATGGTTCAAAAGTTCAAATCAATGCTCAATAGCATCATTGTATCTCCTTTCAATAGGAATACTTGGTCCGAAATAACTTCACCTGTAAACACAAATGGATTACTCTCTGCAAACGCCCATAAATCGTAAGTTATATGTTCCAGAGGAAAATGAAGTACCGTTTGCACCTGTCGTATATCCGCCTGTTTCATCTGCACAAGACCAAAGCTATCGTCGAATGACGTGGCTTTTTCATAAACCACAAAATCATGCAATTTTTCCAGTTAAATCGGAAAAGCCTGAGAAGAAAAAGTACACTGAAATACAAAGATGATTGAAGTTGCACTATTATTGGGTCTTGGAGCCGTAGGTTATATGTTGGCAGTCGGTCAGCCAACACAAGAAAGATTTACGCCTTTAACACCTCGTCCAACTGAAGAACATCGAGAGGGTATAGCGCATAGTCAAACACAACAAGGACATAACAATGAGGTTCCATTTTTTGGAGCACGTGTCACTCAAAGCATGTATTCGGGTGCAACTGAAGGTATTTTAGACACTTGGACGGGAGCAGGAAAAGAATATACTCAAAAACGAGAAGTAAAGTCTATGTTCGATGCAAAACCTGCAACTGGACGCCCATTTGGTAATCAAGTTGAAACCGATTTTGAACAATCTCGTATGGTTTCTGGACAGAATATGAAGAATATCTTTCCGATACAGCAAGTTCAAGTAGGACCTGGTGCAAACGATGGTTATACAAATTTAGGAAAGGGAGGATTTCAACAAGATCAATTGCATGAATTTATGCTTCCAAAAACAACAGATGAACTTCGTGTTGTAACAAAACCAAAGCTTACATTCGAACAAGATCCAGTTCCAGGAAAGAATTTCATTACACAACCAGGTATTCAAGCTGCTGTTAACAAAAATAAACCAGACAAGTTTGCAATTTATGGAATGGATCGTGCAAATACGGCTGTAGGTGTTCAAACAGCTCCTCGTATTTATGCAGATCAACCGATGAAGGAACAGGCTCGTGAAAGTACAAGTGTTGAATATGAAGGTGGGGCTCGTGGTAATGCAATTTTTGCATCTTACATTCGTGCGTTTACAGAACCATATCAGGAATTTATGAAGTTAACTACAGAAGGACGTCCTGGACCTGCAGGAGCTGCATCTGGAACTGGATTTTCCATTGGTTCAGATAGTTATTCGGCACAAATAAAACGTGATGAAAGCGTTTTGTCCGATGCAACGCGTATTAATCCTCCTATTCAGCGTATTAATGCTCATGCAGATAGCATGGGTTCTTACCGTTACAACGAACCTCTACAACAGGATGCAATTGTTTCACGAAATGGTCCTGAAATCTTAAGTGCATTCAATAATAACCCATATACACATAAACTCACTTCATATTAAATAATGGAAAAAATCAGAGAACAATTAACTTATAAAGAAGGAAAAGTTGTAATTTGCATGAAAGAGTTATCTTTTCATGATCAATATGAAGTTCTGCGGCTTATAATGGCAACGCGCACGAAAGACGTATTTGTTTGCGTGCACGATGGTGTTACACCGTATATTTCAAATATAATTGAAAATCTTTCATTAAACACGACGGACTGTACGTCGACCAATTAGTGATCTACGCTTTGTTGCACCTCCTGTCTTAGGTCTATATTGTTGAAGCATTTTTCCCCACAATTTGTCATCTATAGTAGATGCTGTACCTTTCATCTCTTTTTTCTTTTTAATAGCTCCACTCTTTATTCCTGCAATAGTCGAATCCCAATCTGATTGAGTAACACTATCTGGTTTTGTAACGGAATCTCCACTTATTAAATAAGTTTTCAATCCTTTTCCCCATTCAGTTCCAAACTCTGCTTTTTGTTCATTTGATAATCCAAGTGCATTCATTATATCACCTAATGGTATATCCTTATTTGCTTTTACATCTGCTTTAATCCTTGTTTTTTGTTCTTCTGTAATGAATGTAGGCCATTTCCATGAGCTACCTTGATTAGTTTGCTGTGTTTGTATTTGAACTTTATAAAGATCAGGATATACCTTTTTGAACAATGCATCAAATTCAGTTTTTTGTTGTGAAGTAAGCTTATCTTTTACAGTTTTAACAAATGTAGGATCAGCTGCCAATTGTTCATATGTTGGTAACTTCTCTTTTGCAGTTGTAACTACGAATGTTAGCAATTCTTCACGAGCTGCTTGATTAAATTCATCCTTTGTTTTTGCAGCAGGTGTAGACTTTTGGTTTGCAATTTCTTGTAGTACCATCTTACGAATTTCAAGTGCTTTTTGTTGATCTTGAAGTAATTGCGCATCGTATGTTCGATCGCTAATATCGCATGAAACCTTCTTAAGAAGACGATCAACAACATTTTCACTTTGTACAGGTACTGGTGCTGGAGCTGGTGCCGGAGCTGGTGCTGGAGCTGGTGCTGGAGCCGGAGATGCAGATTGACCAGGGAGAATAGTAGTTTTTGTGGTTTCAGTTGTAGTTGTTTCAGTAATAGGTTCTTCTGGCATTACTGCATCATATTGCTTATCGTCATCAAACATTAATTGAATAACTGGTGTGTCCTTTGTAAAATTAGGAGGGCAAAACACATCATCACTATTACCAGAATCAGAGTAAATTGCAATAATGGATTCTGTAACTGCGGCTGCTCCAGATCCAATGACATGAACTATTGGTAAACTTTTTGCATTTCCTGATTTGTCTTTGATAGTCATAGATTCTAAATATTTACTAAAATTTTGGTACTCAGTTTTTAGTTCGGGAGGAGTTTCATGATCATATAAATGTTGAAAGTTTTGAATATTTTCAGGCTTTACCATGAAATTTCTAATCTTCTTTGCGAATGCTTGAGCTTGGTCATTTCCATATTTTTTATCCTGAACTGCTAAAATTGAATTATAAAATGACCATTTATCATTATTTATCTTCTTTACTTGACCAATAGGAACTTCTGGAACAATATCTTGACAATTCATTCTAGCTATCGGAGGATTGAAAAAGTTTGTAATCATTTGAGTTGTAGTTGGTTCAGGTTCCGGTCCTGGTGCAGGAGCTGGAGCTGGTGCAGGTGCAGGTGCTGGAGCTGGTGCTGGAGCTGGTGCTGGTGCAGGTGCAGGTGCTGGTGCTGGTGCTAGAGCGGGACCTGGTGCAGGTGCAGGTGCTGGAGCTGGTGCTGGTGCTGGAGCTGGTGCTGGAGCTGGTGCTGGTGCTGGTGCTGGAGCTGGTGCTGGAGCTGGTGCTGGTTCTTCAACTTTTGCTTTTAAAATTCTTAAACATTCATCTACTTGATCTTTAGTAAACTCATTAGTTATAGTTTCGTTATAATCGGTACGTGAGATTATACCATTCTTTATTTTAGGTTTTATAGCAGCTGCACATTTGTTAAATTTTTGTAGTATAACATCTGCATTTTTTACCGTTGGATTTACTGTAGGCGTTCTAACTTGATCTGCAGGAATTCTATTTATAGATTCCGGTGCAGGTGCAGGTGCAGGTTCTGTTAGATCTATAGGTTCTGGTGTGGGTTCAGGTGTAGGTTGTTGTTCTTGTGTAGGTTCTGTTAGATCTATAGGTTCTGGTACAGGTTCCGGTGCAGGTTCTTCTTGAGGAGTAAAAGGACCAGGAAGAGGAGGTAAACTTGTAGATTGAGTAGCAGGTGGAGGTTCTAATTCTTTTCGTTGTTCTGCAAGTGGATCAAGAAAATCAAATACAGATGATTGAGGGGCAGGTGCAGGTTTTATCATCTCTTCTCTTTGTTGTTTGGCTTTTTGTTGAAGTTCTTCTTGTCTAGCTTTGGGTAACGCATTAATCATTTCATTTCTGATTCTTGTTTGCTCACTAATCGATAATATTTCAACATCATTTGCATTAACATCAATTGGATTTATATTAGATTTTGAATCGTCTCTTTCAAAAAGTCGTAAAATACGATTACCACTTGTGTCAAGTTTATTTATGATTACGGAATAATATGCATTTTTATATTTAACCAACTGTCCTACTTTTATTTGAGGTTGTTGTTTTACTATAGTCAATCCTAACCAATCTGCAAGTACTTTTATTTTTTCTTCATTATTGCTATTTTTAATAGTATTGTATGCATCAAATGGTAAAGTATTATTTTTTCGTTGAGTAATAATTAATTTTAGGTATTGTTTAAAGTCTGAAGCATTCATAACACGTCTTATAGAATCAATATTTAACGTATTTAGATCATTTTTTAAAGTTACATATTCTTCTTCCATATCATCTGAAAGCTTATTCTTAATACGGTCTAATGCTTTAGTATGATCATCTACTACTTCATCATCAGTAAAAAGTGATGTTACTAAGCCATTTATCTTTTTTATATCTTTAGAATCCAACGCAGTTAATGCATTTTTATTAGATTTCATTCGTTCTATCGCATCTTTAATCTTTTCTAGCAAATATTCTGGATTATTAAGATATTTTTCCTGAACACCTCCGCTTTGAAGAGGTAACATATCAGATGGTACTGGATTCACTTGTTCTGCCATAAACGCAGATGCCATGGCAGCCATACTGCCTCCTAACATTGTAATTCCGTATATTGCGCTTAAAGACGCCATAGAATCCTATTATATCTAGCAAAGATGTTTCATTTAGTTAAAGACAACGTGGAGCGAATCGAGAACAACTTGTTATGGGTTAAATCGGTGCGGGCATCTATATTTTCATGGTGGTTTAACGTTATCATTTTTGTTGTTGTAATCGGATCGTTTGCATATTTTTTATATGCAAGTTACGGTACAGCACCATCTGAAGAATTTAAAAAGATACCATTCGAACCTAGGACGTGGAATAACGCCGTGAGAAATGTTCCCATTACAGATTATGGACAGCCTCCTGAAGTTGAAACTGGAAATGGTATTCCGGGGTATTCCCTTAGAACAAGCTCGTCAGCGTTTTGAGGAATTGAAAAGTGCACCGCCTACTGAGTCAAAGGAAGCAAAAGTTGTTAAGCGAAGAAAATTAAAACTTGGCACATCAGATAAGAAATGAGAACTGCGTCTGCATATACAAATTATAGACGAGTAAAAGCCGAAGCTACCAATTTGAAAGTTGAATATCCAGGAAACATTGCTAAAAATTATGCACCTATTCAAGGTGCAACTGGATGTCCATTAAAGATTTATGATCCTATTACATACGTTAATGTTGCAAGGTGTGTTTATGGATTAACAGTATGTCGTTCAAGAACAAATTAGAATTCTGTTAAGTAAACAAGGAATGATCTCTGTCATGTGGCTTTTCATAGGTGTGATAACAGGATTGTTAATTGTATCTATTTTTGATCCACCTTTGCGTGACGTTCCGCAAGTACCAGTTCCGGGCAAGGAAAACTTTTTTCACACCAAAACAGGGTGTATTAAAATAATTTCAAAAGAAGTTCCTTGCACTGAAAAATCAACGTCTCTTAATTTCATCGCAGCTCAACACAAATGATTCAGATTCAAAAACTTCTGCACAATGAGCGAAGTCTCTCCTTTTTTTCATTTTTGATAGGTATGGGTCTTGTTATTATGATGTTTCACAAACCATTACATTCCAAGATAACACTTGCGTTACCAATTGAAGATGTTGAAGGAAAAATTATTAATTATAACGGAAAGTGCTATTCATATCGCGCAGAAGATAGAGCATGTGAAATACCTCCTTCTAAATAAATGCAAGATAGTGGCGCAACAGATTTAAGTGCTCTTCTTGGAAGCGGACCCGTTCAAAATCCTTCCCTTCCTCAATCAACTACATTTGCACCTATGGTAACAGGTGGCGGTGATCCGTTCATTAGTCCCATTAACACAAGTCCTCAACAAAAACCTTCTTCTACGTTATACAGCCACGATGCAACATTTAATAGCATACGGTATGCGGTAAGAGGACTAATGACTTATTTCGGATTCTTTGTAGCCGCTATTATTATTTCTTTATCAACTCCACGATCTTTGCTATTGCAATATATTCCTAACACATATACGTCAGGAGGTGTAGTTTCCTACACTGGTGCTGGTGTTTTAGCAGGTGTTGCTGTTGCAATTGCATATGTGGTAGGTACGTTAGGTAGTAGTTTAATCTAAATCATCAGCAACCCATTCTTCACTTTGAGAAACTGCTGGATTAATTTCAGACCGATACACAGATTCTCCTGTAAGAATATCTTCAAAATCAATCATTGCTCTGTTTTCAATATTGTGAATGATTGTTGCAGTGTACAATTCACTGTTAATTAGTTTATCAGCACCTTTTCCATGCCACTTATAAGTTTTGTTACCATTTTTGATAATAACACTATTGTTATTTGTTTTAATAAATTCAATCATTTTTTAAATTATTTTAATTAATGAGTGAAAATACGTTTTTAGATAATAAACGTATCTTAACAAATGGTGGACAAGTGGTTAACGTACCGAATTAATTCACGTGGATGGCAAACAGACTCACCTGCAAAAGTACATACATCAATAATATTTGGAGCTGGATTTACATTAACACCGCAATTTGCATTAAAGAATAATATTACACACGTAGTTAATTGTGCGTATGATCAGGATAGTCCTGCATGGTTTCGTACAGTTCATCCAGACAAGTATGTGTCTTTAAAGGCTAATGATGCACTTGATCAAAATATATTAAATTGGTATCCTGCATTTGAAGAGTCTATGAACAGATTTTTTCAAGATCCAGAATGTAGAACTATTTATGTTCATTGTCAATGTGGAATTAATCGTAGTGGATTTTTAACAGTTTTGTATATCGTTAGAAAATTTGGATACGAGTATGATACTGTAGTACGATCTATTCTTCGACAACGGCCTTGTGCATTGACAAATACGTCTTTTGAAAAGCAAGTTATAAACTATATAAGAAACAATGGCAGACTTGGATAAAAATCCATTATGGTCGAACGTTAAACCCGATGCATCCGCCTCATTTATGGGACCTGATTACAGCTATGCAGATAATATTCCAGGACCAGCATCACTAGGTGTTAGTGGTAATGGAACCTTCGGTCAAGTATATACAAACTTGAATGCAGTGACTACTTATGTGAAAGGATTAATTACAGGAGATCCTCCTTTAGGAAATCAATATTTTATTAATACAGGCGGTGTATGTACTGCACCTGATGGATCAACGCAGCCAAGATGGAATTACATCAATAACATACCAGGAGGCGGTAGTCCACCTGCAGGTATTCAAGATTTGGCATTTCTATCAAATGATATGAGAGGATTAATTCCAGGAATTGTTCAAGATGTAGAAGGTTTGAATCCTTATTATCTCTTTTCTGCTTTAACATCCGATGGTACGCCAGGATGCGATTGCTATAAATGCAAGGTAACAACGGGAGGCGATACTTATTTTCTTACTCCAAATATGTCACCAGATTACGATCCAGTTCTTTGTTCAAAAGTAGACGTATCACAATGCAAGACAACTACAGAAGGGTTTGCAAATGCATCACAATCAAGTTCTATTCCAACAATTTTAGCGTTAATTGGAGTGTTGTATTTTGCAATTAAGTAATATTTTAAGACTAGTAAGTTAACTTAGTAAAGAAATGGACAATATATTTCGAGTGAAGAAAGTTCAGGAATCTGGACAGTCTTCAAAGTTGCAAGGAACGTTGGATTCACTCCATCAAACAATTATAAACACAATTAAAGAGGATTCTTTAAATATTGAAGAAATACACTCTAAATGTGGAGAGTTGAGAGGCAAAATTGAAACTCTTTTATCTACTAATGAAATTTCCGATATTCTAGAAGCATCTAGACTTGAGAAAGAAATTAGTAAATTAGAATCTAAAGTAAATTCGGATAATCCATTGGAAGATTATTATTTAAAAAATGGTGATATTATGCTTTCATATTATGGAAATACCGAAAAAACTAGACCAACAGCTCAATCTTGCATGGATGAGAATACGTTCGTTAAATATTTAATTACAAACAAAACAGGAGAATCTGGAAGTCAAACTAAAAAACAACTTTTTGAAGAATATGCAACTCGTATGAAATTAGCTGGACTTGAAAATATAGAAACAAAACAAGTTGTAACTGAACATTGTGAAACGTGTAATATTGCAAGAGAAGAAATATCATCTGAAGGTGTACTTGTATGTCCTACTTGTGGTTCTGAAGAATATATGATGGTAGTTTCAGACTTTCCTTCATTTCGAGATCCTCCTAAAGAACGAAATAATTATGCATACAAAAAAATTAATCATTTGAATGAGATTTTAAATCAATTTCAAGCAAAGGAATCAACTATAATTCCAGAAGAAGTTACAACTGAAGTAATTTGTGAACTTAAGAAGCGACGAGTGCAAAATATAGCTCAACTTACTGAAAAAGACATACGAGAGATTTTAAAGAAACTCAATAAATCTAAGTATTACGAACATGCTGCACACATTTTATCCAGACTTAACGGAAACCCTCCCCCAACAATTACACCGGAAATTGAAGAAAAGATTCGAACCATGTTTCAAGAAATTCAAGCACCTTTTCTTCTTTATTGTCCTGATGATCGTACTAATTTTCTATCGTACTCATATATTCTCTTTAAGTTCTTTGAACTTCTAGAATTAGATGAATACAAAGCTTACTTTCCATTATTAAAATCACGCGATCGTTTAATTGCACATGATCAAATATGGAAAAAGATTTGTGAGTATTTAAGATGGGAATTCGTTCAATCTGTTTAAAAACGGATTTTGATGACAATTACTGATTATAAGTCAATAAAATGTCTGTAACTCTACTCTCTGTTAATAAAAGTGATAAAACATATAATGATGAAATTGCAAACGATACTGATGTTGTGCGTGTTATTTATTTCGATGGTCAGAAAAAGGGTAAGCGTAATAGCTGGATCACAATTGGCTCGATCGTAATTGAAAAAGTACAAGATAAATGGGTTTATGTAGGTTTAGTTGTGTTTGTTCATGAAGTTGAACCTGTAGATGGTGTTGCTCGATTTCTACTTGTTGTAGAAAAGAATAATTGTACTGGACATACATCTAGAACAAAGAAACTTCTTATGGAACAACTTGGATGGACTTTGACAGATGAAGCGCCAGGAATTGCACACGTGACACACGTTTAGATATAAAAATAATATATCGTACAATGGATACTTTTTACACAAAAATCAATGCAATGTCTGTTGAAGAGCGTGAGTCGGTTTTAACAAATTACATTAATCAACTTCGTCAACAACAACAGCATCCAATAGCAGATGCATTGCATGATATTTTAGCATGTTATCCAAAGTTTTCGTTTAATGCAGATGAAAGACAGTTTCGTCTGTATTTAGCATGGTCTAAGTTTTTTGAATTTCATAAACATCCTCTTGTAAGACAAATTGTTAACTTGCATTTATCAAGATAAAAAAGGTTTGGTATTTAGTCTAAACTTGGAAGAATCATTTCACTTACATGTTTAAATCTATAATACTTATTTATTTCTTTTTCTGAAATTTCACTAGCTTCAAATCCATACAATTTACAGATGTTATTCCGGCCTTCGCCAAATCCAAATGGAGATTGACATCTGCAATTCCATCCTGTACAGCTTGCAAACAAGTCTGTTCTTTTTTCTATATATTCATCTTTAAGAGTATACGTCAAGTAGAATACACCGAGTATCTGATCCATGCTATAGAGACCTAATTCATAAAATCTTTTTAGTTCTCCATATGATACATAGTTATCACATTCATTACATAATCCCTTATCAAATTCTTCCATGTCATATAAATTTCCACATTTTTCGCATTGCATAGTTTTACATACACCTGGTTCAGTATCTCGATTTTCTGGGTCACAGTATTTGCACTCAGAAAATCCACAAAAGTATCCGTCTGAAATTTCCATTTTTCTCATTGTCAATTAAAAATCATTTTTAACTTTCCGTTTTTATAAATTAGTTAAACAATCACTGTAATATTTCAGAGCCATAAAACAGGCCTTGTGATATTGTTTATCAATAATTTCTTGATCAATGTCTTCCCAATATATTCCTTCGATTGAAGACCAATCGTAATATTTTGTCATGTCAAATCCATGCTTATCATATACATCAATTAACCATGCTCTTGATCGATAGTGTGATACTTCATCTTCAAAGTGATCGTCATCGGGATATTCTAGTTTAAATAATGAATCAATATTAGGTTTAGCACCTGCATCTATAAACAATTTTATAATTTCTGGAATGTCCTTTTTTATATCGGATGAGTATTTGCCTCGATTCAAAATTGCAGCAGTAACTACATCAAATCCTTCTTGAGGATCTCCTGTTTTTAAAAGTTCTTTTATAATTCTAATTTCAGTTCCTCCACCCATTTCATGTTGTTCTGCATAGTTCGGAAATTTTCTATAATAATGTTCAGTAGCAAGAAATGCATTTAATGCTGTTGCAAAGGTTTTCCAATTATAGAAAGGATAGTCAATCATTTTAGTCTGCAAGTAAAAAAATAGAATCTTTACAATTCCGTTTTTATATTTTTAGTCCCATTCTAAAATACATGTGTATGAATCATTCAATAACATAATCGTAAAATCGGAATCTGGAAACAGAGCCTTAATTCGTTCGGCCGTATAATTACGATACTCTTTATTTTTACCATGACTGTGCAGTTTCACCATATATCTAAAACTACCATCTTTTGCTGCCCTTTTAACAGGTTCATAGACATAATTCTGTATCCACTGGTTAATATCATTCAAATCGTGTTCTCTCATCATTTTAGCATATGCTTCAGCCCTAATCCGTTGTACTTTCTCGGCTTCAATTACACCTGATTTTTTTAATTCTTCACGTGTTATAGGTTCCATCTTATTATGCAATTAAAAAAATAGAATTAGTTCTAATCCGTTTTTAAAAGTCTTCTTCTTCTTCAGTTTTAGGTTTATAAATATCTTCAACAGCCCTTTCAATCTCCTCTTCAAGATCTTTTGTAATATTACCTATAAGCATAATTGTTATAGGTTTATCATTGCCTGACTTATCTACATATGATAACCAAGTACGACCTCTCCAACACACAATTTCATCTTTTTCATAGTAATGGGGAGGCAGAAATTCTTTATAAGCTTTAATAAATTCTTTAACAACATTTTGTCTTGAAACCATTTCTTCACCACTGTAGGGATCCGAATGTTCTAATACAGAAATTTCATACATATCATCCATTTTGTTCTGCAATTAAAAAATAGAACTAATGTAGATCCGTTTTTAGCGCTTTTCAAGTGCATCAAGACGAGCATTGATTTGATTCAAAGCCTCAACGATAGACTCAAGCATCTCATTTTCAGATTCTCTTGCAAATCTACCGGCTGTAGCAACAGGGGATTCTTTTGGTCTCCACTGACTACGTTTTGCCGCTTCTAGTCTTTTTTCAAGTAACTTCTGTGGTGTAATTTTTGGAGGTGGTGGAGTATTCTTCTCCTTTTCTAGTTCATTAATACGTTCATATAGTTTTGCTATTTCAATATCAATAGTTGCCATTTTGCTTTACAATTAAAAAATAGAACTAATACAGTTCCGTTTTTATAGAATTGGATAACAACGATTCTTAAAATCATCCATATTTTCTGTTCCCATTGAAAGATTACATGGAAGACATATTGCTCGTAGATTATCAACAATATCTCTTCCACCATTAGTTTGTGCAATAACATGACCTACATGCCAAGTACCGAGAGCAGAAATTTTATCTTTACAACAATAGCAATTACCTTCAATTGTTGATCCAAACTGATTTTTCCATACAGTCTCTTTCATTTTTTTCGGAATAGTCTTTCGAGTAGTAGTCTTCTTTTCCTCCTTCTTGAAAAGTTCTTCAATATTTTTCTTAGGAATTCCAAGCTTACTCTTCACAACCTGTTGAAATGTAATACAATCATTTAATGTATTAGCAAGACTCCATAACATGAAATCATTTTCGAGTTGATTTTTTGTATAATAACTAGCAGATTGTAGGCGTTGGAGAAAGTCTGCAAATACATGAATTTTTGGATCACATTTAATCCCATTTACCCATATACATAGTGCAGTTATCACATTACATCGATCAAGATTATTTAGCTTTAGAATACTTTTTTTAAACTGAATAGAATATGAAGACATTTTTAATTTTGAAATTAAAAAAATAGAACTAATGCAGTTCCGTTTTTATTAATTTTCAACTTTAATGTCTACTGTTTTAATTTCAGGTTCTGTTAAAGGAACGGCTGATAATGTCTTTTCAATTTCCATCATAGATGTTTTTACACGAATCATATCTTTCTCACATTCTTCCCATTTTCCCCAACCATAAGAGATTATCTGATTATGTTGGTTGTGATAATAGAATGTCAGAAAGGGTTGACCTAAACATGAAGTTCCCATACTTACATTTGCAAGTGAAGGAACATGAATAACTTGTTGATGAATTCGGACGAATCGAGGCATCTTATTTTGAGATTAGACTATAAAAAGATTTACTTTCCGTTTTAAAGAATAATGTTGTGGCCTCCGAAATATTATAGAGGACTTTCAAATAAAAATAAAACATTGCGTCGTTCCGAGATAGAGAAAAGATCTAAACTATCTTGGAAAACTGCAAAAGCATATCGACCTTTCAAAACTGATAAAGGTGCAAAAACACGTAAATCATCCTATTCATCGCGTTGGCATTCAAAACACCCTGAAGCAAAAAGTTTACCTGAAATTGCAAAAGCAAGTGGAGTTCCTCTTTCTACTCTAAAAACAGTCTATAATCGAGGAATGGCGGCTTGGAGAACAGGTCATCGTCCAGGAGCTTCTCCTCAAGCATGGGGAATGGCAAGAGTGCATTCTTTCGTACTTCATGGAAAAACCTGGCGTACAGCCGATTCGGATTTGCATTAAAAATACTTTAGTCTGAATCATAATCACATTCGTCTTCATTATCAGTATCAACTTGATCATTATAATAAACTTCAACGTCGGACGCACTATCAACAGAATCGTCCGACGCTTCATGTCAGAGTTCGTAACCTTTTACATGAGATGAGGCATAACAGTTATTTGCATAATGCGATGCTCGTCCGCAGCGATAACATTTATCGTTGACTGTCTGCATTATTTTCTTTTGTTGAATCTCACATCTCCTTTCATGTAAAACTGCATGATATTGAACTTTAAATTCCTTATTACATGTATTACAACACCATACAACTTCTTCTTCAGATTCTTCTTCAGGTTCTATTTCTACTTCTACAAGATCATCAGTACATTCTCTTACAAAATGTCCTACTTTTCCACATTTAAAACATGCATCTGAATTTCCTCTAATTTCTCTCTGTAGAAAACTACGTGTTGCTTCAGTTAAATTAACTTGACAATACGGTCCTCCACGAACATTATCAACTCCATGTTTTTTCATAAGTTCTTTAGTTAAATTTGTTTCATCATGTTCAGATACAACATCGTGTGTTTCTAAAATTTTAATCACACGATGTTGTTTGGTCCATTCTGCACCATTTCCTTTTTTATGTGCATTAATTCTTGTTTCAAGATCACGTGTTTTACCAACATAATACTTATCATTTTCAAGCTTTAATACATAAAGTTTTTCCATCTTTTTTAAAGTAAAAATAGAACTATTTTGATTCCGTTTTCTTCTTTTTTACAGGTTTTGTTTTAACTGATTTTAGAATATCTAAAGCAATTTCTCTTAGAAGTTTATCTACATCGTTTTTACCGGCATAAAATTCATATCCATCTGATAACATTCCTTCATAATCATATAATATTTTTACAATTTCTTTTACCTTTTCCTCTTCCATTTGTATTAGTTATGCACTTTTAATTTAAATAACAAAAAATAGAACTAATGCAGTTCCTTTTTTTATTAATTTGTTTCAATAAGAGTTCCAACGTCAAATAGACGTTCAATATCTAAGCTTAATTTTAAATCATATTCATCTAATATATCTTCATATTCCCATCTTTCGTCAACCCAATCTTCTTGTTCGAACCAAAATTCTCTCATTTTATACACACTATTCATTAATGTTAACTGAAAAATATTCGTTTTTAACCACACAAACTGTATAGAGTTCTATCTACAAATTCAAACGGGTTTCTTACCTTATTTATGTTCTGAACTTCAAATGGATATAACTCTCCTCTAATTGTGACAGTTCCTTTCCAATGTTCTTCTTCATTCGTTCTTTTTGCATTTTCTTTAATTTTTTCAATAATTTCTTTACTCAAATTCACATAATTATTGTGATCTACTACTCCTGCCCAATGAAATGGTTCAAAGTGATGTTCTTCATCTCCAACTATGAAACATTTAGGCACTGAACCATAATCGTCATATTCAGTGCAAGCACCAATAGGTCCTTTAGTTTTGTGCCAAAACCACAAATTTTCATTTCGATATCCTTGGCCCAGCCAATTAAATCCATCTCCGTGTTCTACTTTTAGTAATCCCATGTCAACTGCTTTCTTAATCCATATTCTTTGTTCACTTTCATCTAATTTATTCCATTCAGGCATTGCTTCATCATCCTCTTCGTTTTCAATAGCATCAATTTGTAGTTGAATATCTGGATTGTTTGTTTCATCAAGTTGTTTATAAAGTTTATCAAGTTTAGCATCTTGCTCAATATCGAATATGTCATTTAGCATTCTCACAGTAATATCAGTCATTTTGGTAAAATCAATAAAAAAGACCTATTTTAAATTCGTTTTTACATGTTCTCTATGTATTTTATTTAAATTACCAATTTGTTCAAGTTTAGTTAAATACCAAAACTGACATACTAATGCAGGATCAATTGCATAATTTCTAGATTTTGCAAGTCCAGATTCAACGCATAAAAGAACTGGAATAGAATCAAGTTTTGGTATTTTTATATGACTTCGTATCATTCGGTAAGTTTCATGTGTTAGTTCAGAAAGTTTATTCTTAATAGATTTTTGAAAGATCACTTCTGAAAATAAATTGTCAGGATATGCATCCTGCAGAACATCATAAATCAAAGCTAAGCATATTGGACAAGCATCCATCTTTGCATTAAAAAAGTAAAGAATTTTACATTCCATTTTTATAAATTTTAATACATGTATCTACATAGTTAATACGTTTTGGTTTTCTTGTTCCATTTACTTCATGTTTTGCTAATTCAGCTGATACACGTGGATATTCAGATTCATTTAAAGTAGCAGGAACCATTGCCTGACTAACTCCATTAACAAAATATGTAACATTACCAAAACAAACCCATCCAGATTGTCCTAGTTTTGAAACTTTATCCTTAAGTTCTGTCATAATCTCTCGACTTGTTGACTCCTTTGTCATCATTGCTGAAACAATTGTAAACGTCATCTTTATTGCATTAAAAAATAAAGAAATTAATAATTCCGTTTTCTAAACTTCCAACCCATAGTTAACTTTAATTTTGTTAATGAATTTTATAACATCAACTCTTAATGGGTTTGTAATATTTCCAATTAATTGCACCATAGTTTCATCATCGCTATATGAAATAAATGAATCACGAATATCAAGATCCGCTCGAACTTTTACGTATTGAGCAGATAGTTCAATAAATTTTTTAACTACTTCATTTGGCAACATAACATGATATTCCTTTACCGTGTTATGAACAAATAATACAACTGTATATGACATTTCTTTTGATAAAAAAGTGCTAAAGTTTTGAAATATTCGTTTTTAGCTAATATTTTTTTTACGTATTTGCAAAATATATCTCCAATAATCGTAATACATTTTACATCGTTCAATATATAATTCATCGTTATCAGATTTATAAACATCTAATGCTGCGCAAAGACTACATTTGTTAATAGGACTTGTCGTCGGACTACATCCGAGACAATCTTTAGGTTTTATATACCTACAAAGGTCACCAAACACTGTAAATTCAATACCATCTTCCTCTTCCTTAGTACGAGGCGGAATACGAATTCTCAGTGACGTAACAAGCATTTCACGACACTATAAGTTATTAATTACTCTAGAATTAGTTTTTAGAAATCTTTTAAGATGACGTTTTATAATTTTAGGAAATAAAAGACCACATTTATGTTTTTGAATAAGAAGGTTATCATATCTTTTAGTTTTAATTGCATGACAGTTTGAACAGAGTACTTGCAAATTACATATTTTATCAACCCACTTTATTGATTTTGGAAGTATATGATCAATTTCAAGTGCATCTAAGACATTGTAATTACAAGGAATTCCTGGAATATTGCCTGCACACATATAGTTATATTTTTCCAAAACATATCTACGTACTGACGTAGGAATTCTGTTCAGTTTTGTTGGAACTGCATTCAATATTTGCTTTATTCGCCGCATTTAAAAAAGTATAGTAAATACTATTTTTATTCGTTTTAAATCTACTCATCAGTTTCATCATCTTCATCGTCGTCAGAAGATGGACGCAATACGTCGATTAGTTCGGGGTTACGAACATGTTGAAGTCCCTTGCCCCAACGAACACTGTTCCATGCACGTGATGCAGGTTGACTTGATTTCAAAATATAATAGGCTGCCTTATCTCTACGGCATCGAACAATATAGTCGACCCACATTTGAGAATCGGCTTCCCAATCAATATCAGGCTGATTTAGATTATACAGAATGTATCCTGTAAAATATCCAACCAACCATTGTTTCTTTAGTTCAATAATACCTACCTTATATGCTTCTTGTGCACGGTTGTAAACATCGAGCAACTTATCGAGTCGCTGATTTACATCCACATCATCATATGGTTTATTTAAATGTGGACCTAAAATGTTGTAACTCGTTACAATATGATCATTATTTTTGAGTGCAAGACCCGCAGCAATTGCTACTGCATTTGTAAGAGCTGTGTAGCCCTTAGACTCGACGCGTCTTCCCCAAACTGCATGACAGCGAGGATCGTCAAGAATTCTCTTTGCAAGACGAACGAGTGGCATGTTAATACATGCATTAAATCGTTGTCCGTTTGTAAGAGCTTTACCATCTTGTAGACGCTGAAAGAGACACATTCTGTCATCATATGACATGTTCTCAAGCGTATAGATTGTAAATTGATAATTCAAAATCTTTTGTTTATTTTGTTCAGAAAGATCTGAGTAGTTAATAGATACATCTGTACCACTCTCATTCCATCTCTTCCAATTTGCTTTAATATGCTCAATATCGTGAATATAACCTTTAATAGTTAGCCATCTTTGTTGACCATCTTCTAGCCACTTCTTTAACATGCCACCTTCTACAGCTTGGTAGAGGAATAATGCATGCGTAGGTAAGTCACTAAGTACAGATTCAATAAATGCAGATGCTTTCTTACCATCCCAAACATATGGGCGCTGGTGTTCCGGAATATCTAATGTCTCATCGGACAATAGGCTACGTACAGATCTAGTTGATACACTGAATGTCATTTTTTTCTTAAAATGAAAAAGTAATATAAGTTATAAATCCGTTTTCAGAAAATCATTTTTGAATAACTGAGAATGAATGTGTTTGAGAAGTATCTGTACTTAGCAACTTTTTTTCTCCAGTTTTTGGATCTGCACGTTCACGTGTTACTACTTTGTTAGTCATTGTTACGACTACCATTTGATTTTGTTTAAGATTCATTTTTGAAATTTCTTCAATAATATTAATTGGAAGTCCGTGGTCTGAGTCTGTTTGTTTTGATTTAAATAATGATAGCATAATGTGTTAGAATATTTAACATAGATTGCGATAAATCCATTTTCATAAATACTGAGTCTATAGATTATAATGTCAAGCTGGGGATATCATCTAATGTTAAATTGCGCAGGATGCATACCACAAAAGATTAGATGTCCTAATAACATTAATCAGTTTGCAAAACAACTCGTCAAGGACATTGATATGGTTGCATATGGCGAACCTCAAGTTGTAATGTTTGGATCTGGAAACAAAAAGGGATATACACTTGTTCAACTAATTGAGACATCAAATATTACTGCACATTTTGTAGAGGAAACGAACGATGTATACTTAGATGTCTTTAGCTGCAAGCCGTTTAACAAGAAGAGCGTAGATCGCGTTGTTTCTGATTTTTTCGGTCCTCGTCGTCAAAACTTTCAATATATTGTACGTCAAGCTCCCCCTATTAAACAACTAAAGTAAAAATATATTCTTGATGCTAGGTATGAACCAAGCTAGAGGCGTATTTACCGTTATTTCGCAGGCAAATCAGCAGTTAAAATGTATAGCAGTGCACCTTGTTAGAGCCCAGTCTAGTTTTCTTGTTAAAGAATCACTAGACAACGCCATAAAAGAACTTAAAGAAACACAAAGATTATTAGAAATTGCAAAATCAAATTATTCATTTAAAACTTAACGGCGGCTAGTGCGTCGTGTTCGCTTATGAGACTTCTTCTTATGGGTCTTTTTCTTGTGAGTCTTCTTGGTCTTTCGTGAGCGACGACGACGTCCACCCACATCAGTAGTGGTATCAGAAGAGGAATCTTCCTTCTCTTCTTCTGGTTTTGGCATTGGTGGCGGTACTGTAGAACTGTCCATTTATTTATTGAGCTGCAAAAGAACTTTCTGGGCATGGTCCATACATGTCAGTTTTTAAAACGCAATCTCCCGATCCACATTTTTTATATCCTTCTGGGCATGGTTGATCTGCTTTTGTATCAGGATTTTCAAATCGTTCTAGCATAGGACGAACGTATAAATAAACATAATAATTCAAAACTGCAAAGATTACACCGTGAATCAAAGCTTTCTCTCTCAAACTTGCACCAGGTGGAATGTTTAGATGTACACCTGGAACCATTATCATGAACAAAATTGCCTTCAATAAAATACCAACCCACATTTGTTTAACAGTGACTTTTTCATTTTCCCGGATTGTAAGTTTCTCGACCAAGTGGTATGCAACCTTCACTTGCTGTCATTACATACCCATTAGGACATGTCGCGCCATAATTTCCCATTGATTCGACGTAACCGCGAATATTAGTCCAATAATATTTCATAACCAAGTGAGTCGTAATTGCAAACAATACTGCGTGTGCTACAAACACAGTTGCTTTGCTTCCACCTGTTGGAATAGTAAAAACTGCACCGGGGACGAAAAGAGCAAATAGAATAACCGAAATAATCGTGCTTACAAAGTCCATTTATTATTCTAATCCCGATTTTTGTTTATGAGGACACGAAGAACATTGTTTCTCGGGTACTTTAATACTCGACGAAATTGAATAAGCATATCCGATTGCTAACAAAATTGGAATAATCCAAAGATACCACATTTAATTATTTAAAACTCGGAATTAACTTTAAGACATATACGCGAATATAAGTATGGGAATACCTTTTTATTTTGCAAGTTTAATCAAGTCACACGCAGGTATAGTGTTTCCTGTTAAGAAAAACTGTCCATTAGAGGTTGATGTATTAGGAGTTGATTTCAATTGTTTAATTCATCGCTATTTGAAGGAAGAAAATCCAGTACAATCTGTCATAGAGTCATTTGACTATATTTTAAACCATGTTTGCAAAGCAAAAGAAGTTGTTATTGCATTAGATGGTCTTGTCCCTTATGCAAAAATTGTACATCAACGATATCGACGTATGAAAAATAAAGGTGAAGAATCTATTTTTGATCGTAATCAAATTTCACCAGGAACTCCATTTATGAAAGAATTAGAAACAGAACTTAAATTAAGATTTCCATATGCAAAAATTAGTACAACGTTAGAACCTGGTGAAGGAGAACATAAACTATTTCAACTGATAACTTCTAAAAATGTTTGTATTTATGGATTAGATGCTGATTTGATTCTTATTTGCTTAAAACATTGTTTGGAATTATCATCTCTTTCACTTCTTCGCGAATCATCTGAATTTAATGATCCATCGTTAAAAGATGCAGAATTTTCAATATTAGATATCAATTGTTTATTAAAACAAATTCCTCTTGAAATTAATCAGTATATTGCACTTTCAGTTCTTTGTTTTGGTAATGACTTTATGCCAAATTTAGGAATATTTTCACTGAGAGAAGGTGGATATGAAAGAGCACTTGAATTCTACAAAGAATCTGGAAATCCAGATTTACTTACATTTGATGGTCGTACAACATTTTTAGAATATGCAGCTAAACAAGAACAGAAAATCTTTAAAGATATAATTACAAGACGTAAACGCCCTGAAGAAAAAGCTATTTTTGGAAAAGATGGTAGTACATTTTATAGAAAATATTATTTGCATGTTTTAGACGGTGTTACCAATATACAACCTGTTGTAGATGCATATTGGAAGACATTTCACTGGACATTATTCTACTTTATGAATGGTTATACAAATAATTGGGAATGGTATTATCCATATGCTGATGCACCACTTATAAAGGATATATTAGAGTACGATGAATCAGGAATGCCACAATCTATGAAATTAAATTTTACAATTAGCAATCAATTGCAATTTATTCTTCCATCGAAATCATTGCGAACTGCAAAAAGATTAAAAATGTTTTCAGATGAAATTTATCGAGAATCAAGACATCCTTGGATGAAACATAGTGATTGGGAAATGAAACCGCGTATTTCATTACCATGGCATCCTAGCGTCGAGCTAACCTCAGTTTCCCGTCTTTGAATCCTAATCTAACATTTGAATATGCTGCAAAGTTAGGAACATTACCGCCTACATTTGTTCTAGCAGGATTCTCAGGAATAGGTGTCAAAACATCCATATCTGCTAAAATAACAAACGATTCTAAATTTGAATCACGATTATTCCAATATTGTTCATTTATTTTTCTGAGATCTTTTACATGTGCCATCATCATCATAGAATCTCCTGTTAATTCTTTGCCCCAATTATAGGTTAAATAATTAATATACTTTTCTCTAAAGGCATGTGGAGTTGTATGCACTGTATTTTTCTTAAAAAGTTCTAGCGATTGACTTAATGTTGCTGGTTTAGGTTTGTCAAGACGAGTGTTTACAGTATTATGTGCACGACATACAAAAAGAAAAAAATCATAACGACTGTTTAACCAATTTGGATTTCGTGATTTGTAAAATGTAAACATTGAAGTAAAATGACCTTTACAACTTGGACATGAAATTGTCTCCTGAAATGCAGACATAAAGCTTACCAAAATTTTCTTATCGTCTTCCGATGGATTATCTGGATAAATACTTGAGATTGAATGCAATGTCATCCAACCAAGTGGTCCCCAAAATTGTGCCATTACTACGTTATTCATTCTATCGAAAGAAATCCTGCAACAGCTCCGCCTTCCACCATTTCACGAAGAATTGGTATAGGTGTATTTGGATTCTTTAATATTCCATAGTTAGAAGCTATCTGTTTTAGCTTAGTATCAGATAACTTGGCAACTTTTCGACGCAGTGTTTTTCGTTGATCTCGACTTCCTTTTTTAGTCAATAATCGAATTGTATGTTTTTTCATTGATTTCTTGACAGGGGGTGATTTTGCAGGATCGGATGAAGGAAGGATTCTTGCAGTTTTTAGAATACTTTTACCCGTAACACGAGGAGCTTTTGGTTTCACTTCTGGCATTGAAGCAGATTCACCAAGTTTTGTGATTACGACTCTTTTTTCAGACATCTCTCTATTAAAAACGAATCAAGATTAGATTTACGGGAAATGCATGTTAATTAGATACCATGGACTGGGAAACAATTTCAACTTATTTCGAAAAACAAGGAATTTCAAAGCTTGTTGAGCATCAAATTGAATCATTTGACGACTTTGTTCGTACTAAAATTCCCCTTATCATTTCATCGACTCCAAATATTATTGTTTGGAATGATCAGGATCCTGTAACAAAGAAGTATAAGTATGAGTTCAGATTATCATTTGAAAATATCACATATATGAAGCCTCGTATTCAAGAAGCAAGTGGACGCGTTAAACCTATGTTTCCCCAAGAAGCTCGTATTCGTAACTTCACATATGCTGCACAAATGTTTTGCGATGTTCGGCTTGTTGCAAGAACACATGCACAAGATCATTTCAGCGAAGATGTAAAGGTATTTGAAGGTGTTTCATTTGGAAAGATTCCTGTAATGTTAGGATCATCACTTTGCTTGATGAAAGACTATCCGATGACAAAGGAAGAATTAGGAGAATGTTCATATGATCCATTTGGGTATTTCATTATTCACGGAACTGAAAGAACAATTCTATCTCAGGAAAAAGTTGCAGATAATCGTATGATGGTTTTCTATAATAAAAAGGCAGCTTCTAAATTTACGTATTCAATTGAGATTAAATCAATTCATGAGTCATTTACGAATCCTCCAAAGAAACTAGAAATTCGTATCCAGTCTAAATTCAATGGATTAGGTTATCCACTAACTGTATGTCTTCCGCGATTCCGTGAAGATGTTCCATTGATGATTATATTCCGTGCATTTGGAGTTGAAACAGATATGGATATTAGCAATCTTATTTGGGGTGTTGACGTAAATCCTGAAAACCTATCTATGCTAGCAGCATCATTCAAAGAATGTTCAGATTTAAAAATTTATAATCGCGAAGATGCAATTACATATCTAACACAACACTTGCAGTATTCAACAACTATGGAAGATAAACATGCATATGTTCGATCACTTCTTGAGAGTGAATATCTTCCTCATGTAAAATTTGGTGGAGATGTATCTGACAAGAAAACAATTGAAGCAAGAAAGTGTATTCTTACAGCTGCAATGGTTAAGCGATTATTATTGACTAATTGCGGAATTATTAATATTGATGATAGAGATGCATACCCAAACAAACGAATTGTAACTACAGGAGCTCTTCTTACACATTTGTTTCGTCAATTGTTTCAAAAGGTTTCTAAGGATATTCGTGGAAAGTTCGTTCAGGAAATTAATAACGATACATGGAAACGTGGTGAAAACGTACGTCCTCTTGAAGTCTTAAACATCAATAATCTTTATAAAATTCTAAAAGTTTCTACAATTGAAGGAAAACTTAAGCAAGCATTAGCAACAGGTAATTTTACAGTTCAAGGACTTGGAACATCAAATTCAACCTCTCTTTCAAATGCAACAAAGGTAGGTGTTTCTCAAGTTCTGAATCGACTTTCGTATTCTGCTACAATTAGTCACTTGCGTCGTATTCAAACACCTATTGAAAAATCAGGTAAATTACTTGCACCGCGAAAATTACATGGTACTTCTTGGGGATTTGTATGTCCTGTAGAAACACCCGAAGGTCACTCAGTTGGTATTGTAAAAACAATTACAACATTGACATCAATTACTCAACATACACCATCTGTACTGGTTATTCGTTTACTTGAAACAATTCCAAATATTCATTGGATCAATTCATTGAATGACATTTCAACTCAAACTATGCTTGTATTAAATGGTGTAATTATTGGATATACAAGTGATCCAGTTCAAGTGCATAGCAAACTTCAAACATCAAAGCGAACATTTGTATTGCATCCACAAACATCAATTGCATGGAATATTTCTGAAAATAACATTACAATTGAAACTGATGGTGGGCGTTTTACAAGACCTCTCTTCCGAGTAGAGAATGGAAAAATGTTAGCAGCTCCAACAAATCCAACATGTTGGAATGACTGGATTACTTCTTGTATTGAGTATGTAGATCCACTTCAATCTGAAGTGATTAGAATTGCAATGACACCCGAAGATATTACAAGTGTTCATACACATTGTGAAATTCATCCTACTATGATTTTAGGACATATGGCTGCAAGTATTCCTCTTTCAGATCATAATCAATCACCCAGAAACACATATCAATCTGCAATGGGTAAACAATCAGTTGGAATCTTTGCAAGGAATTATGCAAAACGTCTTGATAAAAATGGCTATATTCTTTGTAGTCCTATGAGACCATTTGTAGAAACTCGAATGATGAATGTTCTCAAATCACATGACATGCCTTCAGGTGATAACATTATTGTTGCAATTGGTGCATATGGTGGTTACAACCAAGAGGATTCAGTTATTCTAAACAAGAGTGCAGTTAATCGTGGTTTGTTTAAGACACTGTATTACACGATGTATAAAGACGAAGAACATCGAAATATTTCATCCGGCAAAGAAGAACGATTTAGTAAACCAAATCGCGATACAACACGCGGTTACAAAACTGGTTCGAAGTATGTAGTTCAAGAAAATGGAGTACCGCTTCTAAATGCAGAAGTACATGAAAATGATGTTATTATCGGTAAAGTAACTACAATTAAAAATGATCCAAATGGTTACACATACCGCGACTCTTCAACAACGCATAAAAACTCTGAAACATGCAGAGTTGATGGTGTTTGGCAAGATAAGAACTCTGATGGTTATCCGTTTATTAAAGTTCGTGTAGTATCAGAACGTACTCCTGAAATTGGTGATAAAGTAAGTTCGCGACACGGACAAAAAGGAACATGTGGAATTCTTCTTCCTGAAGAAGATATGCCTTACACTAAAGATGGTTTAAGACCTGATCTAATTATGAACCCACATGCAGTTCCTTCGAGAATGACAATTGCACAATTGATGGAAACTATGTTTGGAAAAGTATGCACTATGAGAGGATCTCTTGGTGATGGAACTCCGTATTCTCATTTGCGATTAAAAGATCTTCGCGAACATTTGCTTGATCTTGGAATGAGTTCTACTGGTAATGAATTACTCTATAACGGACAGACTGGTCAAATGATGAAAGCTGAAATCTTTATGGGTCCTACATTCTATCAGCGACTCAAGCATATGGTGATTGATAAAAAGCATTGTATGACCGATGATCACGATGTTCTAACTACAGATGGATGGAAACCTATTAATACTGTAACACTCAACGACCAAGTTGCAACACTTCAAGATGGAAAAGTTGTGTATGCAAATCCTGTTGAAACATTTGAATATGATTATGAAGGCGATATGTACGAAGTTGAAGCAGATCAACTTAGTCTAAAAGTAACACCAAATCACCAAATGTGGGTTGCAAAATCTTATACTCGTAATCAAGAATGGAGGTACGGATTTCATGAAGCACGTGATATTATTGGAAAACATGTAAAATATCAAAAAGATGGTATTTGGGAATCCGATGCATATTCATTTGTTCTACCTGGTTATCAAGAAACACCAGAATTAGTAGTAGATATGAATGCATGGTTAACATTCTTTGGTATTTGGATCGGTGATGGTTGGTGTACTGATAGTCGTGTAACAATTTCTGCAAATAAACCACGCGTTAAAGCAGCACTTGAAGAATGTCTTCCTAAGCTTAATATTTCTTATAAGTATTATCCTGATTCTTGCAAACTAGATATTTCATCAAAACAATTACGAAATTATATGCGTCCTCTTAGTGTTGGTGCTACAAATAAACAGCTACCTGGTTGGGTATGGAAATTAAATAAAGAACAATCACTTACTCTTATTTCAGGTCTCCTTCTAAGTGACGGTCATACAGGTGGTTCTGGTTCTCTTCTTTATTCAACTGCATCTACTAAACTAGCAGACGATATCCAACGTCTAGCTTTACATGCAGGATGGTCTGCTAATAAACGGTTGCATACAAAAGCAGGAACACCATATACAATTGGAAATCATTCAGGTGTAACAACGCAACATTTATGGCTTCTATCATTTATTCGTTCAAAGAATAGACCTGCTATGAATCATGGTCATCATAACGAGCAAAATGGTCAATCAGAAAAAATGGTTCCATTTAATGGAAAAGTTTATTGTCTAGAAGTCCCTGGTCATGTATTTTATGTCAGGCGCAATGGTCTTCCAGTATGGACTGGAAATTCACGTGCAAGAGGACCAATTGTATCACTAACACGACAGCCTTGTGAAGGACGTTCACGTGATGGTGGTCTTCGTGTAGGTGAAATGGAAAGGGATTGTATGATAAGTCATGGAATTTCATTGTTCACTAAAGAACGTCTCATGGATGTTTCAGATCCATTCCCAACTGCATTCTGCAAATCATGCGGTAGTTTAGCAATCGTAAATCAAAAAGAAAATATCTATAATTGTGGAACATGTAAAAGTAGTACATCATTCGAAATGAAAACAATTCCATATGCAGTAAAACTTTGGAGTCAGGAACTTGAAGCTATGCATATTATACCTCGAATGGTGTTTGAGTAAAAAAGAACTACACCCCCTGTGTATGAAGAACAAACGTAATTTGCTTCTTGCTTTTTATTTTTTTTATTCATTGTCGCACTCAAAGTCTCCCCACGTTTCACCCTCTTTCAGATATTCACGTTTTGCTTTTGTTGGTGCCCATGGCGCAACCTTCTCGATCTGCGCCTTTTTTGGTGTTCTTGGCACAACCTTCACGATCTGTGCCATTGATGGAGGCCTATATGCCGCCATTGCTTGAAAGTCTTCATCTAAACTCTTGTCAACTAATTCATGGATCATTTCGTCGTATCCAAAATCACAAGCTTTTCCGTAGATAAAGTTGTAGGCATCTTGCTCCTGCTCCGGAGTAAGATCCTGTACTGAATCGCGTAATCCGTTCAGTGCATCATCCATATAACGCTGGATGTGTGCGTTTCTTCTGTTATCAGATTCTAGATATTCAAACCATAGTTGAAGAGGCTCTCGTAAAGCGTCTTCGTTCTCGTTGTAAAACATCATGAATTGGTCAACCATAAGTCGACCCATCCTATCTTCTAGTTGTTCAATGACATGCTGATTCCCACGAATCTCATATTCAAGTGCATTGATCTTCTCTTCTCCCTTGTACCCAATTTGCGGAGACTTGTCTAATGAAGGCTTTGTCTCGTGCATAAAGTTACATGCGTCTCCAAGCCTGCACCCTTTATTGCTAAAGTAGTGTTTGCATGGTTTAGTTCTAATCTTGTTGATTGTTGTCATTTTTCGATTAAATCTCTTGCGGCTATAGGTATATTAATAATCCGTCTTAAGATTGCCTATTGCTAACTTTTTAAAATCCGTTTTTATAGCCAGGTGAAAAAGAATCACACAAGAAAGTGTGTAAGAAAATTATTTTTCTTTATTCCAACTCATTATGACATTAAAGCCTTTTCTTCACCACCTCTCAGAAGTTCAATAATTGCTGCATCGCATTTTTTACCATGCTGATTGCATGCATCAATATAGTCTTGCTGAGTTCTAGCAAAATTACAACCTTGTCCGTCATGACCTTTGCATTTTCCAAATGCACAAAAGTCAAAACAAGGTGATAAATTTCTGTTCATAATTCTTACTTCAGCTTGAGTTATATGTTTTTTATTGCACTTATCGCCATAGCGGCATGTGCCTTTCATAAAGTGAATACAGATAGCTGACATTTTTAATACAGTTGGGGACACAATACATTAAATTTAACTTTTTTAAATACGTTTTCTTAATATGTTTCAACTTGCAATCTTGTAAGATCAGCCTCCGAACGAGATTGTTTAAGTTCTGCATTTTTACAGCTCTTACACATACGACGAATACCAATAAATAGACAACATGCCACAATACTAGAACATATACCAATAACAACGCCTGTGTTTAACGGATCCATTAATTAATTAAATAGAGATATCTTTAAGTCTAGACTAAGTCCTTAATAAGAAATAATGAAATTCCATCATGAATAACTGCACCCCAATATGCATAATACCAGGATGTTTTAAACCCGAATAACATAATAAGAATAACTACTATTGAACGCAAAAAGGTGTTGATCAAAAGGTTCGAAGTCGGAAAACCCCACACGTCCATTTATCTTTACGAAATTTTTTCTTGCCGTATAGCATAAACATAAAATGGGCGGTGGTTTAATGCAACTTGTTTCTTATGGTGCTCAGGACATTTATATTAGTGGTAATCCTCAAATTACCTTCTGGAAGATTCTCTACAAACGCCACACAAACTTCGCTGTGGAGTCAATTGAGGTTACCTTCAACGGTCAGGCCGACTTCAACAAGCGTGTAACTGCAGTTATCAACCGTAATGCTGATTTGATGTACAAGACATACGTCCAAGTTGTTCTCCCTCAGATTGATATTTCTCCATCACCCACAGGTACTTTCGGAAGTGCCAGTACAACTCAGGGTTTCAGGTGGCTCAACTACATTGGTCACCGATTGATCAAGCAGGTTGAGGTTGAAATTGGAGGTCAGCGCATTGATCGCCAATACGGAGACTGGATGCAAATCTGGACTCAGCTTGCAACTGATGCAGGAAGCATCCGTGCTCTTGAGGCAATTGTTGGTAACACACACGATCTAGTTCTCATGAAGCGATCCAACGGTATCGCTCTTGATGCAACTTGCTCTGCATCTGAGACAACTATCTCATGCGTTCCCCGACGAGGTTGCCCGGCCAAGACATTGTACATTCCTCTTCAGTTCTGGTTCTGCCGCAACCCTGGTCTTGCAATCCCTCTTATTGCACTCCAGTACCATGAGGTTCGCATCAACGTTGACTTTGAGACTTGGCAGAACTGCCAATATGCAGAGCATGGTACAGGTATTCCATTCGCTGCCCCAGCTCAATCTCTTGCTGCAGCTTCTCTCTATGTTGACTACATCTACCTCGACACTGAGGAGAGACGCCGATTTGCCCAGCAAAGCCATGAGTACCTCATCGAGCAGGTGCAGTACACTGGTGCTGAGTCGATCACCAGCTCTTCCAACAAGCTTCAGTTGAACTTTAACCACCCAGTTAAGGAGCTCTTCTGGGTTGTTCAACGAGATTCCTTCGTTGACTGCTCCAATCCTATCTGGGTTGCTTCAGTTGGAGGTCCTCAGCCATTCAACTACTCTGATGACTTTACCACTGACGGTATCATCACATCTCTTCTCACTCAAGCCACAGCTGGTCCTGTTAACAATGCTGATATTGGTTCTCACAGCAATGCCAGTCAGGGAACTGCATTCTTGGGTCAGAACCCTACCAATATGGCTTCCCTTGTTGGTCCAGATACCTATGACCATGCAGGTACGGCTGAGTTTGAGTCTGGTATCAACTACCTCCTCGCCAAGGTTATTCTCGACTCAGGAATCCGATGCGATGGTAAGAACCCAGTTGAAGTTGCCAAGTTGCAGCTCAACGGCCAAGACCGATTCACTGAGCGCGAAGGATCTTATTTCGACAAGGTGCAGCCCTTCCAACACCACTGCAGAACACCTTCTACCGGTATCAACGTGTACAGCTTCGCTCTCCGCCCCGAGGAGCACCAGCCATCCGGTACATGCAACTTCTCCCGTATCGACAAGGCAACCCTCCAGCTCACGGTTTCGCTCAACACGGTTACGGGTGCCCGCACAGCCCAGGTTCGCGTCTATGCACTCAACTACAATGTTCTTCGTGTGATGTCTGGCATGGGCGGACTTGCTTACTCGAATTAGTAACATTTACAAAATGGATTTAAAGACATCCCATGATATATTAATCATAATAAGATGTCGATAGTTATTGAAAATGAAACATTATTAACATTAGGAAGAAAACCCAATCCTTTAGTTTATCTAGAACTAGAAGATTGTGTGGAATGCTCTGTAACTCACAATGGGAATTTGAAGAAGTTTCTAATTGATAAAGAAGACTTAGAAAATGTGAAAACTCGTAACTGGCATTTAATTACCGATGGAAAATATGTTGGATCTGATATTAAAATTAACAACAAACGAAAAGTATTATATCTCCACAATTTTGTTATGCAAAAATTTGACTTTCCAGGAAGAGGAACTAAACAATCAATTGATCATATTAACCGTAACGGATTGGATAATCGTAAGTCAAATTTAAGGCTTGCAACTCAAACAGAACAAAACTTAAACCAACAAAAGAAACCACGTCATGCAACTCTTCCCGATGGTATAACTGATCTACCAAAACATATATACTATATCAAAGCAAATGGTAATCATGGTGATGGTTTTGCAGTAGAATTTAAAAAAGACAAAAAAAGAATTTATTACGAACGTGTTAGGTCGAAGGTTCTAACTATACAAGAAAAATTAGTAAAAATTAAAGAACTACTTGAAATTGGATATACTCAATTTCCAGACTATAGACCTACCTAAGTAAAATAATCTGTTTATATATATTTCTTAAATAATAAATGTTGAAATGGTTAAATACATCATTAAAGCAACCCAAGAAGTCTTTTATCCAACAGGATGTATATTCTACTCCCGACCTAAATATAGATAGTTTGGATCCAGTAGCAAAACACTTGATTATGCATGTGGAAACATCATTTCAAAATGCAATTCTTAACAAATCAAAAATAACAGCAGATATTTTAACTATAGAGGGAATGTCTGGTGTTAAAACAAGACATTTTTATAATAATTTATTGTCTATCGATGATATGAAGTATTTAGAAATTGGAACATGGAAGGGATCAACTGTTTGTAGTGCAATGTGTAATAATAAAGCAACAGTTGTTTGCATAGACAATTGGAGTCAATACGGATTGATAGATGATATCAAACCAGAATTTCAGCTAAATTTTTCTAAATTCAAAGGTGAAAATAATGCAACATTCATAGAGAATGATTGTTTTGATATTGATATAAGTTCACTTCCTATGTTTAATATTTATTTATACGATGGAAATCATACATTCGAAGCACAGTATAAAGCATTAACATATTACATAAATAATTTAGAGAATACTTTTATTTTCATTGTTGATGATTGGAATTGGGATATGGTTAGAAATGGAACAAAAGAAGCAATTTCTAAGCTAAACTTAAAAATACTATATGAGCGCGAAGTTCGTACAACTTTAGATAATACTCATCCATATCAACCATCGCTCAAAGTTCCACATCCGTCGTGGCATAATGGAATTTATGTAGCTGTTATTCAAAAGATCTAATGCATTATTATTTAATTCATGGAATCGATACAACTCGCAAACCTTTTATGGAAGACCAGTTTAAATTACATGGAATAGAACCAGAAGAAGTTACATGGATAAATTATCCGAATAAAAATGATTACCTTCCAAGAGGTATTTGCATTCATCCAACTCTTACAAAAGGCCAGATAGCGTGTACATACAAACACTATCTTGCTTTGAAGGATATTGTTGAAAAAGATCTTGAAATTGCAGTTATTATGGAGGACAATATTCAATTCAGAAACAACGTTCCAAATGCAATAAATAGATATTTAGAAGAAGCTCCATATGACTGGGACGTTATTTGGGATTCTAATATAACTGCAATTCATGATTTTTGTTCTGATTCTCTTTTTATTTGTCGTGATCGTCTTATTTATGGTGAAAACATTTCTACATTTGATGAAAAAGGATTTCATACATTTAATTACGATACTCAAGAATATTTAGATTTTAAAGAAAGTGGAAAACTTTTGTATAAAAAAGACGAGGCACGAGGTGGAAACTTTTATATAGTAAATAAACGATCTGCAAAATTATTATATGATAATTTTTTACCATTTAATAATTGCTCTGATCATCACTATAACGATTTAATAAAAAAATGTAATTTAAATTCATACTTGGTTGAACCTCCAAATGTAGATAAAATATATCGACCATCTACATGGAAAGATGATGTTAAACCAAAGAAATTTATATGGAGTCGTAAATGATTTTCATTTGAAGTGTGTAGTCATATAAATGGATGAACTATCGTGTACATATGTTGGTTCATTTGGCTTATTAAAAAGTGCAAATAAAAGAAGTCCAATGCCAATTTCAGATTATGATGGACTTAATCCAGAATGGTTTTCAAATGCAAATGATAATGAAATTTTTCATGTCTGTCCTCAAGCATTAGATAAGTTTATAGATCAAGTTTTACCAACTATGAAAACACGTTTTATTTTGCTAACGAACAACTCTGATATGACAATACCATCTGATATTAAAAATGCTTCACAATTATTAGAACATCCACTTTTAGTACATTGGTTTGCTCAAAATTGCACAACAACTCATGCAAAGTTGTCTCATATTCCAATTGGATTAGATTATCATTCTTTGATACCAACACCAAGTAGATTTGCATGGTCTCCTCCGCAAATGCATTCATGGGGTATTAAAAAGTTACCACTAAATCAAGAAATAGAACTAATCTCTATTAGAAATTCAGCAAAAACTCGTCAATGTAAAGCGTATGCAAACTTTCAATTTTTGATGACAACTCGTTATGGAAAAATAGATCGAGTTGAAGCTTTAAATACAGTTCCTAAAGAATTGGTGTTTTATGAACCAAACAAGACAACTCGCGATGTTTGTTGGAATAATATGATTAAGTATGCATTTGTATTATCACCGCATGGAAATGGTCTTGATTGTCATCGTACTTGGGAAGCACTTGCATTAGGTTGTTATCCAATTGTAAAAACTTCTGGATTAGATCCATTATTTGACGAATTACCCGTTTGGATAGTCAAGGAATGGTCAGATGTGACACAAGAAGCAATGCAACAAAAGATGAATGAGTTTAATCAAAGAAAATTTAATTTAGAAAAACTCACATTAAAATACTGGCAAAAGATAATACAAAATGCCAAACAATAAAACTCAACGTGTTGGAAGTCGTCGCAAGGTATTTAATGGATCTGCAGAACGCACAACAGGTGGTCTCAGAAAGGATGATCTTATGAAGAACACTGCAGGTCGTATTGTTTCTGTAAAACGTCATACAACAATGAAGCAACGTCACGCAGGAGGTTCTTAAGTGCCTGTAGATCCAAATCCACCAGAACCGCGATTATCTGGTGCAGCCGGTAGATCTTCTAGAGTGTCTACAAGAATAATATCCTTCCAAGGCATCCAATTATGCTGAACAATCTGAAATAGTCGAGTACCTTGTTTTACAAAATATTCTTGACCATACAAAACATCAACACGAGCAATCAATTCTCCTCGGTAACCCATATCTGCAAGTCCAACCTGATTTGCTAATCGAAGAGGTGTTAAACTTGTAGATGAACGTGCAAGAAGAAGATAAGGAGCTGGTTGACCACTTTCAGTAAGAGCAGCACAATGTACTCCAAGTTTCATTTCTGTACCATACCCAGTAATCAAAAATTCACGAGACATCAAATCGCAACCAGAATCAGTCACACGACGCTTGGCAATATGTTCACGCATCATTTGACGAAGTTGTAAATCAGGAATATAAATGTGTAGGCTCATTTGTTATCTATTATACCATTGATATATGAAAACCCTTGAACGTAATAACAACTGCATTCATAGCTACAAACTGTATTAATAAATTATACATTGCTTCATCTGCAGAAAGATGTCCTAATAGAAATCGAGCAGTTGTACTTAATGGATTAAAATGTCCTGTTGTTATTCCCTGACCTATTGATAGTGCAATTGCATATAATCCTCCTACTATGAGTGGATTCCCATGTGTATATAATTCACCAAAAACTATAAGAATAACACCAATTAGTTCAATTATATATTTGCTATCCATTGTGTTGTATATAGAAAATGTAAAAACGAATTTAAAATAGTCGAAGATCACCGAACTCTAAAAATGGCTAACCATACAGATCGCACACTCACTGAGGCAATTTTCTCAGGTAATATGAACTATATTTCGACTCTTCCTTATAAACAATTATCAAAGCGTATGAAGAGTGGTTATAACTCGCTAGGACTTGCAATGTTGAAGCAACAATGGGATATTGTTGAACTCATTCAAAACAAAGGTGTAACTGATCCGATTTATCCGGATGAATAAAGAAATACACCACACGGTGTATTTTTTTCTTATAGAAAATGAATTTAAATTAGATAAATATACATTAATTCTAAATGACATATCTAAATATAATTAATCCAAATCAAACATGTGAACTACCACCAAATATGGCAATTGACTACAAATTTCCATTAGACCCTTTTCAAAAGCATGCTATAAATGCAATTGCAAAAGATGAAATTGTATTTGTAACAGCAAAGACAGGTTCTGGTAAAACATTAATTGGAGAGTATCAAATTGCACATAGCCTTCGCAAAGGCAAACGTGTTTTCTACACAACACCTATTAAATCATTGAGTAATCAAAAATTCAATGACTTGAAAAAAATGTTTGGAGATGTTGGAATTATGACAGGAGATATAAAATATTGTCCTGATGCGAAAGTACTTGTAATGACAACTGAAATTCTTCGAAATATGCTATTTAAGCAGCAAGATTTGTCCGAATTAGATTCTGTAATCTTTGATGAAGTGCATTATATTAACAATAATGAACGTGGAAAAATTTGGGAAGAAACGATGATTTTGTTACCTCAACATGTAAACATGATTTTGTTATCAGCTACAATTGATTCACCCGAATACTTTGGAGGATGGTTAGGTAATTTAAAAAAGAAGACAGTACACTTAATCGGTACAACCTATCGAATTGTTCCATTAAAACATGTAGTTGTTAACGAAGATAAATCGTATTCAGTTATTATGAATGATAAGGATGTATTCGATGCTCAAAAATATAGAATTTGGTTGCAATCAGAAAAACAAGTGCACAAGAATCATAAAATACATAAAGAAAATGTGTCAAATCGAGACGAAGGTCAGGTTATTGGTAAAGAACAAGGAAAGGTTGTAATTCACAGTTACACTCACAAGATGAACGAACTTATTCGTTTGCTAGAAGAACGTGAACAACTACCTGCACTATTCTTTGTATTCTCACGCGACAAGTGTGAAAAATTTGCAAAAGCAGTTCAAGGTAGTTTAATTACATCGTCTGAATCTGCAGAAGTTCATCATACGATTCGAAGATATCTTCATGCGTATAAAGAACTAGAACGAGTACCACAATATCATAGCATAACTGAATTACTTGTAAGAGGAATTGCATATCACCACAGTGGTGTTCTTCCTCTTTTGAAAGAAATAATTGAAATTCTATTTAGCAAAGGATTGATACGTATTCTATTTGCTACAGAGACATTTGCAGTAGGAATTAATATGCCTACAAAAACAGTTGTATTTACATCACTTGAAAAATTTGAAACAAATAAGCGTTGCTTATATACTGATGAATATATTCAAATGGCTGGACGTGCAGGAAGACGTGGTAAAGATAAGGAAGGACTTGTAATCTATTTCCCTGAACATGAACCATTGCGAGTTGATGATCTTGAAACAATGATGACAGGTAAGAAAGCAAGCATTCAGAGTAGAATGGACTTTCATTATGATTTTATTCTAAAATCGATGGCATCTAAACTAACAGGAATTATTGAAAAATCGTATTGGTTTGAACAACTTAGTGTTAAACGATTACAACTTAAAAAGAAGATTTTGAATTTAAAAACAAAAATTGGATCATATGGATTCACAGAGAAAATGCTTCAAGAATTAGAAGTTAAAAAACAGCTTCAAGAAGCTATCAAACAAACTGGAAATGCTGAACGTAAAAAGGCACAACAGGAATATGCACGTTGGCAAAATAGTCACATAGGACCGTTATGGAATCGTGTTGAAAAACAACAGGGAGAATACTTTCTGCTAGTAAATGAATTAAAGTTAAATGAAGAAGACTTAAATGCATTTGATAATTACGATTACATTCTTCGAGACAATATGAAATTTCTAGAAGAGATTGGCTTTATTGAAAACGACACTCTAACTAAAGCAGGACGATTGGCTGTAGAAGTAAATGAAGCAAATCCAATTCTATTAGTAATCGAATATCTAGATAGACGATTTGAAACTATGAGTTGTACGGAGATTATTGCATTTCTATCAATTTTCCTAAAAGAAAAAACAGATTTGCAAGGCGGTAGTCTTCCAGAACATATAGAACGATATCAAAAATATTGCATAGAGATTTCAAAAACAGAAGACTATTGGAAACTTCAAACAGGATATTATGAAATGATGGAACGTTATGCAAACGGAGAAGATGCGTCTTTACTATGTGTTGAATATGGTATTTATGAAGGAACCTTTTATAAGATGGTTATGAGTATTTCAAATATGGTAGAAGAATTGACAAAAATAATGACAATTTGCGAAGATCTTGAAGGCATTAAAAAATTGGAAAATATTCAACAAATATTAATTCGAGGTATTATTACTCCGGATAGTTTATATTTGAAATCCTAAAGAGGATTCTATCTTTCCAAAATACATTATGAGCTTGAATTAAATAATCAACTGAAATTGAATATCCTATTTCTACATTTTCCGCTTTTTTCTTTTTAAGAATACGCTTCCATACTGGAACATAGAATCTTATAAATTCTTCATCAACATCTGTAACAATTGCATCAACTGTTCCTGATTGTTTTGATAAAACTAAACTTAGAAAGAATGCATCGCGACTAAATCGTTTTGATTGTTTTTGAAGTACATTAAATTCATCAGGAGGTGATACAATTGGAATTTCTATATTTTCAAGTATACCATGCAGAATTCGTTGATTGATTATATCAACATATCTTCTTAATGGTGATGATGCATGACAGTATACTTTTCCAAACCCAGAATGAACAATTGGTTCTGTAGTATACAATGCTGGTGCATTCACAGTTGTTAAATCAGAATGTACTGCAACTGATAGTTCTTGCTTACGAAATATTCCACTTTTATGTTCTATGAATAATTTTGCAGCTTCACAATTATAGTGAACCATACATGCTTCAATCCATTTATGCGAATCTTCTGATTCTATTCCAAAATCTTTGCTTAATTTAGATAATATTGAAGCATATTGTGAACCAACAATACTTTCGTACGTAAATTTTTGCTTATTACATACAGTTGTAAGCATAAATTTTGATGTTTTTGTTTTGGTATTATACTTTAATGTTACACCATTACGTAATGATCCAACACTCAATGTTGCCATAGATTCGAACTGTGGAGGAAACATAGTATGCGGAGGTAAATCTGGATAATACAAACTTTGTCCAACTTTTCGTGCATGAATATCAATTTCACTATATGGTTGTATATATGAAGCTACATCTGCAATTGTAATGTATATATTAGGTAAATCAAATGAAATAACATCATCAATATCTTTTGTTTCTTCAGAATCTACGTTAATTGTTGGCAAATGTGTTATATCAACACGCTTAACCGGTTCAAGTGGTTCAACTGATTTCATCAATCGTTCAACAGTTCTTGTATTATAAACCGCAAAAGGAGAATAATATAAATACATTGCAAATCCTTCTGATTTTGAATCACCAACTCTACCAAGCAAACGAACTATAAATGGAGCATTTTCAGATCGTATGTCTACAACAGCGATTTGATTATGTGTTTTATCTTGTTCACTTGAAGCAACTTTATATGTTTGCAATTCTCGATCGTAAGGTGTAAATAAATAAATAGGTGTATTACGTTTATTGTAACCGTATTTGATTTTTGATTGTAGATGTAAAACACCTACTATCATTTTAATATATAATTGTACTGTTCTAAAAATGTCCGTTTTTTACAAAAACGAATCAAACTCATTTCAAATGTTAACTAAGAAAAATGGAATCATGGACAAAATTTTGTAAAGCATTTGGCGGTATGCTGTCAAGTGAATTTTATGCAGAAGAATATCCAGATTTTGTCGAATTGGCTGATAATGAAGATGATTCTGTAAATAAGCTTGTAGTAACCAATGTCAATAAAGCTATTGAAGATAGAATTAATCCGACATATTGTTTACTAGTATTTGTAAATACATGTTTGGATAATCCTAGATATGCAAATGAATCTGTTCTTGAAATTACATATGTAATCGATAAGTTTATGTTATTAGGAGGATACTTTCCATATCATTTGTTATTTAATTCCAGATCTTATGGTGATTTGAGTATCGAAGATGAATGCGTAAACCACAATGTTAGAGGTATTATGATTGATTTCTTGAAACCGGAAATAGCAACAGAATATGCATATTGGCCAGAAATTCCCTCAACTTATTGGGAAGACATAGAATCCGACGATTGGCGCGAAAGCCTGAAGTTTAACAGTAAATTTCTGCAAACTTTATAAAACGGATTTTTTTAGTTTTGATCTAAATTGAATCATACTAAAATGTTTAATCTTATTGCTCGCAGTCTACCACACTTTATTTTAATTTGGTATTTGTTTTCAATAATTAAAGTCAAATCACAACAACTTTCTATTATTCTAACCGCATTTGTTGCTATGTTTCTAACATTTACTTGCATTAATAAGCCAAAGAATTGGTATTGGAAATTAGATTTCGCATATATGACAGCTTGGGCACTACTTGAAATATCACTTGCATCACTGCATCATGATATATCGATGTTTCTTATGGCTATATTCGTAAATCAGTTTGTATTCTTTACAAATTCAATAATTGATAAAAGTCAAGATGTTCCAATTTGGAAGTATACATTTTGGAACAATTTGTGTTTTGCAAAAACGATTATTATGATGACTATTTTGAGAACTTATTAAAATGGATTTATAATAACAGAATAATACAATCTTAAAAATGGAACCAAAAACGCGTCGTGAATCTAAGAAAACACCAAAGGAAAAAAGGGCAGGTCCCTTTAATTCAAAACATATTAGAATAATTCAACAAATTCAAGAAAAACGTTCAAAGACGAAGTAACACAGAATGTGCTATTTTTTGTGTTTTTCGATTATCCCGATTTTTTGTATAATGACCACTCATAGTTTTTCTGCATGTCTTACCTCTATAGGTTTTAGAAGTGCAACCACTTTTATAATACATTGCTCTTGCGACATAACCTCGATATGAAAGAATTGGTGCATTAAATTTTTTTGAAAGGTAACTGAGCAAATTATACATCCATTTGGTGTATGTTTTTTTATTTTTTAATTCAACTGGATGTTTTTCTAAATATTTTTCAAATGGATGAAATGGAAACTGACTACTTAATTTTTGAATAAACATGCGCTGATTTGCCATATCTATTTCTTCAGGTTCATCAGGGTAATTTATAGCAATTGAAAATAAAAAGTCACGTCCAGGAACTGCATTTGGCTTTAACGAATCGTAATACTTTTTAACTTCTTCAAATGATGGATCTTCTCCAGGATTAATTACATTAGGATCATCCTTACACTGTGTTCTTAATTTATGGTTTACTTTATTGTGAATTTCATATAGCCATTTTCCAGGATCGCCTCGCAATGGGTGTTCATTGACATATTTTGTCGTACTTTCGCGGCAGAACCTACAAGGCAATACATCTTTCATTTGAAGTAAAACTTCTTCTGGATGAGGAGATCTAAATGCAACCAAATGAAACAATTGCCATCCGCTTGGACCCCAGTATCTGGTATCCATTACAGTTATATCTAACGTAAAAAAGATTCTACATAGTATGATAAATGGCACACGGTGAACTTCTAACTCTTGCAGTTGCGGTATATGTTGGTATGGTATTTGTTGATTTTTTCAAGGCAATTATCACTGATTTGGTGACTCCATTTATCGGAGCGTTGATTCCTGGTGATAAGAGCCTCGGAAAGATTGTTGTTTCTGTAGGCCCTGTAAAGTTGAACGTTGGTGATGCAATTGCAGCAACCATTCACTTGGCTGTAGCATTGGCCGTTATCGCTGCTCTGTTACCCTACATTCGAACTTATGCACCTGCATCAATTCGCAAGTAAAATGTAATAGATAAATAAGAATGGATGCACCAGTTCAGAAAAGTTGGTATCAGAGCGTTAAAGATAGCGTAGGTAGTCTTTTTTCAAGCGGCAAAAGTGCAGCAACATCTGTATTGCCACCATCTGTAACTCCTCCATTAAGTACAGCTCAATCAAGTGAAGCTCTCGGAACTCAACCTGAAGCCCCAGGATATACTGCTGCAGGTGGTCGCCGTCGCAAAACAAAAAAGACCCATAAATCACCTAGGAAAACTCGCAGACAGCGAAGACATCATGGTAAATATTAATAGTCCAACTTGAAATTTACCCAACCTCCTCGTGCAGGTTTTCCAAACTGCATTTCAATCCTCTTTTCTAGGTCTGTTGCAAGTAATGATCGCATATCATTATCTTCACGCCATTGCTTGAATGTTCGCTTCAATGTAGTTCTATCAACCGAAACAACTTCTTCACCTTCAACCAGAGGAGAAATCTTCTCTGCCATGAATCGTGCAATTCCATCATTTTCATTACGATATTCGGAAGTATACTCCATAACCTTTGCAGGTGCAACAAGTTTACGAAGTCCTTTCTCTTCTTTCAAAATAGTAACCATATAATTCAGAAACGTTGTTGCCCATTCTTTTGAGTTAACTAAGTTCTGAATAGATTCATCAAGTGGAAATTCATTTGGTGCAGTTGGATTTACAACAAACTTTGAAATAAAGTTAATAACCATCAAACGTCTCCAAGTACCTCCATCTGTTGTATTGATCTTTGGCTTATCATTGCAAGCAAGATGAAACTTAGCAAGAACTTCAAACTCTGTACCTGACTTAAACAAATCACGTGCATACATCTTTTCTCCAGATGTAATTTCCTTCATAAGACCCGTATTCAATGCAATTGCCTCATCTGGTTCTTGCATAGTTACAAATCTGCGACCCTTGAGACGAATAACTTCTGGTGCAGCTGAACCAGATCCTTTTCTCTTTTGTGTAAAGAGTGAAATTGGAACAGTACATGCATAATCGCCAAGAGCTTTAGAAAGCAAATTCATAATCATTGATTTACCATTCGATCCAGAACCAGTCAGAATATGAAACTTCTGAGCTGGATTTCCACCAAACAAACATGTAGCAAGATGCTTCATAAAGTAATCACGCACTTCAATATCAGGTAGAACTTGCTTAATAAATCGATCAATTGCAGGCCATGAATCATATTCGTAATAAGCCTTATCTGGGTCATAATCAATTTCAGTTGAGAATGAAATGTAATCTTGAGGCTTTCCATCTCTGAGTTCCATCTTTACTAGGTCATAAACTCCATTGTTAAATGCAATTAGATCCTTATTTGCATCGACCTTCTTGGTAAAATCTTCATCAAAGAAGAGTTCCTTGCATTCTTTCATAATATTTGCTTTGAATGATGTTTTCTTCAAGTTTAGAAATACCTTATTTAATCCACTACGTTGTTTCTCAAGTTTACAAAATTCACATACACCGCATTCACCCTTACCATCTCCAGAACATTCTGTAAGACCACGATTACTCATTTCGCTAGTTGTTAAAGCCATCCGTCTAAGGAAGATTTCTGCAATTTGTTTTGAAAGCTTTAGTAGTAAATCAACCCCTGAATCATTTTCTTTCCAAATATGACCTGACCAACGATACCAAACGCTATTTCTAAAATCAGAGCAAACATAATTGTCTCGAAATTTTGCATGAATAACTGCTGCAGCATCATGTTCTGTTTGAGAACACGCTGCAAGTACCAGACGATCTACATTACCGGCTTCAATTTCATCATATCCTTCACGGTTATCTTCTCGAGACCAATAACGAAGTGTTCCTTCTCCAAGACGATCACCATCATTTCGGAATGTCAACCCATTCCACTTTTGAATACAATCAGCTTCATTATATTTCTTTTCATCCTGCGAACTAAAGTCTAGAAATACATCGAGCAAGTCGGGATGAATGTTATGTAAACAAATTGCAACTTGCACCCATGTTTCATAACCTTCACAACGTGTTATGTTCATATTCATCACGTGCTGTTTGATATATTCTTTACGATCATGATCAAGAGGTACAAATATTCGTCCATTTGGTGAAGATCCGCGTGAATTAGGTTTTTCACCTCGAATTGAAGGACGACCGCGACCAGGAGTTACTGCACGTCCACCTGAAATACGTACATGTGGTTGTTCCTTTATACCTTCATAAAGCTTCTTACCTTCCTCGGTCATAGGTGTTTCATCTTTGTCATCACGATTTAGCGAAAGAGTTTTAAGAAGTTCAACAGAAATTGGAGGAATGTTGTTATTCACTTTGATTTTATCGTCAGAGCATTCCAATATATATGAAATCAAATATGGAAGAGAATCTGGATCATTTTTTCGAGAATTATAAATACTCCAATTTCCTGAACGATTTACCACTGATTCGTCGTATGTTTTTTCCCATGATTCATTGAGAGGAAGATTAGGAAAGAATTCATCCATGCGTTTTACAAGGACACGACGTACACGCTGTTCTACAAACTTATGACTGCAAACCGCAGGAACAACCATGTGGATACCAGATTTCATACGATTTCTATCTTTTTTTGAATCAAATGTAGGTCTACGTTTCTCCATAACATATACATCAAACTTTGGAGGAAGTTGTAAATATTCACGCATCATCTTCAAATATTCATATGTAAATTTAATTACCTGATCTTGAGTATGTTGATGAGTCTTGATTTCAGGTGCATAAATGAAATCAAAATCAATTCGAAGAGGTCCAATACGTGATGGTTTTTCTGTTAAATACTGTTTCTCACCATCTTGAATCTCATTAACATATAGATCATAGAATTGATCAATTGCATCTTCTCCAATAAAGTATTTTCCGCCTGCAATTGAAGTATGTGTAAAAGCACCGTCAGCCTTGTGGTTCTCAAGGAACTCACGTAGACCACCTTTTGATGCCATCGTGTTGAAACGAGAGATAATATTTTTTTGTTCATTCGTTTTTACTTAGTAAAAAATGGATTCATATACTCTTTTTATAATGTAATATAAATGTCGGGTATCAACTTTTGTCCCTCGTGCAGAAATATGTTATCAAATATTTCAGAAGAAAATAACACTGCTTTTAAGGTTTGCTTGAAGCCAGAGTGTGGATATAAAGAACCTATTACAAAGGAAAATCCTCTTATTTATGAACACAAGCTTCAAAAGGATAAAACTGTAAGTTTATCTATGAATCCTTATCTTGAATTTGATCCAACACTTGATCATTTAAGATCAATGGTTTGTAAAAATGCAGAATGTCCTAGTCATTCAAAGACAGGACCCGAACCCGATATAGTTGCAATCAAGCTTAATGCAGAAAAGCTACTTTGGATGTATAAATGTGTAAATTGTAAAACTATCTGGGAACAGAATTCTAGAGCTTCATAAACAATATGGTAACTCAAAAAAATCGTTTTTGCAAGTGCATCAAGGCTGTTAAGGCAAAAGGTATTGGTGAGCAACAGGCTATTGCAATTTGTGTTAAGTCTGTTCTTCATACAAAAGGAAAAACATTAAAAAAGTTTAAGTGTGGAAAGAAAGGAAGATTGGTTACGCAGAAACTAAAGAAGCCTCGTACATAAAAAACGTATAATATTAAAAAACAAAAAGAAAGAGTACATAAATGGAAGAACTCCGTATTTCATCACGCATTTTACATCCCGAAGTACATCTTCCTTCTAGAAGTGAAATTTTAGAAGCAGGAACTAATCCACGCATTACTGATCCATATTATACAGATTATGAGTATGTTGTAGTTATTGGAACACGTGTTCAAATGTTGGCAGATGGAGCTTCTCCACTTGTTTCTACTCAAGGAATGGTAACATCAGATCCTCAGTTTCTTGAAAAGGTTGCAAAACGTGAAATTTATGAACGAAAACTACCTTTTATTATTCATCGAAGAATGCCAACTGGTGATTCGGAATATTGGAGCGCTTCCGAATTGTCAGTTATTAGATAATGGCTACATGTATTGCAATTATATGCATAGGCGAAAAATACAAAGATGAATTTACAAAATTGTTCAAACCATCTATTGTAAACTATGTCGAAATGCACGGATATCATCTAAAAATTTTTGATTCATTTCTAGATAGTACTCGACAACATAAAGATACAATTTCTTTTCAGAAATGTTTAATTGCATCAGATCCTTCTATGCAAGAGTATGAAAAAGTTGTTATTTTAGATGCTGATATTCTAATTGAGCAAAATGCTCCACCTATTCCTGATGTAGGTGATAAAATAGGAATTGTAAATGAAGCTAGTTTCGTTGCATATGATAAATTAGCTGGATTTGCAACAGATCCAACACAATATTATAGTCTTTGTGGATTTTCACTAACAACTGATAAGATTTTAAATACAGGTATGATGATTTGTAATCCAAAAAAGCATGGATTATTTTTAAAAGAAATTTATGATAAATATATTTTTAACTGTCAAGGACATCCTCGTGGATTTCATTATGAACAGACTTGTATAGGATACGAATTGCAAACCCAAGAAATGTTTACATGTGTTTCCACATCTTGGAATTGTATTTTTATTCAATATTATATTGCAAATCTCAGATGTACTAGTGGATTTTTCATTCACTTTGCAGGATTTAGTGGTAGACTAAAGGAAGGTATGGATCAATATCGTTTATCCAGACATGGTTTTAAGAACTCTATCCGATGGGGGATAAACAAGCAAAGGTGATGCATCCTTATCTTTGTGTAGCATGTTTGGACTATCATGAACAACTGTTCCATTTGCAAATTGCAAGTCGATACTTGTCATTGGATCGAAACGTGCAGTATCCTTGAGTCTATCTAAATATAGCCTACGCTCATCCGACTTAGGATATTGAAGCCAAAGATCTTTTAACAAATACACGCTAACAAGTGCACCCGCTAATGTGGTAAGAAAGTAGCCTTTGTAGTATGCATATGCAACTAAACTCAATACCAAAACTGTTCCTCCAGGTCGACCGAGTTTTAGCAACATTTCAAGAACAGGAAATGAAAATGTTCTTGTAACTACAAATCCAAAAAGGATTAGCATCAAAGTTAACGCTATTAATGAATCGGGTGTCATTCTTATCCTTTTCACATAGAAAACCTCATGGGGAAAACGGATACAGAAAGAAATGAACGAAAAAGAGTAAGATGATTATTCCAATTGTTTGTTACAGTTGCGGTCGCCCTATTGCAGGAAAGTACTTGGAATATTTGAAAAGAGTCGAAGAGAACCGTAAAAAGACTGGAAAAAAAGAAATGGAATATTTAAGTTTGACAACAACAAAGACTGCTGAAGGTAAAGCTCTTGACGATCTTGGTCTTAAATATCAGTGTTGTCGTCGTCACTTTCTAACTCACGTTGACTTAATATAACAATAAAATACAAGTATAAAGCAAATGTCTTATACCGAATATTTAAGACGAAAGGAAGCTGCGGCTCCTAAAGTTATAGATACAACACTTCGTCTTGATGCATCTTCTTACACTGAAAGAGTTAAGTTTGCATCCAGCCGTGTATTAAACGAAGTAAACTTAAGAACTACAGAACAGGTAGATGTGTTGCCTACAGTAACTACATTTGCAGGATCAGGACTAGTCAATTATAATGATGGTATAGGAACAGCTGTGGGACTTAATGTTGCGAATGATATTACTAGAGACCCTTCTGGTTTAAATTTTTATATCGTTACTGGTGCAGCGATACGAAAAATGGTAATAGCTACCAGGCAAGTAACAACATTTGTTGGAGATGGCAATCTATATGGAGATGTTAACGCTATAGGAACAGCCGCTCGGCTTGGTAATTATTGTACAATATGTATAGACCCTTTGGGAAACTACATGTATCTTGCCGATTATGTTTATAATAAAATAAAAAGAATTGAATTAACAGGAGCATCTGTAGGCACTGTAACGACGATTGCAGGAAGTGGAGTACAGGGTACTAACGATGGAACAGGCCTGACTGCACAATTTTACACACCGACATCAATTTGTATAGATCCTGCTGGTTTGAATTTGTATGTTGTCGACTATTGGAGAATACGAAAAGTTCGAATTTCAGATGCACAAGTAACAACATTTGCGGGATCAACACAAGCATCTGGTATCGATGGTCTAGGAACAGCTGCACGATTTTTTACACCACAATCAATTTGTATAGACCCTGCTGGTTTAAATTTGTATGTTACCGATGATAATGATCACCGAATACGAAGAATTCGAATTTCAGATGCACAGGTAACAACAGTTGCCGGAACTGGAACAGCTGGATATCTTGACGCTATAGGAACAGCTGCTCAGTTTAATTTTCCATATACAGTTGCAATAGATCCTGCAGGTTTAAATTTATATATTGCAGATGGTAGTAATAGTAGAATACGAAGAATTCAATTATCTACAAATAATGTAACAACACTAGTAGGAAATGGAACATCTGGTTATCTTGATGGTATAGGAACAGCTGCAGTAATTTCCGCATATACACCAGGAATTACGTTTGATTCTACAGGATTGAATATGTATATTGTTGAGTCAGCTCCTAGTCTTAGAATGAGACAAATTGTAGTACCCTACACTTTTTTTCAACAAGTCATACCAATTAACAAGCTTAAAACTGGAGGACGCATTGCTGATGCAAGTGCGTTTACTCAATATACTGGAGGACAGGCTGTTGGAAAGGAAGTACAAGCAGGAATGCCAGCTCGTAGACTGTTATTGAACTCTAATTCAGCAGGAAGTCTTACTGGATGTAGGATAGTTCCTGAACCAGTACCGTACAATCCTGCAGTTGGAGGAGTATACACTGCAAATATGGTACCTCGCGATGCAAGTCAGTTTACTCGGGATGAAACAGCTTGTCGTGAGCTGACAGGAGAACCACACAACCGTAATGAACTGGGACCTTCACTTTTTGTTGACAATACAATTGTTGGAGTTAAGAACTACAATCTTCCGCAGAACAATTCAAAGACATATATTGCTACTAAGTGTACTCAGTGTGGTAACAATGGATCTCAGATTGGTAAGACTTGTACGTTCTGTATCGGAGCTAATCACTTACATCCAGTAGATAAGCCGGCTAACACTCGTTGGGGACCAAGACCTAAGAAATCTGCACAGCCAATTATAGTTAATCAATCTCCATCTGATTTCCACAAGGTTGGTGCAGCTATGCGTAAGATACCATACGTTGAGAAACATCATGCTAATCCTCAAATAGGACACATCGTTTATCCAAAGACTCCTTACAGAATACCTAGAGGAACTGCAGCTCAATTAAAGATTAACGATCCTCAGCGTTATCCAGGTACTATGTAGTTTACAAGTTTGAATAAATGTATAGTATAATGATCTGGATATCAACAAGCATTGAAAAGGGTTATGAGTTTCGCGAATTATTTCGAAAAACTCATGAACATCTTACATTTTTAGATTTATCAAAAATTTCAACAAAAGATCTTGCAAATGAATGCGAGTCAATTGTAAATCATCATAAAGAATGCGCTATCTTTTTAGGCTATATTGAACCAGGTTGGATGTTAGAATTACCTCATCAAACTAAAATGAGAAAGTTAATTAGAAAATTTCCAGTTGCATTTTTATCACTTTTTCTTGAAAGCATACCTTTCTCATGGAAAACGGAGACCGAATATATCTATGTAAATGGTGTTAAGTTAAAAGATGGAGCAACCGACATTATCAACGATGGTAGTTCTGTATAATACAAATTTAAAAGTCGATACAACAAAATTACTTGATTGTCTTCCAGTTAATGAAACAATCATCAAAGTAGAAAAACGAGGATTACCAAAAAGAGGTGAAAGTAAGAAAGATAAGATTAAGCATCGTGTAAAAAAAGATGATAAAGTGCATAAGAATACAGGATTTGGTCATAATTCAATTACACTTGTTATGATGAATGATGGTGACGGAACTCTTCCAAAAAAAGAAATTACTATTAAAATCTTTCAAAACGGTGTATTTCATTTAACAGGTGTTTTGAATGATCAATATGATATATGTTCTATGCGTATCTTGTTAGATATTTTATGGAATTCATGCCGTGATGCATTAAAAGATATTCCTGAAAAATATGAAATTACAAGCCGAAGAGTTGTTCTTATGAATTATACGACAAGGCTTAAAAATACAACTAATATTGCACGTGAAGCATTATATGTTGCAATTCGAAATGGAAAATATGAAAATACAAAATGTCATTATGATCCCGATGTATATCCTGGTGTCAAGATTCACATTGGTCCTCAAAAATGGACTGCTAAGGTATTTCGAACTGGTAAAATTATTTTGACAGGAATTACAGATCATAACGAGTGTGAAAAATTCATTGAAGAATTGCTTTCTCTGTTTGAGTTGGTGCTTCCGCCAGTGCATACGAAATAAAAATAGTTAAATATAATTGACCTACCATCATTGCAGTAAGCAGAGTTAACCATAAAAACAATATATAAGGACTACTGTATTTTTCCCATACATTACTTGCGATTGCGCCTACTCCCCCTACGACTACGATTAGACTTGCTGCGCTTCCCCATGCGATTCCTGTTACTACGGCGTCCATGTTTCTTTGTTTTACGTCTACGTTTTGTATCTACTTGAGTACCGCTTCCAGGATATAACTCTTCTGCATCATTCAAACGAAATCCTCCAAGTTGATAGGGTTGTGCGTTTATTAATTTATCTCCTGCGCTGCTTGCACGCAATTGATTTAAAACATCAACACCCTTAATATGAACTGCTTCATGGCTTACACCTGGAATACTATTTGCGGTCGGAATATTTGATGATGGTACATTCATACTAGCACCACCTCTTTTGCGTCTCGAGCTGCCTTTTTGTCCTGCACCCAAACTTTTCATTGCTGCTACATTTGTAGCATTTGATTGAATTGTCGAGTTTGTTGCGGCTCCAATAAAACTACCCGTAACATTCTGATGCGTAGGAATGTAAATTGCGGGTGCAGTTGGAATAATTTGACCACTCGTTAAAGTAACCATCTTAATGTATGGATGAGAAATAAGATAAATGACCACATTAACATCAATTCAGATACAGGCTCTTGTTCGTGAGATGGATGCATCCATGCGACAACATAAGCGTTTGAAAAAAACAGATCCTACCGAATACCGTAATAAAATTGTAGAAGCAAATAAGGCTCTGTATGACGAATTCCCTACCATTTTTGAAATGCATATTGATGGAAAATTAGATGGTACATTTTTTGAAATGTTGAAGCTTCGTCAAAAAATTGAAAAAGGTGAAATGACAGAGGATGATGCATCTAAGATTATAGGTCAGAAGCTTTTTGATAGGTATGTAGGTCCAGTTGTGAACAAGACACCTCCAACAGAAAAGCCAATGTCTTATTCAGAGTTTTATAAACAATTTGACGAATCAAAGTAGATTAGGACGACTCTTCTTGAAATGTTTTACGTAACGACATAATCATTTTACCCAACTTATTTAATCCTCGCCACTTAGACGGTTTCTTTGATTTTTCAGATTCAATTCCTGTTCCAATACCCCAATACATATCACGTGGATCAGCTTCGCCAATTATTTTATCACCCGTTTCCAGTAACTGTTTACGCAATTCTGGATGCTGGACAAATTTTGCACGAAGAGCTTTTTCCATAATTGAATCTCGAATACTTTCCCATGTTTCGGTTATAAAGTTTTTTACAAGTTTACCAGCAGCTTTTGCAGCCTTTGGTGTTTTTGTTTTCTTAATCTTTTCATATGATTCATCATCTTTAAAAGCCTTAGCTTTCATTGCTTGGAAATAATGTTCAACTGTTGGAAATGATTCACCATCTATTTCAATTGGATGCTGTGACATATTACTCAAGTTACGGTGAGGTCCTTTACTTTCATCTGCTCCAAAGAAGAGTACTGGTTCAGGTTCAGGTTCATCTGCACCTCCTTTCTTAAGTTTACGTGTTTTTTTCACTTCTACTATCTTTTCTTCCTCTACAACTGGTTCTTCTTGTTTAGGCTTAGAAGTTCGCTTAAAGATAAAGCTACGATTCAGAAACGAGAATGTTTGTTCTTCTTTTGTAAGTATGAATTTTGATTGTGCAGAATAATGTTCATCAAATAGCTTAGTTTCTTGCAATTCAAATCCAACCTCTTTCATAATTTCAACAACCTTTTCAAATGGAACAAGGTATTCAGTTGCAGGTTTATCAAATGATTCTAAGAATACATTAAGCGGCATTCCAAATTCTTCTACCCAAGTTTCTTTATCACTGTATTCTTTTGTCATCTGACCTGCAATTTGCTGTTTTGTTCCGAAATATACAGTTTGTTTGCCAAGAAGAAGTGAATAAACTGCTTTGCCATCAAAGCATGTTCCAAAGAATCTATCACCGCAATACTTTTCAATGTTCTTTGCAAAATCACGGAATATTTGTTCGGACTTACATGCATAATGCAAAGCAAACTGACATGATACAACATCAAATATATTTAAATTCTCAAACTGTTCTAGATAAGGCGTAGATGCCTTTTCAGTGCCCATTAGGATTGGCATGTATTTATCTTCCTGTTCAAGCATTGGATAGACTGTCATGTCACCAACTACAAATAGAAATGGAGGAAGTGGTCCATTCTTCTTCTCTTGCAAATAGCGAATTGCTGCACCTTGCATAGGAGATGTAATGTTTGAACGTGAAATATCAATACCAACAACTTTTGAAGGTTGAAGTGTTTTGAGTTTCATCATATCACCTCCGCGTCCGCATGCAATTTCAAATACAGTATCACCTTTAATTACATTAGATTTGTACATATCAAACTTGATACGATTGTGAAATGAATACACATCTGCAAATGTACGACTGTTACGTTTTAGATCATCTCTATAATACATATCGTCTTCAAACGATGTATCAAGTGGTGTTGTAACAAATGAAGTCAGCATTGATTCTTCAATTGGCATATGCATTGAACTCCAAATATCATTTGCAACTTTAAAATCATTTCCGTACTGAGGCATGTTTTCAACTCTATTTTCATAAGTTTTATCGTAACGTGTTCTGAGAACAATCCACCTGCGTGTTTCTGTATTAAATGCACATTCAATGATTGTATTATCTTCAACTCGTATGCCTTTGATATCTACCGGATTGTTACGATCATTTAGTGGAATCAAAATCTTATACGCTTCTGGATCACGCGGTACATCGGGTTGAAAGAATGATGGAATACGAACACTTGATTCAGCAAGTTGCTTTAAGTCTTCTGGAAGTTCAGGTGCAACGTATTCTCCAGTAATAGTTCCAAGAGGATCAACGATTACATCAGATGCATTTCTTGAAACAAACAAATTACCTTTTCTTACATTCTCTTTTGTCAAAGGATCTATCAATTCATCTGGAGATAATCGAAGTAGAAAGTCAATACTGTTCTGAGTAGAAGGTTTCCATTTATAAACGCTTGTCCATGTTTTACCACGTTTTTCAGATTGAGGTGCAACTGGGCTATCGCGAGGTGTAAAGATAAGACCGTCAATTTCATATTCAAATTGAGTATTTAACATTGTTTGAATTGCATTTTGCATCATAACACCATCTCCTGCTAGAAATAGTTTAGTTTCAATTCTCAATTGTCTCATAGAAGGTTTCAAAACGAAATCTGTATTCAAATCTTGAACAAACAATGCTGCACATCCTAATCGAGAACTAAGCGAAATATCTTCATCTGTTTTCAAAAGCGGAAGGCTGCGTGTATTGCGATTGCGAAATCGGTATACATCAAAGATACAGAATAGAAGTTTTTCAGGAATATATTCACCATCAATACAGTCACCAACATGATTATCATTGATTGCAGTAAAACCTGTCCATGTTACTTTATTTTTTGATGAAATTTTCAAAAGCTTTCTATCTCTTGCAACATACAGATATGATCGTTCACCGTCTGCTTTATTTGTTACAGTGTAATCTTTGCTAATGTTGTGAGGATTTGCAGGATTTAAATGTCTGCGAAGCAATGTCACCAAATCATAACCACTATTTCCTGACAGCTTGAATTCTTGCTTATATCGCTCAATATCAGACAATTTAAGAATAAATGGACTTTCATAATATGCTTCAAGTAATTGTTTGATTAATGTTAGAAACTCAGTTGCAATACGAATGTTATCAAGTTTGCTCTTTTTATCAATGAACTCAATTTCAAGCTCATATGTGTACTGTTGTTTCAAAACATCGCGAACTGTCTTATTACTGTTATTTTTACGAAACTTTACCATTGAGAAATCGATACGGAATAGCTTATCTTTTGTTATATACGACTTACGATGAAGAATACGAATGTATCCAGTTACATCATTTGGACTTCCATCCCAGTCTTTTCGAACTGGATTTTCAGATCGCAATGTAAACTTAGAACTTATTTCATTATAATGCAATGTATCAGTTCTAGATGAGCTTTCATCGAAATACCTCTTTTTTCTTTCAACCGTTAATGGAATTTCTCGAAATGAATTAGTAACACATAACTTATGAATTAGTTGAGGCGTTACGACATTAACACGTGTTTGATCTTGAAATGAGATACTATAGCGATGTTCATCTACTGGGTTACTGTTTGTAATACCTTCAATCATATGCAATAATCGATCTGCTTCATTTTTAATTTGAATTGAATTCGAAAGCAACTTACACTCTACTTCTGCTTTCGGATCCTTTTTGGATATTGCAATAAATTCTGCAATAGAACTTACTTGACTAGGGGAAATAATATCCTCCATTGTTGTTATACTTTACTGAGATGAAAGCTCATCCATTTTAATCCTATGATTGCATGAATTTCTCATATCCTTTTCTTGTTTTTACATCTTCATCCATTCGTCTTTTCTGATCTAAACAAAAGTTAATATATTTATCAATTTCAGTTAGACATTCTTCACCGAGAGTATCAGTTGAAACGAGAACTTCGGTTTGTGTTTTAGTATAGTTTGAAGTAAACTGTTTAATAATAGAAAAAATTTGACTATGTTCGGTCACTTCAAGTTTATCAATACTATCTTTCATACTTTCAAGTTTAGATCGCGAGTACGACGTCATTTGTATTTAGATCATCAGTTGGCTTCTTTAGTTTTCTACGAGTACCTGTCTTTGGTAAATCCGGTGTAATCGTTACCTGCTTTTCTTCAGGTGCACTTTCAGAAAAGTTTACTACTGGAGTTTCATCAATTTGAGTAGACATAAGAAGTGGTTCTTCTACTTCAGCTTTAACCTTTGTAAGAAGCTTTCCGATAACTACAATCGTATCATCTTGCTGTTTAAACTGACTTCCAATTACTTCAAATTCAACCTCATCGTTTTCTGCAATAGTATCAAACTCTGTATTTTCAAAATGAAGATCTCTTGGAAGTAAAATCTTAATAGGAGGAGTTTCTGCATGAATACCAATTTTGCTTCTCAATCGTACAGGAGCTTTAAATTTTTGTCCAACATGTGGCATGCATATGTCGGCTTGAAATCTTATACTATAATCAACTCCACCTCGAACATAATTTAATTTACCAATCGAATATTCAATAATTGTAATACTATTTCGTTCAATATATCCTTCAGTCAAACAACGACCTTCATAATCCATCTTTAACTGTGCAAGCAAAGATGGTTGAATATTGTTTTTAACGAACTTTGAATTAAGGTGAACCAATTTCGTAAGTTCACGGCGCTCAAATAATGGATCCATGTTATTCACTGCTCGAAAATTATTTTATTGGTTTTTCACTAAGCATTCTTTAGTTCTTTACGGTCTTCATTTAAAACTTCCCATTCTGCAGACGTAAACCATGTAAGACCATCTTTCTTATCTAAAATAGCCTTTCTAACAGCAAGTGCTAAAAATAAACATCTATCTTTCTTTCCACCAACTTCTTTGCTAAATGGATAACCTAACCACTCTGCAAACGAATTTAGAATAGATTCTTTATAATTTGAACATCCTCGTCCTCCGATACCTTTTGTACGCTGCACTTTCTTTATCTCTGTTGAGTTCTCATCCAAATTAAATAATAACTTTTCATCCTTCATTGCTGCAAAAATATTCATAAACTTTGATGTGAATCTACTCTTTAATTTTTCAGCCCATTCATCATATGCTTGACGTTCAACACCTATTGGTGTAATTTGTGTTTTTGATTCGTCATAAATCTTTTTTGTACCGAGCACATACAGTTTCTTATCTTCAGATACTACAATTTCAGAAGGCTTTGCATACAATGGTGGATTGTTCCAATTCAAATTCAAAATATGTTGTGTTCGTTCATCTTCTGTAAGAACATGATCAACTATGTACCAATCTAATATTTCTGTATCAAACAATTTTGTCATATAAGGAGGAAATGCATATTTTTCTCGTTTAGTTTTAATCAAATCATTCTCTGCAATAGTTGTTACAGCTTTAACTCGTTCAGTTAAAGGAACAAGTGATCCTATATCTTTTTTTGTTATTAAATCCGACATCGTATTGTGATCATCTAAACTAAATACAAATAAATTTCCTTTTGATGAAAGATGTCCAACGCGATTTAATTTATCTTTGAAAAGTACACCAAATTGTATTATGTTTTGAATTATGTAATATACTACATTTGGATCATATTTCTTTATATCGGATTGTTTGAATAAATCTTCCTGAGACCAAATTGGTTTTTGAATCAAAAGCTTTCCAATAATATTTATAATTTCTTCTCGAACATCTAACACCGATGAAAGAGGTCTTACATGTTTTGTATCTTCTTTAGACTCGACAGTATTGCAAACAAATTTTGAATCAGTTTGAAATATAGGTGCAGACATTTCAACCAAAGTTAAATTCAGTTCTCGTTTATCCTGAGACCGTATTTGTGGTATCTTCAAGTCGATACGCCAATCATCAGGAAGATTGTTGATATTATCTTGCAATGAACAATCCATTGCTGATTCCATAATAACCTTCTTAACACCTGCAATCTTCACTGCCTTTTCTTCTATGAATGCTCGATACACATACTCATCATACGTTTCTTGCAATCCGTCTGCATATTGACATACATGCAAATATACTGTACAATTTTGTTGTTCAAATGGAAGTGCTTGATGCGAACATGATCTTAATCCACGACCAATAACTTGCTCAATACGACTCATGTTAAACCACGGATCTAAAATATGCACTTGACGTATATACCAAAAATCAACTCCTTCAGAGATCTTTGGAGACGATATCACAACTTTAATGTCATTACCATTCTTATTGTTTGGACTCTTCATTCGAACAATTGCTTTTCGAATATCTGCATCACTTGTGTTTGAAGTGAATAATACGTAACGACCTTTAGATCCCTTAACGACTTCGCCGGATGTATTTGCTAACAAGTCATTTCCAATTGCAGATACATAACCTGCTTCTTCAAGTGCCATTGCAAATAACTGTGCTCCATTCGTAACTAAATTTGAATACACAAATGCAATTCCATCTGAGTCATTTATAATTTTTGTTACGAGTGCAAACTTGGAACTATATTCTGCAATACGTGAAGGTTTCAAGAAATCATCACCATCTCTGTACGAGTATTGACCACCCTGGTATGAAAATACATCTTCGAATGATTTATTTTCGGGAAAAACACAAATAAATCTAGGATCAGTAGAAGGTGTCTTGGATTCTTTAACTTTTTCTATTGCTTCTGCTTGTGTGGTTGATATAATTGAACGAGTTAATGTTAAGAACTTTCTAGGCTTACGAATTGGACTTCTATCAAGATAACTATTTATTGCTGGCTTTGCAACATTTTCTTCAGGAGGAGGCAATCTAAATGGAAATGTAAACGGGTTCTCACCTCTTACAAATGAAACATAATCTTGACACCAACTTCTAAACAAAGTTTCTTTATCTTTCTTAAACGAACCGTCCTTATCAAAAATTTCAGAAGACTTTATTTCCTTCGTGTTTTCTAATCGTCTGTCATTCCATAAAAATAAATTAAAATAAAAGAGAATTTCATCATATGTATCGAACATAGGTGTTGCAGTCAACAATATAAGAGTAACACCTTTTGCAGTTTTTAATACACGTTCCAACGATAATGCAACTAACTTACCACCTTCAATTATATCTTGATCTCCTGTAACCTTACGAATGTTATGTGCTTCATCAATAATTATCAAACGATTGTCAAATGTATCATGAATAAATTTTTCAAGATTATCGGGAGTTTTTTCAGCTACATTTTCAACAATGTTAGAAAACTGTATATAGCCTTGAAATTCATAAAATTCATTAATAAATTTCGAAGCTATTTCCATGATGCGATACTGACTAGCTCTGTCTGTTAATTTTATAGGTTCTCGTTGAACACGTTGAATCATTTCTAAATATCGACGCCCAGTACATTGCTTAGATAAAATCAATCCAGAATCATCTTGACTCAGACGAGATACATCAAAGATTTGACTTTTAAAACTATCTTGAATAGAACTACTTGCAATGATCAGAACTTTCTTATCCTGAAATTCAGGTCGTATGATAAACTCTTCTGCAATTTGAATTCCAGTACAAGTTTTACCAACTCCTGTTCCATGAACCATAAGTAAATTTCTAACCGGAGAATCTGGGCTCAGAACACGACGTAGAAAACGTTGATGTGTTTGCAATTTAAAGTCTCTTGACAAAGAGCTCGAACATGCATCATCTCTTATCTGTTTCAAAACCTCTAACCCTGCAGGTGGAAGACTTTGTGTTTGTGTTTCTAAAAATTCTGGATTTTTAATGTTTGCCATCCCTAATTATAATTGCTTTTTATAAAAATGGATTGGAATAAATATATATGAAGAGATGAATGAGAAAATGACAACTATAATGTGCCCTGTTCCAGATAACTGGTATTTAGAAAATAACTGGATTATTGATGATAATAAAATCCGATTGTATCTTGATAACATGTATGAACATGAGTATAAATATGTAAGTGCAAATAGACACAGATATGATATGTGTGTTCAAAACATTATTGCAGAGTATGACCCGCCGGTTAAGCTTGCAAAGAATGTTAAACTAAAGTTTAGAGAACTCACTGATTTTGATATGTTTATGATGAAACGTCAAAAGGAAGAGTTATATAAAGAGAAAATGCTAGCAGCATGGGAAAAATATAAAATTGAGCATGATCTTCAACGTCCACTATCACAGCTAGATGAAAAATGCGATGAAGTATACATGAAGTTACAATCCGAACGCGAGAAGCTAGAAGAAGTTGTAGCAAAGAAGGCAAACAAATACACAACACCTGCAAAAAGAAATAGTGCACTGTTGACTAACAAAGAATACATTGCTCAAAAGCAAAAAGTAGATTCAGTTGAAGCCGATTTCAACAATCTTGTCAATAAAATTAAACTCGAAGATGTTAATTGGGAATATACTAAACGAAATGAATTTGAAGAAAAGGTATACAGGCACCAACAAAAAGATGCCAGTTGAATATAAATGGATTTTTTATCTATAGCTTCAGCTGTTGTATGGGTTGATTTTTTTACAATATTGTTATCCAAGTATGCAGACCTAGGTACGTCTCTCAATTTATGGTATCAACAATTCGGTATTGTTGCAGTTATATCCGATTGTTTGGTAATTGTTTTGGGTATTATGATTGCACAGTTATTCTTTCCCAGATACAATCTACTTTTAACTGCAGTTGTTATTCAAATTATTCATGACATTCTATTTTATTTACTTGTTATCAGTCCGTTACCAATTGGAACAAATAAAATGATTGACTTGTTCAAATCGTATGCTTCGGAAAATTCTTATAAGATTATCATTGCAGATTCAATCATGATGGCATCTACTGTTTTGATTGCACAACAATTGCATGGAAAGTTTGTACCATTCATTGGATTATTAGGAGTATATGCGCTAACTTATATCATCTATACAAAGTAAATGGGGGGCGGATTATTCGGAACTCCTCTTGCATTAAATCCAAAATGTTTAGCATTCTCTGCATTCGTACTTTTTGTTTACTGGATGCCACATCCAAAGGCATATGAGCATAAGATTGTTGTAGCATTCATGCTTGCTACAGCAGCCTATGTTTTGCTAGCATGGTATGATGTAATATACGATTGCAATGATCAATTACAACCAACATTATTAGGATGGATATCTATGCCATTCAAACCTAAAAAGTATGCTGATGCATACGAAGAGCTTCCTGTCAAATACAAAAAAATAGTTAGAACATTCGATATAATAGTTTTGATTGTAATAGTTGTATTACTTATCGCTCCTTATCGTTTGTTTAACTAATCGCTTGGACGTGCTCGCTTACGATTTCGAATCGCAGTATTGCAAACATCAATCATTGCACTCTCATAATCTAATATTTGAGTTTCAAGTTCAAGAGTTTTAAGATTTAACTTTCGAACTTCATGCTTTAGTTTATCGATCAGCATTTGATCTGCTGCTGCATCTGCAGTTAAATTATCATTTTCAATTTTCAAGTCCTCGTTACATTCTGTAATCTCTTCGATTATATCTTGAAGCTCATCAATCTTCTTCTTATCTGAATTAACAATACGACATGTATTTAATAATTTCATAGTTACCATTCCAATAATATATCCGAATGTAATGTGGTTGCAGACTGCAATAAAGTTAATTGTTTGATCATTGAATTCCATTTGTAATCTTTTTATCCATGGAAAAACACGAATCCATTTTTAATAAATTTACTTTTTAGAATAAGAATGTACACCAATGTAGATTAAGAAATAGTTTCTTATGCGAAAAGGTTTTATAATGTCAACGTTAACAAGAAGGTTTAATCTTTTGAAGTTATAGTTCTGCGGAAGCTTTAAGAAAATAAACGATGGTCTGTACTTCTTTTTAAGTATCGTATTCAACCAAACATCAAGTCTCGTATCTCCAAGCATCAAGTCAAGATCAGTGTTCTCTTTATATGCAGGTCCTCCCCAAGGCGGGTCTACATATAGAATATCAGTGTGCCAATTAAAAATCTTTGTCACATCACCATGATGCAAAGTAACATTCTTCAAATCATACACTTCAATATTATTACGAAGCATTTCCAGATTTTCATTGTTCAATTCAATGCTATGTACTTTCTTAAACTTTAAACCAAACTGTATAGTATCGCCACCTATACATGCAGTTGCATCTGTTATAGTCTTATCATGAGCAGATCCTGTAGTTTGGTATATAATAGAAACTATCTTCTCACTATCTCTTCTTCTTGTAATACTATATAACCCTTCATCTGTCGTCTTCAGCAAATTGTAATCTAGTTCTTCTTTGTAAGGAAATACTTCCTCCATTATATACTTGCATTATCCAGTCTGAAAAACCAATTTTTCGTCAACATGCATCCATAAATCATTTTTCAAAAAGTTGAAGTTTGAATTACTTTTGACATAAAATATTTTTTCTCTCTCTTTGAGAATTCATTAAAGCATATATTATTTGCTATTTGGGTAAGTAT